TAAGAATAATTCGAGAGAGTGAGGACCGATTTGGGGCAGAATTAATAAAAAAATAAGAGTTTATCGCCATATATAAGTGAAATGACGGAAGGTAGTATCAGCTGCCTAAATATTAATATACTAACTTAGACAACAGGCAGCTGATACTACCTTCCGTCATTTCACTTATATATGGCGATAAACTCTTATTTTTTTATTAATTCTGCCCCAAATCGGTCCTCACTCTCTCGAATTATTCTTAGTTTTTCCCAATTTGATCCTGATTCTGAATTATTTCTAGTTTTTGCAACCCAATTTGACCGATTAGTCACTGATATTAGTCAATATTGATGAGTATTAGTGAGTATCGGATGCGTATCGAGTCCGTATCGAGTCCGTATCGAGTAAGTACTCAACTTATCGGGCACGTATCAGACATGTATCGGATGCGAATCGAGCAAAAACCCCAAATTCCCATAATTGAGAATTTCGATGATGAGGACAAGTCGGCCCTTATGAACACATAACAGTTTTGTATTAGTGAGTATCGGATGCGAATCGGATGCGTATCGGGTGAGTATCGGATCCGTATCAGACAAGTATCAGACAAGTATTGGGGGCAAAATGACTGAAACACCTGAATTCCCATAATTGAGAATTTCGATGATGAGAACAAGTCGGCCCAATTAGGTGAATATCAGTTTTATATCGAGTAAGTACTCAACTTATTGAGTATGTATCGGACACGTATTGGGGGCAAAATGACTGAAACACATAAATTCCCATAATTGAAGTTTTGGGTAGTGAGGACAAGTCGGCCCTTATGAACACATAACAGTTTTGTATTAGTGAGTATCGGGTGAGTATCGGATCCGTATCGAGTCAGTATTGAGTATGTATCGGATGTGAATTGGGGCAAAAGTGCTGAAACACCTGAATTCCCATAATTGAGAATTTCGATGATGAGGCAGCACCCAATATATTGGGTCAATACTCGACATGTCGAGTGCGAGTCGGGCCCATATGGACACATAACAGTTTTGTATTAGTAAGTACTTGTCGAGTTGGTTCAGTATCGGTTTCGTATTGGTTTCGTATCAGACCCATTAAGAAAGTAAAACCAAAAGATAACTCTAATTGAAAAAGATTATTTTTTATGTGCAGACTCATACTGAGTTGGAGATGGTAGGAAGTGGGGACAAGATGATCGAGATACCTAAAACTCTAATTATGAGAATTTCGATGATGAGTCAGCACTCGACATATTGGGTCAGTACTCAATATATTGGGTCGACACTCAACATGTTGAGCGCGAGTCGGGTCCAATTAGGTGAATATCAGTTTTGTATTAGTAAGTACTTGTCGAGTTGGTTCAGTATCGGTTTCGTATTGGGTAAGTACTCAATGAATTGAGTAAGCACTCAATATATTGAGTGCGTATCGGATCTGTATCAGACCCATTAAGAAAGTAAAACCAAAAGATAACTCTAATTGAAAAAGATTATTTTTTATGTGCAGACTCATACTGAGTTAGAGATGGGTTGGAGTGAGGCGACACTCAACATATTGGGTCAGCACTCAACATATTGGGTCAGCACTCAACATATTGGGTCAGCACTCAACATGTTGAGTGCGAGTCGGGTCCACACGAACACATAACAGTTTTGTATTAGTAAGTACTCAATGAATTAAGTAAGCACTCAATATATTGAGTGCGTATTGGTTTCGTATCAGACTCATTAAGAAAGTAAAACCAAAAGATAACTCTAATTGAAAAAGATTATTTTTTGTATATGGTTTCGTATTAATATATTATAGGCCTATTATGGGTGTTGACTCGACGTGTTGGATATGGATGGGTTGGAAGTGGGCCGGAAGTGGGCGCAAGATGACTAAAACACCTGAATTCCCAATTATGGGAATTTCGATGATGAGTCAGCACTCGACATGTCGAGTATGAGTCAGTCCCATATGAACACACACCAGTTTTGTATTGGTAAGCACTTATCATATTGAGTAAGCACTCAATGAATTGAGTAAGCACTCAATATATTGAGTGCGTATCAGACTCATTAAGAAAGTAAAACCAAAAGATAACTCTAATTGAAAAAGATTATTTTTTGTATATGGTTTCGTATTAATACATAGCAGGCCTATTATGGGTGGGGTTCGGGGAAATATTCGACATGTCGAGTATGATTGGCCCGAATCGGTTTTGTAATGGTTTCGTGTTTAATGAGTATTGGGGGCGAGATGACTGAAACACCTGAATTTGCAATTATGAGAATTTGAGTGATGAGGCAATACTCAATATATTGGGTCAATACCCAATATATTGGGTAAGAGTCGGGCCCATATGGATGAGTATTGGATAAGTACTCGATGAATTGGGTAAGTATTGGTTTCGTATCGGACTCATTAAGAAAGTAAAACCAAAAGATAACTCTAATTGAAAAAGATTATTTATGTGTGGGGTGAGTGTGAGTGTGAGTGTGGGGTGAGTGTGGGGTGAGTGTGGGGTGAGTGTGGGGTGATATTAGGTATAAAAAATAGAGTAATTAATTATTATATTTAAATGTATCTTAGTAAAGAGATGTAACTATTAACTAAATCATTTAATTCTTTATTGAATGTTCTAGTTGAATTAATATCTTTTTCAATGTTATTGCGAATACAGTAATTATAGTAATGTAGATGAGTTTCTAAGTGACTAGAGTAACCCAGGAAAGTATTATACATTCGACATTTATCAATTAGTATTTCTCGACTAACTGATGTTAAAGCCACTCCATTAACGCATTTGTAATATACTATTTTAGGAATTGTATCATATTCTAATTGTCCATTCTTGTATTCTTGAAATGTTGGGGCAATAAAGGTCAATCCCACATCACTCAGATTGCGTAGATAATCTTCATATGATTGAGGAACAATATCAATTCTTAATGCAATCAGTAAATCACTATCAAAGTTAATATTGCGTTTGAATAAGAACTTATTTAATAGCACTGATACAGTTACGCTAGTAAATTCGCCATCATCAACTCTATATAAAGAACCCCTATTTATTAGTGTATCGATATCTGTATAATCTTGTGCACTCAAACTGCGATTAACTACTGCTGAATTTTTGCAAATATTAGCAACGATATCTCTGAACTGTCTAGCCATATATATTGGGTTAATTAATCAATTTAATTTGGTTAGATAACCAAATTGTTTGATTAGCTGATTAAGAATTTGGTTATCTAAACAAACAATTTGGTTATCTAACCAAACAATTTGGTTATCTAACCAAATTAAATTGATTAATTTCAATCCTATATATGGAATTAGATCTTCTATTCCCCAACATTACACTTGATGAGTATTTAAGTCGTATTGTCTATGCTAATCCAGAAGGGAAAAGCGCATTATGCAATAATGACGTAAATATATTAAGACCTGTAAGCACTTATTTAGATACTGGTTATGTTTACTATTTCAATAATTCGCTAGGTCTAGAATGGTATATTAGAATGAATAGATATCTTAGCGCTTGTGGTGTTAATATTCCCAGCAATTATGTGTTGTTTTATAGGATTATAATAGGTGAATATAAAATACCAGATTATTATCATTCACAGATTGTAATAGTTGACATGCAGAAAAAAGAGAAGACAGTTTATAATGTAGACCATTACAAGCTGATTGTTCGTGGTAGAAAATTTGGCATATATTCATCTGATTATTACATTCATGATAACAAGCTCAGTTCTCTGTATGATAGTATGAAAGTGTTTTACTATATTAAGGAGATCAATCCTAAGCATTCACAGACAATAGATGCTATTAATGACCATATCAGCGACTATTTTACCAAAGTTGTTTTGCCAATATCGTTCAGATGCTAAGCATTAATTTGATTTTTTTAATCGCTAATGGCAAGTATGACCGACATCACTAGCCTTATTGAACGAGTCCGAGAGATTCACGAATTAAATGGGATTGAATTCCATCAAGAAATATTCGATCGCATTCCTAAAAGATTCACAGTGTGTAACTGTGAGAGAAGCTATAATAATGTATTCAGCAGTGCTATTGCTGTTGATAATTGCATATTATCATTCTCTTGTGGTGACGATGGATCTATCCAAATTTTTAACATCCTTTACAACATTACCGATCCTGCTATTTGGGTAGCTGGACAACATCTGGATGGTCCAAGAGTGCTATCTATTTCAGCTGAAATATGTCTTTGCAAGTGTGGAATGGAAAAAACCCCCGAACCCGAATCAGATGAGTATTACGACGAAATATATGATTCTGAAGAAAGAGAATTCGAGTCTGATGAAGAAGATGAAGAAGAGCACTTTCACTATGATGCTGACTACGAACACGAAACAGAAGATGGGATTGTCGCTTGGTCAGTCGTTACGGCTGTCTTATATGGAGCTAGCATTGAGAGTTTGGCTTATTTGGAGGAGAGTCAAAAAGCATTAGGTGGCTGGATCGAGCACGAACCTGACATTTATCCTGACTTAATGGCGCTGATTTCTGTCTATCAGGAGCAATTCATTTATGTACAAGAACCGATGTATAGAGATACTGATAATAATCCTCCTGTTCGAGAACTGCATCAAGACAATATTGAGGGTGGATTCGCTGCTCGCATTGTGGAAGCAGTTATCGCGAATGGCCAAGATGAGATCGGCCGGATCAAGCCTCGCGTTAAAAGAGCTAATTGAAATTTTTGATTTTTTCAGCATTTATCGTACACAACCGTATCATATGAGCGACTGTACAATTTTCAACCCTTTACCTGAAAAGGTAGAAGTAACTGATGGCGAACACGTCTTTCAATCTGAATATGAAGGACCAACTACTTTTATCGCACCATGCGCTAAGAGTCAATTTACCAAGCGATTCAGCCTGACTGAATTAGCAAACACCTACGAACCCGACTCAGTGAAGTATGTCAAGTTGCCTGGTGGTTTTGCTGCATACTATACCTATCACGGTATTCCCACTGAAATCATCATTAGTGTAAATACTAATGCTGAAACTGATGATAGATTGTTAATCAGAGCAGATATCTGCGACAGCAATGCATGGATTATCGAAGCTTGGATCACAACTATCAAGGACAAACTTTATGGCACCCACTATAACGGCAAGCGACTAGTTGTGACTAGCGCTATTTGCGAATACACATTGCAACTGATTTGCATGTTGGATGCGAGCACGTCAGTTGACCAAGACGGATTCATTGACATTGAATACGCTACTTCTTGGGATGAATGTGGATGCAACAGCAGTATTGATCTTGTTTGCTACAACTGTGAAACATACAGCAAGCATTACAGCTATGGCGGCTATTTCACTCGCGACGAATCGGAAGATGAGCAATCTGAGCAATCTGAACAGTCTGAGTATTCAGATAGTTCTGAATGCTATTCAGATCAATCTGAATATTATTCAGATTGCACTGAATATTATTCAGAGTGTTCAACCCGTTCATCTGTGATTTCGTTCTCATCGGTCTACAACGATATCCCACACAGCCATGAAGTTGATATGGACTTTAGCTTTGTCCATGATCTGATTGCTGAAGCGTTGTATTCCAAGCGATTTGGTTAATCCAATCACTAATCACTCGAAAATACACAAAAATCAAAATAAAAAACTGATTTTTTAGCAATTTAGTCAATTTCAATTGATTGCAATATCAGCGATATAGATGTGGAGTTTTTAAATTTATTCTTTCTGATATTAGCGACTATATTTACATTTCTATCAGTGTAATTGGCAGTTATGTATTCAGACACTGATTGTCCATGAATAGCAGCAATGGATTTTAATTTACCTGCTTTTACTTTAACGCCTTGTTTGCCGATAAATGGCACGAATGTCAACTCTCCATATGTATCAATTATGTTTTTTAGCTTATCAATATTATATGAATTAAGTGTCATTTTATCATTGTCATATTCACCTTCTCTAATATATCCGCTTATTTTAATTTGATGCATCTTTCTTTTTCGCAATTAAACATTTAAATAAAAAAATAAAAGCAAAAAGTAAAAAGCGAATGCAAAAATGAAAAGCGGAAAGTGAAAGTTTTAGATTTGGAGTTTCAGCCAGTCGTTTCCTCCATTTCGATGGAGTTGGCTAGTAAATAGGAACATTGCCAGCTCATTGACTTTGTCGAAGATGATGTACTCATCATCGACACCACCATTGCAAACAGCAACAGCAGCTTCAATCAAGGGTTGAAGCTTTTCAGCTCCAGTGTTAAATACAACCTTGCGATTGCTTAACTTGACCAACATAGCTCCCCTTCTGAGCTCGATGACCCAAAAGTTGGTGTTGACCGTGGCGCTTTTGTGCATAGTTGGATGCATGCGACGACCAAACTCCTCAATAGTTTCGATAGTCTTTTGAGGTGATTTGTAGGACTTGGTAATCTTAATTACCAAATTACCAGTGATTTCGATCACAGTGGTAAACTCAGCAGCGGATTCGTAGTAGGTGACTACATCGTTCTCTTCAGTATCAGATTTGATACGGAAGACGGTGTGAATACTAACAACAAGAGCGTCATCAGTAACTTTAAATGAATGAGTGGTTACAGAACCATCTTCATTTTGGGTGACGATTTCAGGGTTTTTAGGTACTTTACCGGCAGACATGATCACAAGTTCAATTGATAGATAAGACTAAGCAATCGAACATAAGAGCTGAAAAATTCAATTTATTATTTGAATATATATGTTTTTATATTAAAAAATGCTGAAAGTATCGCATTTAGTATTGGTTTTAGCATTATTTGCTGTCGCCGATGCCACCATTTTCTGCGAAGAAGTAGCTGTCAACTATACTATCTCTGTATATGATGGAAATTGCTTCTATGGAACAACTACCACTTATGAATACGCTATGAAGGCTGATCATGAAGTCTTAACGCTAAATACTGTCACTAATTTATACGAATATAAAGATATAAATACATTAGTGATTGGCGATGTAGTGCAAAGTCCGTTTGGCACTACCACTATTACTGGATTATCGACTACTACTCTTGAAGCACCGTATATCGCTATTGGGCAAATCTTTAATGAAGATACGTTATATAGCAGTAGTTTCAATCCTTATGCTGTTAATGAATTACTTAGATGGGTTGCAATTGATCCAACAGCAACAACATTTGAAATTAAATCGCTGACTACTTCAAGCTATGTAGGAACGCTATTAACTATTGATTATCGGGTTCCAGAGATTGACACTAATGACATCCAAACACATTTAGGTGTATTTAACAGCGCTAATATGCAATTATACGGCACCACTTCATGCAACGGTACAACTAGAGATATATACTACTACGATCCTAAATTACTGATGAGATCACTTACGCTAGACACCCTTTACAGATCATTTAAAATGATGAGCTTTAATGAGTATTTTGAAATGGTTAATTATGCACTATCTCAGCCTGATGGTACTTATTTTGATGGCATTGAATTGATTTATGATGTAACTGTGACTTTGCCATCCTGTGCTGCAGTTGATGTAACTACTGCTGATGGTTATTTAATTCTAAATGGATTAGTTACCGTAGCAGTCTAAATATTCAGTAAAATTTGATTTTTTTCCCTGATCAATATGGAATCAGGAGGTAAAGTCCAATTAGGCTTATTCTGCCTATCTATCAATGCGATCAAGGCAACAGCGACTGGGGTTGATGGCTATTTTAGCGTTAGTACTACTTGCACAAGGTTAAACAAATTGCTTGAATTAGATGAGCATTATTTGTCACTTGACTCGCGTAGATTAATTCCAATTAAAGATTTGAGAATATCGGAAATAAAATCTGGTACTTTGCGTATTAGCGATTCAGTTAATGTTAGATATGTACATCAACCCGAATCAAAGGCCCCATTAATATTCGATATTGTATTAGGCTATAAGCAAATCAGCATCTTTATCACTGGTGCTTATAAGTCATTCGATATTGTTGAATCAGCAGAAGACGCATATGAAGCAATTCAAGAATATATTAATCTAGATCATACTCATGTACATACTTATAATAAGAATGGCATTAATATGTTGCTGCCTAATAAAAGTATCATTGATAAAGATCCATATATCGCAGTGAATATACCTAAGATAAAGCTGAAATTCTATCTGTATTTTAAATCATGTGGCATTAAGGTTGATATGCAAATAACTAAGCGATTTGAGCAAATCAGTAGATCACTGCGAACAATCAAAATAACCAGCTATTATGAGCGAAATGGTGAATTAGTTGAAGAGCATAAAATGCCAAATATTGAAGATGATGATTTAGTATCAGCTGAAATATGCTTTAATGATGTTGGTATTTACTATATCAAATGCAATGAAGATGGTATTGACGAAGCATTATGTGTAATTAATTTATACATAAACGCTGATGAAAACGTAAAACAGTATTTAGTACCTGTTTTCACTAACATATATGAAGTAGATTAAAAAATTGATTTTTTATGTGGATTATGTAGCATAGTAGCAATATGAGCACTGATAAAGTAGTAGAAGAATTATTAGCAGATATCGGTAATGTTAGCGTTAACCATTTAATATTACCATTACCACAAGACGTTATTCCTATTATTGAGATTATCTCTCATGTATTTCCAATTGATCTTAGATACAATGGAAAAGGTGTAAATCTCGAAATCAGCAATATGGGATTTTACAGAATTATGTTTATTGGTGAAGGCAGTGAAAAATTAAACAATATCTTTGGTATGAAGGAAAAGCTATTCAACAATAACAAAATAGTTTATGATTATGGTAGATCGACCTCATCACCAAGTAGTTGTCCAAAACTGTACAAAATCAGTTCTTCAACTTTTAGATTTGCAAGTATTTTCAATTGCTTATTGACAGTCATCAGAAACGATGAATCAAGAATAGAAGGCAGAATCATTCTGCATGTGGATTCAATTGAAGTAGAAATTGCAAATGGAAGTCGTGTATACAGCAGAATGATTTATAAAGATCTTAATGAATTTGATCTCGATGCAATTGTATTGCTTGTCAAATCATTCAAGGATAAATACGAAGTTGGCACTGAATCACTAAAGTGTAGCTTTGATATCGAAAGCAATTATGAGATTGCTAAATTCTCTTATATTTCTCCTGAAGATGGCATTAATTGCAATGCGACTGTTCCTATTTCGCAATTAATATCTACTCCTCATGATAACTTTGGAGAATATTACTTGCGCGTATGTGAAACATTTGACACAATAATTAAGGTTATGTGTATGACAGTAGTCACTGTTGATGATCTTGGCAATGATTTTGTTAGAATGACATTCTACAAGCTTCGTGCTCTTAAAGATATCGGCATTACTGATAGATCGCAATTACGTGAACTCAGAGGTGTTGATATTGATCAAGCCAATAGTGCGATCTATCATGAAATTGTATCATTTAGGCATTTGATCAATACAACAGCTCTCATGTTCTATGATATTGCTGCAAGGGCTAGGATTTTCATGAGCAAGTTAGAAGGTGTTAGTTTTGACAATAAGACTCCACAAACAGTAATGAGTATGTTCGGTGAGCAGTCAAAAATTGGCATAAAGAGAATTGAGAATCCTGTATATCACAGACCGCTGTTTGTAAAGAGGAGAAAGCTGGATTAAGAATTTAAATTAGACAAATAGTTTTTTATTTTATTTATTTTATCAGCGGTTAATCTAGTACCGCGTTTACCATATCTTACATGGCTGTAATCGCGATCCAACAGCAAATCTTCAAGTGAATATTGGTTAAGTAAGTCAGCAGCCGATGCAGATGAAAATCCCATCATTTCAGATAAGATCTTAATTTGCATTTCTAAGTTTGGTCTTTTTGACAATGCTGTTATTAAATTATTATTGCGTCTACCATTAAAAGTAAAATTGTTTACTTTTTCTTCATCTAAATTACCTAATATCCAATCAGATAGCTTAAACTGTGTGGCGACTATAGCTGCTGTTGGCTGACCTACTTTATTAATAGTAGCCCATGATTTCACTCTGCATATTTTGAGTTTCTCTTCTGGTGTGAAATTAGCAGCTGATAATGTTTCTTCAAATGAGATTTCTGATCTTGCTGGTATAGCGACTTCAGGATCAGTTGGTTCTATCTCTTTAGCTGAATCAGCACTAAAAGCAGCTGAACGTTCTTCCTTTCTTGCTTCATCTGCGTTTCGCAAATATGATTCGCATAGCATTTTCAGCGATTTGCATGTATGAGTAGGATCAACAGTTCTAATAACATGAATATTATCTCTAGTCATTAATCCATAAGTACTAATTAATATGTTTTGATATTTGATACCTGCATATTCAGTAGTATAATCAGGATTACTAGCGCCTTCAACAATATAATATATTTGACAGCCAGAATTAGTACGAGCATTAAGTAATTTGCCATTATTAGCATTTCTACCATCCTTAAATGAAGCAGCATAATCTTTAAGTGTTTTGCGTTCAATTACAGCTGCTATTTTATCATCTAGAACAATTACATAATCAGCTACTGGTAGCGTTTTCTCTTCAATCGTAATAGTGCCTTTTGTAACAGCAAAAGTATGAGGCTTACTGAATTCAGCAATAATGTTATCTTTAATTGCTCTTTCTCTAGTATCGTAAATGAATTTAATAGTGGACATTTTTAATCCAATAATTTATAATTTAAATTGAATAATTGTAATAAATAAAAAATGGAATTGTCGGAAAAGTCATATGCAAAAGCCATTTGTCATGATTGCCATAAACATGCTGATTCAGAAGATGTAATGCTATTTCCAGAATTAGGATTTAGCGATATTACATTTGATGATCCTGATACTTGTCCTAGATGTATTTGCCCTGATATTCCAATTGATGTAGTTATGCTGTTTTGCCCTTTATATAGATGTGAATGCGGCAATATAATAATTCAATATACAACTAAGATATTCGCTTGTAGTGAATGCAGATTATTATATTCAGATATGATACTCAAATTAGTTGAAGTAATGCAAAGAAATGGTATGAGTCACAATCACACTGTTACTTTTGATGGATTACTTGATGAACCAATTATAGGCTGTGATGGTATTAATCATATTAATGTAATAGAAATAGATCAATTAGCTAACTATATTAGTTATTTTACTGATTGTGAATTGGCGCCTAATAGTAAATATAGCATCAGGAATAATTAATTTGATTTTTTATTTTAATATATATGGAGGGATACTGTTCTAAAGGCAAATGGAATACTGTCACTATTATTAGTGGTATTGGCAGAAATGGTATAAACATTAATGGTTTGTATACATTTATCATTGAAATTAATGATATCAGTATTCAAGTTACTAATAATGTTACTGCTTGTGTTGTATCAATTGCTTCAACTAGTGGTGTTAGTATTTATGGATATAGAGAAATTCCACCTGCTAATATCGACTATCCTATATTTTGTGTATTTCTATTAGAGGAATACTTTTTAACGAGTAAAATCGATAAGAAAATGCTAAAAAATGCATTAGTGAGATCATTCAGATCGCAAATGAATATGATGTCTAATAGCAGCGGTATCAAATATAGCAGTGGAATCATTAGAGTTGTCAGAGATAATGATAAACTTGTATTGAGTGATAGTCATATTACCAATAGAAAATTAACTATTAATTTTGACACTGATAACGATGATATTGAATCAGTTATTCATTACCTGCGATTGTATTCAGAAGAATTGCACAAGACAATCGCATATGGAATTAATTCTATATCGTCATTTGGTATTGGCAAATTACTTGGTGCAATTGTTTATTATTCAAGCAAATAAGTTGTTATTTTTTATTTAGACATTTAAAATTAATAAAAAACTATTATGGCTTCAAGGCAAAAGACTAAAAATAGACCTAATCTTTATAATGATCCCGCTGGTTATTCAGACATGAATCAGTACAATCCTAGATCACAAACAACTATGAGTCAGGGTCATTACAACCTTCCACGTGATAGCAGAATTGTCGCTGATAAAGTTAAGCAAATACCAGTTCACGTAGATGAAATAGCTAAACAATGGGCAATTAATGATGCTGATCCAGTTAGATTGTATAAGACTCTTAATGCATTCAAACCATTTAAAGTTTATTTAGACTTTTCGCATTGCAATGCATATGATACTACTGAAGATGGTATTTACAAATATGATTTTGCAAGATCAAAAGTTCGCAGCGGTAATAGCGATAAGGATGTAGTTACTTCAGCAGTGATTAAACTCTCATCTGGTAAATTGAAAATGCCGCTATATCTTGCGCAAACTCAGTATGTTGATATGAGTGAATTATATGTTTATTTTACTAATATACCAGTTACTTATTGCAATGGTAAATATCCTTACCATTTTAAGTATTATCCTACTCAGCAATTGCAAATCAGTGATCCAGCAAAACTGCTATATGATGTGGAAGTTGAGCAATTCAATATGACTCAGCCACAAATGCTAGATACTTATAATATGGTTATTAGAGATAAAGCAGGTAATATATTTGTACCTGATGCTAATCGTAAAGGAATACTTACAATTGGCGCAACTACAACTATCACTTCTCCAGCTCATGGAATGACCGGAATAGGATTTTATGTAACTAGAATCATAATGATTGATTCATCTACTCCAGCAATAATTCAGCGATATTATCCTGTGACTGTTATTGATGCTGATAATTTTAGCATTCCAGTTGATACTAGCAATTTGACGTATTTAAATGCTAAATCACTGACATTTATTATTGATAATTATAATTTTGAATTAAATATAAAAGCACTTAATATAAATTGGGATGAGCAACATACTTTTAGTGGCCGAAAATAAGAATTCAATTCAACTTTTGGAATATATAACTGAATTGATTGATAGCGGCAATAGACAGTTGCGACATAAGATCAGTCAAGTAAAACGCATAAAGAAAGATATAGATAGATATCCTCAATTGAAATTGGGTAATGGTGAAGTAATTACAGATATAAATATGATTTATTTCTTTTTGGCAAAAGATAATATTAGGCCTCAGCGACAACATGATTATGGTGATGTAGAAGATCCTTATAGAAATATGAGTTTTGAAGACAGAATTATCGATGAGGAAATCGGTTATGGTGATGATGGTAGACCAATTACTAATCAAGATTACGAAGATGAGCGAGCGTATGTTAAACATAAAAATGGTGATGACAGTGAAGATTATGAAGTTAGGCCAGATATGAAAGAAGTCACTCAGCGATTTAACGAAAAAAGGGGCAATATTCAAATACCACAAATACGTAGAAATCCAGTTAATGATAGATTGCGTGGTGCGCCACCTAAACAGCAAAAACGTCAGCGATTTGATGACGAAGACGAAGATGACAGATATGGTAGGCAGCCAAGACACAGCAAAAACATTAAATCTCGCAAATCTGAGTTTGGCGATGAATCCAGTTTCACTGATGATGACGAAAACATATTTGATGGTAAAGGTGCAATTGAGAAATTCTATATGGACGAAGCAAAGAATAAGAATCGCGATTATGATTAAAGAATATCCACTAATGGTTTTTTATTTAATTGAATATATAACCCATAATAAAAAATAATGTTCGGATCAAAAATAAATAAGGTTGAAGATGTTATTATGGATTATAGTCAGTTTGGTATTCCAGCTGAAGAGACTGTAGTCGGTGATCATCGAGTATCAGTTACTATTAGCAAGTTCTGCAAGGCTTTAACATCATCGCTTAAATATACAATGTTAGAATTAATTCCATGTAAGCGATTTGCTCTAAATGAAAATGATGTTGTTACAGATGAAGCCAAAATCATCACTAGTAAAGTAGTTCAGCAATTAAGAATGGTTCGCATTGCATCCGATTGTCCATATGATTCATTTCAATTGTTTTATAGATATAAGGGTAAACCTAATCCTAATCCAGAAACAGGTAAAATGTATATGTATATTAATACTCGTGATATTGAATTGTTTAATGAAGATAAGAAGTCTAATCAGCAAGCAAAAAAGTACTTCAATGCTATGGATTTCTGTGCTATTGAATATGGTAAATATATTAAAATTACAGGTAAAATCGAAACACATAATAGCTATGGATCTAATTCAATTCATAAATATATCACTACTGAATATAAGCAACATTATGAAATCGGTACTAATGATGTAACTGAATACTATGATGGCGTGTTTGAATTTCATTTCATTGATAATCGCGATGCAAATGATGTATTAACGGAAGCATTAAATATTATAATTTCAATTGTAGACGATATCTTGAATAGAGATGAACGAATTAAGTTAGTCTTAGATAGTTATTCAGTTGATGTTGCATACGATCGTTCTGGTGTAATCGCACATTTAATTGACAGCTATATCTTAATGCAAACAAAAAATAGAGTAATTAAAACAGATAAAGAATCAATTAATGGAATCACGAAGATGAGTTTTACTGATATACCAGCTGAAGAATTAAATGTTATTCTTGAAAAAGCCCTCAAAGCACTAAGAACTGAATTAGTTAGTTTGATTGGTGATTTAAAATAATTTCGAATTAAATAAATATCCAATTAGAAAATGGGCAATGGATGGAAAATCTTTTTTGTAGTTGTTTTAGTCATACTATTACTACTATTTTTGTTGTTCCTTAATACCAATCTTCATGGATTTGGTATGGGATTTGAATCGAAACGTGAAGTCGCTGAGAAGATATATCGCAGCATTGGTAATATTCCAACTAGAGATTTGCGATACGACGACTTCATTGATAAATACCCTGAAGGCGATAATTCATTATATACAGATATTAAAAAATTAGATGTTATAGATGTAGATGGCTTAATGCAAGTTCTATAAAAACATCTTTTCATACATACGTTTAATAAATAATGGTTTTTTAATTAGAGAAGCAGCACAATTAATAACTGTTCTGCATGAGATATCATCTTTTAATCTATTATACTTATTCAGAAATGTGATTAACATGTGAGCCAAAATAATATCGCCACCATTTTTAGATCTATTCTCAATTGCATCACCATTTATAATGAACTTGTAGGAAACATACGTATCGAAGTCATTAAAATAGAACTCAATTGAGATGTTATTGGCGCTATTATTTGGATTAATGAAGCTGACTAGTAGTGAATTAGGAGTACTTTCATCGTGCATATAGGCAATTTCTATGTGTTCAACACAAGTATCGCCATCTATTAATGCTGGCTTAGAAGTATTTTTATCGTCAATGATTCTGTATAAGTGAAGCATTATATGATGCCAATAAAAAATCAATTAATTTTATATTCGAATTATAAAACCTTATTTACTAAATGGCTACTGGAATTGCTGTGCATGACTTAGAGGATGTGACTCCTGAAATAGTAGTATATCAGTTAATGACTCAAAGCACTAAGACAGCTGAGATTATTTGGGATCATGAATCAATAAAAGAATTGCGACATAAGTGTCCAAATGCAAGGCTATATTCGCATGCTATGTTCAAAATAGTATTGGGTAAAGGTTATACTATTTATTTATTTAGAGAGCATTACTTATATTTATGCAAAGAGCAATTTCAGGGATATGTAGTTCATATACCAGCTAATATGGAAGTGGATTATTGCATTGCTGAGATTAAGCGATTGCTGAAAAGCACTGAGAAGTTTATAAATGCTAATGCGAGAATAACTCATATGCCAATTGTTTATTTTGAACATATTCCAAGTGAATATTATTCAGCTAATATGCATGTATTTGGCAAGAAGCTTCGTAGTATGGTCAAAAACAGCAATATTAGCATTCCAGTTGGATTATGTATTGACACATGTCATTTATATGTTTCTGGTATTAGTCTAGCAAGTGCAAATACAGCAAGAGAATATATGACTGAAATTGAATCAGTAGGATTACCAATATTAATGCATCTTAATGATTCAGTTAACGAATTAGGATCGTTTAATGATAGACATGGTGAACTCGGCTCTAAGATATGGAAGGATGATAAGAGCGGCTTGAGGTATCTAAAAAATACTACATATGATAAAATTATTGAATTAGGAGAAGCTCAATCTAGTATTGCATTACTGAATGAATTGAAGTGAATTGAAGTAGTTGTTAATTCAATTATAAATAAAAAATATATTTCTTATTTAAAATGGTAAGCAGAGGAACATTCACTATTCTCACTAAACCACCTGGATTCTTTTCATATGGCGGTCATGAAAGTAGCGATGATGAGATGGAGCTGCAATGTGTAGGTGGCACTTATAGCGAAGATGAATTTGATGATAAAGCTAATTTTAACAGTGTTTTTGATGATGAAACTACTGGTGGCATGACATTATTTACTGATGTACAAGGAGGACCAGTAGATCATAATAATATGACCGATTTCAGCAATTATAGTATTGGGTTGGATAATGCTCAATTAGTTGATCCTAATCATGTATATGATCCTGCTTATAACGAACAAATTTATGATGGTTCTGGTGAAGGCGATTTCGGTAATGTATTTGAAGGCGCTATTGATTTTGATGGTATTTTTGATGGTGGTGATGACGAAGAAGAGTTTTACAGAATTGCTGAAGGTAGTACTCCTAGCGTAACTCTTGTTGATTCGTAAATATCATATCACTAAATCCATTAATTGTATTTTTTACCTTTTTCAGCTTTTCATATTCTAGCCAATTAACAATCAAAAAGAGAAAAGTAGCATAAGTAAATATGATCAATATGACTACTGCTAGATGAAGTAACATTTATATAACTAAAAAAATAGAATTATTTATTGTTGAGGATTATAACCTGCAATATCTAAAATACATAATAGTGTTTCAATTGAAACATATTCTAAATTAATTATTAAATCTGTTTTATTCTTTTCGGCTGTTATTACATACTGATTATCTGGTATTGAATTTTCTGCTATTTCGCGATACAACTCTTCGCTGATTTCTGTTCTTTGTTTTTTATTTAGACGTTTATTATTTACATAACTATCTACTAATCTTTCTATATCAACTTTACTGAGTTGTTGATCTTCTTCCATTTTCAATTCTTGTTCAGACCTTCAATTGCACATCGCCAATTATACAGCGAGTAATATAGATATTTGCCTAATGTATTAAATCCAAGAGCAGTCTCATATTCTCCATTTGAAGTTAATTGTTCTGATGTTAATGTTTGCTTAATGAAATCGATTGATTCTACTGATTCTGTCAATTCCGTTGAACCAACGGAATTAGAAGCAGAATTAACAACAGCAAATCCATAAATAGTCATTGCATAAACAGTACCTTCAACTAATTCAGTTACGTATTTTGTCATATTGTGTTTACTGAATAAGGGATAATTGACTTTATCTTTAATAAACAAATTGCTGAATTCGCTAGTATCGAATGATTCATATTTAAAGTATTTAGGTTCTACTTGTTCAATTAGATCACAATTAAACATCATATATGGCTTACTTTCTGCTGATGATGGCATAATGCAAACGATATTTACTCTGTCTCCTTCTTTCAAGAAGTTATACTTTTGCAGCGATTCAGCACTTTTACCCATAGTTACCATTGTACCGATAATACTAGTAGTCTTTTTGTTTTTGATTGGTTCTGATGCTGGTATTAATTTACCAGCAATATCATAGAATTCGCAGCTAAATACAAATGTCATATTATTGCTTTCTCGCCTTACCCAACTAACTATAGCATTTGAAATAATGAATCCGCTGGGAATAGAGAATATGTCAAAATTAACAGTTACTGGTACTTGTGATACTGACTTTTTTCCAATTGTAGGAATGAAATTACCGATTTTTATCACATTGTAATTTTGTATCAAACCCAATCCTGCATATTGAAGACCCATAAATGAATTCTTAATATCGTCATCTACAACTTTAGGGTTTATAGATACACTAGCGATATTTCTACCAATCTTAAACTGATGAGTACTAATCATTGCAATTATTCTTATTTTATATCTATAATTTCAATTAAAAAATAATTAAATTGCTGGCATTAGTGATTGGTGTTATAAGTCTCAATTAACTTTTCATAAACGCTCTTGAATTTATCTACTCCTTTATTGCTCATATCAGCGATAGTGTCATATGCATCAGCAGCTGATGCAGGTGTAATCGGATTACTAACTTGAACTTTTAAATAACTGACAATACGCATAATACCGATTTTGCTGCCATTCTTGGTGGTAATTACTTCTTCCCCACTGATTAGCTTTTCAATGAAATATTGTTTGATTGGATCTGGTTTAACTTCAGCGACTTCAGCTTCAACTTTCTCAGGCGCAGGTCCAGTTTTTTCAGGTTCAGGTTCAATCTTCTCAGTATTTTCAATTCTCTCAATTCTCTCAATTCTCTCAATTCTCTCAATCTGTTCAGATTGAGAGTTAGATTGAGAGTTAGATTGAGAGTTAGATTGAGAGTTAGATTGAGTAACAGGTTCAGTCATATCGGCCATTTCAACTTTAGCATTTGGGTTGATTTCACCACTAGCTTTAACAGCGCTGCCAGGAATAGGAGCTTCAGCTCTGATGCTGACTTTCTTACCAATGTCGCTGTACTTATTAAGGATATGATTATGAGTGATTAATGTTTTAGTATTGTTAATAAGTGTATCAGTTAATTGGAAATTTCGAACTAATTTCTCATCGATAACTGCTTGTCTATTGCTCAATGCTTCAAAATCTTCATTAAGTTTATCTAATTTCTTAAGAATTGTTTTAAGTGTGCTGAGAATTTCTCCTTCCATTTTGATAAATTATTTATTATTCTAAAAAAGAAATCAATTTTTTTAACCAAACATCTTCATTATTTTCTTGTTGGCATAGATTTTATTTGCATTATATTTACTAATAAAGATATTATCAACACTAGATACACGCGAAATTGCTACGTATGATTGACCAGAACAAAACACATTTGAAATATCAATCTTAGCTGAATCAAGAGTTAATCCTTGTGATCTATGAATGCTGATTGCCCATGCTAATTTAAATGGAAATTGCGTTCTTGAACATGTAAATCTTCTTGTTTGACTGCTCTTAGAAGTAGGACTAATTACATGTTTAATACCATCAATATCGCTAACAACTATTTCATATTTGTAAATATCTTTATCAGCAATATCAACATTAGTGGGTTTTTTATCCACTTTAATTAGATCTAAGATATTATCATCGGTGATTTCGGCATCCATATCAGTGTCAATGCTATTAGTGATTTCTCTGATCTCCTCAATTCGACACATTCGCCCATTCACTAATTTGCTTTGAATGTCATAGTTAATAATAAAGATGATTTGTGCTCCAACTTTAACTTTTAACTTCTTAGGCATTATATCATCTAATGTTCTATCGATATTAGTTTCGCAGTTTTTAATTTGATCAGCTGAGAGACCTGATCTGAAAATATTCTTAGTATCGACTGCATTAAATACATATTCAGTATCGTTAATCATGCGTAATCGCTCATTATTAATACTATCAATTTTATCATTTGTAGCGCATAATATTAATGGTTCAATTCTTAGCGATTCATATTCCTTTTTAATATATGCGTTTTTGCGATCAGTTAATAATTGCTTATCGGTACTAGTTAATCTTGCTTTGCGTAATCTGCAAATAAATTCAAAATGCTTTACTGATTCATCGCCGATATAACGCTTAGACTCTTCCATATTAACCACATGAATATCCATTTGTTGCCATAATTTAGTAAAACAACAAAACTCATCTTTAACTGGTGGTAATTGAAAGAAGTCACCAGAGAAAATGCACTGAACACCTCCCATAGGTAAATGCTTCTTATTAGCATCTAATTTACGTAATATATTATCAATAATTAGCAGCAATACTGCACCAGTCATAGAAATCTCATCAATGAATAAATACTTGAGTGAACTGTCTTTGAAATGCGATCTGCTAGAAATACCAGAGATAAATATACGCAATTCGTATAAATAACCATCACTATCAGTATATTCAGCAGTAGGATCGTATTCAGCAACTGTTTGTTCCAAATTGTCAAGCAAATCATCTGGAATTCTATAAGATCTAATGCCAAATTGCGAATGAATAGTAGAACCATCAATTAAAATAGCAGCCATACCAGTTGGTGCCGCAATATTGAATTCGTTATTTGTGTGATTCAGCTTAACCAATCTAATTAATTCATTCATAGTATAAGTTTTACCTGTTCCTGATGGACCATGCAATAAGATATTGCGACCACTTCCAAATGCATCAAAAATATCCATATTATTTTTTATAAATTTATTTATTCAATTAAACTATATTACAGTTTTCATTTATATTTATAAAACAAGATAAAATGGCTATCTCATTCGATGAGGTATTCAGCATTAGCAGTGATGTGATGGAAAATGAAAAGGCTGTTTTAGTTGCTATTTTTAATAAATTAGCAGATGAGATATCTAAGGATGCCGATTACGCATTGATGTCCAAAAATGAACAAATGAATATTCTTGCTAATAACTCGCTGATTTATCATTCAGTGAAAAATGTGCTATATGATTTAGATGATTTGCTTGTTAAATCAGAAGTAGCAGAATCAGTAAAGCCAATATTTAAGCAGTATTATAAAAGAGTCATTGAAGGTAACGTAGATGCTATCTTATCTGATCCTCCATGTAGACAAGAATTTAATTCATTTCCAATTGAAGATAAGGAATTAAGAGTAGCTATTTATAATTATTACGAATATATGAATGACGTGCGCAAAACTGCTTCAGATGATACATTCGCTATGATGGACAAGGTCAGCAAACATAATGTTGAAGGAATCGCTAATACAATGAGTGATATGTATTCGTTTATGCAATCTAGACGATTTGAAGTACCGCTAGAAGATCAGCAAAACAAATGTGCTGAATTATGCAAGCATTATAAGATTGCTGATATTTATAAATCATTTCAAATTGTAATTATGCTTTTTGATGTATTTCCGTTTGTATATAATAAATTCGTAAAGATGATTAAATACAAGATTAACGATCCCAGCATTGATGATGTTGACATTCAGCGACGATATTTAATTTCAACATTAGCTAAAAAAGCCAATTACGATGATATGAAAAGAAGCATTAATCATATTTGCAATGAGTATTCGTCCACTATGGAAAAGATAGAAAAAGAAATTAAAACAGAAGAAGATAAGATCAGAGGATTATATGAGGGTTCAGATGCTGAAGTAGATGAGTACATCGAATCGCTAATAAAAAAATGATTATTTCAATTGAACTAATAAGGATGCAATTTCAAGAATACGCATTTAGCTTATTAAATGATGAATTATTGGGTGAGCGTGTTAAAAAGGCTTATTCAACACTGAGTAAGAAGTATAATAATATTGTGCCTCTTATTTCACCAATGAGTCAGTTCTTATTTAAGCAATTCTATTACAGTTTAATGATTGACGATAAATCAAACATTGAAATTGGTTATCATGGTACTAGCAAATTAGTAGTTGATAGCATTTGCACATTTGGAATGCTTGATCCTACTAGTGAAAAATACAAAGTTCGCAATGCCAACTTATATGGTAGAGGTGTTTATGTATCTCCTAATATTAATTTTGCATCTAGTTATGGATCTGGTCCTGACAGATGTATATTAGCTGTGTTATTCATTAGAGGATTAGTTAAAGATATTACTGCTTCTAACAAAGATATTAATGGTGATTATTGCAATCCTATAAATGATATTGTAGTGCTGAGATCAACAACACAAGTATTGCCTTTATTTGCTGCATTTAATGATGGCAAAACCAATGAAAGTAAATCAATTGAAGATTTGTATGCGAATATTAGTTATGACAAAGAATTACTCGATATTGCAATTGAAATTAATGAGTTAGATACTAATGTTAATTTGCTAGTCATTTATAATTTATTAATTAGAGAAATCGCAAATGGATTAGAAAAAGAACAAGCAAAAATAATAATTGCTGGTAAAATTACCGATTTCGATTATAGTGGTTATTGAGTTAATTTTTTTATATTTAGCGTATCTATAAAAATGGGTTTCCTACACGGATTTATCGCAGCAATCGTGCTTATCGTCATTTACTTGTTCTTGGCTTACATCTTCAAATGGTGGCCATACAGCAGCTAAACTACACTCGTTCAATAACGAGTATCAACTAATTATTAATTTCAGTAAATGTATTTTTTAATTAAAGGAATGGATCAGGAAATAATTGCAGAAAAAATAATGGTTGATCGCTATTATCATCGTGATAGTCGCAAGAAGGCAAATGAAATTGTTCATGATTTTATTGTAGCTAAGCAATTAATTATTACAGGTGGATTAGTTATTGATTTTGCATTGCGATTAAAAGGCGAGAAGATTTACGAGGATTTTGCAGTACCTGATTACGACTTTTTCAGCGCTGATAATGCTCATGACGCATGTGAATTATTTGAAATATTGCGTTCTAGTGGTTTAACTGACATATCGCTTTTGCCTGGAATTCATCCCAGCACTATTAAAATATTCGTATATAAAGATTGCATTGCTGATATAACATTTGCGTATAAAAGTTTATTTGAAGATATGAAAAAGTCTGCACTAATTTATAACAATATGATGTTTCGCAATCCACTAATTCAGTATGTTGATATGCATAGAGCGCTAAGTTATCCATATGAGAATGAACCACGTGAAACAATTAATAACAGATGGGTAAAGGATTTTGAGCGATTTTGTAGGTTATATAAACACTACTCAGTTGATTATTCTGATAAGCGTGTAGATATGTCCAGAGCATTCACATTTAAAGGCGGCGATATTAAATCTCAATTGAACTTATCGGAATTGGATTTCAGTTATGTAGTCGCTGGTAAACACGCAATTGAATATTATCTCAGCAAGTATGATTGCATGCCACAACAGCGATTAGATGATAGCATTACTTACTTGATGGACGATACAGACGTGAAGAAATTCATGATTAAACATGGTAAGGCAATTAAAGATGTAAAGCAATATAAGCCATATGGAGAAATAATGCCTGAAAGAACTGAAATGACAATTGGAGATATGAAATATGTGATATTGCATTGTAGCAATAAGACAGGTGTGTATAATATAGAAGATCAGCAAACAGCAATTAAGCAAACTATCAAGAATGCCTATTTGAGAGTGGCAAAAGCAGAAAATCAAGAAGCTAATCAAATCGCTAATTCAAGAATAGTCTGTGTGAACTTTTGCATAATGTATTGCTTTGCTATGTATAGAATCAATAAGAATAGTGAATTGGGTAAAACTTATTGGTTGTATTATAGTAGCTTGCTTGATTTAGTATATAAAGCATATACAGAAGGAATAGTGGATTTATATCCTGCTGTTACTATCTATGGAGAGGAAAAAGATAATCCAATTATAGCATATGCGTCTGAACATCCAGAGGCAAAAGTGGGGCAAGTTCACATTTCATCTGATAACACCAATGATGAAAATGAAGATAATTTAGCCAAACTGCCATGGGATTTTAAGTACGAAAAATCAGTATATGTATTAGATGGAAGTTTAATAGAACAAAAAAATTGAATTTTCTATATCATATTGTAGTTTAACGATTATCGGAAAACTTCTATGAGCGCAATTATTGGAGAACGTTTAATTGGTCTTAAAGAGATTAATTATGATAGTGGCTATTTTGTCATTACATTAGTTCGTATATTATGCTTATCTGCTCTAAAAGCAGCAGATATTATGGCTTTGCCATCGTATTTAACTCTTAGAGACAACCCTTATTTACATAAACTTATAGAAAAAAGTGGAGCAGCTATTACTGCTGTATTCAGATATTCTGAAGCCCATTCTTGTGGAACTATTTCCACAGGTTATCTAGTTGTTATTGAAGGTAAACCTGCAAATAACACTGTTGGTACTGAAATTGCATTCGAAGACATGCCACAAAACATTTGTGACGCGTACAAGAACTGCACTTTTATTGCATTTAGCGAAGCTGAATTAGAAGAGTTTTGCAATTCTAAGACTGTTTTATACAATCCTAAGACTGCTGAATTCGTGCTTGAAGTCGTTAAGGGTCGTACCGGTTACAGTATCTTTGTTAGAGATAACATTGAAACTCCAGTGCCAATTGGACATGCATCTGTAATTGGATCTGCAATTATATCTAAGCCAGTTGTTAATATTGCTGTCACTAAGACTCAATCGGCACCTGTTTCTGTTAAGCCTGCTAAGATGACTGTTCAACAAGCAGTCGCTAGAGCATTAGGTGGAAAGTACGGAGAGCGAAGAGAATTATCTAATAATCTCTTAACAATTGCTGAATCAGTGACTAGTAACGTGCCTATATTGCATGTTCCTATTATCACTGGAAGCAAGCAAAATGTTGCTTATCTTTGTGCTCCTTGTCAATACATCAAGAGAAAGAGAGAGTGTAATGCTGGTGATAATTGTAGCAATTTCAGTTGTTACAAGCATAGTCCTGAGCAAATTGTTGCTAAGTTAGATAAGTTGATTGCAGACAAGAACAACAAATTTGCTTCGACTCTAGCACCTATCTTCGAGATCTTGCGTGGATTTTGGATGATTAAGTCTCGTGTCAAGACTCATGGTGACACTCTTCCTCCTGCTGAGGTGATGACGAATGCTCTCGTCGAATCGCTTCATTACGTGAAGCCTGAGATTATTGGTATCTCTAAAAAACCAAATTCTGACTCAGAGCAATCTGAGAGTTGGTCAGAGTCTAGTTGATCGGATGAATCCGATCACACCGCTACAGGACAGTAGCAATTAGTACACTGGATGTACTTTCCTTGGTAAGTTTTTATTATTTCTCCTAATGCATTTTCACACACAAGGCATTTCATTTCAATAATTTTTTTATCTGATTTAGTCTCTATGTACTTTTGAGTTTCGCAACTGTTACCACTACTAAAGATAATATTTAAAGTATCAACTGATATATCGGCTATTAATTTATTAATATTTACATCTGACATATCTAATATGCGCTGAATACAAATACCAAAGAAATTATGAGTGGCTACTCTTCTGCTGTATTTATACACTACTGAGATAATCTCATCTGCGTATTTTAATATTACTGGATTAAGACTATCGCTTTCATTGATAATATTTAACGCTATGTCTAATCTTACATACAACAATAATTGTATGCGAGTTCCAAAATCATTGCAACTAATGATATCCCTTAACAGCGCTTCATTGATAATGTGAGATATCTCCAACAAGTCTTCCATAATTATTAATTAAATTTATGTATTCAAATAAAAATAGATTTATGCGGGAAATTAAACCAGGTGATATATTAATTAGATACTTGCTGCCTTTTTCAGTATGGCATTATGGAATAGTAGTGAAGGTGAAATCGCAAAACGCTAATGATATCATTATTTTGGAATTTGCTGATTCTAGTGGAATCGCTAAAGTGACAATGATGGATTTTATGTACGGCCGGCAATATGTTTGGGTTGATAATTTCGATGATGAAGCAGCTAAGTATGCTACTTATCCAATTGCTGAACGTATCAAGCGTGCCTATAAAATGTTCAGAGAGCAAAAACTATCTTATACAATTAATAAATACAATTGCGAATATTATGTTAGGCGTTGCATGTTCATTGATCCAGTAAGATGGATATCTAAACAAACAACAGAAATAGGAAAAAATCGCATGACTGTAATTGCTAAGATATCGTTTATGATTGGTTATGGATTATTGGACAAATATACTGATTTGTCTGACTGTGAAAAAGACAGCAATAAAGATAAGTACGGCTATAAGGTATGTTTAGATTGTGGCGATATTAGTGAGCATAATAAATGTTTAACTAGATGCTAATATTGGCTCATCTTTATTATAATAATTAACCATTGCATATAATAGCGACGATAATCGATTAAGATAAACAACGGCGTGTTGCAGCAAATCCATTTGCAAAGTTGAGCATTCTTCTACATCTGGTGATTCCAATAATTCAATTAGAGTTATCTCAGCCTTGCGAATTTCACAACGCAAAACATCCATTTTAGCTATTAAGGGACAAGTATAAATTGGTAATTGGAACCCCTTTGGCACTTGAAATGGTAATCTCAACAACCAATCATCAATATTGTTAGCATTGAATTTAGCCTTTTTTGGCGACCAAAGAATACAATTAATATTATACAAATCTTTAATGATAGTAGCGATTAAATCTAATCGTGAATCAGCGCTAGTATCAGCAAAGAAAATATTAATTACTGATTTGGGGGCGTTATAACATTCAGTATATAATTCACCGAACTTAGCCTGTAAATAATCAATTGAACCTACAAATTTAATAGCATTTGAGGACTTTTTTAATCGCTTACCGAACATTGCAGTGGTACCATTATCGCCTTTTCTGGATGGATTGAATACTGTATCAGCCATTATTTTAGATAAAAAAAGGTTATATTCAATTCATTATTTAATGAATTGATTCATTATTTAATGAATTGATTCATTAATGTAGGTTTGTTCGACCCAAATTAGCTAAATCATCAGCTAAGCGATTTAGCCTCGCATGAAGTTTGTCAGTCCCAGTTAATCTCTCAATGGCAGATTTAGGCATGTGTGCCTTCTGGTGCACAAAATGAGGATTAACTACCTGGTAATCATTATATATAAGTTTTATTAGATCTATATTTTTCTTTTTATGCGTTATTCCTAATGAGAGCCAATTAGAATACCACTCGGTAAACGTACCAATGCAGTATTTAGAGTCAGTGACAATAGTAATATTTTTTACATTATATTGTCTAGCTAACAATAACGCACACCAAATAGCGCATAATTCACCTCTATTATTGGTGGCTTTTGCGATTTTTGACCTATTATATTGGATATTAAGCCTATTTTCCATCGGATTTAATTCAGCGCTAATAATTTCATAACCCAATACTACACCAAAATAAGTGTTAGTAATATCAGAATTTGGATCATAAATAGCGACTCCATAGCCAGCTGTATCAGACCCTCCTGAACCATCGGCAGCAAATATCATTTATTGTTTGGATAACTTTAATTAAAAAATGGAAATCAATTTTATTCGTCACTTGATTTCTTGAATAGGTAATCGATATTATGACTCGCCAAATACTTGACAATTGTAAATGCTAATTTTCCTACTTGAGGCTTCAATTCACAAACATTAATATCAATAATATCATCTTCTTCAATATCATAGGTGTTATCGAGTTCAATAGATCCATAATACATTAATGCGATAAATGCTGTTCTGATTCCACCATTATCAACAATATCTTGCAATTCATGAATAATGACATTGCCATCATTGTCTAAGTGCGATGAATAGCATCCAATATCGATCTCGCCATCACACATACTACCTAAAACATTAATTACGATTCTATTACCTTTAATGCTAAATGCGTAATGGATTGAAACAGTTTTGCCATCGCATTGTTCGCAGCAATCCTTTTTAGCTACGATTGAATCGAAGCCAACTAATTCGATATCTTCTCCAAACTGCATTGCTATATTTGAGTATAAAAAATCAAATTTTTATGTATACCTTGAATTGAACTTTATGTTTTGGAATGTGTGCGCTATCGGCATTACCATCACACTTAGAAATTCCATTAACAATACTATCAACGCATTTTCTCAGCTTACCTTCACACACAACATCTTCATATTCACCTTTTGTGTCTGGAGAATCGTGCAATAAACACATACACTCATTCATTATGTATCTGAAACACATCGCATTATGAGTGATATCTATTCTGACCATTTCATAGCAAGGTTGATCGAGCAGAACACCATACGATACCACTGATGCATTAAATTTCCCATTTGTTGTCTCAAGTATATAATACACAATCTGATTATTTATGACTAGTCTTACACTGATATCACTTGCAATTTTCGAATATGTAAATACTACAATATACATTTAATTAAAAAAGACTTAATCAAATTTATTAATTATTTCAGTGGATGAATTTAGTTACTTCAAAGGATGAATTAACTCATTAGGATTAATCATTACAGCATAAACAGTATCATCAGTTTGCTTAATTATTCGCATTATTAAGTATGGACATTTACCAGCATTGAGTTCTTGCTTGGCTAATATGCAAGTATCATCTTCTACTACTACCCATTCATTCTTTTGTTTAATTACACTTTTACCTTCGCTATTGTTTTTCTTATCGTAATCAGCTACTGAAATTCTCATCTTATCTTCTGAAATAAATATCTTACCTGTCTTACCAATATCAAGAATACGCTTGGCAATAAGTTCACCGTATTCGAATTTACTGACTAGTGGTAATGTAAAATTATAGTCTTCAATAATAATTAGTCGCTTAGATTCTGAAGTCATTTTTTTATTAGTTTTAAAATTTCAATTTAAATATATTTACAGTATAATTCATCCTTATCTGTGTATAGCACTAATGTATTGCCTGTTACTGTTTCCATAGTGTAAGTTGGCTTAGCATCATAGCCCAATAATTTAGATAATTCATGAAAAAGTTCAGATGATTGGCTATCGTAATTGTTGAAAAACAAGTAAACTTCTACAGCTACGTTTTTTAGCGATACTTCATAGAATTCTGTAATCATGGTATCTTCGTCGCTATAGTCTATTTCGAGCGTATCAAATAACTCTTCTAGAGATGCTTCAATTGGTAATGATAGTGTTACTACTGATTCAGGATTATACAGCAATGCTGATACCCTACATTTCATTAGCTTGACTTTATCGATAAGTGCTGATATATATGGAGATAGCGTATAAAATGCGCTTTCTAAAAATGATACCATTCCCAATTGACACATTTTTTAATTAAAATTATATTAATTATATTAATAAATGTATTTAAAAGAGGAATTATCTGAGATATTTAATGGAGATAATTATTCGAAAATTATTTCGATGCATAAATACGCCCGAGTTGGTTGTTCAGCGTACGGAAATGTTGTTCAATCAGTCGGTGAAGTAAAAAAGGCTAATACGATCAATTCACATGAAGAAGTCAAGTTAGCTAATAATTTCTACAATGTCATCGATTGCAGCGATGTAGCTATGAATGATGAAGATACAGCAGAAGTAATCACTAATATATTATCACTTGTTAATTCGGGCAATCATTTCATGCCTGTTGTAGAAGTAGCGAGAGAATATTCAAACTTAGTATTTGTGATTCCTACTACTATTAATTATTCTAATAATACTTACAGATTTAATGATGAAGATGGGCTATGTGAATTTATGAGAAGTTTGTGCAAGAAGTTATACAAAAAGATGAGCGTGAAAACAACAGTTAATGTGTTAATGTACATTCGCTGTTATAAGAAGAAGGTATATTTCAAAGTGCATTTGCTTGATTATGTAATGGATATTAGCAATAGAGTTGCATTAATGAAATTAGTAAACAAGCAAATTGTAGAAGTACCTTCTTTCACAGAAGCTTATCCTATAATGTATAATGAATTCTATGAAACATCTACTTTACCACTAGTGCAATCAGGCAAAGATCATTATTATTGGCAATTGTACAGGATCTTCGAATGCAGAAAATCGTATAATATAAGTATTAGCAATATTGACAAAGTAGTATTTATGGAACGATTAACTACTAATCCTGATATATCGCCATTAGTATTATCTATTAATAATTACACAGGCAAAGAGATGTATTATAGAGATGTACCGATTTATACTATGGAAAGCAAATCATTCAATGAAGATGTAATCTTGCTGCGAGAAATTAATAATAATATTCGCATTGGATTCTTTAATCTTGTATTGAAATATTTGCCAGATGAGTATAAGGAAGGCGTTCATATGGAAAACATAGTGATGAGTTTAAAGCTGATTGATCAGAAATGTCTGTTATTAGCAAAACACTATTATATGAAATCAGCAAATGCAACAGAAGAAGGTTTCTATAGCATTTGGTCTAGAGTACGTAAAGTATCAATGATGGGATATTATGCAAATATAGTCGCTGTTGACAAAGAATATATAGGAGCGCTTAAATCATTCATTGCTAAGGAAATAGAAAAAGAATACTACAATAGAGGTGGTTCAGTAGTAGATACTACATTAGCGACTTTAATTAATTGCTATTTTTATGGTCGCTATTATTCATTTGAAGTTATGCAAAAAGCAGGAAGCAATAAAATTAGAATGTACGAATTTGTAGATGAATACAGCGATGCATCCGAAGAGTATTTATATAAGTGGCGTGAGGCAAGCGCATCAGGTAAGATTTACAGATTTATGGTTGAAGATTTAGACCCTATTTTTGGCATTGTATCTGATAAACTCGGTATCGCTGATGCTAATAGTCGCAGTAAAGATGCAAAAGAGAAAGCATTGGGTAAAATGGCAACAGCTTTTAATGCTTCTAAGAAGAAATTAACTGGTGCTGTCGGTATTAATTCCATATACAGATTATTCAAAGAGCAAGAAATCAATAATGGTTTATTCGCATTTAAGATTAATGCTGATAAAGGTGTAATAGGTGTTCATAATGGTATATTGGATTTGGATCTAGATTCTGATGACCCAAAACCCAAATTATATACAGGTTATTCGCCATTCGTAGTCACTAAATCAGTTAATGCTAGATGGGTTCCATATGAAAAGGTTAAATGCGCTGGTAAATACATTCGTTTAATTAAAAATGCAATTAAAGATATTATCCCTGAAAAAGACGCAAGAAGAAAGATTCTATATGTTATCTCAACTGCTTTAGATGAGAAATCGCAAAAGATGTTCTTATTAATGCTGATTGGTTGGGGTAGTAATGGTAAATCGCTGATATTTGACACAATACTATGTTTGCTATTTATGTATGGAATCAAGCTATCCACTAAATTAATCACATCTGATCGTATTGGAGGAGCAGCTGACCCTGAATTAATGAAGATGAAAGGCCACCGATTTGGCTTAATCGCTGAAACCAATAAAAACGATAAATTAATTGCTTCTCGTGTTAAGCAAATCACTGAGAAAGTGAAAGATGGAAGAGATTTATTTCAGGACAGCGAGAATTTCGATACTAAATCCACTATTATTGTCAATTCGAATTATGAATTGAACTTAGATGATACCGATCATGGTACAACTAGAAGATTGATGATTTATCGCAATAAGATTAGATTTGTGTATAATCCTGATCCAACCGATGAGAACGAAAAGAAGATTGACCCTTCGCTGCCTGATATTTTCACATGCGATGAAGCGCTTACCGAATTATTCTCTTGGCTTGTTCATTTAAGATGCAAATTTCACCGATTATACAAATCGGATATCTTTAATGTAGAAAGTGAAACAATTGATAGATACACTAATGAGTATAAGTGCAATCAGGATAATATTACTAAGTTCATTCATCAGCGATTAGTCATTATGAAGGGATTTAAGATGGATGGTAAACTCAGACAAGGTGAAACGCTTGACTCGATTGCAAGATATTACGACGAAAAAAATATCCAATTTGTAGAAAAACTCAAAATGGAATCAGTCACAAGAGAATATGTAGAATGGATGAAAGCAATTAATGGTGTTACGATTACTGATGGATTTAATAGTTTACTTAATAGTTTTAAGAATTCGTGTATTAGCAAGCGAATTATCAGCGATGGTGAATTAGCTTATATGAATGGTATAAGAATTATTGAAAGAGGTGAAGTTAAGCGCGAAGGAGAAGTGCATATTAATTAAAAAACAATAAGTTGTATTTTTTAAGCCTCACGGAACTTAACGTCTGGTGTGTCGGCGTCGTCGGTGGACAGTTCTAGTGGTTTTAGTGCTCTTAGTAGTTTTAGTCGATCGTCGTCTTCGTCGTGGTGCTGATCGGGTCTTTGGCTTAGATCGTCTAGTGGTGCTGGTTCTTCGTCTACGACTTGCTACACCCAATGCACGTCTTTTAGGAGCTGCCCGACTAATGGCGCTCAGTGATTTAATCAAACTGCGTGCTTCACTTTTAACTTTCATGAGTTTCTTATGGCTTGCGACTGTTGCGTGGCGTCTACGTCTACCTCCTTCAAACAATGGCATAATTGATGCGGATCTGTGTCCGGTTCTTCGTACTGCGCGTCTTACTGCGACTCGTTTTGCGGCTCGTCTTACTACTGCTCGGCCTACTGCTCGTTTTGCTGCGACTCGTTTTACTGTTCGTCGTCTACGTCTACCTCCTTCGATTAAGGCTCCACCGGTATGCTTTCTTCGGTGTGTTCGTTTTGCTGCGGATCTTACAGTTCTGCGTTTTCGTCCTCCTTCAATTAGGGCTCCACCGGTATGTTTTCTTCGGTGTCGTCTTGCTTTCTTTCTGCCGCCTTCAATTAACGCTCCTCCACTGTAGCACGATCGTTTCTTTCCTCCAGTCGTCTTTCTGGGTCGTCGTCGCCGCTTCTTACCTCCTTGGTATTCGTCCATGTTTTTAAATTCGAAACTTTTAATTAAAAAAAATATCATAATTTAATAAATGTCAAGCGGATATTTCGACAACAATGCCAATTACCCTATGTCAGAAGAAGCAATATTTGATTATGTTAGAGGATGCGCAATTGGTAATGTAGGATGCCGCACTAAGTTGGCTGAAAAAGGCATGCTACTAATAAATAATTTTAAATCTTTTATTGAAAATGAATTCTCAACTGATCAAATAAAATACAAAGCAATTATTACATCAGGTGGATCAGAATCGAATTCAACTGCTGTCTTCCATCACTTATATCGCAGCAAAATTTTAAATGGAATTAGGCCTCATTTCATCTCATCAACAGTCGAACATCCAAGCATAACTGAATATTTAATGAAATTGCAGCAAGATCAAGTCGCTGATGTGACTTGGATAACGCCAAAACACAATGGCGAAGTGATTATTGATAAAATACTCGCTGCTGTTAAACCCACTACTACTTGTGTATTTTTACAAAGCGTTAATAGCGAAACTGGTTGCGTTCAGAACATCGCTAAGTTGCAAAAAGATTTATTTAATTTAAATATACCGCTACATGTTGATCATGTACAAGGTTATCGCAAGATGAAATATCCAAATGGAGTAGGAGACACAATCGCTATATCCTTACATAAAATTGGTGCGCCATTGGGAATTGGTATTTTGCTATATCGGGGTGAATTACATCCAATGATTGCAGGCAAGCAAAATGATGGTATGCGAGGTGGCACTTATAATATTGCTGTCATTACTGCTGCTTCTGGTGTATTGCAGAAATTCCAAATGAGAGAAATAAAATTATTTAAATTATTCTTTTTAAAAGAGCTAAATAAGTACTATGATATAATTCCTTATACTTCATATAATAAAGAATATCATTTGCGAGAAAGTATTAATAGACCAATCATTGTTTTATTTTCTGATGAGCGATGTTTGCCACATACAATATTCATGTCTATCTTATATGATGGTGAAGTGTTATGTGGAGGAGTAGTAAAAGAAATAATGTTTAGAGAAGGTTACACAATTGCAACTGGGACTGCTTGCAATTCCAATATAAAGAATATAGATTATAGCATGCCTGGATCAATGACTTCTAGCAATATCGCTGATGAACTTAAACGTGGATTTGTTAGAATATCATTTAATAACACAATCAATGAAAAGATATTGCGCAAATTCGCTAAGAAGTTTGATGCCATGAATAAACGATTAGCCAATTCATCTAAATAAAAAACAATTTACATAGTTATTCCGACTTTTAGCGCCTCCATCTTTTCAGTGATTATTTTGCTGATAATCGCTAATTGTTTATCATCGTCTAATTGTGCATATTTGCATATGAAATAATGATATTCGCGATCATTGTTGTAAAGCACTCTGAATTCTGATTGGCCTGTGTGTTGTATATGATAGTCACCAAGATAAACATTCATTCTTGTTTCATGGCTGAATACAATTTCTGGATCATCTTTGAAATTGTTGCTCATAGTAAGTTCGTATTTGTTTATAGCAGCGATTAAATTGTTCAGTATTAAATCTGCATTTTCAGGGTCATCTAGCAATACTTGAACATGCTGATTATTAAAGCCAGTTAATTTTACGCAATATGATTTTGATCGTATGTAATAGCAGTCATTTATCTCAATGATTTCATATGGATCATTTGCATAGATCAAATATAAGTAGGCATACGGTTCACCTGTGTCCATAGCATCATTTGCACTAACATATGAATAGAATTCTTCGCTTTCTCTGTAAATATCATAGAAACCGCATTTGTCTAATTGAACTATACGCTTTTCAGGGTTAGTAAAATACTCTTTCTGTAATACAATAGGGTTGTATCCGATCCAGTTTAACATACTGTATATTGCATAATAAATAATCAATTTTTTATATGTGGAGTATTATTCATTTAGTATTATTTAATTTTAAATAAGTAATACCAAATGAATAATACTAAATGAATAATACTCCGCATATAAAAAATAGAACAATGAATTTTTATTTTGTTTTATATTTTTATCAAAAATCAAAAATCGAAAAGGAAATTAGCGAGTAACTTGTCGCTCTCTGATGAATAAATTCATCATATCAAGGAAGACTCTTTGGTTGTCAACAGAACCTCTATCTTGCTCATGCAAAACACCCGAAAACCGATAGTAGTAGTCGCGTGGATCTCTAGCATCGCTGCTTGAGATATTGCGGTTGATGTAGTGATTGCGATCAGTGATCAATCTATCAACCAAATCACGATTGTATCGGTAAATGTAGCTTGGTAATACGCTATTGTATGTAACCATCCAAGCTTCAATTACTTCTTCCCTAGTTACAGGAGCAGGTTCATTTGGGTAGAACCGCTTGAAATGATTAGCCAGAATTCTGACTACAGGAAGATCGTCACCTGGATCATTTCTAGGCAGCAAGATATTGTGCGTGGTATTGGCATTAGCAATGAGGCACTTGTGAAAGCTCAGTGTTGATCGTTCCTCCTTATCTGGATTGCAGGTAGGAATGATGATAGAGGTACTTGTCAAAGCAACACTCTTAGCAGGAACGGATTCTACCAATCCTGTATATTGACGATATCTCATATCTTCAACTTTACCGATTACTGGAGCAGTTGCCTTAATCACCACACAAACTGTAGTGATATTGATCTTGCATTCCAAAATACCACCATCTTCTGGTAATTCGAGATTGATGGTCTTTTCTTGGCAGAAATATCCATCATCGAAATTTCTGGTACCGATAGAATCGATAGTGCAGACTCTGTCAATGGTTCTCTCTGTTAAATCCGGAGGCAGATTAGTGATATTGTGATCACTGTGAAGTTCTGACAACTTTTGATAGTCAGGGTAATAGGTATTACCATTCTTCATGTATCCGTATTGGATCCATTCTCCATTTTCTACAGAGTAGATACCATTACTATTATAGCGTGCGCATGTAATAGTAGTGATGTTGTCATCAATGAAAACAATGACGGCTGTCTTTCTACCGTTGATGAAAACATAGATCTTAGCCAAGAATCCGCGTCTTGGAATGTTGACGCGTTGAAGAGGATTTTCCTTTGGAGGAATAGCCCTATACATGTGTCTTGTTGTGTTAGGTAAACGTGTTGCTCTGGCATTGGCAACGTGAGTAGCAGCTCTAGGTATTCTAGTACCACTGGCAAATCTGGAATTACCATTGGTAAATCTACCAGGATTATTTCTGGTATACGGCATATCGCGATTACGATTATTATTACTCATTTACTCGAAACGGTAACATTAGAGAATAATAATTCAAAAAAAAAGAGTTTTTTTTGTTTTGTTTTGTTGATTTTATGATTTTTGTAATAGTTTTACTTAATCTTGAGAGTCAACGGCTTGGATTCAGGCAAAACTTTGATTAACTCTTTTTGATTGTGAATTGCCCCACGATCACCATTGACATTTCCGGGTGTCATCCCGTGGAGGATACCAGTAAAGCGATAGTACATTCGCCTTTTCTCGTCATCACTCAGGTCATCAAATCTTCTCCGTCCCAAGATTCGATTGTTGATAGCACATCCCTCCCTTGTTGCACCTGGATCAGGGATAAGGCCACTCATGTCGTTTCTGAACTTCTTGTAAAATTCAGCCATGCAGTGGTTGTATGTGCGAGTCAACGATTCGATCATATCAGCACGTGTCTTGATCACCACCTTCATGTCCTCAGGCAAAGCGTTCAAGAATGCAGTTCTGAGTCCATTCAAACGGTCATCAGGAGTAATTTCCTCCCTCATGTCCATTTTGAAGTTTCTCAGATCTCTTGCCACGCTCTTGGATACTCTGTTAAGCTTAAAGATGACCTGGTTTTCACCGTGGCCAAATCTAATCAAATCAGTGCACAAGACAAGTACTTCAGCATCAGTTCTACCTATCAATCCGTTCGGTCCTTCATCATTAGTATCATTACTAACGACGATGGCTGAATGGGTTGTTTCAGTGTTAACTATGCAAGCCGCACCAGTACCTCCGTGCATAAAGAACTTTTTCTTTTGCAAACAATATGCATCGTCAAAGTTCCTAGTTCCCATGTCGTCGACAGTGAACATATAACCTTTTGGGGGGTTTCCGAGCTTCCAAGGCGAATAGATGTTGACGTAGCGGAAACCAGCGCTTCTACATCTAACATGGTCAGCACGTGTGTGGTGCTTGACAGTTTTGCCTCTAGAATCAGGGGCAAGATGGGTCACCTTCTGCAATTCGCATTCACCTTCATTGCGAAAATAAAGATAGCCGTCCTTCTCTGTCAGCGAATTAACGCTAACTTCTGTCTCGTCATTGTCTTTAATACTGATAGAATAATATCTATCAATATGGTGAAACAAGTAACCGACATCTGGAGAGTATTCAGGATATCCAGTTGGTGCTACAGATCGTTGAATGTTTTCAATTCGCTGCAGACTTTCTTGTCTCTTTTCCTCTCTTAATCTATTTTCTTCGATTTGAGCTGGATTAAGAGGACGATCATCGTAGTAGCCGGCAGCATTGCGATGACGAGGGTGGGGAGGTTGATCATAGCGATCACGGGGACCATCGTAATCATCACGATAGCGAGGACGGGGTTGATCATAGTAATCATCATAATCACGAGGAGCATCGCGATCATCAGGAGAGTTGGGGCGGTAATTGCGGTTAATACATCTACGAACAGGATTATCCACGTAGGTGCGTTGAGGTTGGGAGCGGGGTTGAGGTTGGGGGCGGCGAGAGTTGGTTTGTCGGTCACAGGAATTATTTCCGTAAACTGGAGTGCTCATGGTAGTTGCTTTGGCTGACTATATGAGCGATAAAGGATAAAAAATTCAAAAAAATGATTTTTTAAACCACAATTACAAGATGGGACCAAAAAAGTACACCAGATTTTTGATCTCCACTAGCAATGAAGACAGACATAGCCAATCCATTATACCTATAATAGGCAGGGCAAAAGATTCAGTTTTCATAATAATGGGGTTTACCAAATACGTAATAATGGGATATGATTGTGATGATGCTGATAATTTCAACATCCTGATTCACCCATTTTTGAATGGGAGTAATACAGCTGGAAAACCCATACCGCGTTTCTACGATGGTGATATATTCGAAGACGATTTAAACTTAGTATTTAACAAAATCATGGCATTGCTAGAGAGCTAAAGCACTTAGATTTGTTCTGTATCAGTTTTCCATCTAGTATATATTTAATTAAATATTTGTAGATATCGTCTTTTGATCCAAATTGGTTTTTTATCGAATCTCTATGATAGTAAGCATTGCCAATATTAATGAATTCTATGTTTTTATATTGCGTAAATAACAGCGATACTATTTTGAATGGATTTTTAACTGGTGGATCATTTTCTATAATAACAGCATTCATAAATGGCAATTCTGGATAATTACGCAAATAGCTTATTTTATCAGCGATACTCATATCTGAATACAAATAATAATTTGACAAATACTCAATCATTATACCCAACTTGGTTAAATGTTTAATTAGATATTTCTTATTTAGTTGTCTAGGGTAAACCCCATTTCCCAAATCTCCAATTGAAATATTATCGCTTATGATTGAATAAGAAAACGGTCTCAGCTTTAACATACTTATGCAATCTCTAATAATGTATATATCAGCATTAGTGCTAATTATAATATGATCTCTATCATTAATGCTGACTACGAATTCCAAGCCAATAAAGTTGCCTATTAATTTTCCATTCTCAATATTGAATCCCTCATACTCATACAAATCATGTTTTTGCAAGTTATTCATTAAATCTTTCAATTCAGTCCCATCAATATAGTATTTCATTGTTTCTCTTGTGTATTGCATTTGTTAAATAAAAAAATAATTAGTTAGTTAATACATGCGATTTGGCTGATTTATTTCTATTATCATCGCTGAGAAATATAGCAATTATCGTATCACATATTGAATAATACAAATCAGAGCAAATATCAAGCAAATTCTGTAATCTTTCATATGATGAATCATCATTAGCGATTGCTAATATATCAGCGATAGTGTGATCAGATAATTCTAATTTGCGATTATCACGTTCAGCACTTATTGAATAATACACATCATTGTGTGAATAAATCGCTATTTTCAGTTTTGCATTTTCAACTACCATCCCATCAGCCACATCTGAAATCGCAAATGATATTTTAGTATAATTGCCGATTATTTTATATTTGTAATTATTACATATTTTAATCTTTGCAATTATCTTTTCAATTAGAGAAATGATCCTCTGAAAATACTCTATCTCAACTGATGTAGTAGTGTAAAATATAACCATGTGTTTTATCGCATCTAAGTAATATTGATCAGTTGCAAAATTAATATTAGACGCTAATAGCGAATTAATGTATATATCGCCATGGCACCTAATAATAAATGAAGCAGATTTGCTATTTTTTTCAGTTTCATAAACATTAACATGTAAACCATGAATACTAGATTTGATTCCTATTAGTCTATCTTTTGCAAGCGATTTCAGCATTAGTGATATACCAGCATTAGCCCTATTTGAAGTATAAATACTATAGCCATCAATTTCAGATACAATATACGCTTTGAACATTTAGGCAAATATTAAACAATATTTGCTAATCAAATTTTATTCATTGCTTCAATTTGTTTATTAGTTAGTGCCATACTATAAAATATAATATCATAAGATACTATTTCATCTGGGTTTATCATTACGTCTTGATATCTGCCTTGAATATCTCTCATGCAAATACGCAAACTATCGCATAAATAATTACTTGAAGTATGTTTGTAGTATTCGAAATCTGCATCAATGCTACCTCTTGTGTATAAGCGACCTCCATATCTATCTAACCTCCACATATATTCCATACAATCTTTCTGAAATGCAATAGAATCGCCATCAATGCTGAATATCGGGCCAGTCGAAGTGTTAAATCGCTTAATGCTATTAATATACATGTCTAGTTTATTTACAGTTATGCGATATATTTTATTCCTTGCCAATTTATGTCGCTGTTTTAAACACTCACTTAGCATTACTGGTTCAGGACATTTATTAACAATTCTACCTTTAATACGGTATCGCATTTATTTCTGCACTCATAATTTTAATTTATTATTAATTAGCAATATTATAAATGGATATCATTGGTAAAGTAGAAACGCTATTTGAATTGCTATTCTTGTATTCTCATAGGCGCACCATAATGCTCATATTTTTGATATTTGTAGTTATTGTGGTTGCGCTAATTGTGGCATTAGTGCTGTTAGGTACAACTAAATAATTAGTCACTAGGACTCTTATATTTCTTATAAACATAAATAATCACTACTGCTACAATAATAATTATAATTATCAATAGAACCAATAAAATATATTTTTTATTGTCTGGTGGAGGATCAGTAGTAGTACCGCTGCCACTATTTCCACTACCATCATCAGTACCATCATAAGTAGTGCTGCCATCAGGTCCAACAACAGTAAGCGAATATTCGCAATCGGCATCACCGCAAACATCACCAAAGTTAGTAATACTGTTTGTTGAATGATCAGTGCAACCATAAATAGCAGCTACTACTTGATTAACTTGAACATTGCAGTAATTGCAAATAGATGATCCTAAACATTGAGACATAGCAGCAGTAACATATGATTTAGTATTAGATGGATCAGTACTACAAAGCGGATTGAATTCAGCAGGACAGAAGTTCTGAGTAGTAATACATGCGCAATCATTAGAAAACATATTAGACGTTGGTTGCCATGTACCATAAATCAGCGAGAGATTTCTCATTCCACAATACGCACTCATAGCAGCATCAGCGGGACAAGCAATTGAACCAGGAACCTTATAAGTGTAATCGTCTCTAAATAGCAAACATTCTCGCCCACAAGTATTAGGGCCATAAGTCCCAGTTGATCCGGGCGTGCAATTAGGAGTAGTATATTCACCTGTATCAGCATCATATTGGACACTATTGCGACTTGTCATAGCGCAATAATATAGCGCATATAACCATTCAAGTGAATAAACTCCATTAATAACGTTAAAGCTTTTAATACGATATTGCCCAACTGGAAATGTAGGAGTTGTAGTCGCCAATCCAAGAACGCTAAGTGACTTCTTTGCTGCTAGTAATCCCTTAAATTTATATCTGTTATATAAAGCTAATTCTGTACCCATAGCTCTACTTGCAATTTTCTTGAATAATCTTCCTGCTTTTTCTGCAGTAGTGGGTTCGCGTTCGTTTAACATTACACCTTTTTTGCGTTTAACATTGCGAGTTTTGCTTGTAAATCCGAGTATTCCTTCTGAACAGCTGGGATTGCTGCCATCAGGATCAAAATTAACGTTAATATTTCTTGGCATTGATGGACCAGGAGGGAAATCTTGTGGCCCATATAATACTTGGCCAGGTAAATACTGACTGTTTAATTCAACTACTCCGTATGATTCTGACCAATAGGGATTAGCGCTTGACCATAAATCTTGCGCTGATTTAATCGTTTGCAAGCTATTACCCAATTTATCTATTAAACCAGTTGGATTTAAGCTCTTTGGGAATTGCGCTGCATTTTGAATTCCAGGTACAAGAAATATTTCAGGTGCAAATTCACCAGATGAATAGCTAACATATTTGAAATAGAAATTATCGTCTTGTCGCACATTCACTACTATCGATTGCAATGTACCGGGAGGAACAGTAATTACAGCATTACGATTAGTAGTTACTGCAGTTGTATTAGCTGGTAATTGCGATGAAGGTGTTCCAAATGCAGGAAAAGTACCATTATTATATTGCGAATCTTCAGTGCGAATAACAGTATCGTATCCATATGATTGTGTTCCGGTTGGACCATCAGAAGTATAACTGAAATTCAGATAGTTAATTAATGTGATTTCCATATGAGGTGGAACATATGCAGATTTAACTCCAGCAGCGTAACAATTAAGTGGTACGTCTGGTTCTCCACTGCCTTCATATCCATTAGCACAATTCCAAGCAGAATTTCCAATATTACTGAAATCAGTAAAATAGCTGTGAGTATAAGGCAATGGGAATAGTGGGGCGGCTTCACCAGTCTTGAAATTCCAGCCTTCACATTGATTATCACTACCAGGCGAATTCAACACATTGCCATTTTTATCACGCATAAGTAGTGATTCAGGATTAAGCCAACCAACATCGAGACCAAATACACGATTGAATAATAAGTAACTAGAAATATAATAAGTAATACTATTGCCGTCAATAGTATAGCCGACTTCAGCTAAATCCTCCATTTGCCCCACAATATAAACATAATCGCTACCACCATAAGTAAATGTAACTCCATAATTGCCAAAATACGGATATCTATCACCACTATCAGGATTAATAGTTAGCACATAATAAACATCAGTGCCAGGCATAGTTATTGCTTTTGTAGTACCCAAAGTAGAAGAATTTGAAGTAGATCTATCATAATAATAGATTCCAAATGACACATTGCCATAAAGTGTTACTTTGCGTCCTAAATCAGTGATACACGAAACTTTGTCTCTGTTTTTTCCATTATATTTACCTGAATCGTTTCTAATGCTTACATCTAAGCCATAATTCTCATATAATTCAACTCCACGTTCAGCAATTGGAAGCACGCCACCATTACTAGCATTATACAATTCGAAAGAATAATCTTGTGGATGACCATTCAAGCAAGATGATCTACAATTAGCGATTTGATCACCTAATGCAGGAAAAGCAGCATAAATACTATTGCCATTTCTGTCAAGCGGACAAGCAGAACTATCAAGACCAGAAGGATCATAACTAGAAGTATAAATATTATTAACAATTTGATAGCGATATTGGTTCATTAAATCTGATCCACCTTGTGGCGTGCAACAATTCATCATGTCGCCATCTGTTTTAGGTCCACTCATTTACATAATATATAACTTATTTTTTCATTTAAAGATATCTACTTGCTAGTAAATGGGAGTAGCAATTTCTCAAAATAGTACTGAACTTAAAGATGAAGAATATGAAATACATGATTATTATCCCGACATTGTAGATGCTGGTTATACTATTTATAAAACTCAGTATTCTAACATCATAATGGATAATGGCAAATTAATTGCAACTTGTTTATCATATGAAGATGATACTAAATGCGAAGATTTGTGTTTAATTATGGATAATAACATTGAAGAATTAGTGCAATTTGTAAAAGATATTAATATTGGTAATTTTGAATATTATTTGCATATATTTAGTGGCAAAGTCGCTGGTAGATTATTCCCATTTGATGTATATGGTGAATGCGATGAGGGTGACTACATTATGACAGTTACAAATGATAAAAATAATGCAAATATTAAGCCATTTTATGTTTCTAGTGAATTAGCTGCATCTAAAAAAATAGATTATCCCTATTGCTGGATAGGTGATATTGATGAACTTAAAGAAGCTACTTTCGATGAGAATATGAAAGTAATTTACATTAATGGAGATATTAATGAGAAGATCTTTCAAGCTATTGACGATATAAACGCTAATGATATTAATGATGAATTAAAATCATCAACTTGTCCTGTTGATATTCTCCGTGGTCTTAATAATATAGTTACTGATACTATTAATAGTACTACTAGTGGTGCTAGTATTAGCAGTACTGTTAATGCCAATACCAATGCTCATTTACTCAATTGTATAAAATTGCTACCTGAAAATTGCACTATTAATACTATTTGCATTAATGGTAGAATGTATGATATCGATAAATTAAAAAATGATGCAGATTATACTGGTACTTATATTTTAGATTATGAATTGGCTAGGATGTATTCGGTATTCCATTAATTAATGGAATATATATTAATGAAATACATCTATTAATTAATGAAATCCATCAATCAGAAATATCAAACAATTCAGCAAATGTAGAATTGCTTATTTTTTTAAATCCATTTTCATTCATTAAAGAATCTATTTCTCTAAATGACATATCATGTACTATTAATGCCGTTAATTCTATGTCACCTAAACCACTATAGCTGCCATGATTAATGGTTGTGCCTCCATGTTTGCTAGATGTGACCGAAATAGCCACAAATACTACCATATTACTTATTGCAATACTGGTTTTGACTTTTTCTCTTTTTTCATCAAATTCAGTAATCATATCAATTTCAATATTATCAGATTCATAAGTATAACGTTTATTAGCAGCTCCTTTATTCACTAGTTTGCCATTTTTCTTAGTCATTTTAGCTATTTCTAATGCTGTTTGCACATCGCAAATGCAAGAATGCTTAATTCTTTTGCATCCGAGTATATCCATTTATGAAATCTAATTTATTATTTAAATAAATAATTTCATCTAGTGTTTGGACTACTGATTGCAATTCGTCCATAACAATCTTTACTAATTTCTCAGTAATTACTGGTTCTGTTAATATTAGGGAGAATAAATACTTGATATTTTCTATTTCTGAATACATAATAACTGGTATTTTACCTACAAATTCGTATTTTTCAGTATTGAACACGCCTATAAAATCGCAAATGATTGAACTAAATACAGTTATACTATTACATAATTCCAATTTAGTGTATAAGAAAGTAGAATCATATTCTAATAATACGTAATTACCATAATGCTGAGGTATCTGATTAATTAGTCGCTCTATTAATGACGAATTAATAGGCTCTATTAATTCGATAGACAAGTATGGCTGTGATTCGCTATGAGTGAAGATATTAACCAGCATTGCTATAATTAAAAAATCAAAAATCAAAAATTAGCAAACTCGCTTTTGTCTACGAACATTCAAATTCAACATATTAGGAATGTTGAGAATGTCTGTGTAAACCAATCGCAAGAATCGCCCAACAATAGCCTTGAACTCATCACCTCTGCCTCTAGTCTCTTCAATAAGTTCAGCCATTTCAGGAGCATGTTCTCGGAGATTTAAATGGCAGCCGAAAACACCGATCTTGAGCAGTAGCGACTTGTAATCGATCTCGAAGAAGACTCTATTGATATTAGTATATACACCATTATCAATAAAAGTTAAATCGGTTTCGATGTCCACATCAGATCCTCCAATAGCAGCGGAAGCAGTTCTAGCCAATAATTCAAAGGCAAGATTCTCCATGCGTCTGATATCAGCGAATATGGCTCTGTTTTCCTGATTATCAGCAAAAGCACGTCGGGGGTGATTAGAAGCACGGTAAGCAATCAAGTTAGGGGCGATAAAGATGGACTCAGTATCGTAGGTAATCAGAGGAGTATTACCGAAGAAAATGCATTGTTGACCTTCTTCATATTTCAATTCAAGCAATTCTCCACAAATATTTTCATTGTTATTTCTGCACGGATTAATATGACGGTTAAACATTGTAAGATGCGATAAAGCATAGAAAAATCAATTAATTAAATATATAGCCTATTATAAATAATGGGTCAGCAAGAATCGATAATACCTAAATTAAAATCTAGTGGCTATGATGCTAATCAGTTTGGCTATACGCTAATGATTACTAGACGGATACATGGAGTAGCTAATACAATAGCGTATTTGTATAAAGTTGCTCAAGATCCATCTGACATGTTGCCAGTATTAGTGTTAGACGACAACATGGAATTGCTAAAACAGTTTATCATTGATATGGATCTTAAAAAGTTCAATTACAATTTGCATTATATATCGGGTACTATTAATGGCGAATTATTTCCTAGATTCATATCTAATTTATCTAGGCGATTAGACAAATCAGATTATGTAATTGCAATTAAATCATCTTTGCCTGATAATTCAATTAAACCAATAGTAGTCGATACAACTGATGGAACTGCTTATTCGCGATTACCCTATAAACATGTTATTTGCATTGATAAATCAGAAATAAGTAAATTGGCTGAATATCAAAATGAATTGCTTATAGGAGTGATTGTCAAATTGAATGCTGCTGATATTTTGAATGTTTTAGATCCTAGTGTATTAGCTAATATGTTAAGTGATTATAATATTAAATATCTAATCAAAGACAGATATTGCTATGATATAAATGATCCAACTAGAAGAAGGTTATATACTGAATTGCTAAATGAGATAATCCAACCACTTATCAAGTTCAATTAGAGATATAAGCATTTATTTTTTTGAATTTAATTTATCATATAGTATCGAATTGAGAAATGAGACCTATTGCTGAAACCAAATTAGGCAAATTAAAGGCTGGTAATTTTGGCGTATTCACTGCTGAAAGAGTAGGAAGAGATTTACATGTCAAAAAAGGCAATTTATTAGTAGCAGTTGTTAATAGGCTCAATGTAAACATTAAATCTGATGATATTGATTGCTTTAATGAGTTAGTTAAAGAATTCGATTTAAGACCATTTGAGTATAATTTTAACGAAGTCACATTGCTGGCAATGATGACTTATCCATTCCACATTTACAATGTTCCTTCTCTCAAAGGTGTATTTAATTGCTCTACTAATGCTTCTTGCTATATGTATGGCAAGTACAGATTATTCGTTAAGACTCTCACTAATATCAATCATAAACATGGCTATACTGATTTATGTGAATATTTTACTGATCCTTGCATGTTGATTAATGTTTATTCTGAAAAAGTATTGCGCAATTTGCTAAAGTTCAATTCAGAATTAGTAGCTATTAACATTGATGGTCTCAATGAAACATTCATAAAGGAATTCATCGAATTTGCTAATAGTGAAGTTGTCAAGAAAGTCATTTTGCTGGAGAATGGTGTTGGTGGTTATGAATATAATACTGACTTCACTCTTGCTGAAATGCAAAACAATGCTCATGGAGTCAATTTGGCTGATGTAGTATATTCGCGCTTCAAGTTAAATTAAATATATGTTTTTTATTGAATTTTTAATGCAAAAATAAGAATACATGACAGAATTGCAGGAAATATTAAACTTGCCATTTAAATTATCAGTTCATTATTACACAGTTAGTATAGCTGATGAGGACAAATTATGCAAAAATGAAAGAGATATATTGCAATCATTCAGAGCTAAAATGTGCTATTACACTATTTCCATTAATGATGAAATAGATGAATTACTTAATTTAGCCAATACTAAATTTCAGTTTGACGATGAAAATTACGCCATAGGTTCAATTGAAAATCGTAGCTATCAAAGTTATAGTTATACAGATCGCTTATTCAGAGAAGCACTAAATAGAACTATTATATTAGGTAATTCTACTGAACATAATGGATTAAGTATCGGCATAATTAATAACCAATTAATATTTGAATGCCCTATTTGCAATCCTACACCCGGTGTTTCTAACTGCTATGTTTTAGTTGGTAGTTATTCATATGCTCAATTATATAGCAAATTCAGCGACTATTTTAAACTCTCAAATATCAATTCAATAATTACTGCTGATGGATTTGTAATTGGATATTCTGCAGTGCATAATTATGATAAAGTTCAATTGAAATTAACTGTTTATCTTAACGGCTATACTCATTCTGTTTATAGAGAATACAACAACTATAACTGCTATGATGCAATTATCAATGATATAGAATTTATTAAATCAGTTATTCCTGGTATGTCTATATTCAGCTACTTCAGTGATGGGGCTAAAAACATCATTAAAGTTGCTGGTGCTTATCATGGATCAGATGAAATACGTGTTATTATGGGTAATTGTCAAGCAATAATAAATACCAAATTGTTTAATACTGATGATTGTTCTTCACTGATTCAAGATCGCATTTCCAATTACTTATTGGGTAAAGACGTATCAACTTTACCCTATGTCAGCTATATCAGCAAGAATAAATCAGCTAAGTAATTATGTTTTTTCGGCTAAAAAAATGATAATTCTAATTGAAAAATAATAATGATAGTGGAACTAGTAGAAGGTGTATCAAAAATATTCAAGTTGTATAGGTATACTTATTCACTTGATATCAAATATAATGATTCATTAACAGGCAAACAAATGGAACAATTTAAAACCATATTAACTAATATATGTTATTATAAGATATCAATATCGACTGCGTATGATAAAATCATTGGATTAGATAATTTTTATATGCAATGTGTTGGTGGCAAATTAGTGCGAATTCATAGAGATAAGCATGGTGCATTACCGATATCAGTGAGTGATGATATTTCAACTGATGAATTAGAGATATTCTTAGGCCGATTCTTATATGATGAAGAAAATAACACTATCAAACATAGTGAAGGTGGAGTAATGCTAAATATAATAGGCGATAAGTTTAGATACGGCAATAGGAAATATGATAGTATTGATTACATTGTAAAGGACTTAATATTTCAGCATAATTTCCCTCTTAGAAATTTATTAGTTAGTAAAGACACGTTTTGCTATAGGCGTGAAATTAATACTAGAATTTCAAATCAGATTTTAATATATGAGTTACATATAGGTAGTCAAAAGATCATGTATGTCTGTGATATTAATTATGAAGATTCTGTTAATGGATTATTAGCTGAAAGAATAGAACAAACAGAAAAGCTATTAGACAACATACAATTTTTCACTAGATATAATGGAGAAGTAGTAAAAGGATGCCTCGATATTAGCAATTCTGAGAAATTCGTAGTAGTTGAAAACAAATATATGTTTTATGTTAATCAAGATAAAGTGAAACAGTACTTAAATGGTAACGATATCTCCAATGATTCAGATGTGAAACTTATTCACAGCACTAAATCTGCGCGCAAATAAGTAATTATTTTTTAGCTTCGACTAAAAAAGGATAACTCTAATTGAAAAATAAGAATTATAATTCAACAATATTAGTTAATGAACAATGGCTATTATGTATTTCCTGTTCAACGTTACTTAAAACTGATATTGCTTTATCATATCGATTATTAAATAGCTGCTCATCATAATCCAAATAGTATAATTCAGCAATAGAATCAATAATTAATGTTAAATTAGAAGTTAATTCAAATGTTAATTGTTTATAATTAATGACATATGTATGAGTATTTGTTCCATGTCTACTAAATACAAATTCGTCATGAATAAAATCCATATCAGTTAACTTGTCATCATATGAATAAAATATAATTTTATCAGTTTTAATATTTGGAGCATATTCACCAACAATAGTAGTAATGCCTTTATCGTTAATGACTACTGTTTTTAATACCATTTTTATTAAATGTCTTATTGAAATTCAATTTTTATGTTAATTAAACATATGAAGACTTTACCAAAATGATTAATGTTGAAACGCTGCAAAACTTACCAAAAGGAATAAGCTATTTAGATGATTATATTGTCCATAATAAGGGATTATATATTGATATATCAAAGAATAGTATATCGCTGGCAAAGCTCGCAAAGGGTAAATGGATAATGTATTATGTTATTGACGATGATATATTCAAAGATTTCTGCAATTATTTCAGCATTAAACCATATACATTTTACATTACTTCTGATAATATAAAATATGCAACTATACCTTATTATTCGTATTATTCTGAACGCACTGATTATAGTTATCCTGTAGAACCAAATGTGTTTGTTAATAAAGAGCGACTAGTTTATAGTCATAACGAATGCACTTATTATTTTGATTATTATGATAAATGCATATTTTACCATCACTGCGATTTATATAACAGTCTATATGTTGGTGATTATTTACAATCGGAAATATTAGCAATCAGTATTGATAATATGAATGAAGTAGCATATAAATTAGTGACTAATATGTGTTCAATAGTAACTAGCAATTATATGGTTGATAAAATAATTATTGTTTTTGATTATCACGTATTTGAATGGAATAATCAAAGCTTCGAGGAATATCAGAAAGACTTTATAGACCATAAAAGTAATTTTAATGAGTTTATAACCAATCGCAGTATTAAGGATTATGTCAGAGATCACTTCAAAGATAGATGTCAAATACCAATCAAATCTACAAATTCAAATTAGACTTATAAAAAATATTTAATTAATTTTAGCTGCTGATTTAAATGGTCTAGAATAAACAGGAATCACTTGTTGTATTATAGTATGTGCCTTGCAATTAATTGATTTAGTTATAGATGCAAGCAATTCAGGTGTTAATGGATTTATTAAATCGTACTCTCCAACTGTTAAACCATAAACTTGTACTATTAATGTTTTTTGATCATTTATAACGAATAGAGTAGTATTATTCACAACACATCCCATATCTTTTGACACTATGGGATATAAAAATACGCAATTATCACATACAGGAGTAACAGTTAAACCAATGGCATTGAATTCTTTAATCAGTGAATCATAAATATCTATTATACATGATATCTCTGCTGATAATTCAGTTAATCCAAATGAATGTTCAATTGAACACCTGTTCAAATTACCAACATCAATAAATGCAAATGTGTTAAACATTCTGCCACATATAATAATGCAACCATGTGATTCAGTTAATTCTTGTTTATAAATACATCTATTATTGTATCGCAAATATATCGCATCCTTTGTAATACCAATACCATGTATAGGTGAATCATATTCTGTAACTTTATAACTGCTGGGTATTTTTGGATCATCGAATTTCACAAACATTATTACTTTAATTAAAAAATCAAATTAAATAATAGCAATATTCTTATTGACAATTTGATTAACTTTATTATTCAAAGCAATCACTAAATTACCAGCATCATAATCACCAATTTGTCCTATTAAATGAGATAAATCAATACCACTGACATAGATAGCTTCAACAATGCCAAATCGATGAAACAACAAAGCATGACCGCATTCCATACTAGCTATTTCTTTTTTATATGATTTATGAATAATATCATCCTCAATAATATCGATATTATTGTTGTTATCAGCAATATCGTTGATGTTATCAACGGTCATGTCATTAATCTCACTCAGTATTGCATCATAGCATTTAACTATATTTAATATTTTATCAATTGTATGAGCCAAATTAGGATATAAAATACTCGAATTAATCAGTACTGGTATGTGTTTAATATACATAATGCTACTATCTCTATCTTCTACATATATTATAGTGCTTTTGTACATTATTGTTATGCGTGATTTTATCTCAACATATAATTCACCATGACCATAATTCTTAATTGAATAGATCTTATCTGTGTAAGGCTGCTTAAATTCAATAAACATTTATTTAATTGAGACTAATTAATCAAATTAATTTGATTTTTCTCATAGCTTTAATTGAACTATGAGATTGATTGATTCTATAAACAACTTAGCAAAGGAAATAGCCAATAATAGTATGTCTACTAAATGGTATTCTGCTGTATTGGCTACAGAAGCTGATAATCCGGCAGAAGTATTACAAAAAGGTGGATCATTTCTGATAATAGATGCTGGCGATGAAATAGTAGCTGAAATCAGGCTGAATTCCATAACTGTAAATGAACATTATGCATTTCAATTTATACAATTATACAATGTTCCTGATTTCCATTTTAATATATTTCTTAATGGAGAATATAGAAGATCTATCTATCCGAATATATTAACTAGAGATGATTTACATAAATTAGTCGCTATTACTGATGATGAAATACCTCATTGCGAATATATAAAGATTACTGAGTCAAATAGGCAATCAATATATACTTTGACTGATATTAGGTATATTAGAGGCGTATTATTGGCAAAAAATGATGAAACATATGTAAGAGAATTATTTGAACAAATGAAGAATTTGCAATATGTTTGGATCGAAGATGAATGCATTGAATATAGTCGTACTGATGTTTGCAATTGTGACTATTTGCTCAGGATAGCAATACTGAGTAGTAGTACATTAGGAAGACGTAAATGCGTTCCTAATATAGGCAAATATCATTAATTTTTTATTTGAATTTTATTTATTATTATGTTACAATGCATAAATCATACTTACTCGATTTAGATGGTTGTAGATATGGCATGAGTATGCAATACAGCTATTTAAATAAATTCTCCGATGAATTAACCATGCGACATGATCCTAGAAGTTTCGATAATGGTAGAGATGGTAATTTCAACTTTGGCTCGTTCCATACTCCTGCTAATCGTAAAGGAACCGTTACTAGAGTCCCTGATTATTATAGATTTGACTCAGAATTGCAATTTGGTGTCTTATACATGATTGATCTCAGTAATGTATTATATGGCAATATTAGAGTTAATAATGACAATATCGCTGAGATTATCAGAATGCTTATTTCAAAGAATGGTCAAGTCGCTACTGGTAGCTTAATATCTGGTTCTTGTATTGAAAAAACACTAGTCGATGAGTTCGTTGATATGGGGTTTTGCGTTTATAATGAAGAAAGACGCAAAAAGGAATTAGGTGTTGATATCCAATTAATGTATTACATGTCTACTATTATTGGCGATCCTCGCAGACGAGAAAGGCATTACACTCCTGGATTATGTCATTATTATCCACATTTCTCTAGTGTTTTGCTTGTTACTAGCGACTATAATAAATCAAATGGAATCAGCTTTCCCGATTACATGAACGAACTCCTTATTTGTGGTATTTCAGTTAAACACTACGATGCTATTAAGTTTGATAATCCACCAAAAATGAAAGTGCTTGCATCTCTCACTAATTTTGCCAATTATAGCAATCCTCATATTGACGAAATTATCGATTGTATTAAACTCAAATATATCTTACTGCCTACAATTAATCATGTGACATTAGTTGAACATGAATTGATAATCAAAAACGGTTATTATTATGTTAGACATGAAGGATATTGTTCTGAATTAAACGAGTATATACAAGAATTGAATGAGATTTGGTATTATCGCTTGGATGTGTATAACTTGGCTGCAATGCAACTTCAAGGCTAAATACTCTTAGCCGATGCTAAATACTCTTAGCCGATTTGACTGTTGATCTCATAACGCTATGTATGGCAGCATTTATTTTGTTTTTTGTTTCTTCTATATCAACTTCAACTTTTACATTAAAGGCATTATAAAAGTTAATTATTGTTTGATTATCTGCTTTGATTGTAGTGGATAAGTCGACTAATCTATCATACAAAGTATTAATTAATCTTATCACAGTTTCTATTTCCAATTGAAATAATCCATCAGTAGCTAATTTCTTCAATCGCTGACAATCAACTCTACCACTTAATTCACTTATAATACAATCCGATAATAGCTCACATTTATACACCAATGAATCATTAATGTATATGCCTGAATTATATGTATCGCTGTGATTGTAATAAATGGAGAATCGCTGATTGCGCCTTTCAATAATTAATCTGCCTGGATAATACTTAATACCGTTTCCATATGTGACATAGCCTGGCCTCCATTGCCCACAAATTAACTTTATGCTGACCATTAATACCTAAAAAATATATAATTTGTTAGAATTGGCAAATGTTTAATTAATAATTTGCACGTTTGATGTTTCTTTGTGGATTATAATTATTACAATAGCTGATAAAATTACCATTTGTCCACCATTCAGCACGACCATTGCTATATATACAAGCAGGTTTACCATTTTCACGATGTATCTTATTTTCATTGTACCATACCATTAAAGACGAATCTACTTCAGCTGGTAAATCATTATCGCGATGCATTAGACCATTCTTATACCAGCGTTTGCATCCATTAATATGTATCCATGAAGGCTCATCATTAAAGCTATGCAATACGCCATTTAATTTAGACATATGAGTGCCATATTTATCTGTAATTATATCCATAATCATAAAAAACAATTATATATTTAATTAGCTTTTTTGTGAATGGGCATTCTAGGGAAACAAACAAGTCGCTCATGAACAATTTCCATGAAATCTTCAATTGAATTTATAAAAGTATTATAGTTGAAGCGTTCATTTGTGACTACTAAGTTCAGCTTGAATGATCTTTCCTCAGTAGTATACTTCCCTAATATGACTATTGCTTTACCTTCGTCTTTATCAAATACAATTTCATAATTAACAGAAACAAATCTCAGAAGTGAATCGCCTCCGTAATACATATCTCTGCATTTAATTGGTATGGATTTTGGTAATTTGCAAACACATAATGTAGGCATACTACTGATTAATTGATTGTATAAATTAATGCAATCAATAATTAATGGATGAAATGCTCTCACTACTGCTAATATTTGGCAACGATTGCTGTAAAATATTCCAATAAATGAGCTATAATCAGTAAGCAAATCAAGAGGATAAGTCAGTAATGCAGATTCAAATTTAGGAGCACTTAAAACATCATCAACTTTGTAGCTGTCAACGTCTGACTGATATTCAACATGATCGTATACGTAATTAATAGATTCCATATTTAAGTTATATAAAATTCAAAAAAATTAACAATTATGAGCAGATTTTACGTTCGTAATTGGTTTAGGAAAGTGAATTAATGCCTTAACAGAATCAATATAGCTGATAGCACTATTAACAAACACATCTTCATCATAATCGCAATCAAGTAATTCATATTCGATTAAGAATGATTTGCCTTCACCATTAACATATGCTTTACCATCCTTAGTGATGTTAATGGAGTAATAACCAACTATGATGAAATGATCATCCTTCTCATACTCATCATTCTTATCTTTGCTGTGATAATACACGCCTCTATATTTGCCATTATCAACTCTAACATTTACACCATCAGGAGGCATTCGAATGTATAATTTAGGTGCTTTGCTGATTAAGGCAATATAATTATTACGATGTTCTATTAATTGATCGATTACTGATTTGACAAATCCTTCTGGATTTCTGCCTAATTCAGTATCATTTTTTACTAGCCAAGACAGCGGAATATGCATATTACACATTTCAGCAATGTATGGTTTTATCATTACTACAGTGAATAATTCTTCGTCATCCACAATAATGTGGCAAACGCGTCTATCGTCAATTGTAACTTCAAGCTTCATACAATTGCAAATATAAAAATCAATTTAATTGAATTATTAATTAGCAAATAGATGTTGACTTTAATACAATCAATTGCAAATCTTTGCCAAGAGATAAGCGATAATTGCAGGTATTTATTAGAAGGCACTGAATATATACTTTTGAGGAAAGTAGTGCCTATTGGTGTTAATAATTTCAGAGCAAATGGAACAGTAGTTAATATTAAAGGTGATTCTATTAACATTAGAGTAATGCTTAGAAATAAGCTAATCATGTCTGTTGAATTGCCACCAGCAAAGATTACTATAAATGACTGTGAACACGGCATCAAAATGATCAAGTTATTTGGCATACCTGATTTCCATTATGACCAACTCAATCACAATAGTCCTTATACCCATTACAGTTTGCTATGTATTATGAGTAATTATTTTAGCGATTCCCGATATATAAGCATTTATGTAAGTAATACCGATGAGTCACTAGATTATCTTTCTAGGCAATCTTCTATTGGTATTACAGTTAATGGTGAATTCGATGATGAATTTATAAAGAAGTCATTTGAAGTTATGCCGACTTTGCAATACTTTTGGCATAATTGCGATGAATATACGCTAGTAAATGGTCAAATCGAGAAGCGTGAATTTGATCCTCATATGAGAATTGCCTCGTTGTTATATACCAATGAGCATTTAGAAGGCGACTATAAGAATCGCTATTATGTTCAAAGAAGAGAATTTGGTAAGAAATAATTGATTTTTTTCCCTTTTAAGCCGTTATAATGAAGATTAGATTACCTAATAAGAAGTTCAACTTAGTTGAACCCATGTTTAATGGCTATGAGTGCGAATTTTCGATTAGAAGAAATAAGATATCTATGCAATGTACTAATTCCAATTCTGCTTGTATTGGCTATGTTCAATCAGACCAAAAATGCTACTTGAACTATTACAAAAATTCATTACTCTTGGCTTCTAGCAAATACAAGTTGCCTGGACCGTTATTTAGCGAGTTCTTTGTTGAGGATGTAAAAAACGCTACTGAGTTTGAAGGTGCTGTGAGAGATTCAGTTATTCGAGTATTTAACTACTTGAAATGCTTGCTGAGTTTTGAGATTGATCTTAGTGTTCCAGTTGTGCATAACTACACTTTGGATTACTTGGGTATGTGCAACTACAATGAGATACTGTTTGATTTGCGTTGTTGTTATGACTACGATGACTGTTGCTGCAATAAATTGGGTGTTTGTGGTGTTGTGAATTTGGAAAATTCATCTACTCAAACTTTGGAGGTGTTCGCTACTAATGGTATGTTTGCTACTATACCCATTGAGTATAGTTCTGAGCGCATACTTGCTTGTATGAATGAACCTGATGAGGAGTTGATGACGGAGGTTTTGAATTATCTTGTTGCTTACGAAAAGGGTATTATTGAATTCATCGATGATACCTATCAGCGATTTGTTGCGATACCTGCAACCAAGTCCGCTGCTAAAACTATGTAATTATGCTTTTGATTTTTTGTATCTCATCACAGCAACTACTATTACTGTTCCCAATATAACTACTACTAAAAATACCATAAGTATAATAAATATAGTTTTAATAGCCGCTTTTGCGTTACTGAACATCATCAATATATTAGTCAGTATGACAGTATAATAATTCATATAGATATAGCCACAAATGCTAACAGTACATGAATCGCCACTAATTATACTTTGCGTAATACTCGTAATATCATTTCCATATGCGTCAATTAATATATCAGGTGAAAGGCCTATTATGAGTGTATAATTCCATTGAGGTGTACTAGGTGCTGTCTTTGTACCGGTTAACTTATAATAATCTGAACGTCCAATTGAATCAGTATTATTAACTATGAATGATGTATATGGATAAGTGACTTCTTCACTGATACCTGTATAATTAGTATTGGGTGTATATGGCTGTATATTATTTATTGTTTTTGCTGGATTCTGCTGACTAGAACTAGATGCTCTAGTACTTAGAGTCAAACTCAGCGGTTTGCCAGTACAATTATAAATAGTAACATTAAAAGTAGGCATTTATTATATCTGTAATAATAATATATTTGAATTATATTTTTTGACTAATAATGATTACTATTTTAGATTGCACAGGATTAATTTGCAAATTATTGACTAGTGAATTGGACTTAACTCCTAGATCATATAATGCTATTAGTACTGTACTTAATAAAGTAGATGTAGGTAAGATTTTAGTAAGCAAAGAATCTATCTATAACGCGTTGGGATTCACTACAACTGTTAATAGCGATATTACTATCTATTCAGGAGTACCATTTACAAGCAATTCTTATACTACTAGTCTTATCACTACTGCATTTTTATCAGTTATTAATCCTGACATAGTAATAGGTAGTCATTTATATGCTAATAGAGGTAGCGTAGATATAATGAATGAAATATTCACTAATGGCATTACTCATATAAAATATACTAGAGATAGTAAAGGATTTACTATGTTTTTAAATAATAAAATTACTCATTGTGAATTATTTGAGAATGGCATTAGTAATGATAAACAAATTCTAGACGCTATTCTTTGTATTGTTAGACAATCAATTAACACTATTGCTGTACCTAATACTATCAGTGATACACAGCAATATGAAACAGTAGAATTAAGATCTCAATTAGAGTTATGCAAGCGTGATTTAGAAATAAAAAATAATGAAATTAAGCAGTTAAAACTTCAATTGAAAAACAATGAAGAATTGCTTGTATCAATCAAAGCATTAATGAATAAGGCTTAAATAATTGATTTTTTAACTATAGTAAATATGATCAGTAATTTAGTCAAATCGCTTGAATTGCTCAAGCAGAAGATTAAGCAATATAAATGTATGTTTAATATTGAACATTATGTTGATAAGGGACTATGTAAAATATATGACAATTGTTCTGGATTTATGCTTAAAAATAAGGATAATATAGAAATATTAACTGTAATTATTTGCTCATATTTTGGCGAATTGCGTTGTGTTTATTTCTGCTTTGATTTATATGATGAAACAATTGAAGATATTAAATTTCTAATTGAAGATTTGGAATTACCCGATTGGCATTATGATGTTAATTATAATAGCGACAATATTTACGATATTCGTCCTAGATATTTTATGCATTATAATGATAGCGATTTACCGATTATGCATATTTACGAGAACGAGAATGATAGCTATTCTGCTATTAAAAATAACTGCTTTTACACTGATGGCGAATACGTGTTATACATTACTGGGCTTAGATCAAACAACATTAATGAATCCGATATTGCTGTAAATAGTAACATCGTAGCAGTTGTATCAGATGATGTAACTATATTGGATAGAATACCTACTATAAGATATGTATTTGTGTATAAGAATTATGAAGACTATGAGTGCTGGTCTCGTAATGGTATCGAGGACATATCGCTGTGTGATTATGCGATTTGTATTGCAAACTAATTAGCACAATATTGCTGATTTTTTTTTGATTTCTTTAATTGAAATAAATGTATTTGAACGTGCCTAATCTAACATGCAAAAGCGATATAATAAAGCGCACTAGGGGTATCCCATATGCACGATACATGGTAAAAATAACTGATATAAAAGTAGAAGCAGGTACAGATGATTGTAGATATGTACAATATTTATCAGGTGAAGCAGGAATATTATATCCTGATTATGATGTTACTTGTAGTGTCGGTATTGCAATGTTTGATTCAGATATAATCGAGGAATTAATCAATTACAATAAGCAAGGATTTATTGATGAAATATCAGATAGAATGTTCGATCAAATAGTTAAATGTATCAGTGTAGCTAATGAAGTAAATGAGATTAAGGTCGATATGAGTAAAGAATATTCTCCAGCTGGTACATATTCAATTGAAGATTTTTGTTGTGAATCATCAAAATTTGATTCAAATATATCATTTACATTGCCTACAGCAGTTCCTGTTAATGCTACTATTACTATTCCAAAAAGGAAATATGGTATTTGCAATGCTTGTGGCAAGAAATGCTGTGTTATTAAATCATCTAAATCTACTGTATTAGAAATATGTAATTCATTTACTATGAATGTTAATTGGGATAATGAATTATTGGCTGAATTCCTTAGAACTTTACACATTGAACATCCTAAATATAAATCATTTCTTGAAGAATTATTAGTATTAATGGAAAAGTATGAGTATCTATATCGCATGCAAATATATGAAATTCTCAGCATATTTAATAGGCAAAATCGAGTCAAATCAGCACGCAATTAATTGATTTTTTAACTAGCTATGCAAATGACTATAATATTCTTTACCCGATTAGGCATGAAAGTTAAAGGATATAACTTCAACTTATTGTCTGAAATAGTTAATGAATATCAGAAAATAGGAGGAGATTTCATAATAAAAGCATCTACTCCTACATCAGAAATAATTATTTATATAGGTGAAAATTCACTATGTGGATATGCTGTTGTGTGTATCATACTAAAAAACATAAATAATGGTATTAGTCATCCTGCTGGTGTCGCTACTATAGACCCAACTGGTTATCATATGCATACATTTATTAATAATGATGAATCATATGATTATGTAAAACATATAGAAATAGGTAATGATGTTGGATTAATACTGGTTTTAGATAGATTAAGGTTAGCATTTATGAATTATATTATTAATGGTTAATTTTTTGATTTATTTAATTGAGAATTATAATAATGGGTTGTGTGTTTTGTAAAGATAAAGTCGCTGTTCATTGTAGCTTTGATGAGTTTGGTAATCCTCACAGTTATAACAACAAACCAGCAATTATTACTCGCGATGGTACTATATACAGATACAAACATGGTGAAATTCACGGAAGCAATGATTTACCTGCTATAATCGATAAGAAAAAAGGTATATTCTACTGGTATAAGAATGATAAATTACATCGTAAAGGTAAACCAGCAATAATAAGTACTAGAGACTCATATTTATATTATGAAAACGGTATAGAAATAGAACACATTAATACTTACAATTTGCGCATTAAAGCTGCTAAATAATTGATTTTTTGATTTATTTAATTGAGAATTAGCAGCGATAATGTTTATATACATCAATAAGAGATTTGATAGGTCGAGCATGATTGTCACTGAAAGGGATGATATAGATGGAGATTATCATTGCTTAAATGTAATAAGAGGTATGAGTATCGCTATTAATGTATTTAATACCTATTATAAATACATCAGTGATTTATCATATATGCAATTGGATGGTAAAAGCTATATCAATTATATTGATGAAGATTTGCAATATTATATACAAAAATGCATATTTAGCGATAAGTCATTAGAAGAATTAGATAATTTGGATAATTCAGATTATAAATCTATTGAAGGTCCTGGAATTCTTTCTGATAGATTATTAGATGAGTTCATGAGAGCAAGTAAGCTAATCAATGAGATAGCAAAATTAGAAGTTGACTTTTCTGATTTCAACGATTTATATGCTGATACTGAATTCGATGTGGATCATAATGAGAAGATTGATTGTAGTAATGATTACTCTAATTTTGTATACACGTTTTATCCAATTGAATCTAGGATTCCTATTTATGCATCTATTTGTATTAAGGATTATATGTTTTCTGATGAAGGTGAAGAAGCAAAATTGAGAATATTCAGCATATTCAAATGCAGCTATGCTCCAATCAGTAAGGAATTAATTTCTGAATACTCTGATATGCTTTATGATTTTGAATTGAAGGACTGCAAAGATATTTATGGACAAATCAAGCGAATATCGATGTTGATGAGAGTCTATGAAGAGCGAATCTGCCTGCAAATTGATGATCTAGCTGATAAGTATTCACAACAACCGTTATTCAAGGCTGCTAACTAATTCGCAAATTAATTGAATATTTTTTATAATTTAAAATGGAAATCGGTATTGATATTGACGTGCCAATTAATGAGGATTTAATTAATGTCGTAGTTAACTTCGCTATGCCAAATTTATGCCCTTATGTATCTTCATGTGAAGATAGATTAAAATATAGAGTTGACTATGGTTTTGATTGGATGTATTGCAATTTCTATATAGGTGAATTATATGTGAGAGCCGAAGAGGAAGAAAAAATAATAGATGGAGAACTTACATACGTATGGTCAAAAATAGAAGTATTTAAATTAGAAAAATCAGCAGATGGTATCACTACGTTTGAAGAATTGGATGATATTGATGGCGAAGAAATAGATCTTTGTGAATCAGATACACTTAGATCTTTAGCATTTCCACCAAGAGCTAAATCAGCACGTACTTATAGTGGTTTAGCTATAATGCAATAAACCCTATAACCAATAATTAATATTGCTTTTTTCGAAACTGCTAATGAATCTTTGTTATTTTTACCAATAATACTTCTAACATAACTTATAAAATTATCACTTAATTTGATTATAATTGTATTATCTCTACCGAATTCTACATTATCATCATCGCCACCAATACTTAATACATAACCACCTATCGAATAATCACCTTTTTCATTATCCATTTTAGTTTGCATATCGCTTTCAATGCTACCACCGATTTTCATAATTAACTTTAATCGCTGCTTTAATTCCTTATATACATACATAACTTGATCCATTATTGATTCTAAATCTTCTGTAATGTTTATCTTATAATCGCAACTATATTTATTAGAGCAGAAATTGATAAATGAATTTGTTAATTCAGTTAATTTAATTGAATTAACAAATTCATTTGTATACCCGATAATACCTCCTAACGATAAACATACATGATTTGGTGATAGCGTTAATGTTGTATATTTATAAGTATCAATGGATTTATGTATTTCATGGAATTTGCCTCCTAATAGTGTATATCTAGTCATTTTTAAATTTGATTTTATAAGTCCAAATAATAAATATGAAGACTATTATTGTCAATAGTGAACAAGTTTATACAGAATTAAGCGATAATAAACACCCTAAACATGACTGTATGGTTTTAACCATCTGGAAAAATAATATAAATTTTGGTATATATAAAGATGAAATGATATATTATGGTAAGATCGAAGACGATTATATCTCATTTGATAAATTTCATCATAAAAAATCATGGTATGTAAGTGATTTTGATGAATTATTATACGTCAATAAATTATTTAAAACTGGAGAATATTATAATCATAAAGATGAATGTGATAAAATGTTAATTGCATTATTCAAAAACACTATTTCTCTAATTGAAAAATTAAACACTAAGAGTATCAGCCTTTGTGCTTATTAAATTGCTATTATTTTTTATATGCAGATTTAACTGATCTAGGTAGCAAATATTTACCAATTATCTCATTGCAGAAATTCTTGCATGACTGATCATGCTGACTGGCAAATATATGTTTGCAAAGATAATTAATTGTCTTATCATGCAATGTAAATATGAATCTTATTCCAGATCTTTCAGTTTGTATATTTATGACTAAATCACAAATATGAATTTCTGATACCATATCTCTATTTATAATTGCACGAAACGATTCAGCACTACTAATGCTGATATAATCCTTATTAAATACAATTATCAAGTAATATATCTTTGTATAAAAATACAAGAATGTATTTTTCATTATATGTTCAAATAAACTTCCATCATGGATCATATCTATTATATCCATTAATTCATGTGATTTTTCACTTGGATCGAAATCTGTTGATGTCGTTAGTGAATAATCTTTATGAATGACAAAGCCTTTATAGTAATAGCGATACTTATCAGTAGTAGTAATGATTCTTCCTCTAGATAAATATTCCATTTTCAATTAGACTTATCGTTTTGGTTTGATATTTGATAATGGAAATTCAAAAAATAAAGCATTAGTTAATACTTATTATTACTAAGCACTGATTAATTAATGCAATGCTGATTTTACAGAATTACCTATTAGATGTTTGCCCACAATTTCATTACAAATAGGTGTTGTACAATAAGTGGTTATATATGGTTCATGACCAAAACAAGATTTATAATAGACAGATTTATCGTCTAGGACAATTCTATATCTACCTAACATCATATCATATATCTCGTGTACAACTAATGTTTTAGTTGGTCCTTTAATTCTGTATTCTAATACAGTAGTTATTTCTATATATTGTATATAATCTTCACTGTTTGTAAAATAATCTCTATTATATGTTATTATACAACATATAGTATCGTAGAAATAATAAAACGTATTGTTCATAATATGATCGAATATATCGCCACTAATTATTGCATCTACAACATCAATGCGATCTTTTATTGTGTCGATTTCCTTAATATAATCTGGTATGCCTTCTAAGTCAGATTTTACTGTTTTATATATTTTTAAATTATTGTATATGAATTCACCTTTATTCGTTATAGTTATTTGCTTACCATCAATATTAATTTCCATTTAGACTTATCGTTTTGGTTAGATATTTGATAATGTAAATTCAAAAAATAAAGTACTGATTTGTAATCAATACTTATTGATTACTAAGCACTGATCAATTGATCAGTGTAATGCCGATTTAACAGATTTGCCAATAAGAGCACTACCAAGTGTACTATTATAGTCACATGAATTAATAGAATTGTATTCTATCATTACACTATTCATGCTAAAGATTGTTCTATTTGAAGTAATATAATACCCCACTATTAATAGATTATTGCTATTTTTGACAGCAACAATATAGCGATTGTTTATCAATTTTGCATGGAAATTATTATTATAATTATTCATGTTATTATTCATTACTAGATATATTATGACTCTATCAAAATCTCTAAACTTAAGATTCATTATGAAGTCGAACATATCATCTGGATGAGTATTAATGAATTCTATACGCAATCCCATTAAATAATCATAATCTTCAAGTGTTAGTTTATTCGTCTTTGTATTATATACTCCGACTATTATATCCTTATACCAAAATTCAGCATTATTAATAATTGATACTGTTTCACCTCTAATAATCATTTCCATGAGTATATTAGTGAAATAATAATTCAAAAAAATCAGCATTGCACTGATTAGTCAATCAGTGCTCATTAATTAGTCAATTAATGCAATGCTGATTTAACACTAACACAACATAAATGTTTGCGTAATACCTCATCACTTAATGAATTACCAAATACATCACCATATTTTATTGTCTTGTCATTTAATGAGATGATATATGTGATATAATCATAGGTTAAAAATGTCTTTATGTTTAATATTTCACCGTATTTGGATCTAATAATACATTCTGAATTACCATTAATAATCTTTGGCTGTGAATCATCTATTGGACACGTGATATGTGATAAGAATTCTTCTACTTCACTAAATTTGCTGTTAATTAATATCTCAAATAATTCTCCATCTTTAAAATCTTCAATATTTTTATCTTTTATTCCACTAACATAAGAGCAGTAAAATAAATTATTTAATCTTTTGCCTTCGTAATATACTTCCATTTATTTATGATATTAATTCAAAAAATAATAAGCACTGATTAGTTAATCAGTGCTTTGATTAGTTAATCAGTAAGTATTGATAATGTCAATACAATGCCGATTTAACAGGTTTACCAATTAAATGATCACCCAATAATTCATCTCTCAAAGCGATATCGCATTGACAACCATATTTGTGTTTACATACTGTATACGTCAACGATTTATTGCCTAATTTAAATGATAATTCCCAGAATAATGAATGTCCTCTTGTTACAGTTAATGTTTTGTCTTGACCCTTTATTACTAGATTCTTATCTGATTCATCAACATAGAAGTTATCATTAAAATTCAGTGAATCATTATAGAATAATAAACGATCTACTACTAAACTGAAATATTGGAATGTATTTGCCATAACAAGATCAAACATATCATTTGGGTGAGTATCGATGAATTCGATGCATGCTTTAATATGGTCATCGTTTGTTATTATTCCTATCAATTTTTCATTTGTTAATTTATTACTATATTGATTTATCCATACACCTTTATATGTACAATCCTTGTGTCTATGCATTATTACTGTCTTGCCATCAATATCAATTTCCATTTAGACTTATCGTTTTGCTAAGTATTGATAATATTTAGCTAAGTATTAATTCAAAAAAATAAGCATTGATCGACTAATCGGATTTCTGATTAACGCCTTGATGATTTACCATACATAATTAAGTGTTTACCAAGCAGTTCATCTTTTAGTTGTTTATGATAAACTACTTCTTTATCGATTGTAAACTTATAAGTGCACATATTTTCCAGTTTAGTTGACACAAAAGTGAGTTTTTTATTATCGGATCTGATAATTATATTAGTATTTATACCTTCATCATAAGTATTGAAATACCAATAAATAATCACGGTATTAGTATTTTTGCTCATATCAGTAATGATAACACTCATAAGATCATGAATGTATTCTATGAAATATCCAAAAGATTTACCAAGTAGATATCCCAATATTTCTTTGCTGTTTATTAGATCTATTAATTTTAACACTTCATCTAATCTTTCATCTGTCAATAATTCTCTTGGTATAGGTATGTTGTTGTACGTATATAATTGCTGATTTTGATCATAAATTAATTCTTTATCTAATTTAGTAGTTATAATTTCCATTTAGACTTATAGTCTTGCTAAATATTTGACGATATTAATTCAAAAAATAATTGGTGTTTTGATTAATCAATCAAAACACTCTGATTAATCAATCAAAACACTCTGATTAGTCAATCAAAAACGCGCTGATTTAACAGGTTTACCAATTAAATAAGTACTTAATTTAGTATTTTCTACTTCATCAGATTCAGAGCATACATGGTATTCAAACGTCTTATTATTCAACGTGAATATAATTGACGGTTCACAGTTTATGGTTATCTCTAATTGCTGATATCCATCTGTAATATTGATATGAATATGTGGATAATTAGTGAATGTAATACTGAAATTTGGATAATCAAATAAGTTATTGCGACCATAATTTCTCACTAATACACTACGCACTACATCTTTGAAATAAGCAATTGTATTATTTATAATAAATCCAAATATATCTCCTTCTAATGCATCAATAAAGTCGGCATATTTATCTAACATAGTATTTCTTTTTATAAATTCTTCAACATTTGCCATCGTTGTATTCTTCCCTTCATTGTATATTATATCACATGTCATAATGACTATATCTTTGTATTTGCATATTATTGGATTAATACTTACACTTAATTTTCTTCCCCCAATAGATCTCATTTAGAATTATAATAAAAAATCAAATTAAACAATAAGTGGCTTCGATTCTTCGTTACACTTGCTTTTGCAGCATAACAAATCAATTAAAGCTATTATACTGCATATAATTGCAACAATAATTATCCATATAATTATAGCAATAGGATTATCAGGTAACATTTATTTAGACATATAAATTCAAATTTATTTCTTGCTATAATTCTTGCCAACATTTCTATTGATAATGGCATCATATTCGATCTTTGCTTCCCTAACAGCAAGTGAATGCTCAACAATTGTCTTGATCATCTCAAACATTTCTTCAATTGAGATTGTTGGTTGTGACATCATATAAAATAGATGGGCAACACTACTATTCTTGTGGATGATTTCTGGTTCATTGGCATATATAACAGTTATCCTATAGTTGTCATCTGGATAAGTACTGCGAACGGAGCTATAACTTACGCACAAATTACCACGATCTGGATAACATACAGTTATAGAGATAATGCTGTAATTATTATACTTCAAGATTTTATACTCTATGCCATCACATTCAATGTCGATCATAGTCCTATCGCCACAAGTAACCGTTTTATAGTTCATTTGGACTTATCGGTTTTTAGCCAAAATTAATTCAAAAAATAATCAGTTATCGCTTACTATAATTCTTGGCAACATCTCTACTCGCAATGCTGTCATATTCCATCTTCGCTTGTCTAACTGTGAATGAATGATTAATTATTGTTTTAACCATCTCAAATATTTCTTCAATTGGTATTGCTGTACATGTAATATTATTAAATATACGAGTAACACTATCATTTTTGTAGGTAAATTCTGGTTCATTGATATATTGTACACATATCATAAAATTAACAACACCGCATATACGTTCTATACTTAATCTCTTACCGTCTTCATAGTAAACAGTTATGGATGTACGATATGATGATCTATATTCATCAATTTTATATTTTATGCCATCGCATTTGATATTAATGTATGTACCATGCTCATAGTCGACCCTTTTATATTCCATTTAGACTTATCGTTTGGTAAAATATTTGACGATATTAATTCAAAAAATAATCAATAAGCACTGATATCATCAATGCAATGCCGATTTAATTGATTTACCAATTAAGTATTTGCCTAATATTTTATTTTTTGATTTATCTGATGATATCTCGCTACATCTCACAGATCTATCATCTAAAGAGAATATAATATCAGTAAAGTCAATTATATTCAATTTACGATGTTCATTATACACATTAATGTCTATTCTTAATAACTCTCCATCTTCTATGTAAGCAACTTTAAAATTATCAGTGCTAATTGACTCCTTAACGAAATAATTACTTGCTAAAATTGCCATCATTATTTTTTCATAATATGTAATCTTGTTGTTCATGATGAACTCAAATATATTATCTTCTAATGCATCAATGAATTCAGCGTATTTATCTAATTTGGTATGTAATATATGCATGGGATGATGAGAATGAATAATGACTTTACCCTTATATCTATACACTAATGGATTATTACTGATAGATATTTTTCTGCCTTGATTAGTGATAATTTCCATCTAGTTCTATATTTAGTAATATTAATTCAAAAAAAGTACTGATTAGCTAATCAAAACAATGCCGATTTAACTGATTTACCAATTAAGTATTTGCCTAGTATTTCATTTTTCATCTTATTTGATGATCTATACAGGTCATAAGTTATAGACTTGTCATCTATGGAAAATTTAACATCTGTAAAACTAATTATATTCAATTTACGATATTCATTATAAACATCAACTCTTATTTCTATTAATTCCCTTTCTATGTACGTAACTTTAAAGTTATCAGTATCTAATGATTCTTCAGCATGATAATTGTATGCTAAAATTGGCATTATTGTTTCTTCATAATAACTAACTTTGTTATTCATAATGAACTCAAATATATCATCTTCTAATGCATCAATGAATTCAGCATATTCATCCAATTTATCATATGACACATATTCATTATAAGGAGTGTAAGTAATGACTTTACCCTTGTATTTATATACTAATGGATTATTGCTAACATATATTTTTCTGCCTTGATTAGTAATAATTTCCATTTAGAATTATCGTTTAGTCAAATATTTAGCAATATTAATTCAAAAAAATAACTAATATCTTGAAGATTTATTATTCATGACTAAGCTTCTGATTAATCGACACTTCATTTCTTCACTGCAAACTATTTGTCTATCAATACTGAACTCATATATTATTCTACTGCAACGTGTTGCATTAAATACTAGTTTTCTATTTTTTGATTCGATAGTAATTACATCTGTAATACAAGTAACATTAGGATGACTGAATATTCTCTTAAATGTAATAGTATTTATTTTCTCGCATATGGTTTTAACACCATGACCCATAACACAATACACATATTGTATGAAATAGTCAAATGATTTATCAAGTAAATATTCCAATAAATCTCCATCAAATATTAAATCTATTATTTTTAATATCTCATCTAATTTATTATCATTTGCCAATACTCCATAAATATTTATATCTCTATACTTATAGACAAACATAGTGTTGTCAAATAATAATTCCTTTCCTGATTTAGTAGTGATAATTTCCATTTGTTAAATATCAGTTTGATATTGAACTAATATTGAACTAATATTTAGTTCAATAAAAATTCAATTTCTTAAATATAAAAGATCAACATATCCTCTAATTAGGAATAGAGAACCAAGAGTAAACCACCCCATTGCATTATTGCGATCAGACACCATACCAGCATAAAATGTAGCAGCTGTAAGGAAAACACTGAGAGATGGTGCAAAACCAGGATAATCTAAACATAATCTGTACATTTTGGATGCTTTTTGTATAAAAAAGATAATTTCAATTAGAATCTAGCTGACTTAGTATGACTGAACTTATTGCTGTAATAATAATTCTTTATATATGATAACCAATAGACATCGTTTGCATTCACATGTAAATGATTATTCACATGTGAATGATAATCAGTAAATTTCCTGCTTTTACAGTCAAAAACACAATACGCATTATCCATACAAAACACAACTAGTTTTGCCTTTAATTTAATAATTAATTTTTTCAGTAATTCGCTATCAATACTACGCATATCTTCAAATCCATGAACATTCAATGCTATTATTTCAGATTGCATATTGCTGGTATAACACATTTCCATGTAATTTCTACCTGATCGACTATAATAATCAGCAAATAATAGGCAATAGTGATATCGCCTTGGATCATATAAACCTCTGTATTCCATTATCTTAAATTTGCTATTTATCATCAAAGATCTATTCATCACTAATAAATATCTAGAACAATTCTTATGTTTAGCATTAAATGAATCAGGTATTTCACGAGCTAAGCAGAAGAAATTGATAATACCTGTTTTACGTTCACGATTTGAGTATAGTGATTCTGGCACAAGATAGCTAAATGGCTTAATTTTGAATGTTTCACAGAAATACTTATGAGTATCGCTTTCATATAAATAAAACAATACTAAATACACTAAACCTCCAGATATGAATGTTACGTCTAATTGTTGTCCTTCATAATATATGAAACCATCATCAAATACAAAATCAGTATTTGGTGATGGGATTCTACCAATCACAACATTAGACAAAAATCTAGACATTTATTTGACTTTTCAATTCAAATAAAACCGATAATTCTAATTGAAAATGATAATTAAAGGTAGCAAAGAATCATATGCAGTAATATCTAATAAGAGTTATTTCTTTGTTAAAATACCTGCTTTACCATCAGGCAAGAAATTCCATATGGAAATATTAGATAGTTCTATTGATAAAAATGATTTTATTGCTAATAGTGAGAATTATAGCTGTGAAATTGCTAGAATTAGACAATTGATAGATAATGTGGATCGACTAGAATGGCCAATATTTAAAATCAGTGAGTTTGATTGCCTTGAATACGATGACAGTATATCCTATATGGATATTAAATATAGCAGTTATGTAGGCCGTATTAAATTCTCATATACTGAAAATGAAAAGCTAACATATTATATTAATGGTAAATTATACTTTAATGGCATAGAAGCAGATGATGAATGCTTAATTTCAACAATACAATATTTAATTGGACATATGATAAATATAGGAATTGGGACTATCTTAAAACACGATTTTAATAGAGACAATTGTAAAGAAGAATTAGAGGAAATACTTTGCTATATGATCACATGTGAGAAATATATCAGTAATGAAATTATTCATATATTAGAAAAAAGTACACGATTTAATACTACAAAATCAGCTAATGCTGGCTTGCCTTAGTGCAATAGAACCTTTTATTTTCTAGTGCAATGTGACGTTTAGCAATAGATTGTACAGTGTCATCTACAAACTTGAAGAAATCATTCTTATCACACAGATCAATCATAATTCCATCAATGAAATGTCCGCTGATAGACATTTTGCGTTCTCTTTTGTAATATTCAATGTTGTGATGATGTTTATACTGACTATTATCAGCATAATAATTAAAATCATAGTCCATATCAGAATCATAATCATAATCAGCATATGAATTAGGGTTATAGAAACTACTAGATGTGAATTTTTTATAGTCGTAATTCTCAGCGTTCATGGTATCCTTGTACATGTTAAGGATTATCTTACCAAACTTGATGATATCTTGCACTACATCTTCAGGAATATTATTTCCTTTATTGTATTGCTGCAAATACCATACTGATCGTTTATCGAACACAATGGGTTCAATTGGTATAGATAGCAGCTTAGATCCCTTCATTAAATCCTGTTCGTAAATTCTTATTCTTTCGTTATTATACATTATTATAGCCTTTCCAGTTATACCTAAGTAAAATATATAATTCTTGCCTTCATCTCTTAAGAATGGATTAATTATAGAATAGCTACCATTTTCACAGAAACCAATATTGCCAAGAAATGTGAATCTTGGATTTGCAATAAAGTAGTTTCCTAATGTCCAATAGATATTTGATGAAGCCATACAATTATAGAAATAAAAATCATTTTTTTATTGGTCTAATTAAATTGAATATATACAACTAATAAAAAATGGAATTCGCTGTTTTGTATGGACAAGTTATGCTTAATTATGAAGATGAATTACCAAAGAATTATGCATTATTTGAGATAACTGGTTCTGTTATCTATTTCGATGTTTGCATTAGATATAATGTTGAATCAGGTAAAATAGTAGGGAATAATATCTATTTTGATAGCGAATATTATGAGGATGAAGATTGGAAAATCACTGATGCTCATAATATTGATGAATTAGTGGGTATCACTGAGGATGATTATAAAGAACAAAAGCAATACTATAATGAATTACTTGTTAAATTGCATGCTGGTTTGAACAAATTGATTATTCTTATTAGAGATAAAAATATAGCATTGTTTGACTAATTGTTATTTTTTACCAGTATAATGGCTCTATTTCTTCATATTTAACACTATCGCCTTCATCAAGTAGCGTCAATATTTGATTTAGATTCTTACGTTTGTTTTTTCTCACTGTATCGCGCCAACGAGAGTACTGAAATCGCTGTTGCATGTTTTTATCGTCTTGATCAGTTAGCCCATAATAGTAGTTATAAATTGCTTGATTTGGATCAGCTGCAATACGTTCGGGTGTCATTTGACTTAAATGAGTAGGATGCACAACTGTATTTTGCAATTCGTATTCGCTTTCACGACGATACAAATACTTATTACTTATATCGCGACGAAATTCAGCACCATTTGCACGTGATCTAGGAATATAGCTGCCATTGGGAACAGCGACATACTTATAATGATCATACACATCACCTGAACCAGGCCTATTATCAAAGAATTTAGTAGGCCAAATATTGTCTACTTTATATGGCCCCGATGGCTGACTATAACCAATTGGTCTAACACTATTATGCAATACTGGATAATCGCGTATTCGCGTATCACCGTCTTTCCTCACTGGATCAGAGCCGATTGGCTGATCGTAATCGCTATTATTAACAGCATGATAATATTGCGTAGGATAAAACCAATTTATGTCTTTATTGCGTTTGCTGTGAAATGCATTACTCATTATGATATTTCTTATGCAATAAATTTGATTTTATTTAATTAGGTAAATAGCAAATGGCGACTATTAAATACAGCAAAAACGATAAAAAATACTCAGTTAAAATGAACTGCGAAAATTGCTTGTTGTATATACGCAATAAACCAGTAATTGAATACGTAGATATTGATATAGACTCAATGATTATTAGATATCGCATTAACAAGTCTGGATTCACTGTCGCTGATTCGCCCCAAAATAGAGAAATGATCTATGAATTATTGAATGAAATAGAACCAATAATAGCTGATATTGTAGAATATGACATAGAGCATAATTATGGTGGAATAGATTTAAGCAATAGTTGCTATGGCTCTATCATCGACTTTGTGAGAGGTGAGTATAAAATCAGTGTTATTGATGGCGATTTACAGGTTAAATCGAAAACAGCCGATATGACTATGGTAGCTAAAGTGACTGATTTGAGAAAGAATGGTCACGTAATTAAAATTAGTGTTAATGGATTTAGATATATAAAACTTAACTGTTATGAGTTTTCACTTGGAGCTTTGATGGATAACTTGTCACCTGGCTCACACATAGAGAATATCATTAAGATGTTGCTCTGACCAATTTTCATTTTTTAATTAAAGGTATGAAAAAAGTGAATAATTAAAAATAAAAAATGAACATTTCAATTGGTGGTAGGAATTTCAATGTTAAAAATGGAAGAATTTTCATCGATAATTATGAATATGATCATAAGAAGTTCCTAATTATACATGGTCAGATTGCCTTATGTACTACTAGATCATTAATGACTAAATTTGATAATGCTATGTTATTGCATTCTGAGTATAAATATAATGAAAAAACGATTGGATATATAGAAAAGTTAATAGGAGCATTTAATCGCTATCTCAAAGAAATTCTATATCTTGATTATAATGTAGTTAGTTCTTATAGAATCAGCAGAGATAAACATGTAATTGAATATGATGTATATGGTATGTATGTAGAAATTACAAATATTAATGGTGATTATTGTGTTAATATTGATGATAGATATAGAATAACTGATCCAGGTGAATCAGATAGATTAATCGTTTATGAAAATATTAACGACAAATATAAGCAAATAGGTTTAATAAAATGCGATTATTGTTCATTTGAATTCTCAATTACAGGTAATATACAAAAAATAATTAATTATATTAATACAGTTATTTATTTAAGTGAAGAAAACAATCACACTAAAGCAGCTGTTTTTTGGATGCCGCCGACTTGATGCTTACATTAATTGGCCTGTATAATTCAACAATATCAATTGGATTCATACGAGTATTAGCGAAGTCGTTATAAACTGCCTCCACAATACTGCACAAATTGATTAATTTCTGATGCAAATTATCAGAAATGTCGCCCCCATCGTGATGCAAAATCTCGTCAATTTCGTACTTATTGAGTAAAACATATTCGCATCTGATATAGCCACGTCTGCCAGACTTCTTAACTGTGTACTCAAATCTAGGTAATGCGTCATAGTAATATTGGATATATTTGACACGCGATTCACCCAATCTATAAGTGATTACGAATTCATCGCAGCCAAAATTAGCTTCAAGTTGTGATGTAAAATCAATACTATATACTTCTAAACGTCTTTGGTGCATCTTACTTGCAATAATATATAAATTATTCATTTTTTTTGCTAAAAAACTATTCTAATTTCTGGCTGATTTAGGTCCAGCTTGAATGGCATATCTGCTAACTACTGATTTTGCTCTATTAATTACTTCATCCTTCCCAATAACATCATATGACTTAATAGCCTCGTAAATTCCTTCAAATTCTAATTCATCATAAATGTGATTAGTAATTTCATACGCAGCCATTATAGCGTCAATAGTATTCTCGCTAATACTCTCACCAGACTTACACGATTCGAATAAGTCAATTATAGTTTCATTGCTAAATAGTTTTCCGTATCCAAGCCTCATATTTAAGATCTGAATATAGCTAATATTAAATGTTTGATCATAATAAAATGGGACTCCTTTACTGATATTTAATTCAATGCCTGAATCAGATGATATTGCTGTGAATATTGCCCTTCTTTCTGGCTTTTGCAAGTCTTCTAAACTGACAAAATCGCAAATTGCTGCATTTAATACCGTATGAGTACCATCTTCATAGAATCTAACATTATACTCTGTATAATTTCCTAATTCAACACAAGGATTCATATTGATAATTATTTAATTAAATAATTCAATTTATTTGAATTTCATAAGTGCTATTATATAATTATTCGAATAGTAATGCAGGAATTTCAAGTTGATAGCGTTAGGTATACATTTGCGAATGGATCATTTTTCATAACTGAGAGATTAGACTATGGCGCAATGGAAGAAATAGATAAAGATAAATGGATAGCTGAATTTACTAGCACTATTTATGGAGATGAAATTGTTACATTTTCTGATATGGACGAACAACGCATCAAAACTTTAATTGAACGTACCAATTCGATTAGACAATTAGTTAAACAATTGTACATTAATCCCAGCATAAGTATGTTCTTGATGTATATGTATGCTGAAAGACAATATAATCAATTAATGCGGATTTTACCTAAGAAAAAAGACTTACCTGAAATCCGTTATTACTTCAAGTATAAGTTTGACGGCATCAAAATCAAATCGCGTGGATTGAGGTGTCAAGGCATTTCAGATCCAATTATTGATATTGATATTGGTGATAAAATATTCTTCACATTCTATTTGCCAAAATATGCAATGCTGAAGGATGAACGTACAGGAATAATAAATATTATCACTGATGAATGTAAATTGATAAGCAACACATTATCTGATAAATCTTTGCCTATGTTTGGCAAAAGACCAATCAGTTGAGTTGTACATTTTCATCATTTCTTTATATGCAAATGATATTTTTTCTATTGTGTTATCGCCATCAATAAACATTAATTTGGGAAACATGAAGATACATAATTCTTGTTCTTCTAATAAATAAGTATTTTCAAAATTAACAATAGCAACATAATTGGCATATTTTACATTCTTTATTTCTTCGATTGAATAAAATCTAGGCACAAATAGCAAATGATAATAATCATATTTGCGAGTATTGTCTCCTAATAGCCTTACTATTGGTTTAACTTTATCAGCATTTGTAGATTTGTCATCTAGCAACATTGTTATTATCTTCACTCCATTGGCTAATGGTTTCTTAGTAGCGATCAAGCAGTTAAATGGTCTTAGCTGATTAAGCATAACACTACTGCAATTTTCCATTACAGTTATATCGTATTGGAAATCTATAATTGAAAACATTCTAATTGTCTTAAATATTGTTTTAATTGTTGACTTATAAATCATAAATGTAATGGTTTTGGAGCTACTATTTATTCTCATAAATTCAATTGGATATTTAATTATTGGCAGTAATTTGCGATAGTGTTTTATGCCTTTTTTAGACAAATAAATATCATATTTGCTATTATAATGGCGATCATTTATGATGATATTTATTAGTGATTTGGTAGATCTCATTTAGTAAAAAATTGAATTTATAAACAAATACAAATATAATTATGTATCTCATGTATTCAATTGATTGCAACTATGATAATTATGTGCATAATGATGCTGATATTGAAGCTGTTTATATTGATGCTGAGTATGTATCTGAAATGAATAGCGACTTGCCAAAACGATATCTTCAATTGAAATATATCTTTCTGGATATGGAAGATGAAGTATACACATATGATAGACAATTAGAATTATTGGATAAAACAGGTGAAGTATTTAATGATTATTTGCTAAAAAACTACTTCAATGATGGTGGCATTAAGATTATCAGCAAGTGTTAATTAATTTTTTAAATTGCACATCAATACCCATAGGAGTATAATTATAAACGCAATTACATTTAAATTCAATAGTTAAATCAATGCAATTATAATCATTAAATCCATAAATAAACAAGTCATAATTATAATCTTCCTCTAATTGCTCGATCATTTTAGCAACCGTATACATATATCTGGGCTCTAATATGTATTTGCTTGATCCAACACCATCTTTTATGTTATGATAGCAAATGGTAAATCCATCAGCAATTACTCTAATCGTTTTAACATCTTCATACTCAGTAATTACTATATTATAGCGATTGCTGGTATAGATATTACTTAAAACAGCTTTGATTTTATACTCCATTTTCATTTACATTTATAAAGTTCAATTTTTTATAACTTGAATATAAAAAACTAATATGGACTTAGAACATTGATGCCAATTCACTAATTGCGTTTCTTAATTCAGATAAATATCTATTAGCCGCATTAAAGAAATTCTCAATATTAATACTATCATTAAGCAAATTCTCAATTAAATCTACTATTCTACCTTTACCAACACAAAATAATGGTGGTGTATAAAGGTACGTACTCAAATTATCATTCGTATTCGAATGATGGTCGTACATGTCGTCATCTTCTTTGTGATAAACCAAATGCAAAACATCAAGCAAGCAATCAACATAAATGAGCTCTAATTCCATGCTACAAGATATAAATTTAAGTTGACGTTGAATCTTATTGATGAATAATATAGATTTCCTATGATTGAATACATCTCTATGTTCTTTATCATCCAATAGTGAGAATCCACAATCAGTAATATCCATTATATCATACATGCTTTTATCAAAATCAGTTTGTTTACTATCGATGTAAATCTGAAATCCTTCTGGCGCACTCATTTTTTATCATCAGAAATTCATTTTTTATAACTTGAATTGAACTTCACAATCTGATGGTAAGCCATAAGAAGTGTCAAATGCTAACTTGTAATTATCAGGCTGAATTTTACCCTTGAAACTTCCACTAATCACATGCGATGATTTAGTCCTCACAAAACTCATACCTAAATCATAAGAGTTGCTAGAACCAACAAGTGAAATAAACAAGTCATTTGCAAGTTGTGAATCGCCTAACAATTTGACTGAAAGTTTAATTTGAGTTTCAGCTAAAACTAACACTGATTCATCAGCGAAACCGATACCTTTAATTGAAATATTGGTTGGGAATCCAGTAGCAATGCCTGACTTAATTTGTGGTTTGCAATCAATGCGACTAGACACATTATGATTGGCAATATCAACTTTAGCGTATTGTTTACCGGAATTATCAGATGATAATTCCAGTACTCTAATGTTAGTATTGTGATACGACTGTTTTGCAATACCATCAGCCGCAGAAACAAGGAAATCTCCAATTGAAACTTTACCTGTGTATTCGACAATTACAATACCTGACTTTTCACATGTTGTCCATTCAGCACGTCTAGCTGATCTAGGTAAATATTCACGCTTAGAATCATAACTTAAATTGACTTTTTTGCTGTTGATCACATCAGGTAAATCTTCCTCATTGACTGGAACACCAATCACTTTCATCGCATCAATATATTCATCGCGCGTATAATCAACCATAACTGGTAATCCATATAAGTCTAATTCATATTTGCCTACCCATTCAAATGAAGGATTACCAGCAACGAATGCAGCAGATTCAAATGGACGACTAATCATGAAGCCTGGTTCGCCATCTTTCGCAAGTCGTACTTTTCCATTTTCCAATTGAAGCAATCGTCCATATGGAATTTCACCTTCAACTAAATTCTCATACATTTCAGCGAATCCAGGCAATGGAGCACCACTATTAAACGTACCAAGAGCATAGAATTGGCCTGTTTTACTATCAATACTCCAATTAGCAGCATTAACACCACCAATTACACAATAACGTAAACTAGCAAGTGAAGTAACTACTGGCAATCCGTAACTTGACATTACTGTTACTCCTGCTCTTGAATTATCATAACCAGTTGCACCACGAGTAAATACATTGTCACCAGTAATCGAATTATTACATGTATCGCAATTAATGTATGAAGCAACCGTTGTCCCTGTTATTGCTGATTGATAACTACTGCCAATATTTGTATATCTAGAATTGACTACAGAACTATTAAAAGAAGAATTAACATTAGATGAAAGAGAAGTATTGACAGTTGGACCTTGAGATGATATAGCACTTGCGTTAGTACTAGAGCTTATAACTGCTCCTGTAGAACTACAAATAAATGATCTCGTGCTTGCATCTACAGTTGATCCACTAGAACTAGTTACAAGTGAATCTAAACTTGAATTTGCAACAGATCCACCAGAACAACTGATAACTCCACATTCAATAGAATCTTGTATGCTAGAATTTATGCAATTCATTAATCCAGATCGTTGATTAGCTCTTAAATTAGATGTATTTGATGAAATAACAGCTATTTCATTGCCTGAAACCATAGTTGTGCTGCGACTAGAAATAACTGATACGTTAAATAGAGAAGCACCAACATCACCAAGAGTAATATTCACACTAGATGAAGCCATCGATGCAAGATTTCCCAGCGATGTACCATTAGCTCTAATTATTGTGCAACTAGATGATCCCAAAATAACAGTATTAGTTGTACCAGTAGCAGCGAATGTATCGAGTATAAAAGCTGATGAAGATCCAGAAATAAAGCAATTGCTTGTTCTGCTCAAACTAGAACCAGAAGATGCAATAATAGAACTTTGCTTGACTCCAGCTACAGAAGAAGCATCTACTCCAATCAATGATGTGTTGAATGAAGTCACTAATGCACCAGTATCTTGATTATTTATATTACTGTTATTTGCGGCTATAATGCTCACATTACCCATTGAACCAGTATTAGATGGACCAATACCACAATTATTAGAGTGAATAATACCGCAATTGTCGAATGTACCAGGACCAGTGCTATTATTGACTAATGCAGCATTTGACCCAGCGATAAAAACACCTCTACTGCCTTTTAATTGCGTTAATCCTCGTGTTCCATAACATGCAACCGCTGATGAAATCGCTAATCCAGGACTAGCAGTATAAGTGATACCACTACATGAAATAAACGAATTAACAACTGCAGAATCGATTGATGCCATCGATGCAGTATTAATTGAACTGCAACCTTCAAGTATAAATCTATTTAAGTTATTGTAATTGGTCAAATTAGTGATTAATGCTGGTTCAGTAAAATCATATGACTGAATGCACTTAATACCGTATTGAAACGATCCGTCGAAATAGAATTCTTTTTGTATCGGCAATGTTCGCACTTGTGGTGATGTACCAGTATAAACAATAAGATGATTATCTGTTCCTTCAGGTACTCCATAAGCTGTTTTCCATTTATTTGGTGCGGATACAGCGACTAAAATTAACTTGCTTCCAGTGTATAATTGACCAATCAATGTTAAATCGGCAGCTCTAACATTAAGTACATCAGATGAAGTTCCATTACCAATGCAATCAATTGTCATTGTGTAACCGATCGAAATATCAGTTCCAATTGAACCTAATACAAAATCAGCACTATTACCAGCACTAATGTCGATCAAGTAGTGAGAATAGTAATCACTATATTGTGCACCTGGAACTTGGTTAATTGTGCCGATTACAGTATCAATCGCTTGAGTTGTTAAACCTAATTGGCCATTACTGCAAGCAATATCGCCTTTAAGTGAAAATGAAACATTGTTTTTGATTGGATCTGCACTCATTTAAACAGACAAAAAATATAATTCTAATTAAACATTTAGGCTTTGAGGTATAGTTGACATTCAGCAGGTAATATCTTAGAAGTGCTGAATACTAATTGATATGTATCCGGTTGCACTACTCCTCTATAAATAGCATTAATTACATAAGATGATTTCAGCTTCGAATAAGTAATTAGTAAATCATAGCTGTTTGATTTACCTACTAATGCAACCGATAAATCTGTTGATAGTAGAATGTCGCCAATCAAACTAACTGAAATCTTAATTCGAGATTCGCTTGCAATGCTGATAGAATCGTCAGCAAAAACGATATCTTTAATTGAAATATGAGTTGGTAGTGATGTAGCGATTGCATTAGTAATAGCGACTTTCTCATCAACGTAATCGGGTAATTGTTGATTGGCAAGATCAACCTTAGCGTATGTTTTAGATTCATTGGTCAATGAATCTAATGAATCAGTTTTATCAGCGGATTCATTGGTTAATGAATCTGATAAAACGAGCTCCAGTACTCGAATATTGCTTTTACGGCTTGATCGTTTAGCAATACCATCAGCGCCAGAAATTAAATAATCGCCAACTGAAACTTTGCCTGTATATTCAACAACTACAATACCTGATTTTTCGCATGTAGTCCAATCAGGTCGTTGTGATCTAGGCACATATTGCTTAGTTGGATCATATTCAGGATTGAGTTTCTTAGTTACGATGCCTTCAGAATCAGTCTCAGTGATTGTCTGACCGAACTGATCAACTAAGTATTTTTTATGCCAATCGTGATATGGGTTACCAGCAACAAACGCAGCTGATTCATATGGGCGACTAATCATAAATCCAGTTTCACCATTACGTGCAAGTCGTACTTTTCCATTTTCCAATTGAAGTAATCGTCCGTGTGGAATTTCACCAGATAAGTTCTCATACATTTCAGCGAATCCAGGTAACGGTTGACTATTATTGTAAACGCTTCCATAATAAGTACCTGTTTTGCTGTCAATTGACCAAGTAACTGCATTATAACCTCCAATCACACAATAACGCAAGTCGTTAACGCTACTAATGCTAGGAATATCGTGACTTGAAATTACAGATACACCACTGCGACTATTATTACCACCAGTAATTCCATATGTATATACACCATCACCAGTAAGTGTAACTGCATCTGATGCGATCAATACAACTTGAGATGCCGAATCAACTGTTGATTGATAAGATGAAATTAATGCCGATTTTCTATTATTAGTAGAAGTCATTAAACTACTACTGTATACACCACTAATACTACTACTTGCACCATCAACAGTAACATCGCTACATCCGATAACAGTACCGTATTCTGTATCTGAGATATTAGTCAAATTACATCCAATAATTGAACTATTAGATGTGGTACCAAGAATATTGCAACTCGTAGATGAACTGATGCCTAATCGTCTCAGTACTGCACCATTTCCACTACCATCAATAATGCAATTCTCTGACCAAAGAATACCCGAATTAGTAACAATTGAACCTGATAATGCTGTTTGTATAATACTACATTCTTGACATCCTCCCATGAACAAGCCACGAGACAATGTTTGCAAATTAATAAATCCAGTATTTGGCAACGCTGAATAACAAGCAATTGCAGCTACTACAAAATCAGCAGCAGTATCAGTGCTAAATTCGATCTGTCTACATGATATAATTGATCCTGTTGAGAATAATCCACTTAAACCATTTAGAGATGGGCAATCAATTCCAATACTACCCATAACAACTATTTTATTTGTATTAGTTACTGTGATTGGTCCGACAGGTAAATTGCTCGGATCGTTTGCATCATATGACTGAATGCTTTTAATCCCATATTCATTTGAACCATTAACACTAATTTCTTTTTGAATTGGCAGCAAATCCACTTGAGGATAAGTAGTATTGTAAACAAGTAATTTATTATCTGATCCTTCTGGTACCGCATAAGCCAATTTCCAAGTTGCTGGTGCTGATACAGCAGTAAGAAATAACTTGCTGCCTGAATTTAATGCACTGATTGTATTACCAAGTGAGGTTTTAATTACTAATTGATCAGCTAAACTAGCTGAACCAGTAGATAAACAATCAATACATGCAGTATAACCTACTGCTACACCTGGATTAGCACCAATTGGCGCTAATATAAAATCAGCACTATTACCAGCAGAAATATTAACTAAGTAATGCGAATAGAAATTGCTGTATTGTGTACCTGGTAATTGATTAATGGGATCAATAGCTGTATCTACTGTTTGCGTGGTTAAACCTAATTGACCATAGCTGGCTGAAATATCGCCTCTCAATTTGAATTCTACTGCACTAGGAATGGGATCGTAACTCATTTAGAATTATAAAAAATATAAAAAAATTTACTTATTTTTATTTTGTTTTCGGGTTTTTGATAAGTAAATAGTATGGTTAGTAACCAAATTCTAGACAGATTTCCTCGTAGACTTTCATCGACGTACTGTAAATTACCTTTTCGGCTAGCTCATTAAGGAAGTATCTCTTGACAAATTCAGAAGATTGATACTTGAGCATTGCGTTAAGATAATTTACATACAGCGACTTAATTTCTGCGTGTAATTTGTCTTCGGATTCAGCGAACTTTCCATCTGATAACACTTTAAAGCTACCGTTCCATCGTATGATATCCTCCACATACTTTCCTTCCTTTAGGATTTTTTGCACTTCCAAATTATGGCGATGCTTTTCCACCAACATTCTAATACCAATGTCTTTGCACTTCCGTTGAGATAGTTCAAATTCATGTTTAAGTTCTTCGGTGTAATCCATGCTGCTGTCGTCTCTTGGATCAATCAAGCAGCAATAAAGAATAATAAATTCAATTTTACCTGATAAGAGGTATAAGCGAAATAGTGATGACTGACGCTACACCAAAGAAAATAGCATCACCACCAGTAAGTTTGTCATCCTTATCAAACACCAAATGATCAATTAATGCATAAGTTAATAGTGTAATTAAGTAAATTATTATGACTACAAACCACCAAACGTATTTCATTTTGTATTACAAAAATACTATTTGTTAAAAAAATGACTAGCAAAGTATCACAACTTGAAACCAGCTTGAACGATGTTGCATCGAAGAATATTAAAGAAATTGTTTCATTGATGGAGTTTTTCGTCAGAGAGACTAATAAATCACCTGAATTTGTGCAAGTACTAGATGAAATCAAATCACTGAGATTAACAGTCAGCAATGTAGTAATTATCAGTTATACATCTGTATATTTTCTGAGATTTAAAGAAGATATTAAACGTAAAGATGTTGAAAAGCTGCTTAATTTTGACTATACTTCTTTAATTGAGGAAGATACAGTCAGCGATACTGATCAACTAATTCGCAGATTAATTGATAGCATTAAGAATGTTTGGCTTAGAGGCAACAGCAAAACCCAAAACCACATCAAATCTTCAATTTTCAAGATGCTCAAATATTCAATGATCTATAAGAATGTCAATGACGAATTGGAAAAGAGCTAAGTATCAGCAATATGAGTATTTTTTTGATTTACCAGTGACAATAAATACTATGCTGAGCAAAGATATTTTAGACACTACTACTAATATTGGCAATTTTACTGTTAAGCACGAGCCAAATACGTATAGATTTTATTATGGAAATGAGCAAATCGCATATATCGAAATGAAAAATGAAAACATATTAGTTATAGATTATCCGTTTAGCAATACTAGTCAGCTTGGAATTAATATTTATGAGGAATTTGCTAAGTCATTTTCAGTTACTCCATACAGCTTTTATATTCCAATTGAAAATATAGCTAATTCTGTACTGAAGTATCGCTCTTATATCTATTATTCTAATGGAAAATTAGTCGCTGCTGATAATGAATTATTCATTAATGGTAAAGAAAGAATTGCTAGATGTGATGGCAGCAAGCCTTATGCAGCATATACTCATTATGAAAAGTGCTTAATAATTAATATTGATAATTTATATCGCATGATTCGCGATGAAGATTATTCTGTTAGTGAAATCCTGTGTGTGACTTATAGCTCTAAGATTGAACTCAATATTGCTAAGAAATTATGTGAACTAATAATAGAAGAATTTCCAATTAAACAAATCGTTTTTGTAGATGGGAGCGAGCAAAAGTATTGCGTAGTTGATCTTACTGGTGATGAATACGACTTTGAGATGTTAAAGTATAAAAAACAACCAGTATTGGATTATATTAGTAAGTACTTTAAGGGACAATTGCCAAAACCTAAGACTGTAAGAGGATGATTTTTTATTTAGTCAATTAGAATTTCGGAGTTTTCATCTAAAAGATGCCAAAAGCTAGAATTTCCAAGATCAAATCCAAGAAAGGCAAAGAAATGCAAAGCAAAATCGGTGATATTATGCACGGATTATTGCAAATGGATAAGAATTCAGATGATTTCAGTTCAATAGGTATTGCATTACAGAAGTACAAAAAGCTAAGAGATATGGCTAATGTATTCTTAAAAAACCTATTGCAGCTATTCACTGACGTAAATGACGAACATCTCAATACTCAAACATCTGAGTATAAGCGTAAGTTGATTAGCGAATACAAAAACTATTGCAAATTTGATACAACTCCATATGATGAACAATTAGACATTATGCAATTACCTATTCCAGCATTGCGAGAATTGCGAAACAAATACTTAGATCTTAAGGAATCATTTTTAGTACTGACTTCAATTATGATTGCAAAAAACATCCTTGCTTGTAAACTTGACGGCAAATCTCTAAATAAAATAGAAAAATATGAGGAGTTTTGCAATGCTGCTATTATTGGTGATGCTGAATTACGCATCTTCAACTACATTAAGATCGGTGAACATAAAGCTATTATTGATTTTGATTTTACAGTGATTTTTGATAAAGGCAATATTTCATGCAAGTATCGCCCTGAAATGAGACGCAAGATATTCGAGACTATTATTGCACTATGTGAATGTGGGCGTGCAATCGATAAAGTTCGCAATGAGCCTGATATCGATGTCGCTAATATTTTCCCTAAAATTGTTGATATGATTGAAGCGTTTAAGGGACAACTTCATGGCTGTGATCGCGCTTTCGACATCATTAAGCGTTCATCTAGTATTTTCGAGAAGAATTGCAATAAGTATGTTAGAAAGGCAACTATTAGCAGCAATCCTATGTCTATGTTTACTGATTTCATTGAAGATATCATTAAGGAGAATACAGAGAAAATCGGTGAAAGCGATGGCAATTCAACAGTAGTGATTATGGAATTGAAGAAAGTCATTAAAGAAATTAGACAATCTATTGATAAAGCAATGAGATCCACTAGAGATATTCCAGAGAATATCCGATTTGTGTTAGATGCGGCTGAAACATATATTGAAGAATTTGAGAATGATGTTTCAGGTGAAATGCCTAGTATTCAAGAAATCAGAAAACGCCAACAGAATTTCAAGGATATCTTTATTCCATAAATGAAAATTATTGTAAAAAATGCTGTTGTGCAACGTACTCACTAATCCCAGTATTAGCAATGTTAAAATTGAAGATGGTAAAGCTGTTTTCTATACCAATTATGAACAATTAGATACTCCAATGGTAGTTAGATTTCATTGCACAGTTGATGAAGGCACAGAAGAAACTAAGATTGAAACTCCAATTGCTGAAACCAGAGTCAGCGTTAAAGTTGCATTTTACACTTGTAATATGGGTAAATATGGTAAAGTTTATAATTGGAATAACGAAGACAAGATTTCAATTAAAGGTTTCGATGAATCTGATGGCGATATGGAATTCAGCGATATTATTGTAGATAGAATGTTAGAACCAGGTAATTATCTTATTATGTCACCCAATCAGCAGCCACTAAATATTAAGAAGTACTACAGAAATGATGTAATTACTTTCCATGAATTACATAAACATGATGTTAGCTGGAAGGAACATAGTGATATGATTAAGCAAATCAGATTGGAAAATGATGCTGGAAATTTAAGCATTTATCCATTAATTCCATATGAAAGGCTGATTGTGCAAGATCAAATTCTACCAGAAAAAACAAATGAATTTGAAATCTTAGTTACTACGCCTCCTGAATTGAAGGATTCCCCTTTGCCAATTCTATTCAGATTATACTACGAAATTACAACAAGCTCAAGAGGAATCTTTAAGATTTGTTATATCGCTGTATCTAAAAACCATGTTGAGGCTAATTCACGGCAAGAACAACAAGCTGAGAGTAATGAATAATGTTAAGGCATACCGCGTAATCGATATACCTGATATAGACATGCTCTCAAAACTACAAGTGACTTATTATTCTAATGGAAATATATTGCGATATGAGGAAATAAACATTTATAAGAACATGCAATTGCAACCAATTATATCATTGATAGATAAACGCATTACTGAATTTGCAATCAGTTTTATAGACAATAATCAAGCTGAAATAGTAAGCTGTGTTGTATTAGTTAATCTCGCTAAAGAAGATATTTACAAATCTTTAAATAATAAAAACATATTATCAGTTGGCAATCAGTATAACTTAAGACTGTTGTCGCTGAATAATGAAGTAGTGACTAAGCCAGATACTAAAACTGCTGATTATAATAGAGTGTATATAGTCAATACTGATTATTGTATAGTTGATAGTAGTAACCAAGATTTTGCATTTGAATTGCTTGATGAACCCAGCACATTAATTAATTACATATATCATAATGGTCAATTAATTTAGTACTTTTTTAGCTGAATTAAATTGATTTTTCATGTTAAATGTAGAGAATGGGTAAGCTACGAAAATCATCTAAGAAAAAAGACAAAGATAATAGAGTTAAGCAGCAATGTAATTATAGCGAAGAAGCAATAATTGTGCAATATATACCTATTTCTGAAGCGTTATTAGGTATTTCTCACAAAGAACATGAATTCTATACTTATGTATTTAGCTTATGGTATTCGATGATGACTCATTATGGTCGGATTGATTATGATTTAGTAGGTCCTATGATCAAGCAAAACGGCGAGAAAGTAATAACCGATGTTACAAAGAAAGAGTTATATGATTACTCAATTAGATTATTTAAGCGTATCAATGTTATGTATTGTGAATATAAGACCAACTTATACACTGATATGCCACATAAATTATGCAAATTCTTAACTGATGAAATATCAAAGACGCAAAGAAATACATGCGAAGTAGTGCATTTGAAAATTGTGCAATTATTTATGGCCAATTTCTTATACAGATTCAGAATCAAAGTACGCTATTTGTATGTAGACTTGAAAATTCATTTAGGTGATAAATACGTAATTCAAGGATTAATTATACCTGAATTTTATATGCATTTTGAAGATACTGGTTCTAATGTATTTATGAGATATTACAATAAATACTGCTATTGTGAATTAGCTACAGAAGAAGAGTTTAATGACTTCTATAATATGTTGCATGAAATAATTACTAAGTGGAATATTAAATTTGATCATTCTACTGATTGTACTTTATCGCGACATAAACATAATAACAGCTTTGAATCACTACAATACATATATTCTATTGATAAAGAAGAACACTGTGATTGTGATATCGCTAAATATAAAGAATTATTTAGATTCGTATCTGAAATTGAATCAATGCTTTATGAGTATGATGAATTGGAAGGATTACCTAAACGCAAATTTGATGATTCGTACTTAGCTTATAAACATAAGATTAACGATGATACGCTTGTTTATGATGGTAAAGAATGGAACACATTTAATTCTATTTATGATTTAATATCTAAATTAGCGATGCTAGACATAGCTGAAATGTATAAAAAATAATTATTTTTATTTTTTTATTATTTATCAGTTAACTGATTAGTCAACTGATCAGTTAACCATGAATGGTTTACAATACATCTTCATCATCCATATCAGCAGCAATTTCATATTCTGGATTCTTAATGATTTTATTATAGCGCGATCCTACATTCATAATTTGCCCCATAATGAGACCAGCAGTAGGAGAAGTCATTTTGTTATAAATACCATTAGTAGCAGCACTGCATAATGCATCAAATGGATTCTTATAAGCAGCTACTAGTAGCGAATCGTTTGATTCACGCTTAGCTAATCCACTAGCAGTTAAGCCATTAGGATAACCCAATTCCATCATGATATCAGCGACCATAGTATAATTAGTGACCAATAGACCCAATTCATCTTTAAATAGCAAGTTGAGTACATCAATGATACGCGAACGTGCTTCCATAAATCCGTAATATTTATACATTTCTTGTATATTATTGCAGAAAGTACGAGTTTTGTCTACTACATTAATCAAGCAAATATCGGCAATATTAATACCATCAGCTTCAACATAATAGATTGTTTTTGTTTCAAGAATGCCGTTGCCAATGTTAGCTGCGACAATATTCCTCTTCATTGATTTAACTTTAACATTAGACAAATTGCGGAAGTCGTTAATGATAAATGAATCTTTAATATATCTTGCAAATGTTTCCATGCGAGTCATAAATCTGACATTTGCTGATTTAGTCTTGCGACCAGGTAAGTCAAATTCAAATCGGTCATTAAAGAACATATAGATAATATATTTATCTGCTGTTTCTCTAAATGCACATTTGAATCCATTATTAAATTCATTTTCAAGATTAGTGATTAAATCACCAATTTCAATATGCTTAGTAAGCATTTTAGTCTTATTAACGACTAATCTAAATACGAAATTATGCAAATTATTTGCTTTAACGTTTAATGCAATTGCTGATTTCTTAACATCAACTGAATCATCAGGGAAAGTAGTAAATTCAAGCGGATCTTCACATAACATTCTGATCTCAATTAAATATTCACTCATTTTTTGAGTTTCAATGTAATCAGCTAATCTAGTAGCATATTCTTTATTCTCCTCATATTCAGGGAGTAAAAACACATAAGTTTTGCGAATATGCATCTTATCTACTGGTTTCAAATACACAATTGTCTTGAATTGTTTGATATTGTCGCGACTAGTACCACCTGAAGCAGATGAGTGATGAGCATCAATCAGATATTGCGTAAATGGTGATGTTAGCGTTAAGCTGACATTAATACCATAGGCCAATCCGGGCTCAACGAAATTAGTAATGATTTGATTAGTGATATTATTTAAGATAGTTTTTAGTGTGATTTCGGGATTAGGTGTAGAATTAATCTTAGCCATAATACTATTGTCAAATGAACTGCGAATAATAATACGCATGATATTAAATGCATGTTTGAATAAGTCTGGAATTTCCATTTGCTTATCGTTTACATATTTAATATAACCTTCATTGAACCGCTTATGATATAAATTATCGCAATAATTATTAATCATAGCGACTAATTCATTAGATGCACCACCAATAAATGGTGAATTATAGTCATAGTCATCGTAATCATAGTAATCAGTATCTCCTCCTTCAAATTCCTTATCAGAAGTACCAAGAATAATGTTTAATAATTGAGGCATATTAAGTGGACTAAGAACAGAATTATTACTACTATAGCTGAAATTACATTGTTCTTTTTGCACACAATTAATAGCAAATTCGTTACGTTCAGCAATTAGTTTATCAACTAATCCCTTATCATAATTGCTTTTAATGAATTCATCTGTTTGATTGTATAAAATATATTTAGATGGAAATAGATTCTTATGATCGATATTATCGTCACCAGCAGCAAATTGCAGAATCTTATTGCCGTTATCATGAGAAACAAATAATCTGTTATCAATGAGTAGCGATTCTGAGTTTTTAATCACATTACGACCTTCAGTACCAGCATCAGCAGTAACGAGACCTTTGGTAATGATATTATTACGAGCTTCACGTGCAAGCGAATATAAATCAGATAGCGAATAACCACTACTATATGAATCGCATACATAACCACGTGATTCAGGTGATAGCGAGAATTGCTGAGACCAGATATTAGTTCTGCGAAAGTCCAATAGAAATTGGGTTCGTCTAGAATCTAAATATACTTGCCCAACAGTAACTAGCATTTTTTCAACGTTATCGAAACTGCCTTTAGAACCTAGCAACCACATTTGTACTAGCCAATTAGTATTAATGTTAATACCAGCTAATACAGCAGCGATATATTTATCTTTATTGCTTCTATAGATATCATCTACAATCAGCTTCTCAACATAATTGAAAAGATTGACTCCTGATGGTGGCACTATTTCACCATTCATTAATTTGCGATTCACTTCATCGACTTTGTACAATACTCCAGATTGGATAATACGCACCATTTCTTGTGAATTCTTATCTAAGATAAAGCTGTCATAATCAAGTGTCATACCGAATAATCGCAAGAAATTACGAATAATAATTTGATGGTTGCGAATAACTTGCAATGCAACTTCGCCACCATAATAGTTATAAATGATGTGATAAATGGTGTTTTTCTTGCCGATCTTAATCATCGCATCGCAAACAATACCACTGATTAATTTACCATCGATAATTTTAACTGTTTTATCGTCTTCAGAGAATTTGCCAAATTTAGCAACGAATTGATTCTTAAAGAATGGTGAAGGTGCTTCGAGTGTAATTCTAGGCATTACCATACTGAACAATTCGCGTCCTGAATAAATGCGATTTTCGAGTTTAGTGTTAATTGGTACTCCATTAAGAATTGCTTTCACTTGCATAATATTTAATTTAGTACTGCTCATGGTTAAATAACCACATCCAGCAATAGTGTCTTGTGCTTGACCATAAATAGCAGATCCATCAATACCACTTGTAAAATTACGAGTGATGTTGCCAAGAATATCGAATTGAGCACGTGAATGTTCGCTAATATTCTGAAAACTAGAAACAGTATCTCCATCAAAATCACCATTAATAGCGGCGCATGAAATTACATTCATACCAGTTGAATTATTCTCTTTATCTTCGTTGTAAGTAAGCACTCTCATATTGATAGTACTAGTTGTGAACAATGAAGGGAATCGAGTAATAGGAACAGTATCACCATTAATGATGTTACGTGAAACAATATCACGTGGTCTCAATGTATAAGTGCCATTATTCATTACGCATTTACCACCTTCAGCAGCAATGTTGATCTTATTGCAACTTGGATATTTATCTTTGTTATTCACATATGTCTGCAATCGCTTCATATTGTAAATAGTAACTGTTTCTTTGAAGTGGATAATCTCAGAGAACGAATTAGGAATATTAACTTCATCTAAATCATTGCCGACATTACAAGTAATCACACATCGCGATACACGAGCAGCTAATTTACCAAGAATTCTAGCACGCATAATTCCATTTTTACCTTTAACGCTAGAATTAATGCTTGTAATTTCCTTCTCTTCAGTACTAGAAGAGCTGATATATTCGCTGAATCGCGCTGCTGCTTCTGCTGCTAATTTCAATTGAACAATATATTGAGCTGCATCGTGAAAAGTAACTGCTTTCTCAATTCGCTTATCAATATTAATGATATTTTCAAGTGCACTAGTGATGAAATTATTAAATGTTTCATTCTTTTTGCGATTAACATGTCTAAGCATACATGCTGGGATAAGCAAATTATAAAAGATGAAATTCTTAGGATGAGTATTGATATTAATTCCATGTTTAGGTAATTCGCTATCAGGCATCTTCTCAAATCGCTCCTTGAAGTCACGAGGAAAATACATCACTGAATATTCATTAATGTTACGCATCTTATTATTAGGCACGTATTTCTTCTGCTCAAATCTGAATTCTGAATATTCTTCAAGCGTTAAGAATTTCTCAAATGCTTCAGAACCACCAATTTTGGCCTTCTTATACACAGGTTGAACGATAAATGGAGAGAATTTCTTCAAATCATTGCCTGAACTGAGATATTTATCAACTCTATTGCAATAATCACAATAAACTGCTTTTGTTTGCTTGCTTGTCTTCTTGTCATACATATAAGACAACACTGCATTATAATCAGGTTTAACGCCTGGTTCAATCATATACATAGGATGGTCATGGTAAACAAGATTGCCATTTGCATATCTAAGAACAGGATTAACAATATATCTATTGCAATGAATGCAAATTAAGTTCATATTCTTGGGAATGTATTTGGCATAAATATGATGAACAATTGGATAATTGAGTGGATGATAACCTGGATGACCAGGGCATTTATCTACCCAGCGATTACAAGTACCACAAGGAATATTCATGTTAATGGTACCCATTCTAATATCATATAAACCTCCTTCAACTGGTAATTTGTCGTTAAATTGAGAAGTATTAGTAATAATGGCTGTTGCTATCTTTTCTACTGCTGCATCCCCTAATACGTAAAAGCTTACACCCCTAATATCGGAGCTATTAAGTATAGTCTGGACGCTCATCTGTTATTAAATGTTTTATAATTTTAATTAAAAATTAATTATCAAATAAATGATTTTTCATTATTAATGCCTATGATGATAAAAAAATTGATTTTTTATTTCACTTATATTAAGATGTCATTAATTAGCGAATATGGATTCTACTACAACAATTACTATTATGTCTCATTTTCATTTGCAAAAGACGGTAAAAAACTCATCGTTATGTTCAGATATACCTCTCATTTCTCTGAAATCATGGTTATCACTAATAGAGGTGATAGCTATATTGGCGAATCAATCGCTAGTACTGCAAATGAAAATGGTGATATTAAGCATGTTGTTTCTGAATTTGAAATGTCCGCTAAGCCATATTTTTACATTAATCCTGAATTATTTGCTTCTTGTAGATATTACAAATATAACTCTTATAAGACTGAATCATTATTGATTGCTAAACAGTTCAATACTGATTTACTGAAGAAATTGCCCAATATCACATCTCTGGGGACTCTTACTAGAGAAATCTATATTGATATGGTCAAATTTGTTTCGAATGCTGTTGACTCATTTAGCAGCTTTGAAGAACTGATTAATCGAATTTAAATTGATTTTTTATCAGCAAATATATGCAAATCGTAGACAATTTCGGTTATATATACTTATGCAAAGACAACCCCAGCGAATACTATGAGGGACTAATCGGTGAAATATGGGTTAATTCTAGACCTGTGTTGCTGAAAGAATATTACCGATCATATTACGAAAATAATTATAATTATGCTATTTGTTTTATTAAAATTGATAGCAGACAAGTATCGCTAACGATCAGAATCAGTCCTAATTATATGGTCAGTGCTATTATAACTACTACAAGAGGTGATGTGTTCCATTATTTATATACAAATATTAAATATATGGATTTATCGCTGATATTTGATTTGCTAACATTGCTGGATTTTGATAACGCAGATAATATCACACCAGAAATAGATATACTAAGAGGCAAAATTCAAAGTTCATTTAGACTAATGACTAATATAAGATTTGATGCGATTAATCGTTCTTCTATTGCATTTATTGATTTGCGATTACTTAAATCTAATTGCTGCTATTATCATAAGTTTAATAATTCATGTATTTATTTTCATTATCATTCATATCGCAAAGTCAAATTAGTAATTATTATTGACAACAAAATTGAATATAAACTTAATGCTGCATATGTCAAAGGTGAATTGGATTATACTGTAACTCCTACACATAGATTTGAACAAGTGACTATCGCTGATATAACTCACATTTGCAAGCTTCTAAGTAATTATCAATTAACTGGTAAAGGTATTAATAATTTAAATTTAAGAGATGGTTTATATTGGAAAATTAGTAAATTTCTTTGCCGCACTTGGACCAATCTGATTGCTCATCGTAGCTTTCAAATTGAAAAATTAATAGTTACTAATTATGTCTATTAATTGCATTTACATTGAATAATTAATTATTTTTTATAAATGCCAGACGGATTTACTGTTGCACAATACATAGAATTGCTGAGAACTTGGCACACTGAAATAATCAAAAAGGAGAAAAAGCTGATGAATGGTTATCGCGTTTATCAAACATTATTCTTCTTTGAGACAGCTGGGCAAAACGCATGTACTATAATTGCTACATTTTTAACATCTATAATGATTGGATTAGCTAGTACTGGTGATAGTACAACTTTAATGATTTTATCAGCAGTTGCAACTGGTTTAGGTGTTCTGAATGGAATATTCAGTGCTATTAATTTAGTATTTAAACCCCAATCAACAGCTGATTCAGCATCTTCAACATCTAAGCAATATGGAGGATTGGCAAAAGAATTAATTATTGAAATTAAAAGCTATGAAGTTATGTTTTCTGAAATGTCGCAAGTTGATGTTTCTAAATTCAGTAGTCCTGATGTTGGCATACATAGAGCTAGTTCACCATCAATGCCAATTCCAATGAGTGAATATGGTCGCGATCATCATGACATCGATTTGGAGAACGCATTGCCAGATGATTCACCACTTAATGTAGAACGCTATGTTGATTTTGAAACATACAAAAATCGGCTATTGTATTATTCAACTAGAGAGCAATTAATCAGTATTGTTGAACCAGGATTACTATTAATTGGTTATATGGGTAATGAGACTGTATTCGATCGCACCTATATCACTACTATTGTGCCGCCAAAAGATTTGCAATATTTGGCCAATTACATAGACACTTTACCTAGTTCACATGAGAAACGCAAATTGCGAAGAATCATTGCTAAGATATTCGTTAATACTGGTGTTACCGATGAACGCAATAAATAATAAAAATGAATTAATACTTTTTTATATATGTTATTTAGCAACTTAAAATCAAACAGTTATTCCATTAAAGTGCTTCATCCAGCATTAGGAGTCAACATTAAAAATGAAGTATTGGCTAAAACGCTTAGGGATTTCAAAACTCTAATTGAAAAAGATTATCTTGTGGTGATGCCATTCTCAACGCTGACTGGCTCAGCTATAGAGATACCAAAAATAGCTAAGCAGTTTCCCAACATAACATTTGTAGTGGTTTTACTGATGTATATTGCAAACGATGTGGCCAATTATTTGCTTGATTTGCCTCCTAATTTTCATTTGTATTCAGCCAAAGTTGTGTCCGCAAAAATCTACTTGAACCATATCTCTAATAGAAAAATGAAATCCATTGTGATGAGTAACAACGGCTATAAGGATAGGGTAAGATGCAGCCAAAGTAGCGAGTTCATGTGTCAAGCAATACCTGAAATTGCTAAAGAATTTGGAATCGCTGATGTGCTCAAATTCAAAATTGGAATTGAAAACCCACTATTCATGAACAATATGATTCAGCATTTTGAATACGAATTTGCTAATACAGTTAATTGGGAAGGAATAGAAAACATATTAATGGTATCTGGTACTGCTAATACATGTGAATCTATGTGCATTGCATTAAGAAGAATGCAGCTTCATCATATTAATGTTATATCAGTTAAAGTGGGGCAAGACATTAATACTAATAGAACTGCGTTTGATGGCAATGTAGAATTTCACTGGTCTGAATCAAAATACACAACACCATTCAGCTTTGATATGTTAGATACGGATTTAGCAGTTATATTAGAGGAATTATTTGCTGCTCCTCAAATTGCGTGTGATCCATATTGCTCTAAAATGATGATTGGTTTTAATCATTTGCGTGCTAAGTATGATAGCATTGCTGATATGTTGGCTTGCTCAATGTTGATCTATGTGAGAAATGGCTTAAAAAATGAAAAGTAATTTAGTCAGTATCGGTGCTTGTAGTATCGCTGTTCATATTTGAATTGAACTTATACTTTTTTGGCGTGATTGGTGAATCAGAATCAATGTCATTCCATACTTTAGATTCATCAGATTGACCAATTCGATCATGAAAGATCTTAATATGCTCATAATTCATGCCTAACAGCTTTCTAGCTTCTTGTCTCATGTCAAATGTAGTACCTGGATAAGCTACTCCACTACCAGCAATGCCATAATTAGCAGGATCAACTTTGCGAATCTGATATTCGCGAATACCATTAATCCAAGTAACGTATTTTTCATCTTTCTTGAATTGCTTTTCTACGCATTTAGGATTCTCATCTTCAAACTTGAAGCACTTGAGATTAACTCGCTGATCAGCAATAGAGCAATACAAAATAGTATTCTTGTCAATGTACTGAGTAAATGCAAATACTTCAGCGGATTGGTAATAATAAATCAGTCTGGTATTATCACCCTTATTGTTGTTGTACATTCGCTTGATGTTTTTGATCAGATCATCGCTGAAATCAGCCAATTCATGATTGACATAATCAATCTGGAATCGAGGAAACTTTCTCTTTGTGAACTTGAGTCTGTTCTCAGCTGTTTCAATTTTAGCATACATACAGCAAGTACCAGGAATATTAATTACAAATTTGTTATTTGTGTTTTCAATAGTGTAAACAATTACAGAACCTTGAATTGAATATTTGTAATTACCATATGTGATTTCTGGTCTTTTACCTTTAGCAAAGCTGATATTAACTCCAGTTAATTCTTCAAATTCGCTGAAATTAGTGACTCTGTTCAAATGTTCTATAGGAGCCTCTTCATAAGGCAACGAATTAACAATTGAATAATTGGTTTTAGGTTTAGCAGCAAATTCAGGCTTGGATCTACCCGCGAATTCGCTAGTGGTAGTCTTAGTGTTAGTCTTCTTAAACTCTTTACGAGTATTAACAGTGATTTTAACTTTTGGGTTCGACATAACTTACAATATCAATTAATAAAATCAATTTTTTAGCGATTAGAGTCATTAAATAAGTATATATATCGCACTCCTTCATTAACAGTTCTAGAATGAATTTCTTTATCAATTAGATTTTTCATAATTATATTACATACTTTGCTATTCTTTGTTTCGCTTTTAATATCAATACCTAATTCCTTAGCTAATTCAGCGATAGTGGTTTTACCTATATGATTGCAGCCAATACCTCTATTAACATTACGCTTATCGCCAATATCATCTTTACGCGAATCTTTAATTTTAAAACTACTATCAACTATAATTCCAATTAAAGGTTTGGTATTTGTTCGGATTGGAATTGGTCTATCCGATTGCATAAACTCGCCACTATTATTAAGCGTAAATCTGATAAATCGCTCATCATACCATGAACCAGCTTTACCACATTCGCCATTTAGAATTTTCAGCTTCTTGTACATGTTTATTAGTTGTATTGGAATTCTAGATTTCTTATTTATTAAATAATCACGCATAAACACGTAATGAGCGCTTTCAGGCCAACTAGACAAGAATACATAAGAGAATGATTCTAATTTACTGGCGTTATAATCTTTAATTGTTTTTAGCAACTTGTCAATCGCAGTTGTTTTAATGATATCTTCGCTTTCAATATTAATTACATAATTCATAGTCGTATCAACATTATCATTAAAGAACATGTCTTGATCAATTATGATTTCTGAATTAGTGCCTATAGTCGCTAATACAAAATAATTACCAAATTCAGTAATTACTTTATTTGGACATTCATATTCGACTCCATCAATATATCTTTTATTGATAATTATGTTTTCAGAGTCAAACAGAAATACCTTCTTGTTATCAATGAATGTATCTTTGCGATAAATCATTTTGTTAAGTACGATGTTAAATAAATCAGCACTTGTATTAGTGTTAATTGCACTGCATTTAGCGTTAACGAATTTAGACAATGATTCATATGTCCATACTGGTATACTTACAAATGCTCGTTTAATTTGCTTATTAATTTCATCAATTGTATCTTGGTAGTATTCGTACATGTAATAGCTGTCGGATGATATTTGCTTTGGTATTTTGCTGTTATCGTTCTTGTATGGCAATGCACCTAATATATCAATTGGTTCAAACTGCTCGAACATATAATTGTTAATTGCATCTTTATTAATATTATATTCGATTTCACGTATATTGTCAAATTCAGCGATCTTTTTAGCATATTTGCGTGGTTCTAGCGCATCAGCTTTAGTGTTATTACCAGTTGATAGTAATGTATGTAAATGAATCTTTTGCATATCTGGTGGTAGCGATTCAAGTGCTTTTTTACGAACTGTACGACCCTTAATCTGTATATAGTCAGACATTGTACCTGGTTTTTGCGCAATAATCATTTCAGTTGTGTTTTTGAAGTCAATTGATTGTTTAATTTTACCTGCACCAATGAAAAACTTAGTAAATAATCCATACTTGTTGCTTTCTGCATTCCATCTATCAACTGCTTCTGATTTCTGTGTTTCAGTGACATCAAATTGCACTACGAAATATCTTGCTGGGAAGAATTCGCGATTTGGGTATTTCTTAATCCATTCAGTTTGTGTAATCAATTCTTCAGATGAGTATGTTAATTGAGTTGGTATTGAGCGATCATCGACAAAACCATTTTCAGCCAATATTTCACCAATAGTCATAATACCAGAACCTCTAACATAGCGATGATAAATAATAAACTTTGCACGTGGATTGCGCTTTAATGTATCTAATATAATATCTAACATAATGCAATACTTGCTAGAATATAATTTTAAGTTGTTATATTGCAAGAATGGACCAGCAAGATAAGATATATTGCGGCTTTCTTTAACATGAATACCTATTTTGCTTTTCCATTCTTGACTAGCATTTTTAATTAGACTTATGCAAGTTTCATTATTATAAATACCCTTTATTTTGCCAATTTGTGATTGATCTTTGATACGCTCTTTGTGTTTTTTAGCTATTTCGCGATCAGGATGCATAGCCATATGTTCATCATAGCTAAATTCGGGATTGGGATATACCATATCCATAATGATGAAATTGCTTGTTGTATCGATATATAAGTTATCAAGCATAAATGTTTGTTCATGTAATGGCGACATAGGTGCAATATCAAACTTCAAATATTTAATACCTGGATACGGTTTTCCATCAAATATTAATTCTGGATAATCAGAACCAGTTTCTTCTAGAAATATAACTTTGCCTTTGAATTGCTCATAAATAGGAGCTAATCGCTTAGCATCATATGGTTTGCCTTTATCACTCGCATGAAAATAATCATCACTATTAAAATGTGGTGTTCCAGGAGTACGCATCATATTAGCGATACTGATAACTTCGCGTTTGTCGTTATTAATGATAGTAGCACTGAGAAATATAGCAGTTATATTGCTGCCGTGATAATCAAGTAAAAGCTGAATCGCTAATCCATAATTATTAGTATCTTCTGTATTATAAGCGAGATGAATTTCATCCGCAATCAACAAACTATTAGCAAACAAATTCAGCAATAACTTATTAACTTGCACTTCTCCTTTTGTGAATCGCTCATAAATGTTAGATTCGTTTGTTCCTTCTGGCAACTTAGCACCACTAAATAAGTTGTTATATAATTCCTTGTAACCAGCAAAGTTATACATACCGCCAGTAGAAGTATCGCTGATACGTCTAGTAATTTTAATTTTGAGTTTCTTATAATCGTCATAAATCTTATCTCTAGTTATATCCGATGCTGTCATTGATAGTTCCTTTAACATGCGAAGTTGGTGCAATTCTTCATAAGTAATAATTCCCAATTCAGGAAATTTGAGAAATTCATTCTTGTATACGCTTTTTGTAAATCCTAAAATATGTACATAATATGGCTGATTTAGTTTCTGATTAATTACACTAAATATCTTAATATATGGAAGTGATATTTCTAGCGATGTTAGCGTTTTACCTGTTCCTGGTCCTAATTTCAGCATGCATCTACATTCTTTAGTTGCTGGATTAAAATAACGTTTTGCTAGAAATTGCACTGCTGATAATTCTAATACAGCAGGAGTAATCCATATTTTAGACTTAGTCTGCTGAAATGTTTGTATTTCTCTGTACTCTTTTTTCTGCAAGTAAGTATTAAACAATAAATCATCAGCCATATTTGTTTATTTAGATTTATAAAAATTGAATTAGTATTTATTCATTAATGAATCTAAATAATTAGTTAACATAATAGATATGTGTTCGTTATCATTTGCGTGACAATCGCAATCAACATTAACAGTAGTTATTTCATTAGGAGTCATATTGCTTCTCATAGTCATAACTGAATTGTTGATTTTGTAGAATATCTTATTGCCCTCATATTGATTGTAATATTCATCAGTAGTCGGATCAAATGCATTACCGATAAATCCATCAATGATTATATCAGGTGTTATATTGGCGATTAAATCAGTAATGCTGCCATAATTATATTTATTAATTGAATAAATAATAACATCAGGACTAAAAGCAATATCATGTGTAAATACATATAAGTAAAACTCTTTCTTAGTGACTAATGTTAACAGCGAATCATCAATGCGAGCATCATTGCGAGTAGTTGACACTGCATAATAATTCTTATTTGAGTAATGTAAATGCGATCTATCTGCAAACCTATTACTTAAGTCTAGAATTCTGATCATAAAAAATCTAAGTTTTAAATTGAAATTATAAGTTTAATTAATTATTTATGGAAGTTGTTGTCGTTGGTAATAGAAGATATACATATCTAGATGGTAAACTTCACAGCTTTAATGATAAACCATCACTGATTGTATTTAATGATAATATAGATGTATTAAATTATGATGATGGTATCATTAATGATACTAATGATACTAGATTTGAAAGATATTATCATAAACATGGTATATTACATAGAGAATACGGACCAGCATCAATAATAAGAAATACAGAAGGCTGGTATAAGAATGGAGTTTTACATAATGAATATGGACCAGCAGAAATAAGAAAGGAAAGAAAATGTTGGTTCATTAATGGCAATTTACATAGAGAAGATGGTCCAGCAGTTATATGGGATAATGGCGATGCTGAATGGTGGTTAAATGGAGAATATCAGTATGGATGTAGCGGTTATATTGAACCAAGAATTAACAGCAAATCAGCGCGCAAATTAAAAAATTAATATTTTTTTGGTTTTGTTATTAATTAAGTATTAGCGTTTATGCATGTGAAGCACGCTTGACAGTAAATGCTTCTTCAATTACTGAATCAAATGCAGCAGAATCAAATCCATGAGAAGTAAGAACAGTACGGATAACTCCACTAACAGTCAATCGAGATACAGTCTTAGCCTTAGTTTCAGATTTAAACAATCGAAGCAATGCAACAAGACTTTCATAGACAACTCCACACATAGCAAGAACAACATCACTAGTCAATCCATTAAGAACTGGTTTAGATGTGTTAATGACAAAGCTCTTCAATGCCTTAGAATCATCGCAGAAAGCAACTTCTTCTCCGAGCAAAAGCTTACGGCAAGTAGGAGAACTCTTAAAGAATGCAGAAACAGCATCAGTGGATTTACCCATACCATTAACGAGGTCTTCCAATGTAGGGCGAGCAACACCTCCACTTGCAACTCTTGCACTAAATGCAACTCGTGTACAAGAAGCCAATTCAATCACTTCTCGTTCAGCAATGCAAGACAATAAATGATCAGCATGAGAAACTCGTACTGAATTATCGTTAATATCGCTGATCTTCTTGCGCAATGCAAATACAGGAACAAGTCGCTGTGCCTCTTCAGCAGTAATGCCGAGAGTTCTAGTGATTACATCAACGCTAACAAGACTGCTGGAAAATTCATCATTAAGAGTGCGAATAACGCTCTTAATCTCTTGCGACAATCGCTTCTTCTCTTCTGCATCACTGCTAAGCTTTTTAGCAGCACGCAATTCGTGAAGTCTAGGATTAGCATCACGCGATTCACGCAACTTCTTAACTAATTCGCTATACTTAAGCTTCCATGACTTAACAACAACAGATCGTTGCTTGCTATATTCACCAAAAAGCTCATCATACTTACTCTTAACAGACAAAGCAACAGCCTTATCATTCAATGCCTTTGCTTGACGATTACTAAGAAGAATACGCAAAGCAGATACTCGCTCAGACAAACTAGTTTCAGGTTCATCATGATTAAGTGACTTATACATCTTACTGACAGTTGCTTCGTCAACATCAGGAGTAAGTCGGTCTAAATATTCTTGTGTGCACTTAATAGTACGAGACAATCCTCGTCCCATACCAGTTTCGTAAGCGACTTGTTTAACTGCTTCATAAGCGACTACACCTTCATTGGTGTCATATTGTGTAAGGATTTCTTGTTTAACTTCTCCTTTTTGTGTGTAAAGTTCTCCATTAAGGACTCTCAATGCTAATTTTCGCATGAAGGCATAAGGGAAATTGTGTCGTTGCTTAACTGCTTTTGGTGCCATTTTTAATAATGTTTTGGATAACTTTAAATCAACTTTTGTTTTTGGTTCGATTAAAATCAAAAAAATTAATGAGCGTTAATGATGATGGAATCCTCGTTAATCATACTTGCTATGCGATTAGTGATTGAATTGCTGCGTGATGCGAACTCCACTAATTTATCCACATCATGATATGAGTTGATGTAATTGACTAATTGCTCTTCCTTCATCTTATAGAAGATCGCTAATGTTCCACCAGTGCTGCCTTGTATTTTGAGCGTATAGCTAGTACTATCGCATGAAATAATGAACAGTATCATTATACTTTTAGGTATGAGTTTATTTTTTCTATTAATTTATCCAGCTTAGACTCACCCAGCATTATCCGAATGCCGCTAATAGAGGATTTCTTAAATATAAGTAGCCCTATGCTAAAGCCCAAGACCAATACTACTATAATGATTAGCACTACTATACCGATAATATACTTGTTTTCCATATTTTGTTTTTTAATTGAAATTATACATTTAAAAAATAATTATGGATTTATCTAGCATAGTTAAGACACTAAACAACGAAGAATTCACTCGTCGTAAGAATGTCAATGCTGGTACTAGTGATAAAGTAACTAATAAATGTTTTATTCTTCAAGGTGGTAAATTCCGATTTGCTGAACAGACTTATATTCCTTCTTTATTTAAAGTTATCGATGAATTATTAGTTAATGCTGAAGATCATTTCGTTAATTGTATTCTTGGCAAAACTATTCAGCATGGATTGAAAAATGATGGTGGTCGCTATGTTAAAGTGATTAATTTTAGCATTGAAAAGAATGGTGAAATGATCGTAGTTAATGATGGCTATGGTATTCCAATTATGAAACATTCGGGTAGAGGTGATCGCTATTTACCAGAAGTATTGTTTTCCGATGAGAAGACAGGTACTAATATGGAAGATGATCCAAATAGAATTACTGGTGGTACTAATGGAATTGGCGCTACTATTGTAACTGCTTTTTCTAACACTTTAACTATTGAATGTGCCGATAAAAATTACATTTATAAACAAGAAGTGACTAAAGATAAAGGTTTATCTGTATTTGCTACTCCTGAAGTCAGCCCTAATATTGCTGGTAGACAGTATACTAAAATTACTTTTATGATCGATTGGAAGAAGACTAAATTCAATGGATTTGCTTCTCATAGGGAATTATTTAATAATTATGTTCTTAAGCGCTTATACCAAATTAGATTATACACAGAACATATTACTGAAGTCGCTAAGGAAGCAGGTAAACTCAGCCCTGATAGACCAATTCCTAAAATCATGTTTAATAAAGAGATTGATGTCAATTTCAGTATTAAAAATGAAGTAGCAATTAATGAAGCATTTGGGCTGAATCGCTCTTACTTAATGACTATTGTGCGCAAGAAACGCAGCCAAATCACTGAATTACAGCTTTGCGATGTTATTCGCATTGTAGTCGGCATTAACGAACTCAAAGAAACAGGCTATAAAGAAATGAGTGTTATTAATGGTGTTGAAGTGCTTAATAATCCTATTATTAGTCATGTCAAATCGATTTTAATTAAAGCAGTTAAAGAATACTGTGCTCAGCAAAAGATGAATATGGGTAAGTTTAAATTAAAACACTCATTTACATTCTTAATGGTTGGCTGTATTCCCAATCCTCAATGGGTTGGCCAAGTCAAAGAAGCATTTACTATTGACAAAGAATACATTAATCAGTTTGACTTTAAGAGTGCTTGTGATGCTAAAAAGGGAGAAATCTCTAAAGTAATTTACGAAATGATCATTAATAGCGAATTGCGAAGAAAGCGCACAAAGGATAAAGATATCTTAGAGCATGAATCATTCTGCAAATGCGTTAATTACGCACCTAAGAAAGATCGCAAGAATAGCACTAATTACTTCTTCTTCTGTGAAGGAGGTTCAGCTAAAACTTTAATTAGAAGTATCGGCGAAAAGAAGATGAAAATCAACAGCGATAATACTTGCATTTTGACTACTACTGGTGTAGTAACTAATGTATTTCATAAGCTTAACTGGTTTAGCAATGACAACTTTGAATACTTCCGATTGGGATTCGATGAAAAACCAATTAGAAAATTAATATTTAATAGTTCAATTGAAAATAACTTATTCGTTAAGCAATTCATTGCTGGTAGCGGAGTAGGTGAAGATCACGTTGACAAAGAACGATTCTTGTCATCGCTAATGTGTGACGAATTTATCTGCGCTGCTGATTCTGATTACGATGGTTGGAATATTACTGGTTTAATCCTGGTTTTGCTGAGTAAATGGCCAGCATTGTTTGAAGAAAGAAGAATTAAATTGCTGCATTTGCCAGTAATTAGAATCGTTCCAAATGACTTAGATGTTATTTATGAAAAGGAATTACGCAGATTAAAGGGTAAACCTGTATCTGATGAATTCATTAAGAGTCAGAATGTTGTGGAATTTTTCACGCAAACTGAATTTAAAGAATACATGAAAGCTGGTAATGTCATTCCTAGCACTCATAGAGTTAAATACTATAAGGGTTTAGCTAGTACTGAGAAGTTCTTCGATGAAGTAATTTCAAGGGATTTTGATAAGTACATTTTCACATTTGTGTGGGATAGACGAGCATCTGAAATGATGGAAATCTATTATGGTAAAACACGAGTAGATTATATTGATGGCGAAATGGTCGTAATTAATATGGCTGATGAACGCAAACGATTATTGGCTGAACCATTAAGAGAAATGACTGATCCTGAAATCGCTGCTTATAAAAACAGATATATCACTATTACAGCATTTCTTGAAATCTACGTTAAGCAGTATTTCCTTGACAACTTGTCTCGCAAATTACTTAAAGTTCCAGATGGTAAGAACAGAGTCAGCACTAAAATTGCTTACTCTTTGCCAACTGTATTGGGCAAGAAACCAGTTAAATTGTCTGTTATTGGACCTAAGATTTCAAGTGAAACTAATTATCATCATGGCGAAACATCGCTATTGGAATCTATTCAGAATTCAGGACAGCAATATCCAGGAGGATCGATGTTTCCGCTCGTTATTCCCGTTGGAAGATGGGGTACTCGCAATGATGGTGGAGAACACGGTAATAGTGGTTCTGCTGGAGCTGCAAGATATATTGAAGCTAAATTAAATAAAGATTTTTATAATTTGCTTTATCGCAAAGAAGATAATATCATTTTGCCATATCAAGAAGAGGAAGAAATGGCTATTGAGCCTAAATACATGCTTCCTATTTTCCCAATGATTTCAGTTGAGAATTATAAAACAACTGCTCATGGTTGGAAGATTACTATGTGGGCGCGATCATTTGATGATGTATATGATTATTTGCGCATGTTGATATATGAACGATATGTTCCTGATGATCTTCCCGCTAAGAAAGTATTAAATGATAAGATTAAGTCGCATGTGTTGACTATGGAAAAGCGCAATTATGATGAGGGCAACGAGCCTAAACGCGTATCGACATTATCTGATGGCATGACAGAAGAACAATTCAGAGAGATTTATATCTCACTTGGAAAATACGAAATTATTAAGAAACGCACTCTAGAGAATAAACGCAAATTTGATATTGTGCATATTTATTCATTACCGATTGGTGTATGGAATAAAAACTATCGCGATTTGATTCTTAAACGTGCTAAAAACACTGAAAAGGAGAAAGGTGATTTAATTGACATTGTTCGCAGTATTGAATCACTCAGCGATACTAATGTTGATATTGTCATTGAATTATACGATGGCTGGGAAGATAAAATCAAATCTCTAATTAAACGAGAGAAATTGTGGTTTGAGAATTATCTCAGCGATATCCACATCTTATTTAGACTTTACTGCAAACTCGAAGATGAAATTAACGTGCTGAGACCAGATGGTACAGTAATCAGTTATAATAATCACAAAGAATTAATTAATGATTGGTTTGAGTTTCGGCTAGATCAATACAAATATCGCATTGCTCGCCAGAAAGAGTGTACGCGATTAGAAATTATTCTTGCTGAAAATAAGCTTAGATATGTTTCTAATTTTGACAGCTACAAGTTGTGTAGGCGATCAAAGAAAGACTTTAATGAAACATTGCAACAGCAGGGATTTGTCCCATATAGAAATATCGTTATGAGTAATATCAAGAGTAACCAAATTCCAAATGAAAAATTAGTCGCTATTGCAACTACTAATATGGATGAAGACGATGAATTGCTGAAAGAGCTGATTAAGTGCGGCATTGTTAATAAGAAATTAAATTATTCCTATTTGTCTAATGTAACTACTGGACAAGTCACTGATGAAGGTATCAGTAAATTAAAAGCTGAAATTGATAGACTGAATGTAAAGATGGCAGAGCTGAATGAGCCAGGTATTGAGAAAAAAATATGGCTTAATGAGTTAGCTAAACTACACCAACTTGTTAGAAGTGAGTAAATTACCAAATAGCGTATTTGCTAATTTAATATTATCTTTTTTCTCATTAATCGCATCAATGCCTGTATCATTTGTATTCGCATTTCTTTCATATACTCGCTGATATAGTACTTCTGGGTTTTCAGTCAAAATGCGAATATCAGCTACATCCAACACTTGCTGAATTACTGGTAAAAACACCGCAGGAGTTAATTTATACAATTGCCTATAAACAATATTCGAATAAACATATCTATCAGTAATAACTGTTACGCCTTCATTATGTAATCTCAACATTTCATGTGAATTAGCAGTAATGTTATCCAAAATAATATCTTGTATTTCTAGCATTGTTTTATCTTTTAGCGATTTGCATAACTCAAAATTACAGCTAATATGTTTACTAATTAAATCTTTTTCGATATCTCTAATTGGAAAATGAACGTATATTGAGTCACAAATATTGTCTAAATATTTCATGCAAAGTGTTGTCTTACCAGCACCATCAGCGCCTTCAATAATTATAATTGGCATTGTTTTAATATTACTTCATAAATCAAATAAAAAACAAATTCTTCTATACAACAACTCAATGCGATCAAATGCTGAACGCACTGCTAGTATTAGTGGAATGCTGATTTTGTCGTTATTCTCAGCATCGCATTTGATCTTGAATTCGCAATTAAGAGTTATATACAAGTTAACTACGATATTAAGAAATTCTTTATTGTCTTTTTTATCACCGCTTTCAATTGCAGTATTAGCAGCTTGAAGTAATTTAAGTGTGTCAACATTGCTCTTAATTGTTCTAGCAGTTAATACTATCAAATTAGCCAATTCCATTATTAAATCTTTATTTAATGTTAGGACATTATTTCTGATTTTGTTCTTTGTATAACCGTCTAACTTGCTGAATTCGCTAGGACCACAATAGTCAATGACTTCTAATGCCTCGCTAAGTTCCATATGATTGCTAATTAATTAATCATTTTTTCCGTGTAAATGGAATTGCATATCCACCAGCGAGTAAATGATCGCTGAGATTTACTAATTCTTTGCCACCTACTACCATATTTTGGACATCACCATAAGTGCAATTTGAATTGCTAATATATATTTCTCCTATTTGTCTTTTGAACGTATCCATTGATTCGCCGCCAATACCATAATTACCCAGTTTGAAATAGACAATATGGTCTAGAATTAGCTCTCTTACGTGATCTCTGGCTGCCACTGCTTTTGCCTTGATATCAGCACTGACGCCCTTCATTTCAGGCGTATCGATTCTAGCCAATCTAATATTAATTTTACGCAATAAGGGATTAGGGTTAATATCTAATGATAAGGGATTATTTAGATCAGCTACTAGCCATATAGTATCGCCGTCATAAACGCTTACTACTTTACCCCAGCCTTCTAGTGGCGAAATATCTCTCCAATCCTGAGTATTTTTGAAATTAGCAAACTGCATTTTTTATTATTGGTATAAGTTTAAATAAAAAATTGAATTATTGATAGATAATGCACATATGGACAAGGACACAATTGCCAGCATAGTAGCAAACTCACTATTTGATGTTACTAAAAATAATATAGAAAGTGGGATCTTGCTTATGACTAATGAAGACATACGTGCTTTTATCGATATGGTTTCGAATGAAATTCATGAGAAAATTGATGAATATATGAATGAAATACATACAGGATTCAAATACAAGCCTGATGAGAAACGTGAAACTATCACATCTACTGATGCGTTTATTGAACCGATTTTCCATGATATTGGGTTTGACGATTTCGTTAAACCCGATGATTTCTTCAAACCCGATGATGATTTAATTAAATCTGTTAATGATTCTATCAAGCCGTTTGACGAAATCATCGGACCAATTGATTTTGCTGAATCAATTAGAGATCAAGAAGCTCATATTGACAGCTTGAAATTGGAGTATGATAGTCTCACTACATACGCTAAGGAAAACCCTAATTGTGATAGCATTAATGATATTGCTGAACGGATCAATAATATTGTTGATGAATTGGGTATGTACAACATTACTATGCCTCATTATGGATTAGGTTTGCCTGCACCAGAAAGAAAAACAGAGGAAAAAAAAGAAATGGTTGTGAATAAAGATCGTATAGATATGGTGAATAATTATAAAGATGTTATATTTTAACTTCTGTCTCTTTGTCTTACATACAGAACATCAGTTCCTCTGACAATAGTATTTGTTGATAATTTGTTTGTTTTTTCATATCTAGTTTTAAATTCAGCATTAAATAACTTCAGTAAGGCATCGGAATATAAATTAACTCCTAAAATTGGTTGTTGAAGATTAGGATCTACTCCATCATATACATCATCAACAGTGGCTTGATATGGCATCTGATTGCAGTAATAATTATCGCCCGATGGTAGTTTTATACCGGCACCACTTGTCACCACTTCTAAATTTTCGCCTACTAATTTTTTCAATAATACAGATGAATCATAATAAGCAAATAATCCTGTATCTACAATCTTTCCTCCTATTGCGAATAATTTGTTATTTTCATCATATAAAAATGGTTTATATGTATTATATGCTATTGGTAAAATATCATTATTAGTTAGGTCTACCATAGTTTTAACTAAATATTTTCTTTCTACGTTCTTGCTTGTGGCATCTGTCCTATCAGTATTAACACCTACCAATACTTCACCCAGCATTTTTTTGAATTGTGTATCTGCAGCGTTGGTTTCGTGTGGAACATTTTTATATTTCACGCCGAGATATAAGTTCACCGCATCGGCGCCCGTATTAATAGTAATTATGTTAACTTTTAATTTAGGTAGTTGTCTGATATCTTTACCATATTTAGATTTAACACTGTTATATATGTTACTCATATATGGTGCGGGAATCATATAAGAATTTAATGGATTTTTGAGATATTCTTTAGATTTAGAGTTAAAATAATCATAGTCATTACTATCTGAAGCCAAAATATCATCACCCGATGCACTGGGTAATTGACTCATTATACTTCTTTTAAATTTTACCGTTTTACCAGACTTAGTATTATCACGACGAAGTCCATGTCCTAACCAATCGACTAATATATCAAATGTATAAACACCATTAATTGTATTAGCTAATGGAATTTCTCGCATCATAGAATTAATATTAATTGGCATAATACCAACATCAATAATATTTTTAATGATTAAATCATCAATTCCTATGTTTTTATTTGCTTTATTGTAATTATTTATTTCATTATTGCAACTCATGTATTTTAACATTTCTTTAGTATTTGTATTTAATTCTAACATAGTAAGTAATGAATTAGGTTCAACAGTATAGTTATCACCTAATACAGATTTAGTATCTACGGTATTATATTTAGTAGCATTTAGTCTGATAATCTTATAATACCCTCTTTCGTATTTATTAACAGCATTCCCTCCAGCACCAAATAATCCATCAATAGCTAGTACACTATGAAGTGAACTAAGTAATGAGTTGGCGGCAATATTTTCACCAAATTCACCAAAGTCCATAACTAGATGAGAGTCGGTATTGATGTAGTATTTAGGATTATCAACAGAATTAAAGATTGGAAAACTATTAGCGAACATAGATTTAGTATCTAATTCATATAGATATTTAACCAATTTACCATAGTTAACAATATGAGGTCCGACAGTGTTAGCGCTAATACCGCTTCTTAGGACATCAGCTGCCCCAATATTATCAATTAAAGATTTGAAATATGGGAAATCATTAATTGTAATTGAATGAAGTTTATCGTCAACCATAAACAAATTAAGTGCGTCAATCAATTGTGCTTTTTCAGTCTTCATTTTTTCCAAATCATAGATATTATTGCAGTGGAATCCCAAGCATTTTCGATCTTCAATATCTTCTAATTTCTTCAAGATATTCGCTTCAACATTTTTATTAACAGTATTAACAATAGTAGGAATCATATCTACGGCTACACATAGAGGAGTAACATTCTTTTCTTTACCAATGATTTCATACACATCACTGATATACGGAGCTAATCCTAAATATTTAGGAGATTCGGCAATTGTAGTGTATACCTTATGCAATGATTTGTAAATAATAGTGGCGTATTTAACAGCGTTCTTAGCACGTGTTAAGATATCATTCTTATCAATAGTGCCGTTTCCTTGATTATTAAATGGATTACCACTTCCATCGCTACTTTCTACATCTCCATTTAAATATATATTAGCATTTTGGAATGTGATTTCAAAAGGAAATCTACTAGTATCAATTCTTGTAGTCTTATTTGTAGCTTTAGCTTTGAATCCACGATTTTTATCTACCAGATTCAAGCTAATATTAGATTGATTATTACCTATCATATTTCCAGAACTATAATTTGTGATTATATTTCGTAATTCATTCAAAGTGCCAATATCGCTAGAAAGGTTATCGAGTATTTTCAAAATATTATCTCTTAACCCCCCATCACTATTTTCATTATTTAAATACAAAATCATTAATCCTGCGAGAGTTAATAATTCATCTTCGTCAATAATATCTTTGTATAGTTTTTTCATTTCTTGATAAAATATAGCAGTTCTTAATGTAAAAATATTATGTATCTTATCATATGCAGATGTTTCAGTATTTAAAGCATCTTTAATTTGTTTAATATATGCATCAAAATTAGTACCATTAAATTTACCACCCGTAAATTCATTTCTGCCTCCCTCAAAAACAACTCCTCCAATTGGAGTATATAAAAGATTTTTTACCATATTTTTAATTATAATACCTGAATTTTTAACAATAGTGAAAGAACTATTTTTAGAGTAGGTACCATCTCCCTTAAAATCTTTATATTTTGTTTGATTAAATACATTGATATAATCATCTATGAAAGCATTAACGTCTAGATTGTTCGGTACCAACGATCCGGGATTAGTATATAAATCTATATACGCTAATATGGGGAATAAAGGAGCTCCCCAACACATGGTTACCGAACCACCATCTGTATTCTCTACGTGTATATTGAAAATAGGAGAAAATATAATAGTATATAAAATTAAAAATGCTCTATATAGACGTATAGTTCCTTCGACATATCCAAATGGAGCATCTAATGTTATAGGTTCATATGTTCCGGTCACATCATTATAAAAGGTTAATTTACTCTTGCTATTTTCGTCAGTAATGCGTTTCACTATATTTTTATAATTCAATGCGACGCCCTTCAACGCAATATTAGCTTTCAATATATTTATAGTGTTGGCAAGTGACGATTTAAATCCAACATCAACAACCGCATTATTTATGGCTTCCATTCGAGGAATATCTAATATAATACCATTTTTAAAAATGGTATCAGCTATAGGAGCATAGGTAAATGGATTAATTTTTTCTTGATTTAAAATCATGAATTTACTTTTTCCTGAAGTAGAAGTCACATTAGACTTATTTTCAATACCTGCCCCCGTGAAGTCAAAATCAACATTCAAATGACTAAAACTAATACTTTCTTTGAATTTACCAACACCTGTAAATATTCTATCTAATTTAGTTCCAATAATCAATTCACCAGAAATTGGGTCATAATTTATGAGTTTACCAGATCTAAACGCAGGGTTAATAGAGGGTGTATATCTAGTAATTTTGGAATTACGGTGTTCGTTATATTTGTTAAATAATAAATATATCTCATCGAAAAATATAATCATATTTTCCCTCAGTTCTAAATATGTCCTTTTTATGGCAAGTGTGACAGCTTTCAGTTTTTCTAAAGTTTTTGCTTTTTTAGAAGACATTACTGGTGTTGCATTTAAAATATCTTCTATGTAATCAATTAACAGTTCATCAGTTTTATCATAAATTACTTTCATATATTTTTCATATTTTGCAATTTCTGTTTTTGGATCACCGGCAGCTATAATATCAGGCACAGTAGTATTTGTATTAAATATATACCCTACATTATTATTAAAATCCGGATAAAATTTCGTATTCTCTCCATATAAGGCAGATGGAGTTCCTAGTGTTAATTTACCTATCGTCACTCCCGAAGTCATAGGACCCAATGCATCGACCATATTAACAAAAGAATTAACTTTATCTGAATATGAAAATACATGCCCATTAAATTCATCCCTAGCTTTGTAAAATCTTTTTTCAGTATCGTATAATAATTCACCAGGAGCCGCAATTTGAAGAATTGGTAATGTATCTATGAAATAATTCTTGAGATTCGTAGCTGTTATAATTTGCACTATAAAATCAACAACAGTATTACCACTACTGGTAATCACATTAATACGTTTTTTTATTATTTCTTTCAAAATATCAATACATTTTTCATAAGCATCTACAATAGATTCAGTAGTTTTAGATGTATCAATAGAAATGAAATTTTTCATATAATTGGTAGATAGTTTTTTAAGAGCATCATCAAATTGTGAATATATAAAACTATCATTAAACGCTTTAAAAATATTACTAAGAGGATCCCTTATATTTGCAGTTATGTATTCATTATACTTTATATGACTGAAATCGAGAGCGATAGCCTTATTGGAGAAAATAATATATTTATCATCACCTTCATAATTATTATAGAAGAAATCTTTAAACGCATTAAGTTCTTTGAGATTTTCTGGTCTGCTATTTATAGTATATAGTGTATCGGAACATATATAATATGTTCCATTATATTGATTATCGCAATCCTTAAAAATATTAGCTACCATTGCATCGCATTTAGATTTTAATTTAGAGAAATCTGGATCTTCTCGATGTCTGATGTTATTATTGAGTCCTAGTGCTTTGACATCAACCATATTATTTTTAGTGAAACCTTCAAACAGATTATACAATCCCTTATTATAATTAGTGGGATTTTCATCTATTAACAGTCTTAACAACGTATATACATTTTTAAAATTATCCTGTGTAACGAGTGCGGATTTTGCTACCAACGACGGGCTAACTACTGGTACAATATAATTATTCATATTTTCCAGCGTTAATCCAGAATTTTTAGTCACATATGCACCCGCATCTAAGTATTCAGCATTGGCTGCATATACAGTAGTATCAGGCTTGATATCCAATTTATCCATTAGTGAAGACAAATGTAAAATATCTTTGAAAGCCTCATTCATTTCAGACAATAAAGTTTTAAAATATTCTTTGTTTGTCTCCAACGATTTATTTTCAATGTCTGCTTGTGCAACAAGGGTGTTATATGGAAATTTAATATTATTTAATGGTACACTAGTCATTAAATTATTATATGAGGCAGAAATTTCTGTATAATAATCTTTAGAATTATTCTTAGAACCAGCTATAATTACTGCATTAGAAAAAGCAGCAATTATAGTGACTATATTAGCGTTGGCAGGGGTTAATTTGGCCAAAAATGGTTTTAAGTCACCATTTTTGATGCAAGTATTTACTGCGAGTTTGGCTAAATTAATTTCATCAGTGTCAAATAATTCTGTGATATTTTCTAATAGAAATTTAAAATTATCGTAATTTTCTAACTTTTTCAGTCCACTAATTTTGCTGTTTTTGATTTCTTCTACTCCATTCAAAAATTCATCATACAATGATGGATATTTAACAATTTCACCAGACATAATTTTGTTAATGGTTTTAAACAATTCAGATGAAGTCTTGGATTCCTTTACGTTTTTCTCTAAAATATCTCCCTTTAATCTAGCACCAAGTAAGATATCTGATTTGACACCTGAAATACCGCTGAAATTGGTAACAATACTATTTACTTTGTAATTATTTAATCTTAATCCTCCTTCTGATACATCTTTGCTGATATTATTATTATATTTTTTCAGCATAGATATCAATGAGTTACCATTATTAATAAGATTTTTTGTAATAAGAGATCTATTATCTCCAGCACCAGTAATTTCTCCAATTCTATTATATTTGTCGTTTCCTATTAAAGTCGTAACATCAACAACAGTTGGCCTTATTGTTGTCTTATTATCGTAAATATTTTCATCATTGACCATCCCTACATGTAGGAATCCTTGTTTAATAATAAACTTAAATAACATCAAATACATAGGCAAGAATCGTTTCATATCGACTTTCATATCTTCTGAAATCAATGAAAGATCGTTTTCAACTAATTTCTCTTTTTTAATGTTATATTTATAAAGTGTTTTATAAAGCGCAATAACCTTATTACTGAATGGCATATCTTTATCAAATTGCTCAACACCACCCAATTCTGAGACTAAATCAGCTGCGAGATCGAAATTAAATCCCACATGTGATAATGAATCTACAAATTCGCTTAAAAGTGGTCCATAAAATGTACCATTCTTTTCAAAGAATAATTTATACATGGACACAAGTAAATATTCGAACATAACATAAATATTCTTTGGTGAGAAATGCTGACTAAGTAATTCAAATTCTAAAGTTGGAGAAGCAAGTCTCACAAAATTAGCTCTAGGATCTGTGACTGTTAATGGATCAGGATATCTGTTAATAGCATTATCCAAAATAAATGAGTTTTGACCCAAAGCAGCATCGTTATAATAAGCTGCATGTTGAAATTCAGAATAATCATTAACAGCAGCAATTTTAACTCCGTGTTTTTCTCCATCATTATCTTCATAATTAATACCATCAATCAATCCACCTTCTCTAAAAATACTTCTATGAATATTAACTAATTCAACTAATGTATTATCCATTCTAGTAGCAAATTCGGGTAAAATACCAGTTCGTAATTGATTATGGAAATCACGTGTTTGAGTAAGAAATTTATCCATTACACTTTGTAATGTGGAGAAATCCAATACTGGTGCTTTACCTAATCGGTTGGTCTTAACTAAATCAGTATTGATAGAATCCAAATAATACAAATAAGTACCTCTTAACAATGGTTCAGTCCATTCGTTATTAATTCCATAAATGTTAATATTACCAATGATTCGTACGTATAGCTTATAAAGCAAATTAGCTCCATTAACTACTAGGTCTCGGTAAAGGAATACTTCAGGCGAAATATTAAACAACTTATTATCTTCATGTCCATTAAGATATTCCTTTAAGATGCGGAATTTGTCCATGGAATTAGTGCGACTTGCAATTTTACTCTTTAACAAATGAATATGAGTAAATAATGATTCAGAGAATGATTTTTGTAAATCAGATTCTGTATTAGTAGCAGCATCGAATTTCTCAGTAATATCGTTAGTCGCTTTATCTAATTTACGTCTGAAGTTGTAAACAGCAGCAAGTAATTCTTCAGATTTGTATTCTGTCTTTGTTGGACTAATTAAACTACTCACTTTGGAGAATGAACTAAGTGATGATTCTTTAGCGGCTGATGGTGCTCCTAGATTTCCGATTGGATCATCTTCACCATCAAGTAATTTGGGCTTCAAATAAGAATTCTTAGGCTTAGTCTTGACTTTATCAGCATATTCTTCTCTTGATTGCATACGTTCAAATTCTGGAAATGCTTGCTTCTTGCGTTCATCCATAACACCAATAATGCTATCGGTTTTAACCAATCCATAACGATGATTAATATCACGAATGAAGTCCTTAATGATTTTTTCAAATCTCACTTTCTCAGAACCAGTTTCACCATCATATAACTTATTACATTCGCTAATATAATGAATGAGATCGTTATCATTAATAAATAATACCTTATTATTAGTGATCTTAGTGTCAAACTTCTTCAAGAATAGCAATTTCATAATTCCAGCAAATTTAGAATCACTAGTAGGCAATAATGCAAATCGCTTCAATGCAACTACTTGTTCTACTACTCTAGTACTCGCTTCCTCTAAGAACAATTGCTTGTAAAAGATAGCATAGTAATACAAACGAGTATATAATTCTATACATTCAGCACGAACTTCAGGCATATAACCATATTTATCCTTAGATAATTCATAGTCAGTTTCATCTCCTCCATAAATATTTCTTAATTTAGAAAATCCAATATTATCGAATACTTGATTGGAAGCATTATAAGAAGCACCATCAAAACTGATAAGATTATACATTGCCAATACACTCATAATTTTAGCAAACATAGATTTTAGCATCATTGTCAATAACAAATCAAATCTAGCATATCTAGCTTTAAATTCATGTTCAAATCGCTTCGCATATGACTCATACCATTCATAAGATGATTTATCACTGTACTCATAACCTTCAGTAGATGGTAAAGCTTTTTTCTTATAGTCAACATCTCCATATTTAGTATCAATTCCCTCATAAAATTCTCTTAATGATAAATTAAATTCAGATAGCTCGGACATTAAGTCACCAGTAGCAGAATTAATCATATACTTATCATCACTTTCTTCAAATGGTACTACAATGTCATGACCAAAATGTCGCATACCAATAAATCCACACATGTAATTATCTCCTTCTTTATACATAACTGGGTACATAGAAGTCAAGATCAAATATTGTTTAACTGCCCCATAAATTTGACCAATCTTAACACCATCATCAGACCCAGATTTACCTTTATAAGCATCATCAATATGTTCAAATACAGAGAACAAATTACGCAAATTGAGCAATGTATCAGCACCTTCTTCAAGATGTTTCATTGCCCTGTAATAGTTTTGCAATGCTTTTTCTGATTTAAGGAATTTAACACTTCTAGGAATCAAGCAAGGGTTGTTAATATTAGTGATCATCGTACTACCATCGACGGCAATAGCTTTTTTTTCTTTTATATTGGTGGTGATTACTTGAAGGGATTCTGTGTTATTAAACACAGGATCACTATCCTTATAATCAGTAGTATATGCCTTTGCTGGGAATAAATCAATACCCCCATAACAATTAACTACTTTTTTAGTGCCACCATTTTCACTTTTAATCTTTGCTTTTAATTTATCGTCGAAATTACCATCTGATGTAGCCAAAATTAATGTAGGAATTGAGAATTCCAAACAGCTACGAGAGCTATAAGGTAAAGGTGATAGTTTACCATCTTTAATATAGCTATTATCTTTATATAATTGGAACGTATTGGATGTGCATGGAGTACTGGCGGCATCTTTAGCATTATATGTAGTTTGTAATGCGGCGTTGTCATATTTAGTACCGTTCTTAGCAACTGATTCTAAATGGAAATAATCACAGAACTTCTTTAAATCTTCAAAAGTAGGATCAGCAAGCCAATTAGTGTCAATTGTAACTTTGCCCAATAAATCAGCTAATTCTTTTGCTGCATATGGATCTTCAATAATGGCTTTTTGATACATACGGATTTTCTTATCCATAGCTTGTGCTGCATGTTGTAAACCAATTTGTCCTCGTACGTTATTTTTCAACACCATCTCAAACAAATCTTTTTTCACTGGGAAAGTTTCAACTTCCTTATATTTCGAAATCATTTCTGTAGCGCTAGCATTAATCTTATTAGTCAACTTAGATAAAACTGATTCGTTAATCTTATCTTGTTCAATTGAATATTTGTTCAAATCTTCTAAGCCCAAATTCAATCCATTCTTCATGCGACCAATAGTAATTGCTTGATTAAACACATCAATAATACTTTCCAATTTCAATTCGATTTCACCTCCCAAGAATCGATCATAAATAGAAGCATTACTAACACCAGAACAGTTAATGCTGCCTCCACTCATTTCACGCGATTTAACTCTATTCTCTTCGTATGACTTTTCCAAGAACTTCTTATAGTCTGCAACTGCTTCAGCGAATTCCTTAATGGCAGGACCAGTATGGCTTTCAGCAACTTTAGCAGCAGCGATTAAATCATCCAATTCGCTAATAATAGCATTTTTCATGTAAACAGTATTGTAGTCTTTACCACGAGTAGCGAAAATACTGATTAAATTTTCTTCCTTAACTGCTCTCAATGCTGACAATCGTCGCAAAAACAGCAAGATAGATTCATCGCCAACTGATCCCTTACTGGTAATTTCAATTGCAGTTTTTCTTGCTGCTTCGAGCATCTTAACGATATATTTGGATTGCGCTTGAAGAAATCCACGTTTAAGCAAATCACTTTCTTTAATAATATCATTAGTGAGGAATTCGTATTCTACTTCTTTTTCAAGTCCTAAGAATTCACCACCGAAATAATCTTCAGTGCCATAGTTATGATTTCCTCCTGTAAAAGAATCTTCAGGATAATAGTTTTCAGAAGTATCGCATGGGCAAACTCCACCTTCAAATTTAGTTCCAACTGTACTTTGCTCATTTGCCATGTCTCTAACTCTACGCAATGCTTTGATGAATTTCATCTTATCTTTACCATGTTTAGTGAATACTTCCTTTTCGTATTTATTAATGACTTCTTCAACTCGATCAAGCGTATTCATTTTCTTGAATTCTTCCATTTTCATGCCGATTGCTTTAAGTGCTTTCTCTAATTCATGAGATCTAGCTGCAACACTTCCTTGAACACGCAAAAGATCAATGTAATCATCCACTAATTCTTTATTTACGTTCTTTTCTTTTAGCAATCCTTTGATTTCATTCAATTTGCCTTGCTTAGCATAATCCTCTAACTTCTTACTGATATCAGAAGATGGACCAAGCAAATTCTTTAATCTTTGAAATTCCTTATGAGCGCTTTCAATGAAATTGTATTCTTGAGCAACTAAATTCTTAAGTTCGTCTTTATCTTTGACAGATTTAGCGACTTTAGCCACTCTAAGCAATTCCTCCAAATACATACCAAAAGCAGCAATTCTAGCTTCCAAACTTGCACCAAGTTCTTCAGATGCACCAGTTACAAATTCGTAAGAATCAACCATATAGTTGGCATGAGTGACAATTGGATCAACACCAGAACCGCCATACATTTCTCCATAGTTTTCAAATGCATTGGAAACACCACCCAACATTTCCTTAGCGAATCTGCTAGCTACGTATTCACCTGATCCACCAACTACAGATAATGCAGAACTCTTAATTTTTCTAAGCGTGTCTGACATTAATTTGATTGTCTTGTCTTTACTTGCTTCTCCCATCTTACTGATTTTATTCATTTCTTTTGCAAAGTCAGAACTCACTCTAGAAAGAGATCTTTCAAGAGCGCGAATGGTTTTTTCTGCAACACCACCAACCATAGAGCTCGAACTATCATAGCCGCCACCATGATACACTCCAGCATTGGCACAGTACTCGCTGTAATGCTTACAGAGGGTTGTTTCTGACATTTTAGTCAGATTTCTTACAGAAACGGAAACTTTAAATTAAAATTATCAATGCTAAGTTGTAAAATTTAATTGGAAATATTTAATTATTAAAAAAATATCCATCTATTAAAACAACACATAATTCTTAAATTAGTTGCTGATAAAACAAATATATAATTTATTAATAAAGATTGTTGCTCGACTATTAATTTTTTTATTTTTACAATCTTAATAAATATGCCAGTATACTGTAATTACCAGCAATGGTTAGAGGATCAAAAGTCGGCTGCTGATTTTTACCAAGCCCTTAAAAGAATGTGTGTTCTCAGCACAGGCATCAATTGTAATACATTTATTATGCCCAATGCAGAATTACAAAAGAAACTAGTTAAATTATCTCAAGGATCTAAGCATGAAAGACGAGATTTCCTTAAAGCGGTACAATCTCACATGCTTCAAATTGATCTCCATGATAAGCGATTTCAGCCTGGAACCTATAAGAATAATCTTGGACAAGGAGTAGTGATTTCAGCTCCTTCTGGTGGTGTATTCGAGATTAAATCTGGTAAAGGCCATACTACATCAGCCAAAGTTAAAATTAACACTTCATTTGAACCTGATTTGCAATTCCGATCAGACGAAGACCGCCATAATTGCGTGGCTGATCTTGTTTCTGGTGAAATCGCAACTGATGGTGATATGTACACTGGCAGTCACAACCCTAAAATGGAAGGCGCCAGTGAATTGGCTGCAGATGATTGCAATGAAAAACTTGAAGCTTGGAATGCAATTATCAATTCTGTTGCTTTTGATTTGGAAACAAAATGTCCAGCACAAGAACCTACTTTCAGAATGTGTGGATTGTTAACTTTGCTGACTAAATATGGCGAAGAAACACCAGAACATAAAGATTGCGCTAAGATTATTCATACTGCATTGGCTTATGAACCACTTGCATGTTTATATATTCTTATGCAACCATACAGCTCTAACCAATTAATGCCTAAACGCCTTAACGATGAATGGGCTTTTGCACCTACTGTCTGCGAAGATCCGAAATCTTTAATTGATAATTTCAAACAAATGTTCCCATGCGCAATTGATATGGGTAAGCGAGATAGCATTATTAGCGAAATTAAATCTGGTATTGGTGCCGATAAGTTGTATAATTTACAAGACGCTTATGCAAAACACTGCAGCGAATTATTCTCTGGTATCAATTATCCATGCGAAATGAAGCTTTGGTGCGATGAAGTTTGCTATTATATCTGCAAGCGAATGTGTCATATTCGCAAGACAAACGACAAAAGCGCATTCGTTGATATGTGCAATACTCTAAGAGAAGTATTTCCTGGTAACGATCACGCCAAGGAATCAAGAATCGCTGATGACAAATTCTGGGAGGGATTTGATCGTGAAAAAGAAATGAGTGAAATTAGTGGTTTTCTTAGCTCGTTCTGTTGCTTCCAATGCTGCCCTAATGATTCTGGTTTATCTAACCAATGTGCTGAACATCTTAAGGGTAGTAAGCCAAGTAAGTATTTGAAAATGCTAGTTAAATTGAACTCTTAAATATAAATATAAATCAAATCGCTTGTATTTTTTGTTTATCTTACTTTTACAACTAAAAAAATATAACTAATTCTAATTGTTTAATTGTAAATTTGGCTAGTAATGTCGATATGAGAGCTAATAATTGTTCTGCAACATAGCCCCAATCCTAACTTATTCATTACCCCATGTAAAGTATCTCCTAATAATTGCTGCTCATCCATAGCCTGCAATTCTTCTAGCGTTATAGATTTTAATTTTTCTTTTTTTAATTCATTGACTATCTTAGCTGCTTTGGATAATTCAGCATTACAAGTACTACAAAATATAAGTGGTCCCATTTTTTACTATGTTTTATATTTCTAATTAAAGTTATTCAAAAAAATATAAATATGGCATACTCGTTGAAACCAAATTGTCATCCTGGTAGACCTGATTGGGCCGAATATTCGTTCCATCATTTATCACCAGCAGCCACATTTAATACTGTTACTTCAGCAGTTAAGCGAATCATGCTTTCAAATCCAGTATTTCCTGAAATGAAAATTGGAAATGTACCAGTTGATAGAGTAGCAGTAGTAATCAATTCGAATTTGGGATTAAAAGGCACAACTGGTGCTGAACGTACTAATGTATTAGTGGGGGCAAATCTCAAACAAATCATTTATTGTCGTAGCGAATCAGGTAAATGGGAACCTCTAAATGGAATTTCAACTCTTGAATATGCGTCAGATAGCACTATTTTCACTGTTCGCCTAAGAATCTTTGATCCATCAATGCGCGTATTTGTTAATGCTCCATTGGCACCAGTTAATAAGTGGGAAATCGATGTTCGCATTATCTCGTAATTACAAACCCATAACTAATTTAGTAATTGCGTATACCACTATAGCGACATAACACGTAAATATTATTGCTGGCGTGTTCATTTATAACTGCAAAAAAATTGATTATTTTTTATAACTTAAATTGAAAATTATGATTTCAGTTGAGCGAATCTTTTACATTGGCTGCCTCAATAAAATCAAGAGCAAGTATTTTGGCCATCCTATTCCTCATCCTATTTACAACCCAAACCCAATCAGTAGAGCATATTTATGCAAATACGACAATAAACCAGTAATGCTATCTACAGTTAATCTGGATGATAAAGTTTATATTTCAACACTGATTAATAGCGATTATTTGTATGACTTTAATTTAAATATTGATAATAAATTGGCAATATTTGTAGAAGATATGATGCATAATTTTGTAGGCGATACAGCATTAATGTCTAACTCACTTGGATTGCTGTCTAAAGTTAAGCAAAGAAATACAGATTTAGTATGGAAAAATCAGCCATTTGACGATGTTCATATGGACACTAATGAATTCAATAATAACTATTTCTATATGTATAATGGTAAGCCAATAACTATCATATGTAAACATTAATTTTTTTCATCGCTTACAAAATGTTATGGACGCTTAAACTAGCTGATTTGCCTGGATTAGGTCAGAAGATACAAGATCTAAATAATGGTACTTATAGAGGCATTCCCTATAAGGTATTTACAATTGAAGATATCAAGCCAGAAGACATTGATAAACTACCACGCGAATCAACACTAGCGCTAAGATACTTAGATGGAAAGCCATTCTCGCGTGAAGAATTAGAATCATTCGCTAATAAATATGCAAAACTATTTGCCCCATATGATAAATTTGAGTTAGTTGGCTCGTACAGAAGAGGTAAGCAAGTTATGGGTGATGGTGACGTGCTGATATTAAATCCAAGACATAAAACACTCGCTGATTCAGATGACGTAAAAGTAATTAATATTGGAACTCATAAAGCAAGAGGATTGTTCAGATTACCAAGTAAAAGCAATCTCAATACTGCAAAACTGACTAATCCACATGCAATCGATTCTAGTAGATGGATTCCAGTTGATATTGTGTATACTGACAATCTTCATTATCCAGCAGCGCTATTGCATTATACAGGTAGCAAACAATTTAACATTCACATGACTATGCATTGTGCAAAATTAGGAATTAAATTAAACGAATACGGTATTTGGAAAAATGGCAAAATGATACCTGTTAAATCAGAAGAAGATATATTCAAAAAAGTGAAGATGCCTTATGTAGCACCTAAAGATCGTGAAGATTGGGGCAGAAAGCATTTAGGTGGTGAAGAGCTTTATCCTGATTCTGGCTTTATTGAATTTGGCTATAAGTAATAGCTATATAAATAATTTGATTTTTTCTATTTGATAGTCGAGGATGTTTAATTTTGTACCTACTTATTCTGAATGGGATAGCAACGAATCTCAAGTTTATACAGAAAATAAAGGCTTAGTATTGCAATCTAAGTTTATCAGAATTGTAATAGACAATAATGCTAACATCTCATTTGTCATTAACAGCAATAAATCCGATGCGCTATTTGCCAAATACAAGAAATACAATGCCGACAATATTATGGTTAACTTGCATAATAGGCTATACATCTTAAAGGGATCTTATTATTTGGATCTTTCAGGTACATCAATGAGAACCATAATTGACAAAAATAACAATCCTAGTGAAAGTCGTTATAACATTATCCTAATCACAATTAAAACATTGCAATCTGATAAAGATGGATTATCTGTATTTGTTAGATCTCATGATGGGTTATTGTACTATAAACCCTGTAGCGCCTTGTCTGAATCAGACACAATACCTAATTATCGGATTCCCAATTATCGCTATTTAGTACATTCTCCTTTAAATAGAGATGTATCAATTGCTGCATTTGAAAAAAGAATTAGGGAAACAGTGAGTAATTCAGTATTCTGCAACAATCGCAGTTTGTATGTTAATTGCCCCGTATTTGCAAATCACATGAACAGAGCTATGCGCAATACAACTCCTAATAAATGCTTAACTGTCATGTTGTATAATTCTGTATTCAAGAAATGCAATAATGTTTATCCATTTGGAGTGAACTTTTGCATTAATGGGTTGCGATACAATATTTCAGATGATGACTTGGATATGATGCTGAAATTATGTGGAATTCTCTACATTGATATGTTTGATGAGGATTTAGTGATAGAAATGAAATCATACATTGATTTCAATTCACTGCCTGATTGCCTTTCTAAGACTGCATATAAGAACTTCATAAAGTCTGCTAATGCTAATTCTTTCTACACCCACAATCAGATTTTCAATAAAAAACTAATTCCAATTGAATAAATTACTTTTTTAGCATGAAATAAATCTTAATTAAATAATTAAATAATTAGTCGCTTCTTTCAATGTTCACTCTGCGATATGATGCAGTAGTGCCATTAGATGAAAGTGCTGGATAAGTACATTCAATGATATCATTTGGCTTACATCCATTTAATACTGCTTCGTGAGAACTGACTCCAATTCCAGGCAAATCTTCAACTTCAACTAGGAAGTTTTTATTTATTAAATTATTTTTCCAATCTTCAGGCGATACGGGTTTAGCTTTACCGCCTTTCATAGATTGCACTTCAGCCCAATCAAATAGCAAATAGCGATCACCATCAATGATTTCATATTCACCATTAAAGTCAATTTCCTTAATGTTAAACTTTTCATGTTTAATAATGATCACTTTTTCAGTGCTGATCTTACCCAATAATGAACCCAATTTAGCCTTTTTATGATAATCACCAGTACGACACAATTGCAAGAATGTTATGTTTTTACTCTTAACAACTACGTATTTTGTATTGTCTCGTTTAGTTGCAAATAGTGTTTCGCTTAATGGATATGAGCCATCTTTGCCATCAAAACCATTGCCAACTATTTCCTCGCCTCTAAATGCTGCCAATGATGCAATATGTTTATAAATAGTATAATCTAAATCAGCTTTTATTATCTTGAATTCCATTTTTTATTATTGACAAAACTTTAATTCAAATTATTAAAATTATATTTTCTTGGTTCTAAAAAAGAGATGGAAGCTGTTAACAGTATTGTAAATGACGTTTCTGAATCGTTTAAAGGGATTTTCACAGGAGGTGAAATGTCAAGCGGAACCAAAAAAGCAGTTGGTATTGTTATCGGTATCATTGTCGCTTTGATTGTGATTTGGCTCGTATGGAAATTGATCAAGAGCATGAACACTAAAGGATTCAGCCCTCGTAATAGCGGTGCTGCCGGTTGCTGTGGAAAACTTCAAGGTCCACGAGTCCAACAAGTTGAACCAATGCTCTCCCAACAAGACATGGATGAGGAAAATGCCCGATATGCGATGGCCGGAATGCCTAAGATTTCTACTCAATATGACCCTAATACCATGCTCGGATTTGACAATTACAATTACACTCAAGGATTTGCTTCTCCTGCTGCTAAACCAACTGCCAACCAAGATTCTGCAGTCGCCGATTCTTGGAATGGTAGCAAGCCAATGATTCAACAACAAGTACCAAACAGCTATAATATGAAGCCTTCTTATGAAGAATCTGACTTCATTAACATGGCATATAATGGATAATCTAATTGCATTAATTTGTGTTTTTTTGTGTCGCTTCAATTGAAAAAGATGTCTTTCCCTACACGTCGAATCAATTATCCCGATGCATGGACAGCATACCCAAATTTCTTGCCCGCTACTACTTCTGGAAGTGTCTACAGCAATAACCAAGTTATTTACCCTTTCGATGTTCCCTATATGTCTTCTAAGTCTCGCGCTGCTGGTGATTTCGTTGCTAGCCGACCTAGACTTGGTCACATGCGATATTGCGCTTATAGCTGCGATCGACCTGATCAAATCGATGTTATTCGCGCTGTTGCTGGCATCAACGATGCTAGATATTATTAATTGAATTAATAAATTAATTTAATCAATATGATTAGTTACTGGATAGACGAATCAGCAATATTGTCAAACGATGAAATTAGCAATCTTAGCAAATTAGTTATGGATGGATATAAGGCAAATGAGGGCAATTCACCAGATAAAATAGCAAGTATAGTAGTTGATAACGACAATATATTACTGCAATGTGATAAATACACATTATCCATTACTAGCGATGATCTTGTATATTCCAATTGCACTGATGAATTGCTAAACACTATGTCAGCTTCTATATTGGAAAATAGCGAATTAAAAAAATACCTATTAGCGACTAATATCAATTGTTGCATGCTATCATTGTTGAGAAATCACTTAGATGAGAAAATTGCAGCTATTATATTAGGAGTATTAGTGTTCGATATATACATGTTTACCAGCATGACTAAGTAAAGTATTAGCAAAAGCAATCATTATTTCACATTCATCTGCTGGATAATCTTTCAGCAAATTATAATATTCAATTGAATGTTCATCTGTTTTTTCTAATATTTCTATTTTATTTTCTCCAAATAGCTTAATCTCAATGCCTGAGTTTTGCGACAATCGCATTTCCATAAGCGTCTTAGCCATTGGATATGATTCACCAGCTGATGTTTCTAGTACATACGGCTCACTCTTAACCCAAAAAGCAGATTTAAGTTGCTCGTTTTTTCCATCATTAATATCCGAATATTTCCAATTAGACAAATAGAAAAGTCTACCATTATCATCAACCAATTGCACGTCGTAAATCGCTAACCTGTATCCTTCATTCAAACATGCTAAATATCCAGTTAGCATTACTCTAGACGAACTCACATTGAAATAATGAAATCGTTCACCTTTGATTTCCTCTTTGCTTATAGAGCTGATATATTGCAAGTTTTGAAATTTCATTTTAAAAAATAACTATTTATTTAATTGAGATATAATTTCTTCATAAACAACACTCTTTCTGCAGCCCCTTTTACATGGAATCTCGCTAAGAATCATTTTAATTCTGTCATTACTGAAATGTTTCAACAAACACATTGAATCGTAAACATCTTTAATATCGTCAATATGTTCATCAATGAATCCATTAACTTTATCAATATAAGCAATTCCATGATCCATCATTTTCCAATACATAACTCCAAATATCTTGCCTTCATTGCAACTATATAAGTAATTAGTTAATTCACTGATTGGATTGACTCCTTCGCCTGTATATGCTTGAAATCGCCCATAATATTCTGCTATTGATTCCATAGAGAAATTGCAACCAGTGTTATTGAGTTCACTAGTGAAATTATCAAATAATCGTCTAGACGAGTATTCGTCGTTTTCAATGAAACAGCAATCAATAGTAGTGTAGTCTTTATTAATGACTAATTTGTTAATAATATCCCATAAATCCATTTCAGCTTCAATCTCAACAATGCAATCATAGGGATGAATGCTAGTATCGCTGCCATTAATGACAAAATACTTAGCACCGATAAATTTAGGTTTTTCAAGCATGAATAATCCACTTGAATCAATATTGCCGCTTTTAAATTCTAAATACGAATCATTAAATGCTAATTGCTTAGCGTTACATACTACAAATCGGCATTCAGCAAACACACCAATATCACATATTTTAATAATTTCTAATCCACCTAATACTTGATAAATGTATTCCTGATTAATTTTGCATTTTAAATCTCTCGATATAGGAGACTTAAATTCGAATAATGCGATAATCGGCACATGTGCTCTTTGCAATAATTCGCTATATTCGCTACTTATTAAATTATTATTTACTTTTCTGAATCTCTCATAGAATTTATGAGCGCTTTCAAAATCAACAATCTTATCGAATTTGTAATTGCCTCTAGACTTTTCCAAATCTCTAATTGAAATAGGTCTTCTGTATTGCCTCATAAAGATATTCACATCAATGAGTATTTGTCCAATACCATCAGGTGAACACGAATTCATGTTATTATAGCTTCTGATTGATGCAGGTGCTTCATGAATAATGCAATTAAGTAATATACTAGTGATTAATTTAGTAGTTGCCTCAAATGCATGACCCCATACAATCGGAATTAGCTTACTGAGACTACCGCTAGCTGTTAATTTCTTGCAAATTAAGTCAACTTTACTGCTTTTAGTATTAGTTGCTTTGTGTAATTCAGAGCAACCAATGCTGAGTTTGCGTCCATCTATTGCCTTATCACTACCTTGCTTCTCATAAAATACTTCTAAATTAGAGATATAGCATTCGATTAGAATTTCAAGATCGCTTTCCATTTTTAATCATAGCTATTATTCAAAAAAATCATATTTGTTATTTAGATTTAAAAACTAGAACCAGGATAATATCGTCTATCGTAAATAGACTTCTTAAATTGGTGAGTATCAGAATAATATGAGCTGATATGGGAACCAGCATTAGGCACATAAGTATTATAATTGAATCGCGTATATTCCTCATTCATTGATCCTTCTCCTGGCTTAAAGCAATCTTGGCCGCTCTCATATACTGGAGGCATTTCTTGCAATACGTCACACATACAAGATCTTACTGCATTTGGATTAGATGTACCCCATGAAGCTGTGGTTCTGAAAGGCATATTTTAATTTGAAAGAATAATTAAAAAATTAATTAATAATTCTGAAAATATTATACATATATAGATTAAATATTATAGTGCGATACACATAAATAGTCATTAAGACAAAGCAATAGTAGACATGCTGAATAGGTGAATACGACTGAATATTCAATATTATATCAATTATAGCAGTATCACATAAGTTTATGTTATTATAGCGCAGAAATAGCTCTATTAGCAATGCCGACATCACCAATGTTTTGTACATCCTCTAAGCATTAAATAAATTCAATAATTTTCTCATAACTTCAATTGAAATACTGTTAATTAGGCCAATTAGCGGATGTGAAAATTCCAATTTATCAGTTATAGTCGCTTGTATCAGCGCTGATATGCCTGATACAATACTGAAAAAGATCACTATAGCTATTAGAATTAATTGCATTTTTTATTCTATAACTTTAATTGAAATGTATTATTTGCCAAAAAAATAACTAGTTTTATTTGTTTAATTGATAATTTAAATGTATCGCAATGCGAGAGAACCGTCAGAAATCACAATGAAATTCAAGCAGTGAGCATCGGTATAACAATCAACACGTCCAGATGATCCGAGATTGGCGTCAATTTGATAAGTGATTTGGCGAGTCTTACTGATGTTAAAGTGTCCATTAGGATTACTGTAGCCAGGAATTTCAGCAAAGTTATACATGATATTTTGCTGGAATTGTGGTCCATTATTACTGAGAATGTATCCGTTGCAATATGCATAAGGAATGTATTGGCGATAGAAGGTAGAATCGCGCTTCTCAAAGAAAGTAGTATCATAGATATCAACACCGAATTGGGTAATTGCAGGAACTACGGTTCGCACTGATGCAGGATGACATTGAGTAATTTGCTTATTGTAAACTACATTTTGACCAACAACAGTAGGGAAAGTACTTTCGCACCAACTTCCTTGATCTGGTCGGATTTGTTGATGACCACATCTCCACCAATTATCAGCTGCGAAATAAGGAAAGCTTTCATCTTGATTTTCACGTGGAATATCTCGCACGAATACATATTCGACTGGCCATTTAATACCAGTAATTTCGTAGTTCTTTTCTTGTTGATCGAGAGTAACAACGTTGTGTCGCAAGATTCGGATCAAGTGGAAACCGATACGATTAAGCAATACAGTGTGGACGCAATCATCCAAGAAGATTTGACAAGTGTTCAAGTGAGCACTGAAAGATCCGCTAGAAGTGACAGTTGATCCTGGAATCAAGAATGGGATTCTGCGTTGAGTGACAACATTAGGATGAGCAATATCATTTGGAGCAGCATTCACTAATGTAACAGTTTCTTGAATATAAGTATCTCCAACAGCTGGATAATACAAATTCTCAAGTTTAGCAGTTTGCACGTTGAATCGAACATCTGCATCAGGTAAACACAGCACTGGGATAGCATCTTTACGCTTCAATGCAAACCAAAACAAAGCTGGGCAATATAAAGTAGTTGGTGGAATGACTGGTTGAGGTGTTTGCAATCCATTTGCTACTTTAGTGACTTCGCGATGAGTGCTCAAAACAGCCAAATCCAAGCCTAAACCAGGAACATTGGTATTATGTTGAACAACCTTTTCATGGTAATAGTCATATGGAACTTCTTGACCAATCAGCAAATCATACGCATTACGGCAGAAAGCATCGCAGAGGAATCGGTCGCGATAGTTGACAATGGCAGATGCATAATAATCAGCAACACTGGAAGTATCGACTTCAAAACTGCATCGTTGAGTGAGCTTAGCACCAACCAATTCAGCAGCGCGAACGTAATTAGCACGTTGGACTTTAGCAGCTTGTCCACCAGCACCAAAACCATTAGCAGTAGGAACGACAGCAGTTCCATCTGGTCCAGCAATGAAAACTCCATTTGCATCAGTGTAAATGTAGCTAATACCACCAAGAGCAGGAGCAACAGCGACTGGAATAGTATAAGTTTGATTTGAATAAGTAACAGTAGTAGCGACTGGATTAACACCATTAAATTCATATGAGAAACCATCGAAAACATTAACGCCAGATAATTCGGACACAGTTGCGAGACGACCTTGACCAAAGTTAGTTGGCAAGTTGTTATTGGCTTGATAGACTTGTTGATCGAATGGAACAACAATAATGTTAGGCAATGCAGCAGCGGTACAACTTACTTGTGGCATGTTAAACTCATAGAAAGTATCATTAAGATAGTCACTATTGAATTTAAGTTCAAAGCTAATTTCGTCACCGAGAACAGCTCCCTTAGAAGCCTGCTTAACATATTCATGAGCTGTGATCACACAAGGCTTAAAGCTAACATCAAAACAGATAAAGTGAGTAGTCTTGATTTCAGAAATGGATGGGTAAATGTTATCCATTCGATGCTTTCGTCTATAAGCGATAATGTTGTGTAATCGCGAACAAAGGAATGATGACGCATGAATAATTCTGTCAGTTTTACCTACAGAAATACTCAGTTTCAATGCAACTGCTTGAGATGGCATATTTATTGTATGAAAAGATATAAATATAAAAATTAATAAGATTGGACAATAATATAAAAAATTGAATTTTTATATTTATTTAGAAAATGCGTAGTGAATTAGTAGCATTTGAGAATAATTTAGGAAATCCTGCCACTCATATTGTTTATAACATCAACGATAGAAACAAGATTTGTGGGATTATTATTACATGTTTTGTTTATGTTAGAAGGGATGGCAGACCAGGCAATTTCAGTATTAACTTGCAATTAAAGGTCATTTCATCGAATGGAATGAGTGATAGAATCAGTGATATCATATCTCGCTGTCGTGTTTTGTTACTTACCTCTGATCGCTTTACAGTAGAAGAAGCTAGGGATAATTATGTTAGGGAAGTAATGAGAAGACTAAGAGATGAAGGAGTTGATACTATCAGGTCTAGCAATCCATGTTCTTAATTTTTAATTAAAGATATCGAATCGCTGATAAAAAAGCTTTTTTTATTTTGCTTTTGTTGGTTTTTTCGAGAGTAGACCTAATATGCAGGAGCGTTTGGATACAAAGTACTGTGTGTGAACCCTTCGTATAGCGCTGCTAGAATATCCTTGACTTCCTGTTCAGTGTAATCCTCAATTGAATTGGATTCAGAATCGTCATCCGATACTGATTCCGAATCAGTATCAGTATCATCGTCAGGAATTTCATTGGCCCAAATACTTCCTCGCGATTCGTAGAATTCCATTATAGCCAAATCATCGTATTCATAATCAGACCATACTCCGTAATCACTTGGTTCGTATTCAAACAGCCCATTTGATTGAACAACTGGGACAACTGGTTCAGTGTGATATTCATAATGAAGAACACCATCAATACATGTGATAGTCATTTCATTGTATGATTCAAATCGCAAAACTAATTCGCAAAATATCACTTCCAATTCTTCGCAGTAGTATTCCCCACTATATCTTCCATCTATATCTCCATAATAGTAGTAATGGTTGTAAGATGAGTCAATGTAACATCCCTTGTATCTCCAGAAGTACATACCCATTCTATTTATGGAATCGAGTTCATCAGTCACGTAAATTCTGCAGCAATCGTCCACATTAACTTCTTGCGAATAACAGAATTCGCAATCACAGTGTTTGCAATGAGAATTATTGCATAATTTGCAATAATGATCATCGCTGTAAGGCTTGTCTAAAAGAGCCTTTCTAAAAGCAGTTTTAGGGGATGTTCCCTTAGTGTTAAAGCTTGACGTATTCATCGAGCGATAAATGATAAAAAAATCATTTTTTATCGAATATAGTACCTATCATTTATGTATATATCCAAAGGCGTGTAATAAAATCTACTAAAACAACCTATATTCTCATTAACTTTCATCAGCTTTTTATCCTTATGCTCAAATGATGATGGGCTCTGAATAAAGATAAATCTCATTAATTCTCTTATATATGGTAAATCATATAATCGAGACATCATTATTATTCTATGCATAGTGAATTGATAATTATTATTATATTTGCTGGCATTAGTAGATGTGTCTTGTGTATTGATATTTAGCTGTTCTGCTGTGATTTCCAAAAACATATTACTCATAAAATCGTGATCTTCGCTATGCAATTTGGGTATAATTATATCTGGAAATGCTCTTTGTATAAATGCATTAGCGAATGTTTTGTACATCTTGGGTTTGTAATATATATTTTCATATTTAATTAATCGCATATTTTGCAGTAATTCGTGTACCTCATACGAAGGATGAACTGTTTCAGCTAAATCAGGCAGCGATTCTTTTATCTCTTTGCAAATCTCATCAACTACTTTTTCTGGTAATTTCTCAGGCAAATTCTCGCCATAAATATAAGACAAATTCTTATGAAAATGCTTAACTATATTATTATTGCGATTAGTTATTTCGCTATTATTACTAGTATCAATATTATAATTATCTATATTGTTGTATTTTATGGCATCACAAGTATCACATTTTAAGTATTTCTTTTCATATGTCATAATGCCCCCACAATTAGTACAAATCTGCCTTTCTGAATATTCAATATCATAAATATTAATTTCAATTATAAATCTAATTGAATTATATAATTGACCTGTTGCATTCTTAATAGAACTAATAATATCTTTAATAGTGGTTATTTGTGATAGCAAATCAGTCTTTAATATTTCATTTGTAATATCTTCTTCTATTGCCATCATACCAATCAGATCATTATAGATAGTATTTACTTTATTAATTCTATTCATTAATTCAGCATTAGCGACTATTTCAGCTGCACCATTATTAAGCGAATCAATATGCATAATCAACTGAGAAAGTTTCACTTTATCAATGATCATTTTTTATAAAAAAGATCTTTATTTATGTAATTAGTAATTAACTCAAATTGATATTACAATGAGGTAATTCTTGACAAATGAGATGCATAGTTGATTTCTCTAATTGGATAATAATAATTTATCGCAGTATCGATTATCCCATCAACAAAATCATCAACTTCTAAGCAGTTAATATTGTCGATATGGATGCTGATTGCTTGTGGTGTCTCATTTTTGACCTTTTTGTATTTCCATCTTTCAATAATAGCGCCAACACAGTGATAACCGGGATGACCGCTATCATCATCTTTGACCCAAAACATAACCGAATAGTTATTAAATATGAATGTTTCAATGCCAGTCATTCCATTATATCTGGCTTGTTTGAACCGATTCTTGTGCAATCCGTGTCTTGCAAGTGCTAATTGAATAGCGCCTACCAAATAGCAATATTCCTTGATGATTCTCTTACCCATGTAATTATTCTTATAATCATCATAGCCAATACCAACAATACTGTTTCCACTCATATTGTACATTTACACCAATAAAATTCATTTTTTATTTCAAGTTACGGAATTTATTCTAAATGGACGAGCAATTATACGATCTTTTATGCTATTTGGAAGAGCATCAGGATGAACCAGATCTCAAAAAGAGATATATGACAGAACTTACTAATATGACTAAAACAGAGCGATCTGAGTATGCTAGAAGACGTAAATTCGATACTGAGATTACTAAGCCATTTGAGAATAAGTATCGCGGTGTGAGAAGCCAAAATGGTAAATTAGTAATGCTTGAATACCAAAATCTTAGTCGCGATTTCGATGTAAGAACCATCTTCTTAGCAATGGAGAATTACGTATTTGATCGATATCGCTCATTAACTGATTTAACTGATGACGATAAAGTAGTCATTAATAAATTCCTAGGCAAGTTGTTCAATCATGCTGAATCAAGTCATGTTGATACTATCTATGATGTATTTGTTAAGCCACACTTAAATGAGAGAGATGATATGATTGGCAATACTACAACTAATATGCAAATTAATCCTGCATTTATCCCCAAAGCATCAACTGCTAGATATCAGCGATTTGCCGATATTCCAGACAACATCACTGCTAATATTGTTGTTTGTGATTTTATGGATGTAATTGACTCAGATAACACTGTAGATGTAGTAGCGGAAGATGAAACATATAAAATGGAATGTGTATCATCTAGTGATTGTGATTCTGATGACGAATCATTGCTGGATAAACTTGTAAATAAGTATTCAAAATTAATCGCCCCAATTACACCTGCTGAATTTGTAAATATTATCGGTACTGAAAGATGGTTTGTTCATCATAAGGGTAAACTCACACCAATGCCATCATATTCACAATTACGTAATGCTGCTAATTATCATTTGAATAAACTAGAAGAACATCGCAGTTTAGCATCTATTGTGTTTAATACAAGACCACAAAATGAACTACTCATTCATGCACATGGAATGTTTGATAATATTGATATCGCTAATGAATACAGAATTAAAGAATCAGCTAATATTCATGGCAAAGTAGTTGCTGTGCCGATTGGTTATAGTGGATTAGCCGATGATTTCAGATGTAATAGAGATGGTTTAGTAATGTATAATCCATCTGATCCTGAATTAGAAATCATGCTTAATGGCAAACATAATATTAGACGCGCAGAAGCAAGAGCAATGAAGAAGCGAGCAATGACTAAATTAGGTAATCGCGCTACTCCTGAAACAATGAATATGATTCGTAACTTTAATCGCGCAAAAGAACGATTAGCGACTAAGGCTGAGAGAAATGTACGCGAGAAATACTCTGGCACTGAAGAATTAACTAACATTAAGAAAGTAGAGAATGCTGAATCGGCATATGATAAGAAGATTAACGACGCATTGCAATTCCTAGACGATAATGAAGTCGTATTCAATACTTTGAAGGTGAAAAAAGGCAAACTCGCTAAGGGTGACGATATTGTAGTCAAATTGGAATAAACTGCTGAAATTTAATTGATTATTTTTTTACACAAAATGGAAAAATCTAACGATATAATAATACCGCTATTATGGGTATTTATGATTATTATATTATTTGGTTATTTAGTGTATAAGACTAATTCATCCGATGAAAATGAGTCAGATCACTTATCTAATCACTTATCCAATTCATTGGATAAGTTGAATAAGTTGAATAAGTTGAATAAGTTGAATAAGTCGGATAACTCAGATAATAACTTAAAAGTCAATAGTAGTTCGAGAATATTTGGCCATAATGACCATTTCAATACATTCGGGTTCTACGATGATGACGACGATGATTAATAATTAAACATATAAATTAGTTTTTTAAATGACTATATCAAATACATCTATTGATTTAACTGATTTTAGCGATATCGCTGATAATGCTCAGCCAAGTAAAACAAGAGAAGTGACTATTTGGCTGACATTGCTAGACGTGCTTGTCATACTCAGCATGTTATTCACTATTAATGTTACAGAAGTAATTTGGTATGTTGATGTGTTTGTTGTTATTTCTTTATTTATACATGGGGTAACACTACTTGCTGTTATTCCTGGGAAAAAATAACTCATTCATTTGGTGTAAATCCAAAATCAATACTTCTTTCTAGTTCGAGTATCTTTTTCCTTACCTCATATAACAATCTCTCATACTCAAATTCACCTACAAATTCTTGATGCTGATCGTCAACTAATTCAGCATAATATCTAGTCAACTTTCTCAGCTTTTCCATAATATTTTTTATAATTTACAAAACTTTAATTTAATTATTTACTCGGTTAATGCGCTGTATTCGAGGATAACTCGGTAGTCCATTGTACCAGCTGAAGTGTTATCTGGAGCAGTAAGAGTAATAGAAACATTGGTACTATTAATACTTAATACAGCATTAGATGGAATACTAGTATAGCCAGGAGTTTCAATAGTTCGTAATTGCTGACTTACAACTAGCAATGTACCAGTGATATTAGTAACTAATGCATCAATGATATGTGTGGCTGAAACAGCAGAAGTATTAGTTGCATCGCGACCATAAGCAGTAACAGTAACTTGATAAGATGTGTTGGCTGTAGGGGTAAATAAATTAGTAGCTACACCACTAGTAGTTACTGCATTAATCAGAAAATATAAAGTACGTCTATTAGGGGATGTTTTAGTGGTTCCTTCTTGGACTGATCCAGCATATGCCCAACTTCCACCAGTAAACACTTGATAAAATATAGTAGCACCAGTAAAAGAACCAACAATAGTGCTATCACCAAGCAATACTGAACCAGCTCCATTTAAACTGGAAGAACCAACTCCGAATGAGTTAGAAGCGCCTACACTGCCACTAAATACTGAAACTGAATTGGGAAAAGTAGTATTTCCGACTCTGAAAATAGGATTTCCTGTACTATTAAGCACATTGAATAATGTAGCTCCAATTGGAGTGGAATTATCCTGAATTTTAACAGCTCCAAATGTCGTATTTAATAAAATTTGAGGATTTGCTGTTCCCGATGCATTATAGGCTTGTTGCAAAGTACCAGAACTATCATAAGTAGTAGTATCATATTGCAATACCCAATTAGTAGCTGCGAATGAAGTAGCGACTGCGATATACATAGCACTTTTACCAGCTGGTAAAGTATTGATTAATGTCGCACCAAAATTGTTAACTGTGATGCTATTAGTGCTGCTTGTGTTGATAATAGTAGCCCAATAACCCGGTTGTGCTTGAGTTGAACCAGTACCTACATCAGGAAGTGTAATAGTGATGTTGCTAGCACAATTAATAGCATAATGGTTACCACCTGAACGCAATCCCCATAATGTTCCAGTCACAGCTGTTCCGGCCCAACCAATACCAAGTTGACCTCTGCCTGTATCAATATCGCCAGCAATTGTAAAGCGCGAATTGGATAGCGTAGTCATCTTTAATTAGACAGATAAAAAATATTTCTCTAATTGTAAAATGTACGTTACGGAAGGAACAATATCTATGTTAATCATGGAAATAATTATATTCGCTACTAATACGATAGTGCTGATATTCTTGCTAATTATAGTGTTCATAATCACAGTATTAGTGATAAAAAAGTTATACAACCAGTGATTTAGGCTTTAGGCTTTATTTCATGAATATTAGTAAAATTATTAATGCTATAAATACCATTCCACTTACGCGTGAATAGATTTATGTAGCTATGAGTAGTAAAATCAACAAATACTCCATCCTTAAAGCGCAATTCATCAAATAATACTGATGATGAATATACAGCATTAGTTAAAATACCTACTAATTTTATTGATCTAGATTTGAACACATGAGCATTCTTCTCTAAATATTTACAAGTAGTAGCAGATAATTTAGCTTCGAATTGATTAGTAGTACCGCAAATTAACTTGCCAATTTTAACTAACTTAACTGGATTATAGCCGATTTTATTATAAATCATATAACCACCTTTTCTATTAAATACCTTAAATCCATCAAATTTCATATTCTCGACATTGCATTCTTCTTGTCTAATTAATACTTCAATAACGCCTTCAATAGACATAGTCATTTTTTCCATTTTATTTAAAGATATGAGCAAATTCAATTTTTTATATGGAATCAGTGGCTAATTCGGATACCAACAATGCATTATCTTCGCTAAATATCAATAAAGTTGCATCCTTATAAAAGTAAATATTGAATTTGCCTTTGATATGTAGCAGGAAGTTCACAATACTATTCTTTGGGAATTTCATTTCTGTAAGACCCTCAGTGAACAGCTTTATGTCTTGCTCACCTCTAGGCATATCGCCATTAGTGACTTTAAATATAGTATTAATTTTCTTATCTAGGTTTTTCATATGCTGTATCACTACTGTATCAGCAGTATCATCTGAACCCTTAATAAATTGGATCTTACTATCTACTACTTTCTTCTTGAACTTAGTGCTGAGATTCTTCTTGAATTCGCCAATATCTAAATTCAACATTGTGCAATATAAGTCTTCTTTTGGTCTGTTATTGAATTGCTTTTCTGGTATTTCCATTGGTTTATCAAATTCAATGTTACATCTGACAGTAATTATGTCATCTGTATGTAATGTACTATTTGAAACAATAAAGTCAATGCGATCAGTAATCTTGCTATCTACAATCATGCGAATTTTGCGAATTGATTCACTAATCTCACCAAGCAAATTAATAATGCTTTCCTTATCAGTGATGCTGATATAAGTTGGCCTTGAGCAATAATACCTATAAATTCTATTGCAATCGTATTTAAGATACATGTGATTTTTGCTATTGCATTTGTACTCTACTGAATATTCTTTGGGCATCATTTCACCCCAAAATGTCACTCTGTCTTGCAAACACTCAATTTGTAACCCTTCTACTTTATTGGATTTAATTGTTTTGAAGAATTTACTCATATTAAATGGTTCTGTATTAATGAATTCAATAACCGAAGTACTAATTTTTGGCTTTTCAACTATGCGATGATACTTCGATTCGTCAATACTAACATTCTTTTTTGGTCTACCTATTTTACCAGTTGCTGCCATCTGTATTTAATAAATATATTTTTTTATCTTTGCAAATGTTTAATTAAAAAATAAATAATTAATTAACGATAAGCAGATTTCATCTTCATAAATTTCATATTTTCATGCACATTAATATAAAACTCTTTCACTGATTTTTCATCACTAATATTAGCAAAACATATATCTTTAATTGAACTAAATGGTCTATCGAGTGAATGCAAATTCATTTTATCTGATAAGTATGCATCAATATCGCTGAATAATACTACATTTTTTACAGCAAAAATACTAAATAATTTATCTATGCATTTTGTATATAATGAGTCATCTGTATAATATTTACTAGGTACATATAAGAATTGAATTTCAATTGGAGTTATGATGTTTTCTGAATTTAAAAACTCTACAAATTTATCCAATTCACATAATTCGCGAACAATTACACCAAAATTATCAGTATATACTTCACCACTACTCATAATACTCTTCATGTATTTAAGACTCATTAAGTGAAACATGAATTTGCCAGCATGGGGATTAAAGAAGAAGTAGAATTTATCCAATGATCCAATATCTGATTTAGCACAAATATACTTAGCCAATCCTATATCAATATTACTAAGTCTATATATCATATACTCAAATTTAATCATATCTATTGTTTCAAATAGCCGCATAATTATATCACTATTGGTAAATATTAGTATGTATAAATTAGTAGCATGGTCAAAATAGTAAAACATCAAGCCCGATTCGATATCTCTTATTGAAATAATATTATTTTTCACCACAATTCTAAATCCATTATGCTCAGTGATTTGATTTAATTCCATTTATTATAGGTAACTAATCAATTTAATTTAGTATTGTATTGTATTGCAATTCATTGCAATACTTTATAATATATTAGAAGCCATATCGCGCTCATTGAAATACTTATCAAATTCAGTGGCTTTAATTCCTCTAGGTATCTTGTCCTGATACATATTAGCGCTTACAAGTATTTGCAATAATTCGTTATCGGATAAATTAGGATTGCTATATGCGTCAAAAATAGCATCAATTACTTTCATGCGTTTACCATATATGTTATTTTTTATGTGACCTATAATCGCCCCATGACTAATCGCTTTTGGTGGTTTAGGAATTGTCTGCCTCATAGCCAACATGACTTTATTCTCATAATTAACAACTGCCATATTATAGTTGATTAAGTTGTAATTGCTATCATGACAATTAGTATTATTTTTCAATTGACGATATAATTTTCCATCCAATTTCTGATAAATAGGCACCTTATCAGGATCAGCATCAATGATATAATCTTTAGTAGTTACTTCTTTATTTAATTCATAGTCAATCATTAAGTGAAATCGCTTAAGAATTAATTCATTAACACCAGTAGTGAAATTAATGTTGCCAAAATTACTGCGAATATATTCGTCATCTATAATCGATCTCGCATTAAATATTAAATTCTTGCAATTCTTCACATCGAACATAACTACTTTAGCATTGCTGGGAATTTCATCAGTGATTATATCACTAGGCTGCAAAAATGTAGTATTGCATTTAGTAAATAATTCAGTGCAATCAGGGAAAATACTAGCTGGATCTTTCACTTCATTACGCATATTGACCTTCCACCACTCATCACGCAACGTGATTAATTCTCTCATCAATTCACCAAAAGGGAAATCTCTAATTGAAAAACTGCTTGATATGTCTTTATAATCGCTATTGTTGATTATATAGCAGATAGTTACAAATGCGTCAAATAGTAAATATTGCTTATCTTTTGAATCGGTTATCATTGCTTCAACACCGACTGCTGCTTCGAACTCAGATTGTAAATGCGTCTTTACATATGAGTATAATGCATTAACTTGGTCTAGACATTTAGTGTAGTTCATTTAATTTTAAGGAATCTTTTTTATAATTTAAAATGGAAACGGAATCTAACGAAGACGTACCTACTACTGATAAGGGTTTACTGCAAACTGTCATGGCTAACAAATTCATCTACTTAATTGGAATCCTAATCATTGTTTCTATAATTGCCTTTTTAGTTGTAGTCGCCCTTTTCGCGTATGCTAAATTTAAAAATAAAAACAAAATACCAGCCAAAATGAAAGGAGGTAAGAAAGCTAAAGATGACAAAAAGTGTGATCATAAGAAAGTAAAAGTAGAAACCAAGAGTGAGAAAGATGCTGAGTTGAAAGAGATTGAAATGCTGATTAATGAAACAGAAGCTGAAAAAAAGAAAGATGAAGAGTTCGATGAAAAGATGGAATTGAAAACAAAACCAGTTGTTCTAGATGAGCAATATCACATTGACGAATCCACATCTTATAATTCTGCTGATTCATCAACTGATTAGGTTTTAATTATGCAATTAAAAGATTTTTGTTATTTGACTTGTTTTAATCAAATAACAAAATCTAATCATGTATTTCATCCTCATCCATTTCATAATCAATATTGTCAACATCCACAAAATCATCATCATTCTCATCTACATCTATTTCTTGAGCCTGATCGCCATTACCGACTGCATCGTCATCATCAGCTACTACATTTGAAGCATTTGTTATATCACCTATACAGTATAACTTGTCAATTTCAAGCATCTTAGTTATCTCATCAACAATAAACAATCTGATAATAGGATCATTAGTACCGAGTAGTTTTTTAATTAAATCTATAATATATTCTTGATATTGTTCATATAAATCTTGCAAATTACTTGAATCGTAATTGTTAATTGCATCAATGCCAATATCAGGGAACTTATCTTCTGTGTAATTATTCACTTTAGTGATCATATTGGCGCGTTCGAAGTAATGTAAATTATCAGCGCTGTTGGGATTATACTTCAAATGATTGTACTTCTTAATAATACGATTAATATAATAGTTAACACGCGAACAGCATAATTCATATGGTATTGGCAGCGCTACATTACCTTTCATAAATTCAACCATTGATACACCAGTTGATTGTCCAATATATTTAATCTGATTAATATTGAAACCCTGATTAATCTTCTTAATGACACTAAATTGTATATCGCGTGTTTTAGTTGACTCTTTGACTACTTTTGCTGATTCTTTTTTATGCTTAATTTTACCTATTACTGTATTGCGCTTATCAGGTGCAAGAATATTCAGCACTTTCTGTGACAGCGCATCGTCACATTTCAATTTAAGTAATGAGATTTTATCGCTAATAAAATCTGTAATTTTGCCTTTGTCTAATACAGGTTCCCATTTATATTGCTGAAGTTTACCATCAATAATCTCAAAATTATAACATGCTGGAACTGCCATGAATACTGATCTTGGTACAGGACTAAATTCACAGTTGAGGTATTGCTGACGTCTTAGTGCATAATTATTAGCTTTACTTAAGCCGAACATCTTATCACGTAAAGCAGGATCAAATTCCTTTTGAACAAATCCGTTATAGTTGAACAGCGACGACTGATGATCAAATTGAATCTGATAATAGTTATATGGACTAGCAAAATCAAGCAGTAATTCATAAATCTCAGCAAATTGCTTATATAATTCTTGCTTCCATAATCCTGATTTAGGTGAATATGCACCATCTAAGAAGTTAAGTAATGTTGGCTTTTGCACCTTAACAATATGCACAAATGAATCTGCTTCATTTAGTTCTGGTTTGCCTTCAGCCATTCTTTCAATTGAAAATAATTCATGCAAGAATCGATAATATGGTTCATCAATAATTTGCAATACATGATCGACTTCAGTTATTTCATCAACATATGCGCGCATTTCATTCTTCATTATTAAATATGCATTTGTGATCATTGACTCTAATCGCTTAGCATCAGTAATCACATAATTATATTGCTGCAAGATTTTCTCAGCAAATGTCTTAGCGTATTGATTAATGTTTAACTTTTGTCCTGCTTTTTCATCGACATTACGCATACTAATATTCTTATCTCTTGCATATAAATCATACATATAAATATACGCATAAATGGCACCTAATAATTGTGCATATGGTTCAAAGTTATCATCGCCAGCATTGAGTTTCATATTACCTAATCCAGTTAGAACATGAATAAGTATAATCTTTTGGATGTTTTTTACTAATGTACTGGCATTATATTCATATCTGAAAATGAAATCACTAACTACACGCTTAATGGCTGAATATGTTTCATTCTTGGCAATTGGTAATTCAGTAGTATTGTTTTCATCTAAACTTCTTGCATGTGATAATGCGTTGAAAATACTTCCATCAATAATCTCATCGTTTTGAATACGATATAATTTACCATTACAATATTTGCAAAAGATGGTTCCATGTACATCATTAATGCTAGTATCTCTATATTTCTCAGCTAATTTCTCTTTTACAGTTGAAGGCAAACCAAGACCAACAGTAGCAGCATTAGCAAATTCCATATCATGTTCACAGAATAAATAGCCATCACACTTTTTGCATCTATAAACATGATCAGCCTCAATATGTTTAATATATTCGTTCTTTAATGATTCATACTGACTAAAATAATCTTCTTTATTTCTGGAACTATAGAATTTACGAAATGCGCTATGATGGACGCAATCATTAGGTGGTTCAATAGTCACTTCTACTAACTTGCTGACTTTTGCATACTCATCTTTGCTAAGGAAGTGTTTTAATTTTTCAATTGTAAATATATTATTTGCTTTAATTTTATCGATAATTGCTTCATATGATTTAGGTGATTTGAGTATAGTATTGTATAAGCGATTAAACATGTTAAGCGATTCGTATACGTTCTTGGCATTGTTATCTTTGCGTTTGTTATACGACTTTTGCTTTTCTGAGTTATAAATGAAGTCGCTAATTCGATCAAACTTACCATAAACTAATTCTCTGATGATTTGCAAATTACTACTTGTTCTTAACTGATCAATAAACACATCTAGCAATTCAGATGACTTAGTAAAGTATGCTTTGCCTAAGTACTTATTAATGTCACCTAAATTAATGAATGGATTTGGTGTTTCATTTAAAGCTTTGAAGACTATTTCAGGATACACCACAGTTTTGAGTTTGTTTGCAGTTTTAAAATCGCTAATTGGGAAATAATCTTTAATCAGTAATATGTTATATAGCTTTTCTGATTTAGCAAGTAATCGCTTTAATCCTACTTGCGATTGATCAATGCTAAAATTATAGTATGGTTGATTAGTGATTTTCTTAGCTTCAATATCTTTATTAGCTGGAATATTAAAGCGTGTTCCAATCGCTACTTTATCAATGCGAATACGAATCAAATCGGCAACAGGTTCATCTTTGTTTTTAGTAGTTACTTTATCAATTAGCTTCATGCTTTGTTCAACGTTTTGTTCTTTAACTTCTTCCTCTTCTTGTTCTTGATCAATGCGAAAATAACCAGTCATTAGCAATTGTCTAATTAAAAATATATCTTTAGCAGTTTGATCGAACATTTGCTTGTCTCTTATGTATGATTGCAATATATCAGTACTAGCCCAAGCATCAACAGTATTGAGCAATTCAACTTCAGCAAATTCGTTAACATGTCTTAACGAATCAACATACACATTAGGATTAAAACTATATACTATATTAGATTCATTTACTAATACTTTTATTTTTTGCATTTGCAATTTATTTTTTATAGTAAAACTTTAATTTCTATTTAAAGAAATCCTTTTTTATTAATAAAGGCCACTAAACCATAATGCACGCGTACGGATTTACCATTAAGCAAAGTGATACTGAAAGCGATAAGCAATATTATTTTATTTGCGATTCACAAGTAAGAGAACATACAATTAAAAAACAAGAAAGTACTATTTATCAAGTTAACGACACAATCAAAGAAAAATACGGAATGGAAAAAGTCGGCAATCGTGGTAAGACATTATCAATTCCATATGGAACAGTACTAGATTCTGAATTTGAGAAGATTTACACACCTGAAGTTATCCAAGTTAAGGCAAGATCCAAAGCTGATACTGTTAAACATCGTTATGAATTAGTTGATGGTACTCCAATTAACATCTATCGCATTGATGGCAGAATTATGCTTGGTACTCGTAATTCCTGGAATATCACTGAATCAAAAGACATTTATGGCGATTACAGCTATGGAAAAGCATTTGCTGATGTACTTACTTATCTTGGTCTTAGTGAGGATGATTTGCCAGATGGAACTTACGTGTTTTGCAATCCTAAGATTCATTTAATGTCGCATAAACCAGCATTGTATTCATTTACTAGAAGCAAAGTTGAGAATGAATCAGTTAATGTTGATTTGCAATTTCCACCAGCCGATACTGATGCAACTGAATACATTGAATATTATCCAGAGCGACAAACATATTATGAATGTGTTAGCGAAGAACGTGATAGCTTGTGTGAAATCCTTTACAATAATAGAATGTCATTTCGCAGCGAGCACGATTGTGTAAGTTTGCTTAAATGTATGGTCAATTACTTATGTACTGCTAATCGATCAGTTAAAACTTATGTATCAGAGAATAAGGTATTTAATGATGTGACTATGAAAGCATTAAGTTTTATTCATCGCAAGACACGTGAATTTGTAGGCATTAATCGCGATTCTGAATACTTTTATGGTGAATTCATTCCTGTTGGAATGGTGCGAAGTAAAGTTCAATTAATTCCCAAATACAGCAATAGATTCTGGAAACCAGTCATGGAAAATGCATTCCAAAACGCTTATACTAAAACCAATACTTATCCATTTACATTTGATACATATGAGTAATCATTTATAAATAAATGATTACTAATACACTAATACACTAATACACTAATACACTAATAAAAATAAATAATTTTTTTATCAAATGTAAATTAAATGTTCGGATTCATTATTAAAACATGGCAGTGAGAATCAACTCAGAAGGCGATATCATCGAAATACCCAGCATATATATTGATATTGGTGATGAAGCCGATGATGTTTATTTCAATGGACAGCATAAGTTCGCATTAAATATTCGTGTTGATAGATCAGTGGTTAATGATACTGCTGATATCGATGATAGTGATAATGATGATATTACTAATATCAATGACGATATTAGCGCTGATGATAATGCCGATAATGATGATATTACTAATATCAATGACGATATTAGCACTGATAACAGCGATAACAGCGATAACAGCGCTGGTATTGATGTTAATATATTAATTAATGATATGATAATTACTTGTTATGAGAGACCAAATGAAGACGAAGATAAGGGTGATGAATTAGAACATCCATTTAAATCATATGGGTCAACTGGAATTATTATTGATGGTGTTTATGTGCCTAATGTTGATAATCCAGAATTGAATGAATTAGTCACTGAATTATTGAAAGTGGAGGATATCAGTAAGGATGCTCGTATTGAATTATATAATAGATGTGTTCATATCGCTTATCATATTTATACTGAATTTATTTATCAAACAACAATATTATATATGGCATTAAACACTTTTAGGTTCCGCTAGTTTTATTTTAAATTGCAAATTTAGTTATTTCTCTAAATAAAAATGGATCAATGTTTGCTAAAAAATCGCTATTACTCAGGTACACAAGATAAATGCATTCCAATTAATATTAATGGTTTACCTGTATTGGCATTCGAGATTCAGGGATTGTTAGATGACATAGAAATTGAAAAGCTGCAAGAATATGTAAATAAGTTATTTGCTAATGTTGATGATAAAAGACGTAAGAAATTTGCAGTTATTAATAATAGTAGTGTTGCTGAAATCATTTGTAGTCGCATGCCAAGTAAATTGATAGAAGTATACAGATTCGGCACAATGGGTTACTATTTTGATGGGTTTTGCGATACGATTGAAGTGGTTAGATGGGTAAAGGATAAATTTGTAAGCGATTTAACATTTAATGATATGACAGGCGATAATTATTTAGCAAATCCAGAATTCTTATATGTTACTTTTGTAATTGGTCTAGATCCACCATCACTATCATCCAAAACTGAATTGTTTGTTAGCCCCGATCAAGTAGGCAATTATTGCTATAATCCTGATCCAGGCAATAAGGAACAAAACCATAGCGTTAAGATTAAGATATCAGAACGTAAAGTATTAATGTTTTGCAATGCTTACCTAAATACAAGAGAATCAATTAGCGTTCACGATCACACTAAGATATATATTCATACAAGATATAGGCCACAAGTAATTGAACTAAAAGATAAAGACGATAAAAAATAACTATATTTGCAAATTTAAAATAATCCATCATCGCGTATATTAGATACTTTGCCTCTTTTCTTGTTAGGTTTTTTAACTACTCCTCTAAACTCAATTTGCTCATCTAGTTTAATGCCTTTAGGTAGTATTGGTCGTTTCTTATAAGTGGGCTTAACTTCTTGCTTGCGTGTTCCTCTTCCAACTGTATCCATATCATCATCTGGTCTATCAAATAATTCGCTATTATTGACAGCAAATTTAACTATCTTACCTCCTTTACCATGAACAATTCTTCTATTGGGGTTAATAGGATCATTTGATCTGAGTGTTTCAATTTCAGGCACTAATTCAGTGATTAGTCCTCTCACTCCTTGACCCACTTCTCCTGATTTTTCAATTAGATTTTCCGCTTGAGTACGATTAACTATTCCATTTACTGAATCATCACTAGCGACTATTTCTGTATCGTTAACATTATATCCTCTTTTTTGCCCGCTAGTGTTTGCCTTAGCTAGTCCTCTATTACTTTGCACAAACGCTATTTCTTTTTTGAAGTTTGAAGTTAGAATGGGTATTTGGAAATTCATCACATCGCGTTCAGCATCATCATAGTGATTCTTTTCCTGTTTTGCTCGTTTAAATGCTTCATTCTTCTCGTCATCATCAACGTTATGCCCGCTAATATCGAAATTCTTATTTACACTTTTAGCAGTTTTAGGTTTGCTGACTTTTACTTTCTTGCTTGATCGCTTAATCTCATCGATCACTTCTCCCATTAGAATTTCCTTCATTACTATATCTAGTCCCTCAACAGCATTATCAACTACAGTCTTTACTTTTGTCTTTGGTCTATAATTATTAATTTTACCATCTTTATCATCGTGATAGTTATGTACTTGGTTATCAAATGCTTGTTTCTTGCTGTGTCTATTAATATTAGGATTTGTGTTTTTGCGACCATCGATTTTACCAGCGATATTAACTATATCAGCTTCTTCGTATGAATAGCCGATACCCTTCTTAGCTAATTGAGCAACTAAATTACCAATTGGAGTTCCATCTGATTCACGTGGGCCGATTTCAGGCTTAATGCGATTTCCACCATCAAGAACTTCATGCAATTCTTTATTAACATCGTATTCTTTATGCCGATATTTATAAGATACTTTTTCTGTATCACGACAGCGATTCTTTTCCCTATTAACATTATCACCATTATCAGTGTAGATTTCCAATTTAGGCATTAATCTGTGTCTTGTTACATCCAATGCACGAGAAATCCATAAAGGATCTTTATGCTCTGGAATGAAGTCAACAATTTGGGATGTATTTTCTACTTTATTAATCGCAGCAGCATATTTAGCCCGATTATTTTGGAAATTAAAAATCTTATTACCCAGTTCTGCATTTGTTTGCTGATTAGGTAATGTCATGCGATAAACAGTTCCACCAGATGAGCTAGCATGATAAGTACCACTACCATCGCGATTATTCTCATATGATGATACGATTGGATCAGTAGATGGAACTGCATAAGTATAAGTGCTTTTATTGCTTTGTACTATTTCTGGTTTGTAAGCTAAGTCATTTGAGCCTCTTGGACCTCCTCTATCAATTAGATTAATGAGTTCTCTTGCTCGTTTGCGATTACTAAGCGTTTTATCTACATCTCTAGGAATGCGTGTTTCAGGCGTTGAAGTTTTCATCAATTGTAGCTGATATCGCTCCATCGCATCTTGACTATTTAACGGCATTAGTGCTGGATCAGTAAATTGATCAGATGTGTTTTGCGCAATTATAGCCATTTCCAAATTAGATGGAGTAAAATCATAGTATTTATCTCTCATGCGCTCTACGCCACCATATAATCTTCCTACCATTTATTTCTTAATTAAAAAAATAAATGCAATTTATGTTTTAATTATTCTAATTGTTTTCTTGACCACTGAGGATAAATAATATCTCTTAGCAATATTCTACCTTCTGCAGTGAGTCTGATAACAGTATTAGGTTTAGAGTAAACGCAAGAATATTGACCAGATTTCCAAGTCATAATAACGTGATATTTGTATAGCAATATTTCCATTTCTTGATAATCGGCTTCATCTGGATTATCGCTGTTGTAGTTATCATGAATGTCAATATTCATTCCGCGGTAAAATGAATAACTCTTATAATGAGTACTTTTGAGTGCATTACTGAATCTAATTAGTGATCTAATAGTAGACATGCAATCCTTATTGCTCATATCATAGGCCAATAGCGCTACTATGAATTTCCTTTCATCCATTTTTAATTAGACATATGAAAAAATCAATTTTTCATATCTTACTAGCCGCTTTTACTGATTTGCATTTCAGCATATCTTTAATGGTAAGTTCAGAGCATTCTTCTTCAGGCAAATGCAATTTGTTGATGAATCTGCCATCACGAGTTATATCAATGTCAATAGTTATCCCATAATAAAAGATATATATACCATATTTGTAGTTACCACTATCTTTAATAGTGATTCTGAACACATAATTATTTCTGTTGCATAAGTCTAAATTAAATCTATTACCTATGTAATGTACATCTGATTTACCATAATTGATTAAGTATAGTTGTTCTTTTTTAAATGTTTTTAGTGTATTAGCTGTTTCAATTGGAGTTATCGATGCTGCTAAATTATTGAGCGATTTAACGAAGTCAAGGCTAATACGCGTATTCATTAGTAAGTTCATAAATGCATTCTCAAATTCTTCCATTTCAATTAAAGATAGGTATATTTAGCGAATATATAATCAATTATTTTGCTAGCTTTAATTGAAAAAGAAAAAATTGAATTGCTATAGTTTATAATAATAATGAAGCAGGTTTTTGCCGTACCTAAAACACTCAGCAACGATTATTCTATGACAGTTGACCTTAAAGGTAAAAAACCAACTGCAAAAGTATATATTTCTAGAGTTGATGGTAAACCAATTAAATATTTTAATGGTGTATCTCATCCTATTATTGGCGGATTCTTAATCGCATCAAAGGAATCAATTAATATGACAATTACATTTGAGGAATATATTACTTGTGAATATCTAGCTATTACTGATCCAGAAGGGAAAATGTGTAATCTATTCGGTGGTAAAATTAAAAACACTAATAAAGTTGTGTTGCCGTATAAAGGTTATTTCCCTAATATAGTTAGAGAAGTATCAAGTACTGATAGAGTATTGCTTTATAACATAAAAAAAGGTAAAAATGAATCATCGCCATTTAATCCATATGACATTAAAGACTTTCAAATTGAAGTAGAAGTTGAAGATAATTATCATAAATTTAATTTTGAAGCAATTGGCACTGAGATAAAACTCACTGCTGTTTATGTATGAATTCGCCACTAACATAAGCGAATATAATTAAGTTTTTTAATTGCTTATATTCTTTCGAATCGAGCATATCTTCAATTGGAGTTGATTTGCGAATTAATGGTATGAAATTATTCACTGCTTTAAGTAATTGCTTACCACTAGCAAAATCACTAGATGAATAAGCCCAACTAATTTGGTTATCTCTGTTATAGATAATTATAGTAGATATAGTATCTATTATTATCAAGTTGACTTGATGTATGCTATTGCTACCATATGTAAGTGGGAAGAATCTCAATTTGCATTTATTAGGTCCATAAAATACAATCGGATCATAGCTTTGCATTTTATAGGTTATTTAATATCAATTTTTATTAGTGGTTTCGAGTTTCTCCATACTAGCAATTGCAGCATTAATAGAGTCAATCTCTTCCATCATTGAGCTCAATTGCTCTTCAACTTTCATATTTGACTTTTCCAATTCCTTAAGCGATTCTTCAATAGTAGGTACAGGAATAGTAGGATGTTCATATGTCTCGTAGTTATATTTGCTATCAACAGGTTGAACATGAATCAGTAATTTGTAATCGATGTCAAAATAAAAGCAAGTCCATCTTTCTTCTGAATGCACGCCAATGCAACCTTTCAATTCTGAATTTTCATCAAATGTCAAATAAATAGATTTGCCAAAAGATTCAACTGTAATAGTGTTGACCATTTCAGGCGGAATAACCATATCTGGCTGACCACTAATTTTAAGTCCAATTACATTTTGCAAGTCGCAATACTCATCAACAAATAACTGCAATTTGCCATCTGGATTACTCACTAATCTGAATAAATTGTTGTCCGATACGAATAATGATTCAAGTCGCTGCATTGTTTATGTTTAGTAAACGATCACTTAAAATAAAAATTGATTTAAATTAATATATTAATTACGAAATGAGCGACTTAAAATTCATTGAAGATAAAGTAGTATCTACAGCATTTAGTATTGCTGATGAAAAAGGCATTACCGATTTTAGTATTTATCGATTTTTAGAATATGATGAATATAAATTACCAAATCTCATTTACAGTAATATGTTTGTACAAGTTAATCATGTTGATGGATTATATATAATCAGTTATCTTGAACCGATTGATTCTCATAAAACTGTATCTATGTATTGCATTGTTAAGAATGATGATTTGGTTGATTGTTCTGATATGATAAAAAAGGCAATTAAGAAATACAAGCATAAGAATTCTGATAAATATGTTCATATTTATAGATGTATTGATTCCGAATGGACAACTATTAATTCAATTAAGATTAAAAAACATAAACCAATGATTACAGATATGTATAATGAGTGCGTCAATATGTTCAAGATTATCGAATCATATAAAGGCATTGCTAGATTCAATTCTAATATGTTACTTGCTGGTCCTCCTGGTGTAGGTAAATCCAAATTTGTACTTGATATTGCTGTATATCTCAAATATAGAATTGTATATATGGATATTAAAAGCAATACATTTAAAAGCAGTAGACATGAAGAAGAAGCTATTTTCTTATTTGAAGAAATCGATAAATTGCTTGATCCAAATGGTGAATTCATCTCTAATGAAGTAGATCAATCTAATTTGCTGTCATTCTTAGATGGTATTATTAGACATGAATCAACAATTGTAATTATGACTTGCAATGATCTTGATAAAGTGAAGAAAAACAAAGTACTTACTCGCAGTGGTCGCGTTAATAATATTTACAAATTCAGCACTATTAATATTCAGCAATGTTCGCATTTATTGAATATCTATTATAAAGATATTGATCCTATTAAGGTTGAGCAATTCTACGAGCAATTGCCAAATAAGGAATATATCACAGCTGCTATCCTATCAGCATTCATTCAAAGAAACATTCTCAAAAGTATTGCATTTGATGATATCAGAATAGAAGAAATCAATGATTTAATTGATAGTAAAAAAGATAATTATTACATGTATTCGTAATCACGTAAATACGTGATTACATAGTTATGCATACCCATAATTACGCAATTTGTTTTTTACTGGACCAGGTAATTCTTCTACATTATCAAACAACTTTCTCATTTTTTCTATTGTCGCATCTGGAATCTTATCCTTGCGAAACTCCTTATACGATATACCCATTAACCTACATAACAAATAATGCAGTGAGTAAATTCCGCATTCTGATGGACCACTTTGACTGGCTACATTGCTAACATTTAAAGCAATGCATTTATGATTTGTATCATCTTCTATTGCTTTTGCCAATTTCTCCATCCATTTAAACATCGGCGATGGAGCACTATTACCAGTAGAGTTATAATATTCAATTGTCCATAAATCATTATCGCGAAAATCACCAAATAATGCTACCCAATGTCCTACTTTACTTGTATCACCAGTACTAACTAACGTGTTTGGTATTGTCCCGAAGCTGCAAATATCACCAGATTTTATTCCTTTAATTAATTCTGAATTCGATTCAGCTGCTTGAGTAAGTGGTTCTCCTCCATGAGTATGAAAATCCATCAAAACACAATTGTAATTCTTGAATGTAGGAACTGCTTCATTTAGCTGTCTGAGAATTAAATCTTCATTGAAGTTACTGAATAATTTGTTGCCTTGTGGTGCTGGTGCTTTGAAACCTTTAATTAAAGTATCAATGTATTCATCGTCAGTAAGCACTTTAAATATATCACTATGATGAATAATATCTTTTTGCAATTTGCTATTTGTGGGATCGGCAATGGCAGCATTAATCTTAGAAAGCAATTCTTTACTACCTACTAATTCTGCTTTGCTTTTTAACTCATTTAACTTTTTGTTACCCAAGCAATTACCATCTTTGCTAAATGCGCAAACCTGATTAAACACATAATCAGGACTAAGATATTCTTCCTGGTTCATTTAAATATACAAATAATTAACATAAAAAATAACAAATGAAAGAATTATGGATTGTTTCAACATTATTAGGCATGTCGCTATCTTTGTGGTATTGTCTTAGTGATAGTAATCGCACTAATACTAAATTGATTCCTTATTTAAGCGGTGCTACAATGGCATTTATGGCTATGACTTTAATGCTGAATAATTATGAATTAGTTGAAATGCCTAGATATGCATATAGAGTTACGCCTATATATCAAAACTATGATGAAAATGAAAGCGATGACGAAGACATTGATAGCGAAGATAGTGATTACACAGAACCATAATTATCAATTGAATATATATTTTTTATGTAATTAAATGGAGTATAATATCGATACTAATGCGTATATATTCACAAAGAATCAGCACAAACAGCTAGAATTTAAGAAAATTCAGCATGATTTTCTGGGATCAGAAATAAATAATGGTGACAAATTAATATACATAGTTGACAAATATCATGCTGAATTTATATTTACAAATGAAAAATACAGCATTTCTTGTTTCTATAATCAATCTAAAAGCGATGAATATATAAGCAGTAAGACAAAGATAGCATTCATAACTAATTGTGAATTTGATCCAAATGAATGGTATGATATATATAAATTAGGATTCTTCTCAAATGTGTACAGCATTGAATTACCCAGAATTAATCACATTATTCGCAGCTATGATGATATAGTAATGGATACATGGGGATTAAAACGCAAATTAGATGAAGAATTCATTAATGCTGTTGATGATATATATGACATAATGAGTGATTGCAGTGTTGAATTTGCAAGATTAATTGTTTGCTATGATCCTTCATTTATTCGTAAAGCTCCACATCACAAACTTCCATTTGAAGATATGAAAAAACTAAAGATTTGTAAAGCTAAAATTGATATTTATGAAGATTATAGTTCACCTCCACCTGAATTACCGCCTGCTAAACTTCAACGCGCTATTATGAGTCATAACAGTGATATATCCGATGAATTCGTTGTTGTTAATCATTAGCGATTAAAAAATTAAATCACTTTTGGATCAAGCAATTGGCCTATTAAATAATTTGCCACTGCAACTGCTAATCCAAATATGTTTTTCTGATTGGCAATACAAGTACCAGAAGGAATACTAGAATATGAATAATTGTAATATTCACCGTTATCGCTTCTGTAACTATAAGTACCATTAGCAAATTCAAATTGCTTAGTATTGCCTCTAATATTGCTTAATATTGCTTTAAATCCATCATCAGCAAATACAATTTTGAATGTTAAACAGAATATATTGAAATTCATGTAGACTTTGCCGCATTTATTCTCAATTGAAACATCTCCTGGTTTAGCAATCATATTTACTTTATAATGCAATGTAGTTGGTAATGTATATTGTGCATATTGAAGAGGTACAATATCATACCCTCTATATTTAGACAACAAGCTTTTAACGTCTTGTTTTGCTTTTTTAATTGAAGTTCCATCAATAATACGCAACGATTTGTCAGTATTATGAGGCAGCTTAATTTCAAATAAACATTTAAATCCTTTGTTGGTTGAAATATCGATCATGCCTTGCTTGTTAATATAAACAGTATTAATGCTTCCATCTTTCATATGATAATTGATTTCTAGATGCACACGTTTATATTCATATGCTTCATCTTCAGATGCAATAGTACTACATCTTTTAATTTCAATTGAAGCCACTGATTTCATCTCAACATGGATCATATAATAATTATAAGTCTTATTAATAGTTTTAATATTGCCGTCATAAAACATTGCTTTAAGTGCTACATTGCCATCAATACAATGAACAATCGCTCTAAGCAATATCTGAGGGCAATACATGAATGTAATTGCTAGTTTCTCTACTCCCAATAGCGACTCTTGGTTAAAGTTTGACTTGACTATAGTATCGCTACTATATTTTTCAATTAAAGATTCTAGCGATTTTGCATCCATTATTTATTTAATATTATTTATTTTCAAATAAAAATGTCAGGTTGCACTAATAATTATGCTATCCAATTGGATAATTACACTGGCCAAAGCCTGACTTTGGTAATGATTAAGGTAAAGAGAGATTCAAAGGGTAAACCCGCTACTAACTTGAGAGGTCAATTCAAGATTGCTGCTAAAAGTGATCCAGTAGAAATACCTCCATCGACTGGTACTGCTGCAGGGCAATACTCAGTTATTAATGGATTTTATCCTGATTATGATGGTTTGAGTGCTATTACTGCTGACGGCAAATACACTGTTACTGTTGGTACTGATTATGCAGCTGATCCTTGTTACCCAATTAGTTGGAATTCTTATACTGATACTTGTAAGAATTGGTGGGTTAATATTTGCTCTTATGATGGCACTAATTATAAATGCTTATCTGGTGATGGAACCGAATTTACTAATTATGAATCCGAATTTCCTGATAACATGAAAGGAAGTTTCAACAATAACGCTGTTGTATCACCAGGGGGTACATATTATGGTTATCATGTTTGGGATTGGGGTATGATTATTTTAGTCTTGATCATCTTGGCAATTATCATTGCTGTAATCATAGTTGTCTATAAGAAATATAAAAAATAAATTAATTTATTCGCTTGAACTAACTTCAGCTTCGTCTACAATGTCAATGACGTCACCATTAACTTTTCTACATTTGCATTTTGTCTTTTCTATATTGATTTTTTCATCCAAAAATAACAGTTTTCTTGCTAAATAATACTGATAATATGCAGTAAATGGTGATATTATCAGAAATATTATCATCAATATAGCAGCTAACAGATATACAATACCGTTTACCATTTTTAATTTGCAGCTAAAATCTTAATTGATTATTAAATACTGCTATAATTTGTAAGATTATTATAGCGAATAAAATGTAGTATAAAAAATAAATAGCAATTAGAATCATTTAATTAATTATGTATTTATTGAATTAGTATTTATTTGATTGAATAAATATCAATCAAATAAATACGATTATAATATTCGCTGTATCTCCATATCAGTTATAGCAGCATTGCGATGTATAAGATAACTCAGTATTAACCATACACAAATAGGAATAGCAAACATCGCAGCTAATATTAGCAAATAGATTGTTATTACATACATTTATATTACAGTTATATTTATTATACATTAATTAAACTACTACATCAACTAAATAATGCTTTTTTGGTATATGTAATTGGTATTTATCGAATTTAATAGATGAGTATTCTGAATCTCTGCTTAGAGTTGCATTATTAATCAAATTGCTTAGTTTAGTCTCAATTTCATATTTAATTGCTTCTCTATTATTTATATCAGTTGCTATTTTGAATTCCTTATAACTCCATACACTGGTTCTCACTAGCAATGATACATATGTGAATACATCTTCACTATCAATTCTATACGTTTTTACTACTACTATATAATTACTATTTCGTAGCAAATCCAAAACAACCATAACTCCAAATGATTTTTTAGAAGTTATTTCTTCTGTATGCCATTTGTTATTCTTTAACTGGTGTAATAGTTCTGGCCTATTACTCAATAATATATCAGCCATTTATTATTAATATATTTTTTAATTCAAATTAGTAAAAATGCAAGCGAATAATATCACTGTATATAATTGTACTGGTGTACCATTAAATATGACTGCTTCTTGCGGAGTATCTGCATCAAATCAATCTTATCCACCACCAACTACTACATATAATATTAAGCCATATCAAGATACACCACAAACTATTACATTTAATCAAACTTATCCATATAACCTATTTACATTTATCGGCACTAATTATTTTGGCCAAACTAATTACTACCGAATTAGCAGCCAATCTAATTATGTCAATACTGCTGAAACTGAATGGTGCTATACTATTTATGTTGGAATATCACCTAATGTTCTTATTTCTGCTGATGGATCAGATGTAAGCAGTGAAATGTTAGATAACATGCAAAATAATGCTACTTGCACTAGTTCTTGTACTTGTGGATTTGTATATTTGAGTTATTATCCTACTTGGTTCATTAATGGTATTAAATCAATGGGTCAACTCGGTGTTACAGTTAATAGCAGTATCAGCAATTTGGCTATTTTTGTAGTTATTATTCTTGTTATCTTAGTGATTGCCGTAGTCGCTGTTATGCTGATAAAAAAATACAAATAATTGCTAATTAATATTTATATCATTATGCTTGGTGTTTCTGTTTCACCTTTTCCATTGAAGATATTGATGCTTCCTTTTTTATTTAAATAAAATACTACTCCAATCACAATAGCGATTACCAATAAGAGAAATAGCAATACTGCAATACTTGCCCAAGTATTTGGACGCTGTTCAAGTGTAAATGTTTGCTTTAATGTTTCTGATTTTGCAATTGTAGTGCTGCTAGAACTGCCAAAGAATAAATAAGTCACTACAGTTTGTCCATTTAATCCTGGTGGTGGAATCGGATTAGCCAATTCAGGTGTTTTGACCACAAAATGATCAACAATATTTACATTATCGATCATTGAATTATCAAAGTTGGTGCCTACTGGTGTAGCAGAGTCAACTTGCATGATTTTTGGATTGTGTCTAACCGAATACATTTCATTGATAAATCTTGCTGATTTTGGTAATTGCTCATTGCAAACCTGTCCTCCATCAGGCGTAACGCTATCACAGTAGAATTTACCTTCTTGTCCAATATAAATCTTAATTGAAGATATCAAATCTTCGGCAGCAGTGAATTTACCCATTACATTCTTAGCATCAAAAACGTTAAATGTCAATGCTAGCTTTTTGCCTGAATTAGTGATTCCAATACAATAAATATAATTGGGAACAGTAAAGATGTTATTGAGGAATGCGATATCACCAGCAAGAACAAAGTCCTGATAAATTAATTGCGGACTGAGAGTAGACTTTACTGAGTTAACTAATTTATCAACTTTATCGGCATAAATGTTATCTTCAATTGAACTTAACCAACTCTGATCGCTAATACTGGAAAGCAAATTAGTCAGTGCTGGCATATTATTTTGCAAATATGATTTATCATAGTAGCTGTTTGATGTAAACAACATCAATGGCTGACCAGAATAATTGTATACAGTTAGCTCCATTTAAATACAATGAAATTTATTTTTTATTTTAAGATATACCGACCTAAGTAAATGTCGCGAACTAAAAGCAAAACTGCTGTCTTGAATCAAACTGTTTATCCACATGAATTTAACAGAGGTGTAACGCAACGAATGACAGATATGCTTTTTATTAATAAGAATCTTAACTTTATTGATGATGTTCGTTTTGAACGATGTCTTTTGTCTTATTTGCGTAAACTCAGAATTGAAGCTGATGTTGCCATTAAGGCTATTAAAAGTGGAGAGCAATTAGACGTTGTTTGGAGTAACCGCAATGTACTAATTAGAGTTGTCAATGAAGGCGATTCTACTAGTCGGCTATATCGAGTTTATGCTCAATTTTATGTTCCTGGTTACATTCGTAATGGCTATGAAGATGAAAAAATTGCATACGAATTATTCACTAGCCATATTCCAACTGCTATTATCGCACCCAATATTGGTGATCATTTTACCACTATTTATAGTGGACCAGCTGAAGAATTAGAAGCACGATTTGCTGCTGGTGATCGTATTGTTAAGAGCAAAGATTAAATTATTGCATTCTCGCTGATTTAACAGAGCAACTATTTTGCTTAATATATTCATTAATACTGATATTGCACTGTTTACCTAATTCACATTTTTTTAATTCGTCAATAGGTAATGATTGAATATAATCACAACAATTAACTATTTCATCTCTGTTATGGAAATGATAATGTCCCAGTGATACTCCTCCAACAACCCAACTATTACTGTAAACATTTAAATTTATATAATTAATTCCATTTGGTGTTTTAGCTATTAATGCTTCATATCTGCATGAAGATGGTCCATACGTATGTAATTCCATAACTCTAACATCTATATCATTTATTTTGCCGACATATTCATCTTCCTCTTTTGACTTGAACAAACTTACTATTTTAATTAGATTATTCATCTTATCATCAGCTAAATCTATGAAATTACCATTCTTTATGCGAGCAATCTTATCAAGTGTTTCATAAATATAATTCCTATTTTTATTATAATCGTCAATAATAGCAGTTAATTCTGAATCCATCTCTATGTATGAATCACTAATATAAAAATAAACAGATAATTTAACATCATATGGCGATGATACATTACCGACTTTTATGTATGATTCATCATTATTATTTGTATATATGTTAATTACTTCATTACCATGTTCATTATATAATACTATGCCTCTATGACTAATTTCACCTATTGCTTTAGCTGGTCTGTTAAATCTTTCTTTGATGGAATAATCGCCATCTTTAAAGAAAATATATTTCATAATTATTTATATTTATATCTTATTTCATTTATTGAATTTAAATAATGTTCTTCTAATTCTATAGCAGCTTTTCGCTTGCCTATGTTTACTGAATTGATCTCAGCTAGTGACTTTTCACCACTCTCAATTTCTGCTAATTCATCTAGCTTCTTTTGCTCTTCTTCTGTTGATTTCTTTTTTATTTCTTTATAATCAAAATTCGAAACATCAATTTCAGTGCTTTCAGGGATACAAAAGCAGCAAAACAATGATCGCATTCTTTGTGTAAATGTTAAAGGAGGAATATTTTTATCATAAATATCTAATATGTATCTAATAATGCTGTCATTTTCGTCATCATTAGTGGCTACATAATAAGTATGATCTAATTCAACATTCTTAATGCCATCATATGTTTTAATCAGCATTACTGACTTACCTGAATATGCCATATCGTTATAGCTATACTTACATGTGTTTTGGATATTAATGTGTTTGTCGGGTTTACCATACATTATAATACCATTTATTCCCATTTCACCAATAACGCCTTTTTCGCTATTCAGTTTTGTCTTGTAATCATCGTCTTCAAGATAAATATATCTCACCATTTTAACAATGTTCTCGATTATTTTAATTTAAATAGATGAAAAAATTATTAAATGAGAATCGTTTCAGTGTGTCGCCACCAAGATATTTATTGCGGTGAAAATCAAGTACCAGAGCTGAACTTTTGCGATATTCAAGATGTAGATGTACCAGAAGTGTTTGATATGGCAGATGAAAAAATTGTATTGAGACGTACTTTGTGTAAATACGTCAGCGCTGAAACTGCTACTGAATTACTCACTCACTTAAATGAGCGAATTGGCGCTTATTCACTTATTGCAAATGCAAATGAAAAAGGCACAATTGATCGTTATACATTAATTATGTTTTTCGAATTAGATTTATCCAGTACTGTCATTAGCGATTTCACACTTCATCTCGCTGATGTATTTCTTATGTAGAATGTTCAATACCAAATTTATATATTTTTTTAGGCAACCAATAGAATGGCTTTGATACCAGTAATGGTGAAACAGAGCTTAACACTGCTACTGGTCTAGCCGATTTATCTACAAATCCATATGGCCTAACACAACAAGTGAGAATATTCTTGTCGATCATTAGTAGTCCATTTTCAGTCATTAATTGAACTGATTTACCAGTAGTATGAGTAATATCAACTATTATGCCGCAATTGCCTGCCCATCTAGGTATCATATCTCCCTTTCTTAGTGAATCAGCCCTAACTTTATCACATTTGAGCATTTCTGGTATTTTAACTTCATCTGAGCTGGTACCGCTACCACTGTTATCACTTAATTCAGTGCTATCAGGCTTCACTTTTAACATTATGTGATTGGGGGTGACTGATATAACGCTATAGCTTTCATCTAAACCTATATGTTTAATGGTAAATTTAAGTAGCATTTTAACGCCTTTAGAACTGTCTTTAAAGAATATCCTGCTAACACTCATATCGGTCATGGTATAATCCCCTACCCTAATCTTGCATGCATCGGTGATAGTATTGCTATCTTCATTCATAGTAATGAGTCCGCTATATCTCCATATGCCCATTTCTATATGAAAAAAATTGATTTTTTATTACTTTATGTACACAATACCGCAATGATTTCGATTCCCAACCCAACCCGAACCTTTAGAAGAGCAATTAACCGTAGACGGACTAGCAATAGATCCGAAACTACCTCTGTTGACATGTCTGCTATTAACCAAGATAGTAGTAGTGATGACGATGTTAGCATCCCTAGAGATAGAGAACGAGTACGTGAAGATATGTTTGTAGGAAGTAATGCAGATTACAGTGATGATAGCGATGAGATAGATGGCGATAAATGCGGTAGAGGATATAGATTAACCTCTAGCGAAGAATATGTGCGTATTTATGAGATTGGATCTGAGTAAATGGTGGATTTATTCAGAATGGTGCTTAAAAATGTTTATGAGATTTTTAGAATAAATATTTTTTTATCATTAAATGCCTCCTACATTATATTCTAAAGGATCGCTTAAATCACTAAATGATAAAGTTAATAAAGAAGAATTAGATAATTATGTACCAATTCATTATATTCTTAATGTTATAATATATAAGCTGAAAAAGGAAACAGTTAATTTACACGATCGTATATTATTCATTGAGGCTGAAACTGGTTCTGGCAAAACAACGGTAATTCCAATTGAACTTTATCGTGCTTTGTATACTAAGAATCTTAGCCAATTCGGCACTAGCGAATCCAGTAAAGCTGAATTGCGAGAGAAACTTCCTACCAATCTTGCTATATATGATTTTCCAGATGATAAATATACAATTGCGAATCGCAAAACTGGCATAACTCCAATTAATAAAACAAAGAATTATATTGCTTGCACTCAACCTAAAACACTCACTGCTGTAGAAAAAGCAAAGGAAAACGCAGAAGCCGATTACAATCCCGATATTGAAGTTGGTATTAATACTGGTTTTGCAACTGGGCAATTCAAGCAGCGATTTACTCAGCCTGAAGGAATTCTCTATATGACATTAGGTAATTTCTGCCAGCAACTCAAATCAGCTGATGCATTTGACCGAATTCGCCAGCAATACTTAGTAGTTATGATTGACGAATGTCATGAAAGATCGCTAGAATTAGATGTATCAGTAAGATATATTAAGGAATTTCTTGTTCGTGGTGCAGGAGATCCATCGGTGCCATTATTTATTTTTATGAGTGCTACGTTTGATCGCGCTAAGTTCGCTAATTATTATGAAACTCCAAAAGAGAATTCAGTTTATGTGGTTGGAGAATCTGCTAAAAAAACAATCACTTATCTTAGCGAACCAAGTATTAATTACATAGAAGATATCGCTGATATGGTGATGAAAATTCACAAGGAAAATCCCGATGATCCTCCACATGAAAGAGACATATTAATTTTTATTCATGGTGCACCCGATAATCGCATGGTATTAGAGGCAATTAAGAAACGAGACAAAGATCAAGAATTCATATTACTTGATGTAAATAGTAATAAGTATAATAACGATCCACTTATTATTGATTTACTGAGCAGATTAACAATTGAAGAAGCAGCCAGAGAAATGAAAGTACCAAATGCTAAGCGTAGAGTAACTGTCAGCACACCGGTAGCAGAAACAGGTTTAACTATTCCAACTCTTAAATATGTAATTGATAGTGGATGGGAAAAGACTGGCTTTTATTCACCATTACATAATTTGCCATTTTTAATTACTAAACCAGTCACTAAGTCATCATCAACTCAGCGATTTGGTCGTGTTGGTCGTAAATTCTATGGATATGCATTTGGTATGTATACAGAGGCTGACTTCAATCGCTTTGATGATTATAAAGCACCCGATATTTATACCAATGATTTAACTAAGTCGCTGCTTGAAATTATGTATTCAACATTGCCATTTGATACAGCACATAAACGTTTTTCAATTAAAGATTTCAAAAAGTTCGTGAATAAATGTACTGGTGAATGTATTGAAGGTAGTCCAGAAGAATGCAATTATTTATATAACACAATCAGCGACAATATTCCTTATATCGATGAATCGCTAGTATCGCTTAAAAATGGTAGCACTTATGATTATCCTCCACCAATGTTAGATCCTATTACACAAGATATGTATTTAATTGGTCGTAATCGCATCATATCACTTGGATTTTATGGCGATTATTTGGGCTACATTGCTAGTCGCATATCCCGATTGACTATCGAATCAATTAGAATGATAATGGCTAGTTTAGTTTATGGAGCATCCATCAATGATATGATTAACATAGCGATCATAATGGAATCTAAAACTGGTGATTATTTTTACGATGAAAACAAAGCTAGGCAATCAAGAGGCACAATTAATACATTCAATTATCCCAAATTGCTAAAAGAAGTTATTAAACCTGAAGTAGTAAAAAAGCATTACTTTGACAATGTTAATAATTTCAATGAATTCTTCTATGATGATTTTATTAGATCATTAGCAATTATTAGATGGTTAATCGCTACTGTTAAGAAAGAAGGACCATCAAGAACATCTAACAGATGTATGCAAATGGGTATTAATTTTAGTGGTTTTCTGAAAGCACTAGAGATGCGCAAGAATATAATTGACACATTTACTGAATTTGGATTCATCAATAATGTACCTGAATTTGACTTTAACAGTGATAATATAGTAGAAGATGTTTGCAGAATTAAGCGTTGTATTTATAGCGGCTATAAGAACAATGTTGCTTATTTAGTTGACAATCAGTATGTAAGTATAAGTGGAACTAAAATCAATGTGCTGATTTCAACACAACGCAAACCTCGTAAAATTATCTATAACAAATTAATCACTATGCCTAAATCTAAAAGTATATCATATACTGTTAAGGCTGATTGCGTTTGCTCTTTAGAAGGAATAATTTAACTGTATATAAAATGCAGCTAGTAAAAAGAGTACTAAATAACATAACAGCTATAGGTAACAAAGGAATAGACATACACAATCATAAAGCATTAGACAATATATTCATATCATATAATACCGATTACGATTATCAAGAACAAGAAGACATTTTTCCATATTTAAGCGAATTAGAAATTAGAGAATGCTTAAATACAAAAAACATTGAATGTATAATTTACATATTAAAAGATAAATTCAGCAAATGTCAAGACGAAGAAACAAGAAACAAATTCATTAATTACTTTTGCAATTTGATATTTTACACTGATTTGTATCCTAAATCAGTAGTATTACTCCAATCAGCTGGATTTGAATTAGACATTTGAAGTAAATGCGGATACATAATCATAAATAGTATTATTGCTATTATATTCTTTGAAAATTCTGTAATGATTATTTTTTGGTAAATCAGCAATCTTATCAATTGTACTTATATAATCACTAGGCGCTAACATAAACAAATCAACATCAAATAATGGTTTATTTGTATATAATAGCGATCGTGAAAAATGATCATAGCGCAAATCGGCACCAGTAATCTTATTCTTCTTATTGAACATTGATCGATAGAAATACAATGCAGTTGTCTTAATAGCAGTTCTAATGATTAAATAATAATGAGTGCAACCGTTATAATCGAATATGCGATACTTGATTAGCGATGTTAGTTGCCTCAAATCAGTGCAATCATCGTTGACTATATGACCATGCAAATTATTTATTTTTAAATTAAACAAATCGATTTTGCGCATTTCAATCAGCTGATTTGCGTATTTATGCAAGCGTTTAAGTGTATAATAGCGACACGAATCAGCACCAATATCTAATATGTCTAATTGAGATGGTAATAGTATTTCTAGTAGTTTTTTAGCACTAAAAGTATTGCGTATTGAACCTTCAATTGCAGATTCAAGTTCCATAGCATCACATTCACCATCAATTAATATATAGCCGTAATTACTAGTTGTGTATTCGTTATAGATATTGTCGCTAATGTATTTATAAGCGCAAATAGTAGTATAATCGTATATTAGCGTTCTCACTATAAGAGTGTTAGTCCTATAAGTTGAATATTGTAATTTGTCCATGCTAAGCGATTCTTTTATCACATCTGATGTGAATATTTTAATCGGCAAACATAATATATCGTCCATTATTTAAATTAGAATTATATTTTTAAAATGGAATTAATGATACTTATTTAATAAATAATTAATTCAAATAAAAATGGAGTTTTGCCTGAAAAGGAATACTGTTTGTGTTAATATAGTAAATCAAACAAATAATGAATTAGTGAAGAAGCTAATATTCTTTGGCGATATACCTGATAAGATACGTAAAATTATTAATCATAAGAAATTTGATAGCGTTTCTGAATTAACTGAATATTTTGGTAAGCGCTGGAAAGAGAAATTGCATATAGTTGATAACACTAAAACAATTAAAGAGAAGATTATCAAAATGCGCAATAAACGTGATATGACGAAAGTAAATAAAACAGTTCATCAAGGTAAATCGCAACGTAATATTGCATCTGCTAGGGCTAATATGGTTGGTGGTTTTGACTTCGATTTGGAAAACGCTACTGAGATAAAAATAGAAGAAAATACAGACAAATTAGAATCAGTTGATTATGATGAAAGGGTCACATATGTCACTGATATAACACTATTTCCAGAAGATACATTTTGGACTCTTAAAGAGAAGATTTACTTGGCTACTAATATACCTACTTATAGGCAATACATTTATCAGCGAATTAAAGATACCGATCCAACAGTACATAAATCAGGCCATACAATTTTCATATCTGAATCCCTATATGGATTAGACTTAAAGCAAGATACTGAATTATTTAATGGCATCAAAATTGATAAAAACATGTACAATAACAGAGAGAATTTACGCATTAAGACTAAAGAACCATATAAAATGATTGATTCAATGATTGTAGATGATATTTATCTCGCTGATTTGCAATTCTACAAAGAATCGCTAACTAATATTGAATCAATTATCAGCTCTAACTATAACACTGATGTATTATTTTATGGATTATTTAAAAAATACTATCCAATATTCAACAAGGAAATGATGATCAAATATTTAACTAATGAACCACAAGTTTTAAATGAATATCCGCTAATAAATACAAATAAATCAACGCTTCAATTGAAATATGAAACTGAAAAAGATATATTATATGATGTTTACAATAACATTGATGAGTACTTTGATAAATTCGCTGATGATATTGAATTATCAATATCTGAAATCATCTATAAGCTATTAGATAATTATGTTGTGCAAAATGGTTTATTTATTCGCAACTTAATTGATTTACTTCCATGTGATGCTAATTATCCATTCATTGAATGCTATAATACAAAAAACAATGTTAAATATCGCATTATTCGCTACTTCAAGAATCAAAATGAAACTCTAATTAAAAATATACTTGAGGATAAGGTATACAAAGTAGTAGATGAAATCAGTATATACTTTTGGGATGGCAAATATAAGCAATTGAATAAATTCACTATTAATGCCAATGCTATATATACTATATCAGTGAAGTATTTGCGATCTGATGGAGTTGATTTCTCTGATTCATTAGACAATATTACACCATATGCAAATAATATAATTAATATAATTAACAAGAATAAGCGATTAGTGTTTAATCCCAATTTCACATTTGCTGGTATTCCAGCATTCGGCAAAGAGACTACTACAGTTAGCAGTGTAAGAGTTAATGTTAAATGGAATAGCATCGTTACTCAGCAACAATTCGCACAAGTAAATGAATCGCTGAAGAAATTTTACGATGCTGGTATTGCTGAGCATAGAATATTATCCATTATAACGCCAAATATAATTAATATTCGAATGAAAAAAGGAATAACTCAACGCGTTAATAAGTTCTTCTTGAAAAAGCGAGTAGAAGTAAAAGATTATTATGTCATTTATCATGATGTTAAGAGTCGCGAAATGTGGAATATTCGCTATGGTGGAAAGAACATTAACATCGAAAATAACTTAACAGATATAACATTTGAATTTGTGAATATTGCCGATAAGGAATTTGTTCGTGTTATTAATTATGTGCTTTATATAATTAATGATGTTAGTAAACATAAATCACAAAAAGAGATATTAAGTAAAAGCAATGTTGAGCAATCCAAGAAAAGTGCAATGAAGAAAATGAAAGCATTAGATCCCAAATTATACAATTTCTCTGTTAGTGGTTCAACTAAAGCAGTTAAATACAGTAGAATTTGCCAGAAGAAGTTCAGACCAATTAACATTTATACAGAAGAAGAATTCAAGCTGATGTCAGCAGATCAGCAAAAGAAGCTACATCAATTTATTAATTACACTACTGGTGAACCTGTTTGGTATGAATGTCCCAATTCACTGCCATATTTTGGCTTTATCACTGGTAAACATCCTTCTGGTTATTGCCTACCCAAATGCAAATCATCTGAAACTAGTGGCAATAAGAATAAGGCAATTCGCGAAGCATGTATGAACCAACACAGCTTTGAACGTAAAACCGATACTACTGGTGTATTGAAGTTTGGCAAGAATCTAAGTATTGGTAAAATTGGATTTTTGCATGAAAAGATTTATGAGCTATTTAGCATGTTGACTGATGATAATAGCGCTCATTTATTCATTAAGAGTGTTGAAGATAACTATTCAGGTGTTCCAGGTAGCAAGTTATTATGCTGCTTTGCTGAACAAATTGGTAAATCTGAACCAGAAATATTGCAGCAAATTATCGAATATCAGGCCAAATTGCGTGATAAGGACGAAACTCTAATTGGAATGTTGACTGATATGCAGCAAGGAACAGCTAACATAATTGAGGATATTCATGTTCAATTAGAAAAGCTAATTCAGCAAGTATTCAATGTTCATATTGTTTATATTAATACATCAGTAAGTGTGCAAAATGAGATATTAAACTCGCAAAATAGTAGTGTATATTTAACTATGGACTCATCTTGCAGTACTTATTTAGCAAGAAAGCAAAATATCAGTATTATCATTATTCAGCGATTATATGATAACATGTATCCTGTATTATATACAGATAATAGATTAAATAAGACAATTAATGAGGGTTATGCATCTAAGCAACGTAAAGTTAAGCAAACAGATAACATAGAAGTAATTATTGGTGAATATTATGGTGTATTTAATACTGATAGTATTGTTGTTGATGTATTGCAAAAAGCAATTAATCGCAAACTAATTAGAACTGAATACGATATCATTAATAAAGCATTTACTTATTATGCATTGCGTGATAAATTTGGCAGCACAAAAATCACAAAGTATATCTCTAATGGATATATTAAATATTTAGTATCTGCTAATTTATGTATTGGTGTATCCAATTCAGTTAATATATTAGAAGGTGAAGAATCGCATAATGTATTTATTCGCAAAGAACACGATTTACCATTTAGCAAATTAGCAACTTTCCTTGAATCATTTAAGAATATAAATCCAATAATACTAGTGCTGAATCCAGAAGTTTATGATATTAATGGAGTCGCTGATACAGACACAGCGATCGGATTGCGTATCTCTAATATAAATTGCTGGTTTAATGATACTAAAGTAGCTAAAGTATTAGAGCGATTTCCAAATGCACAATATCAGCTGTTATCTGTTGAACCCAGTGATGTGAATACTGCAATTATTAAACGTACAGAACCAAAACAGAAATACATGGACAATATCAGCAATACATACTATATGATTTACATTTACAGATTGCTTAAATATGAGTTATATAAATACTTGCTATTAGATCGAGATGTGTTGTTTCGCAGAAAGCTAATTAAAGATATGGGTGATAGGGAATTTCTAGATGAGCTAAGTGTCATTAAGCAATCCAATAAAGATGATTATTATAAAATTCTCAATATAGTCAATAATTCGGAAAACGTGAAAAAAGATATTAACGATATATTGCTTAATCATGATGTTAAATATATAATCAGCAAAATAACTAATATGTCCAATGCTGAATTGAAAGCAAAGATAAAAGAAATTGTAGATGTTATTTGCATTAAGACAAATGAAATAACTGGTCAATCTAAAAATGTAATAGTGTCTTATATAGATCATTCATCAAATAAAATACTAGATGCTAAGCATGAAGAGGATTTGTTCTATAAAAACAATCGCATTAAATTACTCAAATCGCTATATAATACTTACTTAGATGGGTTATATGATGATTTAAGAAATACATTAATGTTAACATATGAGATTAATAATTTTAACATCTTCTTCATTATTAACTACTTGCAATTTACACCAATAATAGGTACTAGTATTCATGTGCAATTTCTTTAAATAAAAAATAATTACTGATTTATTCGTCATCGGCTCCAGTAGGAATACTTAACTGAATCAGCGAGTCTTTATGTGTTTCTAATATTGTTATGAATTTTCTCATTAAAATTTCACATACTTTGCTATTATTGCCCCCATAAATGTTTAATTTACCATTGCTGTAAAACTTAAAATAGTAACAAGTGTTTTCGCATTTGATATTCATAAAATAGAAAGTAGACATACCATTATATGGGAATAATACTCTTATTGGAACATCTGCTCCAATTATATCAGTATCAATTTCATATGGATACCAATAGCGATTATCGCCATACTTGCTACTCATTAAATGCATTAATTTATATAAGTTGAATGCAGATACTTTATATTCTACTTGCAAGTTAGGCAACATAAAATGATATTTCAAATTGCATAAAGTAATGTTAGGTTCATTCTTCATCTTAATCATTAATTGTGGATCAGTTAAATTTAAATAATCAATTAGCTTATTAATTAACAGTTTAATGAATTCAATATTGTCAGACTTTAAGCCTGATACACCAATAGTGGTTTTGCGAAACACTCTCATCTCATAAATGCGATCTTCGTGAATCAACCCGAATGCTATTGATGATCCAAATTCGTTACCAGTACCGCAATTCTGTTTATGTCGCTTTGATTGCTTTTCTAGCTTCTTACGTCCTTTATTACTTTTATGAGCATATTGTTCCATATATTTTTTATCTAAATACATATAATCCTTGTGATATAATTCGCAGAAATTGCTTTTAACATAGGCAATAGTTACACCATCAGGCACAAACTTATCCTTGTCGTTCTCTTCATGCAGCATAACAGTGATGTCAGGATTGTGAACGAACTCACAATTACTGATCACCATGCTGACTAAATCCATCTTCTTTAATTCCATTTCAATAAATCAAAAATATTAGTTTAATTGAACTCAAACTAAATTGATCAGCAAGAGATACGTAGCAGCATAAAAGGTAACTATTAATATCAGTATGACCATTTCTCCCATTAATTCTGGTGCATATCTACCATCGGGTAACGCTCTGACTAAGTTAGGATAGACTGCAATTGTTGAGTCTATGAATATATCGCTATTAAATAGTATATAATAGAATGCTAAGAATAGCAATGATATGATAAATAAGACAGAATCATTAAGTGACATTTATATTATAATTAATTTATTATTTATTAAAACATGGAAGCAATACACATATTGGAGTATGAAAGATGGAAGAAGTTTAATGATCCACTAATCGGCAAGAATAGCGTCAATTTTGCATCATTAAATAAGAACATGGTTGCAGCAGTTAAAGAAATTACTAATGAAGATGGATTTGTAAAGCAGCATATTATTGGTGCTGGTGATGATAAAAATATCAGCACTAATACCAATTCCAACTCTACAAAGTCTAAAGCCAAAACAGATGCAGTAGTAATGGTCTTTTCAGCCAAATAAAAAAATTGATTTTCAATTAAATAAATAACTAAATTAACAAAATGTTGGCAGTTAACGCAGACAATAATAGTATCAAATATAAAGCTATTATTAGCTTTGATAAAAATAAGCCATATGATTGCCCTGGAGGTGCTACTTATACCACTACTAGAACTATTTCTGATAATAAAGATAACCAAAAAGGTAGAGTAACTGAATTAGTATTGAAAGGTACTACTGGTTATTTTGGATTCGGTAATAATACTAAAACTAAGGCAAAGGCATTTATTAGTCTTCCTGCAGAACATAATCCTGCATGTGTATCATTATTTGATGCGCTTACTGAAGGTCATAATACTGCATGCGATGATAATCAAATCCCAAGAGCTAAAGAATTTGTGTCAAGAGATCAACCTAATAAAGATAAACCAGGTGAAGTATATCCTGATTCGATGTTCTTGCAAGTTAAATTGGGACCTGATTCATTAGGATGTTATACTAAATTCACTTATGTTGAAGACGGTGAAGAACATATCATTTTTGGCAATAACAGATTTCCTCCTGGTGAAGAAATGGGTGAATTCAAAGCATATGTAAAAGAATGTATTTCTGATGCAAATGCAATTAAATTCCTTGAAGAAGCTTATGGAGTTAAGATCAATGTTACTGGTAAAGAAAAGAAAGTTTCTACTGTTACTGGTTCACTTAAGCATAATAAAAAGCTCATGGAACCAAGTGAATTTGCTGATTTAATGAAAAAGTACGACCCTAAATTCATCTTTGCTAAGTTCAAGCCTATCTATATTAGAGCTGGAAATGAAACATTTGCTAGTATTGTCGTTAATTCTGCTATTTGTGAAGTTAGAGTATCAGCCAGCAAAGAATGCGATGATGAGCGAGAAAACTGCCTTCAAGAATTGCTTAACATGTCTAAGAATAAACCAAAAGAAGTCAAGTTCGAAGATGCTGAACCTGATGAGTTAGAATTTTAAGTTCTAATTAATTAATATTATTTTTTTACAGAATTAAAATGTCGACTCCAATAGATCCAATATGTTTTGGCCAAGATGATTTACCATGTGATTGTACTTATTCTACTGTCGCAGGTGTGTTCACAGCAACTACTGTAGCCACAAAAGTCGGCAATGATTTCCAATTTTATGGATTAAGAGGTATTAATGGTGCAACTGTAACATTAAATGGTACTGTTATTGAGATTAGTGGTGGTGGTGCTTCTTCTGCATCATTGCAAACTGCATACAATAACGGAAATCAAATCATTATTGCTGGATCTTTGCCAGTAGATATTCAAACAGTAGGTCAATCAGCATTTAGAATTCGCGATGGAGGTAATACAGGAATCATGCAAGTTACTTCTAATGGTTTTGCTGCTGGTGATTCATTAGTGCAATTTTCTAATCGTTCAGGTATTCGCATTAATCCACCTGTAGCGAATGCAGCACCTACTTATTTTGATCCATACACTAATATCTTGTCATTTGCTCCTCCAAGTGGCGTTATTGTATCAACCACTACTCCGATCGGAGCACCAGCAAATTCAATTGTATATTCATATAATCTTGCTAGTATTTTACCTGCAATTCCTAGTCCAGCAGCGACTGTGACGCGAGTAAAGATTCAAATTGTCGGATATTCTCCATCATTAACTGCAATGTTTTCTATGGAAGTTAATGCTAGACTTGCCCCACAAAGCACTCAGCAAGCATTACTCGGCAATATCAGCACTGAATTGGATCCAGCGCTTGCAGGTCTAACAGTTGATGTTGCATATACTGCTAATAACATTAACTTTGTACTTATTGGTGGACCTAATCCTGGAGTGACTTCTTATACTGTTAGAGGTACTGCAATTATCACAATGATGGAATACGCATAAATGATTTAAATAATTGATTTTTTGCCGTGAAAAAATATGGATATTAATATTGTTGAATTTGGCTGCTTATATATTAATAGCATTAGTCAACATGAATTTGATGACAATGGTGGTGTATCATTTTTCGGCAACGATGATATCTTCGACATAAATGCAAACATTCGAATATCATCATTTCCAATTAAAGATATGAAAAAACTCAACATTTATCATCTCATCAATGATTCCATTAAGCCAGACATCATAATTGTTGATAATGCTAATAGAGGAGATTTTATTAATTATGGAAACTCATTAGTGATTGAATATAATTTATTTAATGATATAAGTGGATTAGTCACTATAGATAATACTAAGCAAGTACGCAATGTATCTGAATATATTACAGCTGCCATAGTTAAACATATTAATAAAAAAATAAATAGCAAACCTAAAAGTGTAATTGAAAGAATAAATGAGTGGGAAGAAAGAATAATGTTTATTGAAGATGAGATGAAAGCAGTAATGAGAGTGATCAACTAGTCGATTAGTCAATTAAATGTATTTAATTGACTAATTAAATGTATTTAATTGATTAACATGTGGCAAATCGTCCAGAATTAATGAATATTTTTTGTACATCTCTGCGTATTAATGTATTGTAAACCTTAATGTAAGTGTTTTCACCTACTCCAACTAATTGCGTAAAGTATTTCTTTTGTGCTTTTTCATCTTGATCATAATTGTATTCTTCTTTTATTAAGTAATATACAACAGCGATACATTTAGTTTGAATAATTGAATTAAATGCAATGTTTTCTTCTAGCATCACTTGTATCATATTAATGCATAATTTGTGATTTCTAGTATTGTTAATGTTGCGTCTACTCAAATTACCATCTTCAAGATAGAATTCAGGATCATACATCATTAAGTATTTGATAATTAGTTTATCATATAACTCAATACCAAAGCTGACTTTATTTCTATCTAAAATATCATCTAGAACTGCTTGAATAATGATTTTATTGCCTTTTGAGAATTTGCAATTCGAATCACACATAATTTTCTGTACTTCTCTAGGCGTCAAAATCATATCGTTGCGCACAGAAATATGATGAAGCAATGCTAAGAATAGCGATGAGCGATTAGACGATTTCTTAATTTGCACTGATGTAATGTCATACATTGTGTCACATACTTCATTAATTATTGATTGATCAATGCGAATACCTTTACTGTTCATTTGTTCAGCAAAAGCCTTAACCATATCAGCAATTCGCTCATTTCTGTTTTTTGGATGAGCACCAAAACAAGTATATTCTTTATTGCCGATTTTGCATGTAAATACTCCGCTATAAACATCACTATCTTCACTCTCTTTGCTATTCATTGTTCTAGTGCATTTGTCGCAATAAAGCATATTGCCGATTGATTCCATTTTAACACCACAACAAACATCATATTCTAATTGAACCTTCTTCTCTACTAGACCCAACTCTTCTAATATCGATAAGCAATCAAACTCGTCCATGATTTTATTTTCTATATTAATTCAAATTTTAAATCTTTAATTGAAAAATAATAATGGAGTTTAATAAGATCGATGGTTATATGTCGTTCGCAGATAAGCAACCATTCAAATTTATGTCTTTTATGTGGTCAAATACAAAAGCTGATACTGGTTATTTCACTATTGGTGTTCCGTACAATAGTGCAAATAGCGAAGTACTTTATAATGCGTTTTCTATGTCGCTATTAATTAACAATCACAACGATATCTTTAATAGATTAATAAGTAATGAATTAATTGAATCAGCGCTGATAAATTTCTATGAATTGGGCGGTCGCATAACATACAACACTAAAGGTGCTCAGTTAGACAGCATCATCACTGAAATCATTAATAACGAAAACATAGATAAGATATTATATTGCATGTTCGTAATTAGCAAATTTGACAAACCGAATATATTTTATATTAAACATATCGCTGAATTCATGACCTTTATGCCATCCACTGAAATCGATATTGAAATATCTAAAGTAATGAATCTAATATTTAATGCTTATAGAGTCACACCTTATATTGTTAAAGTTATTCCGGTACCAAAAGAATACATTAGAGATGTTCGCGATTACCAAGAAGTAGTTATCTGGGATATTTATCAGAACTATCGTAAAGTAATGGCAATAAATAAAACATCTTTTAATGAGGATCAAGGTATCGAATTCGATGAGGAATATTTTGGTGCATATGCTATATTTAATGCAAATGCTGATATGTTCATTAAACCTGATATTCGTGAAAGGGCAACAGGATATGCATTGGCATTGGTATTGCGTAAAATGGGTAATTCAGCCTTCATATACAGACCTAAAATCAATACAAATGCTAAGTTTCGCACATTGATATTTCTAGTAGCGACTAGATTACTAACACTGAATCAGATTTATTATCTTCATGGTGATTTACATGCTGGTAATTTCGTGCTTGAAATTAATCCTAAACTTTGGTACAGCAACTATATTAGATGCGAAGATATAATTATATTTAATAACATTGATTTGTATATTAATTTTGATCTTATTGATTTTGGTAATTGCGTTAATTTCCACGACAGCAAAACTCTAATTGAATTTATTAAAATGGTATTGCCTAATATTTACAACAATTATAAATCAACTATAGATTCAATTGCAAAAGCGTCACCACAAGATTTAGCGATTGCAGCTACTTTACTAGATTTGCATTATTTCATTGAGAGTTTCTTCAATGTTACTACTGAATATGAGCAAATCAGAGACACAAGAGATAAATTCGAAACATATATAGTTGATGAATTTGTCAAATATTTAGACGCTAATAAAAACACATTTAGCGAATATGTTGGAGGTGGTATCGGCTATAATATTAGTAGTGCTATTACCAGTACAAATAGTATTTTTAATTTCAACTTAGGTGGTTCAGAACAAGAACCAGAGCAAATAAAAAATAACTTTAATTTAACTACGAGATTATTGCCGCTGTTTAAGTTGCTGAAACATTTCTATGGGGAAGAAAGCAATTTAATTGATAAAGAAAAAATAATGAACATAATTAGTTAGTTTATCTAGCGAATGTAACGCAAACAACTGTACGCAAGATAGCAGTCAATCCGCACTTATTACATGCGTTTTTTCTCACTGAGCAACCATTATAGCCACCTAAGCAGTTAGAACAAGTGCCACATTCAATAGCGCCATTAGCCTTGCAATCTCGGCAATTCTTGAATGGGCTGATATCGCTCCATGTGAAGTAAACATTGTCTACTTTGCTGCAAATACTGGTTAGCGCTTTAAGCATATCAACCAATCTATCAGTTAATGGAATCAGCTCAGTCTTATTACCATTAGGAATCTTGCAATTGTCAATCACATTGTAAACAGTAGTGACATTTGAATACCTAAATAATTGCATATAGATACCTTCAATAAGGAATCCATCTACCCAATCCTTCCAATTCTTGCAATTATATCTACCACCACTGATCTGACTAATGCCATGTTTATTTAAAGTTTTGGAATAACCAGGATAAACTTCAAGCAAAGTAGGCGAAGAAGTAAGAGCAATTTTAATGTGAGGATATTCTCTCAGTTTATTACCAGCGGCTTCACACGTGAAATCCATCATATGGAATTTGCAAATATTAGGATTGATTCCATACAATTCCTCAAATAGGCTGACTACTCGTCTGTAAGTACTTAGTAATGATTGGTTAGTATCGAAGCCAACATAAATGACATGATTGCCAAATTCAGCAATATCGTCTTCGCTATAATTACCAGATTCAACAATCAATTGCAGCAAGAATACGTGAATTGATAATGCTGCTGATAATCGGCAACCCCATCCAGCAGAAGAATCAATAAAAGCAACTGATTCAGCTATATCTTTAATTGGTGCTGAATTAGCAATCAGTTGAATTGCTTCATCGATTCGCCCATTTAGCAAAGTGAATACTCTGCTATAATGGAAGCTGTTCACAAGTAATTTCGATTCGTGAAAGTATTGAGCAAGATAGCTAATTAAATTCTCTTGCAATTCAACAAGAGGTTCATCAATTACATTTTCTAGTTGTGCATAGATGCATTTGATAACATTAGCAAATTGCTCACCTGATTCAAGATACTTGAATGGAGATTTCTTATTCATGTTATTAGAATCGAATCTATCTTTGATAGAAAGCATAGAAGTAATATTAGAAAATCCTCCAAAATCAGGATAATCGGGAAGAATATAGGATGGCTTTAACTTAGCGACTAAATTCCTATTTCTCACTTCATGATAACTATATCTTCCAACTTTTTCAGTTGGATATTGTTCTTCTCTGAGAACATTTAACATGTACTGAATATGGGTTTTAGCCAATTCATTAGTAGTATCGGCAGCTAAAAAGTTAGTAAATAATCCTTTAATAGTTTTAGCACCAAATAACTCAAGAAGTTCTTGAGAGTTCATAGTTTGAATGTCAGTATTCATGGTACACGTACGTTATCATTTAAAAAAATCAATTATTTAAATGATATATCCACTTAATGCTAAGAAATTGCATATATTTAGCATAGCATCATAGTCGCTATTATGGATAAGATCATTGTTGGTTTTACCAATAATTGCTTTTTTAAGGTCTTCACATAGCTGCTTGGCTTTCCTATTAATACCATAATAAGAAGAATAGGGGTTGACGCATTCACTACTGATTTTGCTACTAAATAGCGACTTCACTATTATCGGATCAACATAGATATTCTTGCCGTCCATGTTCACATTGAAGATATCGTTATCTAGCATTCTTAGTATATCAGCATCAGCGCTAACACCAGCGATTATTCTTACTGGTCCCATATTGCGATATTTGTCAAATATACGCTTGATCTTATTGCATACTGATTTACACAAATCGCTATAATTACGTATCTTGCCATTGTAAACGCAATTGTTAAGAGCATCAGGATGTTCAAGCCAGAAATCGCTTAGAGTACTAAACCACTTCCTATTATACATGGGAAAATGATACACTTCAATAGATCCGCTACTTGTATTGGAGTTAAGGGCGCGAATAACAGAATCAATATTGGTAGCAGCAATACTAACACTAAATAGCTCCTTTCTTGTGCAACCATTATTATCTTTAATAACGTTGTACTCGGTGTCGATCGACAATAAATTAATATTACCTCGCAACATTTTTTGTTCATATTAATTATAAAAAAATATTAATTCAATTTATTTACCTGATAATGGTTTCACAAGCGTTGCATACAAATGAGAATTTACCAATATCATCATACATAACAGAGCATATATTATATCCACAAGCACAATCTTTATGAATAGATGAAGTAGTTGGTAATCCCGATAAGTTGGCAATATCAGCATCGGTAAGCGATCTATCTTTATCACTGATTTCAGATATAATTAATACAGTAGCGTCTTGTCCATTGATATCTGATAATCTGAATACTTTACTGCAGCCATCGCATACCATAGTTCTGCTGACATGATTAATATCTGATAAAATGCTTCCACAATCGGTACAAAAATAGGGTAAAGCCATCCCGTTATTTAATTAAGTAATTATTTTTCTAATTTAAAAATCAAATATATGCTGATTGTAATAGGTGGCGTAGAAAGGAACATTAATCAGGTAGACACATTTGTTGAGTATAAGGGTGGTGAAAGTGCAGTTAGAAATATGACTGCTACTGATATATTTTATGGGGCAAGAGCAGACAAATTATCTAAAAAAGTATTGCAATTAGAAGTTGAGAATTTGGCAATTGCGTTATCTAAAGGTAACGATTATATTGAATTGCCTAAAATGCCAAATAGAGATATTGAATCATTTGAAGGCAATGATAACATTGATAAAGCAAGAAATGCAGAACATTATTATGCTAGGAAAGCAGCTAAGATATCTAAAGGAGCAAGAAAGTGGAATCATGATTTATAATTGGTAATTTCTTCTTTATACTGAGCATCGCCATCTCTATCAGCATCAGTGAATTTCATATTTTTATCACTTAATATTTCATCGCGTTCAATTTGATCGCCATCAATATCAGAAATAATAGTAGTATGCATTCTTAATCTTACTGGTCCAACATATAGTTTTTTCTCGTCTGTACTCAATTTCTCTAATATATCACGATTTGCTTCTGCTGAATGCAACTTAGTCAGCTTATCTTTATTACCAATTTCTTTATCTGTATTATTATCAGCATAAATATTAGTTCTTCGTTCTTTAATTACTTCTTTAGTTGCTCTATCACCAATACAAGTATTATATTCAATATGCTGAGATTCTAATACGTTTAAATCGCGATTAATGTTACTTATCATTTCCTCCTTTTGCCTTCGCTTAGCACGTACTTGATTATAAGAACTGTTAAAGTTAATCTTATCACTGAATCTGTTTTTGCGAACTGTTTCTTCTTCGTCATCCATAAATTTCATGCTATATGCATCACCATTTCTAAACTTGTTTCTTGAACTATCCCATACATCTCTACCAACATAATTAATTAATTCTGATTCTTCTTTGAACTTTAATCGCAAACCGGTATTATAATCTTTAATCTCTTTTTGATGTTCACTATCTCTTTCTTCTTGTGTCATTGGTGCATCATATAATGGTGTCATACTGTCAATTTTACCAGAATATTTGGGGCGATTCTTCCAAAAAGTAGCATTGCCGCCATTCAGATCACAGCTCTTTAACACTGATTCTAGATTTGCTGCCATTTTTTAATAAAAAATATAAGTTTAATTTATAAATATGAATTTTATCGAAGTAGCCAATCACTTTGTACAAGATGGATTTCTAGTAAGAACAACTAGTAATGTACACACAAATGATGTTATTAATGGGCGCAAATTGCTACTGAAAGAATACAAAGTAATGCTTGTTGATGGTAATACTATTGTTAATATTGATCATATTACTCAGAAAAACTACACAAGAACTAATGTGCATATTTTACCTGTTTCATTTAATGACATATTCACTATGACTAATGGCAAATGTAGATTATTGGGTGCACAAGTATCAGCGATTATCAACACTGCACTGGTTTCATTTACAGTTAATGAGAAAAAGCTGTCTCTAGATGAACCTCAATTATTAATTGGAGATATACCAAAAGGCGATTTCAAAAATCTAATTGAAAACTATAAGAATTATTTGAGAGGAGTAAAAGATCAAGCAATTGTGCAAGAATTACTAGATATTAATATTGATATGCCTCAATATGGAGTTGTAGATGACAGACTAATTATCTTAAATGAAGACGATGAATTTATTAATCGCATGATGATTTATGAGAAATGTAAGATTAAAGGTAAACCAGCTGAAGTATTATCTATGTATAAATTTGGTCAAGATTTGCAAACAATGCAATCACATATTCTGAATAATTACGTTATGATTGTTGATCGTGAAATCAAAATCAATGTTGAATTAGATAATGACTTAAAGATGATTCCTAATGACGACACTGTTATGATGTTGCCACTTAAATATAGTCGCTATCGTGAATATGATATGAAATCAATTGTGAAAATGTTTAATCGCGGATATGAATATGGATCATACGGTAAAAAATAACTAATCATATCTATTGTTGTTTAGATATTTATTTTTTTCAATTAAATAAATGAGTAGTTTTCTATCTGATAAAAATATTAATCATTTGCAATATCGGTTAAGGCAGATATTTCCAGAGAATAAATGGACAGCAATACAATTTTCAGTTCGCGATTCAGCGCTGACTTGGTTTAAGCAACACGCTGATCAGCTTGAATTTGTATATCAGCGAGATGGAATTGAAGGTTTAAATAAGAAATTCATTAGTGATATGGTAGCCAGTGCTGAGTATTTTGAACACAGCGAAGCACCTGTATATCAGCAAGATCAGCTATTCGATGCTGATATTAGCGATCCTAATATTGTAGCTGATCAACCAATGCCATATGTAACTGGAATTGAAAATCCAATGTTTACGTTTTCTACTTTCGAAAGAGGTTATTCTGCTGATGGCCAACCAGAGACAAAATACGTTTATCGCGAAAAGCCCAGTTTTGGCGCTAATAATGCATTGGCTTATACTATGCAAGGCCCAGGACAAAGAAGTGGCAAGATCAAGCATTACTCGGATAGAGATGGCAAATTACCAAAAGTAACTAATAGGGATGCATTCAATATTGCTGATAGATATGTTGGCGTTAGAGCATCTGGAGCAACACCTAAATCAGCAATACATAACGCAGAATCATACGTAAATGCCCAAGTAGTACAAGGGTTTAATCCTGGAGCACCATCTTGTCGCTATTGTCCAAAGCAACAACCACAACCACAACCACGTTTAGTTAATTATCCAGTTAATCCTACATCACCTTATTCAGCACCAATTCCAACTTATGCGCAGAATTACAACCAGAATTACAATCAAAATCAGAATTTTCTCAGTAAATTAGCTAATAAATTAAAAGGTAATAAATATCCATTTCGCACAAAGGAAGATGATTCGATGGTAATCAGCGGTAATTATGGTGAAAACATGAAAAGGAATATCTACAATAGTGATCAATCTAAATTCTTCCCTAATGCATATGACGGCTATAAGTTGGGTAAATTCGTTGAAGAACGCAGTTACGATGATGGCGATTATGTACCTTATCCAAATAATGTAACTACGAAAATCAGCAAAACTCTAAATCAACTTTCATTTGGTGATGTGCCAGTAGTAATGGAAATGAGTAATGATGAAATTGCTGAATTAGGTAGCCAATTATATCGCAATAAGGACAGAGTCAAGCGACAACGTGCTCCAAATCAAGATGGTAGATGTATTCCAAGACAAGAATATATTGAGTTATTTGATGATTATCCCACTAATGAAGTACGTGCTAAGTTTCATTTGGATCAGATTTATAATACTCCTGAATCACGCATTAATACTATCTTAGATCCTGTAATGGGTAAATCAAATATGTGGATGTCGCAAGAACGATCAGTGCTTGAAATTCCATGCGCTGGTATGTCGCGTGTTCCAGAAGCAAAAGCGTCTGATAGATATACAAATACTCGTGTATATGGAGATGGTTATGCTGATTCTTATGCTGTTCCTGGTTGCAACTCATTTAATAGCGAACCAAGACGTAATGCTTATCCTAATCGAGACTTTATCCCAGCCAGATATACTACTACTTATGGGCGATACTAAAACTTAAATTTCAATTAGAGTTATCGGATTCGCTAAAAAATAAAAAACTTTTTTAGGGTTTTTTGGTTTTTGATGAGGAGTGGAAGTTGATCTAGTAGGACTTGATCGTCTTCAATGCTTCGTCATATGCATTACCAAGAGAAAGTCCAAAGTAGTAAGCATAGATAGATGCATGGAAGAGCAGATTGGTTCTGACTTCACGATGCGAATCCTTGAAGGCAATACAATCGTAGTGACCAGATCTGTAGACCAAGTAGATAGTGGGAGCTTCAACAGGATCAGTGTTGTCTTTGTGCTTGTAGCAGGTCAGATATGGAATGCTTTGTTCTGCACCCATTTCAGTCAAGCACAAGGTAACGATATCGTAGTTGAACTCGATAGCGTCAAACAGCGGAAGGAGGTCTTCAATTTCAAGCATCCCATTCTTACCAATCATCTCTCTTAACATATCAGTGTTAGAGAAATAACCAATTAGAGTGGTGAGATGGTCTCGTTGAGCAGGTGTGAGGTTGCGGCGATAGTGGGTTTGGAGGGACTTGAAGATCGAGTGAAGAAGACAGTTCTCTTCTCTACCAGAAGCAGGGAGTTCTTCAATGCAATCATTTTCTTTCAAATCAGAGGAGTCAATATCGACTGCAGGAACAGGAGGGAAATAGATGGATGGGGAATTCATTCGGTTGGTCGGTTGTTGTTGTTGCTATGTAATAGCATAATACGAAAAAAATTCAAATTTTATTGGGATTTCAGATATAGGACTTTATCCTGCATAAACATAATGGCCTTATTCATCAGCGACTTCAGGCTATCCATCGTCCCGATATCCTTGCCATCCCTATAATTACATAGGCCATCATAGCAAGCATCATAGTCCTCCAAGAACAAATCTTTATAGGAAGCCAGTTCCACATAATTATCGCCAATATTATGACAATAATACAATCTCGCTGAGTATTCATCGGTCTTAGTTAAAATGATTGCAAATAATGGATCAAAAATATTATCAGTTGCTTTATCCCTAATCTTATAATCGATTTCAATTAATGGATCACCTGATTCATTTGCATTAAATAACACTAAGCCAAATGATCTCAGCGCGTAAGTGCCATCATTTGCTTTAAGTGATGCTGGAAACATATTTCCATACTCATCTGAAGAACTAGTAATAACAATATCGTTATCAAAATAAAAGTTCTTGTAGATGTAGTCCATTTTTTAATAAAAAACATAGCTTTAATTGGAATTATTAATTATGAGTGATTTACAAGGCGGATCAACAATGGTCACTACTGCATTCCTCAGTGAATATGCTCCACACGGAAATTCACGATAAAATATTAAATATTTAGCTGATGGTTTACTTGAATATATATCATATGAACCAGCACCATCAACTAATTCAGCTATGAATTCCAATCTTCCCGGATTACACAATCCATTAATTTTAGTTACATTGCCGTATTTAACTTTCTTATTTGTATCGAATAGCACTATTATGTCTACCGGAAGTATAAGTTTAGATAAGAAATCAGGAGTAATAGAGCTGTTATTGAAATTAACAATTAGCGTATTATCAATTAGCGTTAATTGCTTACTATGACAAATACAGCAAGCAGTATCGGCAGCACATCTATAAGAATTGTTGGTTCTGTATAATATGCATAAATATTCTACAGTTGTTTTAATTGATTGGATTGTATTATGTTTAATACGTACTGTTGTTGAACCACTAAAACCCGATTCAGTCTTTCTGAACTCAATGATATATTCCTTATGACTGAATTCAACATTTGAAAAATTAGCAGCTTTACTGAAATACTGTTCAATTCTAACATATGCTTCTTCGTCAAACATCATTAATATTTCTGTTAGTTAAATTCAAATAATATTTATTTCTTTAAATGCAACACCAAAAACACGCATCGCTGAGTAGCGTAATCTCGAATGTAGTATCGCTGCAAAAACACATCGCTGATATGACAGCTGTATTGGAATTGTTCAATGATAAAGTTGGAGTGCTAGAATGCCTAACTATTATTAAATCTAATTTAAAGGTTCCCGAATTGGATCACGCTGTTGCCGATCTAACTGCTAAATTAGAATCATATCAGCTGACTGATATGCCATTAATTCAAGTGAAAACAACCGCTGATGAGAAATACGACATTAAATTGGCCAGAACAGATAAACTAATTACTGGTGAATATATTAAATTGGAAGAATTGCTTTATAAGATGGATTATGAAGAATCGCAAACATTGAAGAAGAATCTGGAAATCATGCAAAATCGGCTAATTATGAATTCAATTAAAGTTTACAATTCACTAAAAACAGCAGCTAAAAATACTGGTTATGGAAGAAAGTTTGACGGATTAATGATCAGCAAAAAGACTAAATATTTATATTATTATCCAGTTGACAAGAAAAAAACATTAAGTTTTGTTGCACATTTAGTAACTGATTTAAACGAATGATTTGCAATTAGCCTTTTCTGGTTTCATATCTTTAGAGAAATCAAGAAATTCAATTGTTACTTTTTTACCCAAATAGCGATTCTCAAATTTAGTCTTGCCATTAGCTTCAATAGTAGTGAATTCTCTACCCAATTTGCGTTGTTCTTCTTCTGTTAATCCTTTTAATTTTGCAAAGAATTTGCCATCTTTGTAGTTATTACGATCGATATTTGCTAACCCTTTCTTCAATTGCCACCAAGACACAGCATGTTTAACGCCTTGAACGCCAACTACACATTCAATTACAGGAATATCGGCATCTTTGCCTTTACCGAATTTATAACCAACACATTCATATTCATAACTGATTAATGGCTTGATTTTGATCAAATTGCTAGAACGAGTGGACTCATATTCACCATTAGCGATTCTCAGCATAATGCCTTCATAACCATCAGTAATTGTGGCATTGTAATATTCAAGAATTTCATCTGTTTCATAGAATCTATGAGTATCACTAAGTAAAATATGACCTTTATTACCATCATCTAATAAACTCACTACAGATGATTCATAATCAAATAAGTCTTTACATGCTTCAAGATTACCATGTCGCATTTCGTAATTAGCATGAGTGCGATCACAGTAATCATAAACATAAATATTAATTGTATCTTTTAAATCTGATTCTGATTCACCACGAGCGAATCCATTGATATATTGAAATGGAATATCATGATGATAATATTCGCCATCAAAAACAAGTGATTTAAGATTGTTTCTTTCCATAAATTCTTTCATTATGATTTCCAATTCATCAAGCAAATGTTCTGAAATTTGTAATGGTTTGCCTTTACGAGAATAGCAAACAACGCATTCATCGCTTTCAAATGGAAGCGTAATATCGTTGTTAAATAGCTTAGGATTAAGTGCCATAATTACACGAATACCATCATATTTAGGCTGACAGAATAATCCAGAAATCTTATTAGTGCTTAGATGCGCATCGATACATTCTCTAATCGCTTCATCATTGCCAGAAATACCTTCGCCTTTTGCTAGCATAGGTAAAATAACATTAGTTTCTTTATTAACTGATTCGCTATTCTTTTTATTATATTTGCCCAATACATCAGTTAACGCTTGAGTCAATACATTAGTGCGATTCTTCTTTTTCAGATTCTTGCCCTTCATAACATAAGTAATATTTTTATATGATACTACTCCTCCATCTTGTGTAACACTAGTGGCATAAAACCCAATAGCATTAGCGATCTCACTATTATCGAAGTAATTTTCAATTAGAGGAATCGCAAAGTTCGCAAATCCAAATGAAGGATTGTAATTAGGATTAGGCTTTTGCTTAAAAGTAGTATTCATATATTTAATCAATGATCCTTTATCAATAGCGCTTCTGGCTAATCCAACATAATAGATAGTATGGATTTGCTTATCGGATTTGCTTTTCTTAATTGAAATAGTAGGAAATACCCATACGTTTTTATCAGCATCATACTTACCAGGGAATTTATCCGATACGTAATTTTCCATTATTAATTTTCAGCAGTATAATTTCAAATAAAAAATATACAGTGATTTGAGTAGCTTGGATATCTAATACACAAACAATTTAACTACTTCCATTAACACTGGACTGAATTCAATGCCAAATTTGTTATTCATAAAGTTGGAAATTGGTTGAGATTTCAAGTCAATAGTGAGTAGTGATTCATCATGATCATTAACTACTTCAAGCCAAATACTTCTCTTCTTTTCAACATTGCCATTAATGATTGTACTCTTAGTGCAATGACTAATGCAAACTTTGCTATCTAAATCAACCAATTCGAATTTATTCCATTTAGACTTATTGGTTTCCTTTACCTTTTTACTACAAGCAGCAGTCCAAAATTCATCGTAATCAAACTCTTGCACTGTATCACCTACTTCCAGTACAACGACTCCTCCCTCTTCTTCGACAACTGAACCATCATCTGCATTTCGAGCATCGTCTTGAGATTCGGAGCATGATTCGGATCCAGATTCGCCTTCATCATCATTGTAATCTTCACATGAAAACGCATATCTAACTAAATTGCTTTTACTGCCAACACTAACAAGAAATGAGAATGATGGTAAGTAATTATGAACTGCGATTAATGTATGGTAGACTTTTGCTGGCAGTGAAACATCAGCTTTTCCAACTGAGAAAGATACTACGCTCATTATTTTGTAAACTCGTTTCATAATTCCAATTGAATTTAACGAATAGGCCAGTAGTAGCTGACATATCGTGGACGCAATTCAACAATATTATAGCCAGGGAAATAGTCAGGTTCAACTGGAATTTCATATGGAGGAATCCAATAATTATCGCGATAATCAACTGCTGGTCTGCGTCTAGGCGGAATTCGTCCATATCTGTATTGCGGCCATACACGTCTTCCATTTCTAAATCCTTGTGGTTCGATATTTCTTTTAAGTGTATCCAATAATATATTTTGCACATGTTTAAATGTTTGCTTACTACAATCACCAAATCCAACACTGATTTTATGTATTTCATTCAATGGAGGAATCTTATTTTTAATATTTGTAATTTCTTGCACGTAATTTCCATTACAAATCATGTTATACGGCATAGATTTAATTAAATTATAAGCATCTCCCATAGTATAGCGGCCTGTTTGTATTCCATTATCAATGATATGTCTTATATTATACGCAATGTGTCGTGCTGCTGCTTCAATATTGTCGCCAACACTCATTTAAATTAGAAAAATATAATTATAAAAAAATGTTCATCTTGTTAAAATGACTTGCAGCAGTTGTAATTGTAATGGCACAGTAAGAAGTCGAAGATGTAGATGTTATGAATCTGCTATTCCACTTGGTGAAGCGAAACGAGATGAAACCAATTGCTCTAATAATCACATGTTTGTTAATCATGGACCATATCAAGAACCTTATTTAGATCCAACTGAATCATATGGTTCTGGTCTCAGCCGAGGAGGTCTTATGGAATTAAGAGCATATGAAAATAACATTAGACGATTTCAGCATCAGAATGTTAATAAAATGTTGGCTACCAGAGCAATTGCAAGAAATGACAGTTCTCGTGGTATTCAGCCTATGACGACTCTTGAAGCTGCCAATGCTATCCGATTTGGCAGAGATATTTCAATTCAATAAATAATTATAAACCCAATACATATTAAAATACATATTATTATAATTAGTAATATGACTATATTATTGCTGTCATTAATGAAATCATTTTCAATATAATAAGTTGCATGATCCATAATCACCACACGATCAGTATTAGGAGACACTTTTCTGAACCAACTCAGCGACAATAATTCCGAATAGCTATCAGTCGAATTGATATATTTAATTGGGGTTTCAACTGATATAAATTGCTTTTTTATCTGCTTTCTATTTATAGTTGCACTATATCTTGGCAATTCGTCATCTGGATGTTGTTTTTGGATAATTGTAATTGAACTTTGAGGCCGATTAGTGTGCAATATACTTCTTGGGAATATTATCTTAGTGATCTTAGTTGTGTTATCGGTTAATTCAATCTCTTGACCAGATGCATTTAATATCGATAATGATTCATCTGGTTTATAATCATTATTAATATCTCTCCAAAGATTGCGCAGTAGTCTTGATCCTTGTATCGATTGCATTTAGTATTGCAAGAAATTAATTGGTAATTTATAATTTTTATTTATTTAATTTAAAAATATGGCTGAAGAGGTTGTTAATTTACCCAATCATCCACCAATTAAAGGCAAAAAATACACTTTTCAATACATAGATTTATATGAAATTGCTCTTGACAATTTATTGATGCATTCAACTGTTATTTACGGTGATTCTGGTGATGGTAAATCATATATATTGAACACATTGCTTGATGCGATTTCTCCTTACATAAACATATTACATATCTTTTGCCCAACAGCTAAAGTCGATACGAAATTCCCACTAATGCAATTTACATCGCCATTATTCGTGCATGAAACATTAGATATGAAACACATAGATGCAATAATCGAGAATTGCGGAAGACGTAAAGCAATGCGATTATCAATCGATGATCCCAAAAAGCTATCAGAAACAGTTAAAAAATTCATACTTCCAATTTATAAAGTGCAAGGCGATGATGGAATGTTGAGTAAAGCACTTAAGCAATATGCTCGTATTCGCAAAATCGATAAGAAGTTTGACTTTGATGATGCTACTATCGATGAGCGAATTGAGCATAATAGAATGATAACTAAGTTATATCACATTATGATGTACAACTGCAAGCGATATTTACAAAAGAAAGGATTATCAATTCCAAAAGAATATCAAGAACATGCATTACCAGTATTATTCTATGACATTAATTATAGAGATGTTATTTTAACTAATGATTTTGGCGATGTAATTAGTATACTTAAGAAAGATGATTCAGCAATCGCATCTAAATTAGTGATGAAAGAGCGTCACTATGGTATTACAACTATACATTTAATACAAGATGTAACGCATATTAAGAAGTCAGATAGAGGACAAATTAAAGTTAATATATTTGTATCACCCAATTCAATTACATCTTATATATCAACTTTATGTATTAAAGGAACACTTAAACAGCAATTAGAAGAAGCATCAGAATTTATCTTAGCTGCTGATAAACAAAAAGGTGAAAAGCGTAAACATCCAGTAGTTATTTACTTTAAAATGCTACAGAAGATTTGTTATACCTATGCTGACGCAAAATTAAAGATAACTCCAAAAGGAAATATAGAATTGTATGAATTACTAGAAGGCTATGTAGCTAATACAACTGAAGCAAATCCACTAATCGATATTTTCGGCAAATAATTGCTTCTTGCGTTTATGCTTGCAAAGATCAACTAATGTTTTAATATCACTTATTTCATCGCTGTTGTATAATTGCATTATATGTTTGCAATTTTTAATTACACGTTCCATCTTTGCTTCAAATCGTTTACGTAATTCAGCTTTTGTTATTAATTCACATTCTATATGTTCATCGCTGAAAATGCATACATACAAAACATCGCAATCAAATATAACAGAATAAGCTGCTATTTGTGCTATATCTTTCTGGTAATATTTCTTCTGTGATCGCTTATCATTGTTACCTTTATATTTAATTTCTATTAGAGTACCAGGCTTGTATATATTACCAGGAGAACTAATAATAACACCATCTGCTTTTCCATGAAGCGATATGAAGTCGCCCCACATTATTTCCTTTCCTTCACATTCAGCAATCTGAAATTCCAAATATGCTAACATATTTAATGCTTTTTTCTCGTAATGAATACCATCACCAGTTGATTTCATCCAATCATCAATAATAATATCATATTTAATATCTGCAAATTCTGGTATTGCTTCATCTAATATACTACACATATGGCAAATCTGCTCTAATGAAAAACCATCTTTACTGAACATATCAACGAATAATTCAATATCTTCAGCAAATAACTTATTCAGTGAAAAATCATCATAGCAATCTTTGCATGAATCAGGTGTGTATATATTTGTTAAATAAAAGTAATACGAATAACGTGTATATTTATCAATCAGCGAATTTTGATATAATACATCTCTCATAATATAATCATTAATTCTGTTAATATCTTCTATTGCTAAATTATACAATATGCCTGCTCTGATTTGAATCATTTTTTAATTGGAGTTATAATTGCAATTGTAATTGCTACAAAAAGCAATGCAATTATAATTGATATAATTAAGTAAGTAGTTTTGCTATATACATACCAAATAATATGATTAGCTAATTGCGTTTTCAGTATAACATTATCCTCAGTGCGACATACTGAATCATGATTGCATTGTATTACATCTGATTCATGATTCCATAAATTAATGACTTTATTATCTAAGTATTCAACTGATACACTAGCTACTTTAGTACCAGGCACATTAGAGAAATATAACACTGAGTCAGCATTAAGTTCAAGTTCAATTGAAGATTTGGGAGCAATTTCAATACCGACTAAATCATACAAGTTCAAATCATTTAATATAATTAGTGAATGTCTGCTGCGAACATTAACTATTACTATTTCTTTGAGATGATTATTTATGCGATAAGAACTGCTTTGCATTTGTATTAAACAAATAATTAAATTAAATAAATTAATAAATTATGAGTGCTTTATTGTGTGCAATGTCAGCTATTATAGGTTATCAATACGCATGTATGAAAGAAGGTATTTACGGTACTAAAAAAATCAATACTAATGAAGACGCAGAATTAAGTGAAGGTTATATTTATAACAGATTAATTATTAGAAACATCTCTAATAATGGTTATAGAGTATTATGTAGATCTATTAGACCAATTGAAATCATTAAAACTAATTAAGTCAGTTTAATTATCTTGCTGATATCGCTAAGTATGTCTTCATAATCTTCATGTCTGTAATATTTGCTTTTTTGATTAGCTGTTATTTCAATATTCATATTAGCATCAAATGACAAATTATTTATGAATTTATCAGCTGTTACTACAAATGCAATATCACCATCAGGTATAATTCCATTGATATTAGTGATTACTAATTTTATATCTTTAATTGAAGCTAATAATTTATTCAGTTTAGCTAAACTGCGATTACTAAATCCATTATTGCTGATATCATTTAATCCAAATGATTGTATTAATATACAACAACTATTGTGATTTGTCATTAGTGTTTTTTTACTGACTTTACCAAGCAGTATTTCAGTTATTGGACTTTCTATGTATGGCAAATATCTAGATGAGAATGTTTTTATATAACCATAGCGACTTATTAGTTTTGCACATCTACGCTTTCCAATTTCATTTAAACGTATCCAAATTTCTGAATTTATATCAGTTATATTAGTCAACATTTCATACGTTTTACTGCTTAATTTTGTGTCTGGTAATTGTACTATTTGCTTAATATTGCCTTTTTCATCTACTACATAATCCATACAATTAGCACTAAATACTAAATTCTCTTGTCGTTTATTTGTGGTAATTATATATTCAATTAATCCACTATAATGTATATTGTTCATTTAGATATTTGATTTATAAATTAATGATAAAAAATATTTATATTTTTAATTGGTTTTTATTAATTTTAATTGGTTTTTATTAATTTTAATTGTTTTTTAGCTAACTAATCGCAGAACATGTGAGGTTCAACATAGAATTTGGATCCAATACCAGAAATCATTAATGTGTTGAACAAGCCAAATGTAGCATATGAAGTCTTAATTTCAGTAAATGTAGATAATGCTTTTTCTTTAATACAATATGGGCACTTATAAATACCAGCATCAGGATTAACAGCAGCGATATTATTACAGCGATTACAAACATAAGCGGTTTTAGCGTCACAATCTTTAAGCATTTTGCCTTCAACTGCATCCATAGCTCCAATACAAAACCAGCAATCTTTTTCCATTTCACCGAATTTAGTACCACCACTATTGTTAATACCACGAATTGTTTGCTGAGTACGAATATCCAATGTTGGTTTATCAACAGCAGAACTATTATCGTTAATCATCTTACTGAGTCGCTGATAAAACATAACTGTAACAAATAATTGGTTGGTGATTCGCTCACCGGTAACGCCATCATAAAATACTTCATTGCCGTGACTAATACCCAATTTGCGCATTTTTTCGATAATCACCTCGCAATTAGGCTTAACAAATACAGTAGTGTCAATATTAATACCTAAATAGGCTCCATATTTACTTTCTACTCCTTCTTGAATCTGATTCATAATCATTCTGCTGGGAAATGCATGAGGATTAATAATTGCGTCAGGACAAACGCCATTCTCACTAGTTGGAATACGTTCTGTATTTTCAATACCACTAATAATGGCTTTACCACCTGAACGCGATGAGAATTTGTCACCGGCTTGAACATGTCTAACACTATGAGTGCGAACAGCATAAGAGCGATATCCCTGAATATTAAATAAAGGACTAACAGCATCAACAATAATTGGTGTGTTTTTCTTATAGATTAAACTGCGGTCGTAAGTAATATTGCTATCTTTATTGTCTTTTTCAATGATACCGATAATAGGCATTCCTTTAGTAATTACAGTTCCTCTTTCGGGTAAACCATTAACTAAATGTGAATAATTGTTGGATCGCAATCCTTTTGTATTCGCTGATGGAGAGCCAAAATATTGATTTGGTTCTTGTGTAGCGACATGAGAAACTAAGTAATTAATGCTGAATCGCCCATACTCAGCAAATGTTTCATTCACAATTAGTGAATCTTCTTGATTATTACCAGCAGCATTAATTAACATAATGACTGGACCGCCATCAGTACGAATGTACTTATTAATGATAGTTTCTGTAATTGGTCTGAAGCTATTAAGTGCAACAGATAATTTGCCATAAAATGTAGAATACCAATTCAGCACTGGTACACCAAGAGTTTGACGTCTTTGATTGCCTTCATATGCAGTACGAACAGTAGCTGAATGATTGATATGAGGACATGCTAATACTGAAATACCAAAATTAGATAATGGTAAATCAACATGAGTAAAGCGATGTCTAGGATCAGCAGATAAAGCATTAAATCGTTCAATGCTATCAGCCACATAAATGTTTTTATATTCAATTGGAGAAATCATTTCTACAATTTTATCTTCTACTAACTTTTGCAAGTTGATTTTATTCTTTACCAACATATCATAGTGATCTGGTGTATATGCCACCCATTGTTTAAATGGAATGCGATTAGTAGATTTATCCTTGTAACTATTAATATGTTCTTCGTAATTATTATAAACAATTACTAATGGTCTAATAGCACGACCTTTTTGCGTGCAAATCTCCAAATCACCATTATCAAGTGCATGATAAATAATAGATGTGTGTCTATTAATGATACCTTCGCGTCTAAGCACTCTCAGCTTTTCAGCAAATAGTTTAGTATTAGAATGTTTACAAATTGGAGCACCATTAAGGATTACTCTTGAGCCGATTGATTGTTCAATTGGAATTGAATTTTCATCTTCAATAAGCAATTTTTCAATGTCTTTAGTAAAGATGATATCAGTCATTTCAACTGAAATAGTTAATTCAGATACAACACCGGCATTGGCACCTTCAACTGATTTAATTGGATCTAATACACCAGAATGAGATGGATGAGGAGTACGAGAATTAATAATTGCATCGTTGGATTTACCACCAATATTCTTAGTAGTTTGCATACTACGCAAAGTACTTAATGTAGCAGTGCGATTGTTGCGTTCAAGCAAATTCGTAATTAAACGATTAGTAGTCATTTGCTTGTTAATCTTGATCTTTGGTTTATTACCAGCTTTAATGACTCTGCAGAAGTTCTTCAGCAAATCACCTGTTTTAAGATTACTATAGATGATATTTTTAATGTTGATATTCTGTACATTTTCAGTACTGGAAATATTCTTTTGGATGTCTCTAATGATCTTAGTGACAACAGTCAAGTTAAAAATAGCTTTAAAACTCATAACTAACGCTAATTGCGTAGTTGCAACTACTTGATTAGATAGCGAATTACGATCTGATGGCGTATCACCGAATTTCACACCATAAGCGCGATAAATCAGTGAACCAAGATATTTCAGCTTATTGACTCTTGATGCTGGATCAGTGCCAATATGAGGAAAGATAATTTTATCAAATGTACCTAAAATCTCATTAATAGTAGTTTGTCTTTTACTCATACTATTACGATTGGTATCATACTTACTAGAAGTAGTACCTGTATTGATAGCATTAATGACATCAGCGACACGTAAAATCAGCTCTGGTGTATTAGATTCTAATTTACCATTTGAGTCAAAATAACTCTTAAAGCGATTCTTAGTAATAATGTCTTTGCGATTATCGGAATAATCAATATTGAATGCTTTTCTTAGCGACACTGCGATTTTCTCATGTCTACTATTGCCAATATCATAATTAGGCAAGATTGTATCGAAAATATCTTTATCCTTATTCATGTCAAATAATCTATAGATGATTTGGAATGGCAAGAATAATGATACGCTACGATTAATATCTAATCTGATAATAATACTTTCATCTGTCATTAATTGAATAATCATATAATGAGAAGAATCAAAGCCATCACCATATTGACTAGTAATGTCGCATTTAACATCGATACCATCTTTACCAGGTCTGTGAAATTGCGGGGCATTTTTAATCACCGATTTAGTTGCAATTAACGCTTTCTCACTACCATCAATAATATAATAACCACCCAAATCGCTTGGATCTTCTTCTAATTTAATACGTGAAATAGGATCTAATTCAGCGATAGTGCAATACTGTGATCCTACTGGACATGGAATGCCACCTAATACACCTTTAATGATTTCGAATTTGACCTTTTCAGTCACAGTACCATCATAATAAGTATAGTATTGATAACCATTGATATCGCAATCAATGTTAATGGAATAAGTCTCCTTTGCTGTTCTGCAATAGGAAGGTGTAATAGGAGCATTAGAGTTAATGTGATTAGCCCTATTCACTCTAGAAAACTTAACTTTAGAAAAGCTAAAACCATAATGAAATGTTTTAATATTGGCCTTATTGACATCTATTGATTTCTCTTGGTTAAATTGAGATGAAATAACATATTGCAATGAATTAATAAATTGATTATAGCCTTCTACTTGTGTATGTAATAATTTCTTCTCATCTTTGAGATTTTCTACTGATATTGGAGTATAATACTTAGACTCCTTGGCATAATTATCTTCTGCTTTAGGCATCTATTTTTTATTATTTTTATATATTAAATTCAAAAATAAAAAACTACTTAGTGATGTCACATTATTCGCTTTGAGACATTGATTCTTCTTCCTCTTCTTCTTCCACTGATTCAGCATCACTTGAAATATCTTCGCTAGAATAATCTTCTTCATCGTCAAAAACATCAACTGTATTACCTGAATCATTATTCTTGATAATAGTAATACCTGCATTTAGAATGAATATTCTGAAAATCAGGAAAATCTTCATAGTACTGACTCCCAACTTTTTCCTGACAAATGAAGCAAATTCAACAGTATCTTCTCTAATGTCTTTAATATCGGACATGACTAATGTCTTATAACCTCTCAAATCAATCTTATAGCCGAATAATTCGTGTCTACCATTAAAAGTTTTGCATAAAATATTAAGGGCAAATCTTAGCACATGAGTCATATCATCAGCGGTTTTATTGTCGCTTTCCAGATTCTTCATTAGATTTAGTATTTCTTTTGCGTAATTCCTGTTACGCTTGATGTCTTTTGGCTTGTAGTGTGGCATTGGAATACCTCGCTTACTCAGTACTGATCGCAGCGAATCAATCTCGTTTAGCATTTTTGAATGCGCTTCTTTGTCTTTGCCACCTGATACTTTGCTATTAGCGCTTGGTGTAAGATTAACTACGCCTTTAATGTTCTTCGTGTTTAATGGATCTTTAATATCTATATCAATACTGCTTGAATATGAGCCTGCGCTGTCTGACTTAGTGTAACTGCCTTCATCTTCTTCTGAATAATATGATTCTGATTCAGTTGCTTCATCTACTGGTGTTCGCGCTTTACCTTTCACAACAGGTCTATCATCGCTGCTAGTAATGTCTGATTCATAGCTTGACTCTCCACCTCCAGAACTAGAAAATAGCAAACTTTTAAACTCGCTATAATCAGATGGAGGTACTACTGATGCAGCAATATCATCAATTGCATTTAATTTGTCTTGCTGAATGTTATCTTTATTGATAATATCAGCTAAGCCAAGCATATTAGAGTTAGTAATTTCTGCAGTCATTATTTTAAATCAAGATAACTTATTTCTAATTAAACTAATTTAGTAATTGCTTCAAAATATTCTTTATTAATTGAATATATCTTATTTTTATAGTCTTTCTTGCTGATTTCGCCTCCATAAATATCCATTACTGATCTATCATCTGATAATTCAATCATTTGTATATAAATACCAGTAATGCGATAAACCAACATTCTCAATTGTCTCATATAATATTCGGTATTGTTATTTGACATTTTACTAATTGAAGCAGCTACACATGACGGTGAACAATACACTGTTTTATTTAATCGTTCAATTGGAATTTCCTCATTATTGTCAACATCAGCAGGAATAAATAAAGGAATATATTGAATATAATTAGTGCAATTGTAGCAATTTAAGTTGCATTGCTTTGGCCATTTATCCAACGATAAAAACTTATCAGGTAAAATAGTGTATTCCTCAGCGACTATATTACTAGTTCTGAAATTAGTATTGGGAATACCTCTAATTGATAGAATTCTTGGGTCCATAATTTTAATAAATAAAAATATACTCTAATTAAAAATGCAATTCATCGATCCAAGTATTGGCGATTTTACAGGGGAGAATATTGGAATCGGATTGAGTGGTAGCAGAATGCCCAATATGAATCCTAATTTTGGCCCTACTTACAACTATTTTGATGATCATGATTACGGATATTCTTCTAGATCAGTAGCTGAACAAGCACGTGAGCGATTTCAGCGTCCAACTGATTTAAATTACGATAATGTTGGTCGCCCTTATCCAGGTCCACAGCCACCCGTTGATTATAGTTATTTTACTCAGCGTGATGGGCGACAAGGCTTCACTGATAAACAACGCGATTATGCAATTCTCATTTCAAGCAATATTCACTATTTTGTATTGCTAGTAGTGGTAGTTATTGGAGTACTGTTCTCGCTGATAAATATGATCTTGCTGATTGTTTGGAGGAAACGATAACTCTAATTAAAAAATAATAATTATGATAGCAAACATTTCCTTACAATTTCAAGATATTTAGGCTCAAATACTTTAGATTCGTCACATAAATAACCCAAGTTGCTATGCAATGCAACGCACTTATCGGCAATTACAGGCCTACCTCTAACTTTCATATCTACACGAGTGCCATTATCACCAATTGATATATAGATATAAGTAGTGGTATCTTTGCCCACTAAGCATATCAGCCTAGTATCTCCTTTAAAGACTATGTGATAGTCATACTTATTATCCCTAATATAGTAATGCTCTTTGCGTACTTCTGGTTGGCTAAGATCGGACATATATAGCCTATTAAATAATCAAATAAAAAACTAATTTTTTTATTCCTTTAATTTAAAACTGAAAAATCAACATTGAATGCCATGGCCATTATTACATTGACAGCATCTAATAGCGATTCATCCACATTGACAGCGATCGGATTAGCAATTAATCGCTTGAGCATTTCTGAATATGGCTTCAATTCAGCTATATCATCATTGCTAATACCATGAGCGCTGAATATTTGTGAATTACTGGAATAACCAATAAGATGTTTTTTATGAGTAGAGCAATTAAGAGTAATTTCATCGCCTATACGTATAAACAGCAATATTGCCATTCCTTTATATGTATCATGAGCACGACAACAAATCATTACATCTCCATTAAACAAATCAGCTGCGTAAATATTTCCCTTATTTCGTAGCGCTAATCTTGGGCAATCTAACGCATCGACAATAGTAAATGAAGCATCTGAAATATTAAGTTTGTAATTGCCTGCATACCATCGCCTAATTGATCTTATAATATTCATTTAGAGATATAAAAAAATTAAGAATTATTTACCAATCGAGTTCACCATTAACGAATCGCACTTCATCAGCGATATCAGACACAACATCAACCAATCTCTCTAATTGCTGAATTTCATCAGCGACATTGCCTACTTCAGCATTGATATGGTTCATTATATCCATATACACATAATCTGGGAAATAAACAGTAATGTTGTTTGTATAGCAGCATAATCCTTCATGGCCATAATACAATACTAATTGTTTATCTAATATTTTACATAAATCGTTCATCTTGCACAGAATGGCTATTTCACCTTCAAAACCAGGTATCTGATAATTGAATACTTGAATTGGATTGCCACCATCAATAATGCCTGCAATAATGCCCTTAATCACATCTGATGCGGCTTTATCGCTATCAACAGCTTGTCTAATGATCTGGATATCCTGCATAGCTTTTACAATATTATAAATTCAATTTTATAATTTGAATTTATAAATTATTATTGGATATAATGTCAGCCAGAAAGACTATTCAACCTGCTACTGTTATTGGTGATGATTTAGCCATTAAAACCATTAGCTATTATCATGATATAAGCGCTATTTGCTATGAATTTGATGATGTTATTGTCGAATTTTACATATGTTCAAATGAAAAAATCAGCTGTTCACTTACCTATTTTATTGATGGTGGATCACATCAATGTGTAATACAATATAAAATAGCTGCAGCTAAATCACCATTAAATCAGTACTTGCTAAAAAATATGGATGAAGTTGCAATTGGCTTATATAATGGCGATTATCTATATTGCAATGGAGAAAAGCAAGATTACAGATCTGAATTATTCTATGAAGAAGCAATAGCTTATGATGGTGATCCAGGAGATCAGCGTTATTGCTTTGTTGAAGATGGTGTTTATTACGTACATGTAGAATCGCATCCAACAATGGGTAATTCTTGCAATACTCCGTGTGTCATGTCTTATGGCTACTTAAATAAAAGATATATGAGTTACTACATTTCAATTGAATAAATATTAGTTATTTTTTATATTAGGTCTCTTATTGTCTCATCAAATAAAGGATTGTTTTGAATAGCAATACCGCAATATTTAACAAAGTTATTGCCGCTATATTGTATAGGAACAATATAACCAAATCCAACTGCTTCTTTCAGCAGGAATTTGAATACGCGCCAAAACATAGGAGGATGATTATCGCGTCTACCATCAACAGTCAAGAATCTCGGATGAGTTCCAGTATGAGCAATTTCATGCAAAAATACAAACATTAGCGTGTTAAAATCGTAAAATGACCAATCATTCTTTCTTATGCAGATGGCAATTCGCTTGAAGTTGAGCGTATAGGTCTTATCACCAAAAGTAAACATAGGATCATTCTCGACTAGCAAATCAGGATTGTAATTTTTCAATATAAGTTTTACGCATTCATCAAATGTATCTGGTTCAACAGCATTAAAATCAGTGCTAAATCCCACCACTCCTCTTATTTCAGTGGGTAATGAACCAGTAATTGTCTTAATTGTATCTTCTGTTACTTTATCTACTTTGACTTTATCTAATCTAGATTGGTATTTGTTTTTGATATCTTTAATTAGATTCATAGATGTATGATTAAGATCATAAAGTATTTTTAGCGCTTGATGTTTGTTGGGTCTTGCTACTAAGATACGATAAGTGATATTATCATCTAAAATGTAGACTTTTTTATACATTGCTATATAAAATAGAATACCTACTACGATAATACACATAGTGACAAATGCTATCACATACCCTATCATTTTTTATTTGAAATAATAATTAGATTTAATAATCAATATGTATACTAATTCTTTCAATAAAAGGTACAATAATAAAACTGTACTTTATGGAGATAGAATAGCTATACCTAAAAGAGAAGATTTCCTTAATGAAGATGAAATTCGTAGAGATACTCAGCGATTAACTCATAGCTTACCTGTTATCTATACTGCTAATTATGTCAAAGAACATTCTGCGTATGGCAACAATAAGACCCAAATTCTCACTGTTGGTATTCTCCAATCAGGTATGAAAGTATCAGTGCTAATAAGAGATATTGATATTTACTTTGATGTATTTCCTATGAGATTCATTAATGCACCAATTGGTTCACCTATGAAAAACGCACTTGAATATATCGAAAATAATGAAATGGGAATTAGTGATTCGTATCGCTATTTGCAAGAATTATTTCCAGATGAAATGAGTAAATTCATGACAAGTGTGGAAAAGCTGACTAAAGAAACTAGTGCTTATAAACATATTCTTATTCATAATAGAATCTTTAATATTGGTGTTGAAGGTAAGATCTTAGGTGTGCGATTATTTTACAATAACACTGGTTATTATAAGAATGCTACTTATATCGCTGCTACTAATACTGGTGCTTATACACATGAAGAATTATTCGTTGCTACTTATTCTAGTGGTAATTTGATAGAAGTAATTGCTGCTAGATATGATGTGTATTTTGGTGCTTGGATGATGCTTACTAATTATAGCATTACTAATAGCAATAAGAGATTAACAAAAACCAATTTCAATATTGAAATTAGTATTAACGACTTTTGCAGAATTGAAGATAGACATTATGAGAATTTAGGCATTACAGCTGATAATTTAAACATCTATAAAAGCATATTCTTTGCTATTGATATTGAAACCACTGATACATCTCATGCTGAGAATATCAAATCGGAAAACAATAATAAAGGCATTCTTAGTGCTACTAATGCCGTATTTAATATTGGTTGCGTTATATCGCTTGAATCAGATGATAAAGATGTCAATTACAGAATTAATATTATTAACACTAGAGCACCAAAAGAAGTAATTCAGAAATATTATAGCCGATTAGGAGTACCTAATTCTTATACTATTGTCGCTACTAATGTTAGTGAGACGCTAAAAGCATTCATTAAAGTTATGGCTGCAATTCATCCTGATTTTGTACCTGGCTACAATTCACTTGATTTTGATATTCCTCAATTATTAACTGCATTACGTGTGAATAATCTTTATGATGAATTTTACACAGCAACTACTATCTTAAACAATGAGAATACTTTCATTTACAAGAATATCTATAAACACAATGGTGTAGATTATCATTACAACAAAGGCGGTTATACGTTTTGGTCAAATATGAAAACTACTTGTATGGTATCTGGTATTAGCAATAATATCGTACCTAGCAAGAACACAAATGAGAAACTCAAAGTCAATAATGGTAAATTACCATGTATGAAAGTAAGTGGTCAAAATAAAGAATATCACGAAATTAACATTCCAGGTATTTTAATGCTTGACGTAATGCTTATCTCATGGAAGAAATTCCCCAATGATAATAATAAAGGTGGTATGAATTACTATTTAAAGAAATGTGGTTTGAAGCCGAAATTAGATGTTCCATACTACAAGATTTGGCTATTCTATAATATGTCTCAGGACTATGATATTATTGCTATTCCAGAAACTAGAGTTGGCAAATGCGAACATGGATATTCTCAGCCTCATGAAATTGTAGCAGAAGATAATTCTGTCCATACTTGTGAAGGCTATATTCATTACTATTTAGGTGATAAGCAAATCAGCTATGATATTTATAATGCTCTTGATTCAACATCACTGATTGATAGCATTCAGAAGATTGTTGAGTATTGCTCATATGATGCTGAAGGCGCATTAACGCTGATTAAGTATTATTCCTATATGATGGAAAAACGTAAATTCTGCAAATTAGTTAATTTACCATTTGATAAAGTCGTATTTCGTGCAGACGGTAAGAAAGTAGAAAATGGTCTCAGAAAGACATTATACAAGAACGGATTCTCGTATCTTGAAGAAACAATTGTATTAGGTGAATCGTCTAGACCAGTATTCAATATACGCAGAATTCTTAACGCTAATCAGAACATTAATCGTTATCACGTGAAGACAAAAGCACCAAAGAATAAAGGTGCATTAGTTAAATTACATAAAAAAGGTAAAATCTCAGCAACATTTATTATTGATGAAAATAAACATGAAGAAGAAGTACCTGTATTTGCATTTGATTTTGCATCGCTATATCCTAGCATTCTCATGGCATACAACGCATGCAATACAACTATCACATTTGATATTAATGTAATCAATAAGTTGTTAACAGTTATCCCAGATTTGAAATTCACTATCATTGATGCTGATGATTTAATGACTGAGTCTGAATTTCCAGATGAAATGGATGCTTATTATACTAATTATTATAATATTAAAAGTTTCAAAGGAAGTAAAGTCTATGTTATATCTCATAACAATAATCCTGATGGATATGGTATTTATGCCAAATTCTTGAGTGAGTACTTTGGTATCAGAAATGCTACTAAAGAAAAGATGGGAATAGCTGGAAATAGAGCAAAAGAAATTCTCACTAATGCTATGGAAAGTGAACACTACCAACAAGCATTTAATACCGATAATAAAGGCTGCAATAATCTGAAATCATATCTTGAAAAGGTATTATTCACAGATAATGAAGAATACAGAAACTCTCTTATTGAATATTCAAATCAATTCGGAGAGCAATTAGCCGTAAAGATCGTTATGAATACTATGTATGGTACGCTCGATTATGTAGCTAGTCCAATGTATTCGCCATTAGTAGCATGTATTGTTACATACTTTGGCAGACGTTACTTAGAAGCATCGAACGAATTATGTCTTAAAGAAGGCAAAGTATTGATTTATAATGATACTGATTCTACTTATGCTCATCATAATCCAGACGACTTTCGCGATATCGTAGTTAGACATGTCAGAGGTGAATTTAATCGCCATAAACTAGGCAAAAAGCTCGTAATGAGATCAATTAAACTTTCACTTGATTCTAAATCATTGAAAGAACATTATAGCGATAAAATTGATGCAATTAAAAAATTAATTATTAGCAATGGTGATACTATTGAATTAGTTGCTAAGTTAGAAAAGACTAAATATCGTCTTGCTAATGTACCAGAAACTACATTTGCTGATCGATTAAATAACCGATTTGCAGAAATGTCAGGAGGAAGATTTCTCAGACAAGTTTATGAAGAAACGCTTTATCCTGCTGTTTATTGCATGTCAAAGAAATACTTTGGACTTATTCATGAATCCAAATACACTGATATTGAGAATTTCACTATGCGTGATATTTTATTTAGAGGTTTGAAGATTCGAACTGCTAATTGTACACAATATGAGAAACGCTTCTCAGAAAGATTGTTCTCTCGTATCCTCAAAGAAAGTAATATTTCAATTAGAGATATCGTTTTCGAGGAATTAAATACTAAATTGGCTGAGAAAGCTGACTATAGCAATATCGTATTGTATGAAAATACAGCAAGATATAAATCAGGAGTAAAGAATAAAATTCTTTCTATGATTCAGCGAATTGAGAAAACAAGTAAAGTAACTACCGATCCAAAGCTGAAGTCGCTATATAGAGTGCCTTTTGAATTGGAAAACGTATATTATATCATTACAAAAAACAACAAACCTTATTCGATCGTTGGTCGCAAAAACACACCTAGAAAACACGAATTATTCGAATATACGTCAGTAGTAGAATACTTGTATAAGAAACACTTAGAAACAGGTTGTGCGTATAAAGAAATTGATACGTTGCAATATGTACTGAGTGTAGTCGCTACTTGTGCTCAAACATTGTCTTATGTTGAAGACGATAACTTCGGTTATTATGAAGGCATCATAAATAAAACATACGTTAAATTAATCGCTAAGAATATTACGAATTATTGCATTAACTATTACTCAGCAACTGAAGAAAGCACTAAAATCGCCAATGATATGATCATTTATAAATCATACGTTCGCAAAAACAAGGATATCTTTAATTTAATTATTGATATGATCTTTGATAATCAGCAATGTGATAGCGATACTCTCACACTTGCTAAGTCAATGGTACGCAAAATGATTAACTTGTCCAATAAAATGGAATTCAGAAAGAAGTTACATAATATCGCTAATGTGTCATTTATTGATTTCGGTATTATCTATGAAGACTTCTTCAATGATACAGTTTATAAATTGCTCAATAATACTAATATTGATGAGAATTATATCAGTATTTTGCGTGATGATTACAATCAAATTCATAACGCAATGGAAGAAGTATATCCATATTTAGATGATATGCGTGAAATCATTGTCGATTATATGTTCTCTATTATTGAACCATTGGCTCACGATGCTGAACGAATTATTCAATTAGATAAATCCAAAGTAAAGCAGATTTGTGATGAGACTGACAAACTAGCATTCTGTGAAGCATTATTCCGCATGTATTGTGGTATCAGCACTTTAGCAATTGGCACAACTAAATACTATTATATGAATAAAAAAATAGAATTTCAGGAATTGTAATTCTTGATTGATTATTATTTTTTAATCATGCTCGATTAAGACATGATTAAGGTTTAATCGAGCTTATAACTGTCGCATATGCTGGCGATGCTGGGAATATCTCTTCAAATAAATCTTTCTCTTTGTTATGATAATAGATACTCACTCCAGTTGGTGTTGCAGGATTCTTAGTGTAATAATAATCAATATCGTCACCGTTTGGTGATTTAATAGTTACTTTTGTTGCTTCTATTTCAGCAGTTTTGTATTCTTGACATGGATCAGATTCACCTAAATCATAATAAAACAACTTATCTGGTGGATGACCTTTAAGTAAATCAGTATATAGTTTATTGTTATTTGGTGCACACATTTTACATTCCATTTCAGGTATATATTGCTTTAATACATTGCATTCGATAGCGACTTCCCATGCTGCATGTTCAAATGGATTAATTTTATCACGATTAGCAAGCATTAGTTTGTAAATATATTCATCGGTTGTATCATCTAAACCCTGTTCAAGTTGCAGTGCTGATAAACCAACTCGATTCTCTAATTGAGAATTAATATATTTATTAGCATCAAAGTTAAGTGGATATGAAGCAATCATTACGTATGGTTGCACATTACGTTCAAGCGCTGTTAATCGCAAATGAGAACCATAACGAACAGCACGAGCAAACAATTGTTGCAATAGTGAATAAATGAAATATGGTTCCATCATAACTACATATCTTACGCATTTAAGATCTAATCCCAATGCTTCACGAAGGCCGATTAGCAACAATGACAGCTTTTCACCATGATCATTGTCTGGATTGTTATAAATAGAAAGAATCTTTTCATAGCGAGTAGGTTCAACAGAACCATTCAGTAATGCAAATGTTCGCTGTCCAAGATTAGTAGGATTACCAGCCTTATCAAATTGCAGTAATTCATAACCGCAACAAGTATATTCTTTCATAATTGCATTTGCTGATTTCTCTTCTGAATCAATTGCAGCAGTGATTTTGCGTTCTGGTGTTCGCAAATATCTACCAAATGCACCATTACCACCGATATCAGTAAATTGCGAATATACTATTCCTTTTTGATTCTTATGTTTGCGTGCAATTTGATCAATAGCTATGTATTTAGGCGATTCTAATTCTTCAGGAGTAGCAGCATCCATAATACGATCAATATCATCTTGTGTATAACCACCTTCACGCGCATACAATGATTCAATTTCTGGTGGTGGTGCGTAATTACTGCATTGGCGAGTACGTACACGATATGTAGATGACTGCTTATCTTGTCTGCCGAATTTCTGTGCTACTGCTCTTGCTTCTGTTATTTTCTTATTGAAGTTTTCTTTTAATTCCTTTTCACGCCTAACCATATATAGGCCTATTTGTCTACCTGACATCGGTACTTTGACGACTTTGGTAGCGAATTCTTCTGGAAATTTGTTCTCCTTTTCGCTATCTCTAGCAGTAATTTTGCCATCTTTAATAGTTAATTGCAATGCACGTGGATCAATACGCGATATTAAACCAGCAATGCGATTCTGAAACTTGTTTTTATTAATCATTTCTTTCTTATCGCGATCCCAGAATGCTTCCATAAATGCTTTGCGCGTTTCAGGTAATATATGTTGTCCAGCAGCTAAATTAAACATTGGCACTAATTCAAATGGATGAGTATTTACAAGTGTACCAGTCATCATTAGTACGCGTGTATTAGGAGAATTCATAATTAAATCGTATAGCTGAATCATGCCTGGACTACCATTACTGATTGATTGCATAATCATATGCGCTTCTTCAATAACTACTAATGCTCTATCAATTACATTAATTGATTTGCTAATTATATTTGAATCAATAGTGAATTCTTGCTCTGATTCTTTTTTACTGATATTCTTCACAGCAGTATAACTGCGCTTGATGAAATTAAAGATATTTCTGTCAATAGTTCTGCCTGTTAGTTTTTCATATTCATCTAAACCTTTATAGATGTTGCCTTCTAATGATGCTGGTGCAATAAAGAATACTTTTGTGTATCCCATGTCTAAAGCAGTATCTATAATAGCAGCAGCTAAAATTGTCTTACCACTTCCCATATGATGATTAGCAATCATACCTTTTGAGTAATTCTTCTCAAAGCATAATCTGAACCATTGCTGATAGTAAAACAGTTCTGAGTAACCACCATTATTAGTGAATATGTATTGCTCTAGTAATTGCTTAATCTGACTGAAAAAGTTTGTGCTGTTCCGTTCCATCTATTGTATTTTAATTAGAATTATCTAAATAATAAAAAATAAACATCATTTATTTTGTTATAGTTTTTTAGCTGGTAAGATAGCTGTGATCATCTCGTCATCAAATACGCCATTATTATTGGCAATTAGGCTGACTAAATATCTAGCACTAACAAATATCTTTTTTAGTATTGCTTCTGGATCGTAGCTATCATCGCTGAGTTTTTCAATTAAATAAATAAAATAAATTGCAACATTAGATTTAATTGGTATTCTCATAGTGATATTGCTAACTATATCTATGAACATATTATTAATGTAAATCTTATACCACAAATTCCTATTAGCGATATTTATAGTAGTTGATATGAACACAGAATTACCATTAAATGTAATTACTTGTATGTTTTTATTTTCCAATAAGACTAATGGTGAATCTTTATGGAATTCAAAATTAGGCTCAGAATAAAAAAGAGTATAGCATCTATCCATTTTATTTTAGGTTACTAAATAATATTTTTAATTCTTTGCGATCATTGGATAAACAACTTAAATTACTTTCATAGCCCATTATATTAATATAATAGTGCTTATATACATTAGTGGTTTTATCGTCATTAATTAAACAGTCAATTATTACATCCATGCAAATATAATTATCAGTATACATATAGCGAGACCGATTAACATTAGTACTTGTGTTTTTTATTTTATACAAGTTAATGTTAACATAGTCGCTAATTATCTCTTTCACCTGAATAGGCAAAGCTGATACTGCTACTAATGTTTTAATTGGTATTTTCATTTAATAAATGTAGTTAATTTTCAATTGAATATATCGGATTCGCATAAAAATGGATAAAGATTTGGCAATAGTATTGACAAATTTGCATGATTTTTTAACTAAAATTGGTGCCAATAGTGAGTTGCATGATGTTGTTAATATTGCTGGTTACATAACACATTTGATAATTACACAAAGAACAGTTAGATTTGCAATACTGCTTTTAATGCTGATATTTGTGTATTTAATCATGCAGTTATTCAATTAGTAAATTCTATTTTTTCATCCATTATTTCCCAGCCACTAATTGAATTTAATTGTCTGATATAATCACGTAATGGTCGCCTATTATATTTGCTAATGTCAGCATTATCGATATTTTTAATTATGAACTTTTTCAGCATCAAATACAACAGTGAATCAGGACAAGATGATAAAGTCGGTTCTAACATGTTAAATGGAATGCCAATTTTATATGGCATTTTGTTTATCAATGATTCAAGCGCGTAGTAATTTCGCTCTGAAACCGATTCGTTGAATTGAACTCGCCAATCATAGAACTCTTGATAATTAACCATTTCGATGATTAATCCTGATGGACAATAACCTAAATCCTTATCAATTAATATTCTTTCATTGCGTATATATTTGTAAGCTAATTCAGCGATTTCATTGAACCCATTTTTATATGCGATTCGAAATGATTGCAACTTGGCATCTTTAGTGGAATTTGCAAATGAAATCTTAGCCAATAAATATATGTTCAATTCAGTTGCATTAATTAACAAATCATCGCAACCAAACATCCCTTTATGAACAAGCAATTGTAGCAATTCAGGTATTATGTATTTACTGCGATCGCCGTTATGTTGAGTGGAACTTTGTGTCAGTAATACAACTAGTAAATCTTTATTATTGGCTTTGTAATTCTCATCAATATAACCAATTAGTAATTCGAATAACTTCTTATCGTTATTTATGTAGGAATAAATAATAGCATTGGTGATTGATATTTGGGGAAACAGTTGAAGGAGAATATTGAGACAATGACTTCTAACACTTTCAGCATTAGCTGGCATATGTATGCAAATACCATCAAAGAATATCTGAATACTTTGCATGTCGTAATTGAACAGCAGCTTATAATTCTTTTGCTGCATGATTTCATATATTTCATTGCAAATAGGATCCATTTATTATTAAAAAATATATATTAAAAAGATAGAATTCTCTTTAATATTAACACAATTTCATATATTAACTTTTTCATGGTTGCATCTAATGCGTAAATCTTAATTAAATAATTATTTGCTTCTATTATTTTCAGCAGTAATTCTGCTGTATCAGCACTAGCAGGTAATGTATAATATTTATCACCAAAAACATCTACATCATGAAAACGCGTTTTGCAATTTCTAAGCCTGAAACAATAAGAACTATCATCGGTTCTATATGTAAATGTAACCCATATATCTTTAAATGGAGTATTCATTAATTCTGTATCTCCTTCTAGTGGCATTTCACCTGATATATTCATATAAAAGTATATCTTATCTGTTTCATATACACATGCTAGCATTAGATGATTTAGTTTTTGTCAGTAGTAAATTCAAATATTTATTTTTATTATTGTTAAATTCGTCTAAATTAAAATTATCATCTAAAATGCTAAACTTGGTAATTATCTCTAACGCTGATCCGCCTTCATAATACTGATAAACTACATCTTGCATGTATAAATAGAAATCACACTGATCGCTGTCAAGTTTAATAGTTGTAGATGCAAGTTTATATGGTCTAGATAATACAAATATAGTAATTGCTAGTGATTTTTTTAATGCAACTATACATATGTTTTTGCCCGTGTACATCAAATCGCTATCTTTGGAGAATCTAAGTGCGGCCATGTGTTTGTTAATAGACAAAAAATCTCATAAGTTTAATTAAACATTTAAAATCCGTTAAAGTTGTAAGCAACGCGATGACCTCTATAGGGTTGCGTGTAAGATGGAAAGTCGTGAGTTTGACCATTAAGCACTCCTGGATATGGGATAGCGTAATCTTTAGTAGCATCATATTTATCAAGTGGCACTGGAGTATCATCAGCAATAACACGAGGATTGGTAGAACCAGGATATGGTCGAGATTCCAATCTGTTACGTCTACCTGTTTCTTCATATGATTGTTTAACTGATTTAGCTGAATCGCCTACTACATCTGGAGTTCGCTCTAATTGCTCGACGTATCTAGAAACATCATAATCTTGCGTATTAATAGCATTAATCATATCTTCTTTAATCGCTGATTCACCTTGATGTGGTGCAACTGTGTCAAGATATTCCTTAAAAGCATTATCAAGACTCAAATCAGAATACTCATTTAGCAATTTCTGATCTCGCATATTTCCACCACCTAATTGTTCAGCAGTGATATATTTTCCATTAAAGAAATCGGTTAAGAGGATATCCAAATTCTGAATGTAGGTTTGCAACTTTTGTGTATCAACTGTTTGACCATACAAATTAGCTGATTCCATAAATTGCACAATTTCAGTGACTCCATCGTATACTACAGTTGGCGTGTCTTTATTAGCTGTTTGCAGAAATTCCATATAAGCGTTGTAAATAATACCGCTATCTACGTTAAGTTGGGTAGCATACATATCTCTTGCATATCGATTTTTCACAAATAATTTAGTCAGTGGGTCAACATTATTTAAATCCTGGAAGCTAGACTTAAATCCGCTATTGAATCCAGACTTAACAACAACCCAATATAACAGTAATGAGATGACGATAATCATCGCCAAAAGACCTATTACAAATAATACCGTCCCCTTATGCATTTGTTTATTCTTTAGGAAAATAAAAGTATAATAAGTTCCACATAAACAAATAAATGACGGAAAAGAATAGTATAAGTATAAACGACTACATAACTGGTATCGCAAAAGCAACATTTTGCCAGCCTAAGCCAACACAAAAATACATTTCACTTGCTCATTTCGTATCGCTGCAACCAAGAGAATGCATGTTTGTAAAAGATAATTTTAAACCTGATGGTATTATAATCGGCAGTATTATGTATTTGTGGTTTCCTACTCCTGATAAATCTGATAGCGCTCAACTCGAATATGCTCAAGCAGCAAGAAGACGCATTAACGAATTAATCACTGAATGTCCCAATTTTACTGAAGTAATTGTCGATATACGCAACAATATTGGAGGCATTCTCAGCACATTCATAGATGCGATATTGCCATTATTTGCAAATAACAGCATTTTTATGGATAGCGATGGAGTATATCTTTATGGCATCGATAAAGATGGCAAAGAAGAAGCCAAGTTCAAAATATCAGGAACAAAGCATTACATTATATTGGGCGACGGTGAGCAATTAGAAGCCGATTTAATTCCAATTGGAGATATCGAAAAAGCAGCATTTACAGGTAAAAAAATCAGCATTATATGTAATCGCTATACTATGAGTTCAGGTGAAATCATATGCATTATTATGCGCAAATTGGGTCATACTGTGTATGGAGAGCCTACTAGAGGACTGACTAACGGCTGTAGGATAATCCGATCAGGCCAAACAAAAAGGGCGCTAATTCCATATTATAGCATTAGTGATGGCAGAACAGTCTATAAGCATGGAATTAAGCCTGATAAGCCTGAATCAGCCATTACTAAATACCTAAAATAATAACCAAATTTAATGATTTTTTTAGTTCTTATTGTTGAGCATGGAATTCAAGGAGTTTAAGTTTAAAATTAATACTGAGTACGGATTACAGTTAGTCCAAGTAGTAGTAGGCCCATATTGCATCAACATCAGCTGTGGAGGATTCAGCTACCAATTCCTTAATGACGATATTTCCAAATATTCAATTGAAGTTATGGAATCTGGTGGCTGGAAGAGCATCAAAGACAACATTAGCGACTATCGCTATCAGATTTATAGCACATTAATGAGTGTTGTGCGTGGATCAGCTATTGCCAATTCCCATTATAGGATAGGCATACTGATTAATCTATTGGCAGTGAAAGGGTGATTTAATTTGATTTTTTCTATTTATATATCATAATGAATTGCATTATCTATTGTCTTGACGAAGAAAACACCACTATTTCAATGAATAAAGCTGGAAGTAATATTGAATTTACTATTAGAGGTAATGCTGAAACGACTATTCTATTAAACATCGCTGATATGACTGATTCATACGGAGCAAATATTGATCAAGTTAATTTTGCTAATCAATTCATTACTCAGTTTAACATTGGTGCTACTTTGCTCGATGCTTTAAACGCTAATCATGATGAGTTGAACTTAGCTACTATTTGGGGACTGATTCAGGTTCGCAATTTGAATGGTTGGAGATGGTAATGGATTTTTGAACTTTTAATTTTTTGCTATTCAGATCAATGCACAGCAATTACTGCTTCCCAATTCACTCAGTAATTCATATCTAGACACAAAATGCTTAACTCCATGTCTCTCAATTATATCAGCATTTGGAACCAATCCATAAAAAGTATTAATGCCGAGTAAGATAAGTAATATGTTTTTTGCTTGTTCATCGCTTTCTACTTTATCAATTACACTATACAAATTACTGATGTTAAATGGGGGAATTATTAATCCAAGCAGCTTATCATAGCACTCATAAATTCTTGCTAGTGATTTGTCATAATTACTTACTAGTCGGTGTTCTAATGCATTGCGTTCTCTATCAGTCATATTTTCAATTGGAGAAATCCCATATATATGTTCAATTGATCTTAATGCAGTAGTGAATTCTGCTTCAACCATTGTGTCGAATACACGAGAACGTGCAATTTTCTGGTATATGTTCAACATATTTATTTATTATGAAACTAAATATTGAATTAAAAAATGAGTATTAGTTATGCTGACGATAATGTCATTAGGCAATTCACTATGAATGACTTAAAGGGTGAATATATAATTAATCAGGATCATTTATATACAATTGTACATTCTCGCATATTTGATTGTGATCCACATACAAAAGTTAAATACGATGATGCCGATATAATGTCTAAGCAATTCGGTGATACGTTCGTAGTATTTATCCCAACAACAGCGAAAACTCCAATTGAAATACCAAAATGTGGCAAGTGTATACTGGATGTTAGATCATGTGAGCTAAAAGGCAAAGACGTATTTGCGATATTTACCAATTTCATTAGCGACTTTTCTGTCAATGCTACAAGTGCATTTGGTGAAAAAGGCACTATTTATATGACACCCAGTACGATATCAGACAATAAGATCAGCGAGAAGCCCAATACTCTAAAAGGGATCAAAGTTACAGTTATATTAGACAGATATAGCTTTTGTGAATTGGATGAATATTGCTCTATGTTATTGGCATATTTCTATAAGCATTATGAGGTAAAAGGCACTCCTCATAAGCTATATAAGCATATATTTAAGCCTATTAGAATAGGCGAGGCAGGAAATAAGGTTAATATAGCTGTACCAGTGCTGAAATTGCAATAATTTGAATTTATATTGCTTTATGACATCTAACATGTCAAAATCAAACCTTTCGAACGACTCTCTTTACAGAGCTCTTTTGCAAAACAACCTCTCTGCTCAAATCAGCTATGAAAATGGTTCTTACAAGATCATCTTCTCTGCTGGTTCCACCAAACACACCACTGTCATTGAACGCAAACGCCTCATTGAATACTCCACTGATGAATCTCACGCTGAAAGACTAGTTGCATCCAGAACTGTTGATTCTCTTCGTGTTTTGGAGCTAAGCAAGCAATTGCTGTTTCTTGCTCGCGAATACGAAGAATCTCGTGGCAAGCCTCACTGCTCTTTCGCCTGGAAAACACTCTGCGTGATCACCACTCTCACCACTATGTAAGTTCGCTTACATAAAAAATCATCAAAAACCAAATAAAAAAGTGATTTTTTTACTGCTTATGACATCTAACATGTCAAAATCAATCGCAAATCTTCAAACTTGTTTTAGAGATATGAACTTAACTTCTGCTGAATTCAAGATCAATTACATTCGAGAAAACAGCCAACTATTAATCAGATACAGAATCGTTTTAGATGATGTAAAGCTGGTTGACACAATCATTCCTTACAAATACTTCAAGAAGCATGCTTTCTGTGTGTTTGGTGGGCAAAAAGTCAGGTGCGATGTACGTACTAGATTTGGACCATATGAACCTCCATCAGAATCTTCTTGCAAGTACACAATTGCTAGCTGTTTGATTTCTGTTCTTCGTTCTGACGCATCGCAATCCGATGTGCAATCGCTGTATAAGTCTACCAATAGACTTTTCAGATTGCAAGAAAAGAAGAAGCAAAATCAGATGAAGTTGGCATCCAGAAACATCAAGAGAGCAACTCAATAAACTCACACATTTTTAAAAAATCAACATTTTTTTAATTTAACGTTGAATCAGTAATTCAGCAACTCTAGCTGCATCAGTGACTACAATTGATCTTATTTCTCCTGTATAAATATTAAATAATTTATATGTTTTATTGGGCATTAAATACGAATATAGTGCAAGTTGTAGCAAATGTTCGTCTTCTATCATGCTGGTACATTTAAATTCATAAACTATATCGCCATCAACAGCATCAATAATACCATTAATCTTATTATTGCTAACTGGTACTTCATAATTAGTTTGCATACTTAACTGTTCACTCATTCTAGCTGAACAAGCATCTAAAAATTCTCTATTTATCCAATTGAAATCTTTAATTTGCTCAATCTTAAAGAATAACTTATTGCATAAACCATTATAAATAGTAGCTGCTCTAGTGAGTTTTTCAATCTCACATGATTCTAATCCATCGAATAATATCTCATCTGATAATTCACCTAATTCACTAATGTAGCCATCTACTAACTTGAAGAATGGAGTGTTCTTATATAGCCTGTGGAAATAATCAATTAAAGCTTTGAAGTTGAAGCAGAATTGTGAATGATAAGCAGGAACTAAAAAGCCATTAATATCAGCTACTTCTTCAACTGATTTATTAACTATTGATGATACTGTTCCTGATATACCATATTCAATTGCTAAATTATTCATTGGTGGTCTTTCTACTGTTTCAATTATATAACTTTTACATTCCTGAATTAACTTATGGCTGAGATATTTTACCATATCAGTCACACAATAATTCTCTTTTAAAGATTTACCTTTTTTGCTCAGATAGTTGTGCTTAAAATCCCTAACTTCAATTGAAAAGTCACAATAGCGATGTATTATTTCAGGTGGTACAATAAAAGCATTTTCATAGTGATGAAATATCAGCAATTCTTCTTTAGCACGAGTAAGAGCTACATAAATAATAGCACTACGATTAACAGGATTATCATTTAGCATATTGGGTAAAACAGAATCATCAAAACCAAGCAGCATTACTATTGGTCTTTCACCACCTTTAATTGCATGAATAGTACTAATAATTAATTTGCCATTCATAGCATCATCGCTCTTGAATGCTGTATCATTGCTAACATAAATTGGTATATTATTACTAGTTAACATATTAGACAATTTGCTGATTTGCCTGTTATTTCTGATTGAAGGCGTTAATATGAATATATCGTGTGGTTTAGTTCCAGCATCTAAATATTTGCATAAAGTCAAATAAACAAATTCAGTATTGCATACGTAATATTTGGGCTTAATATTGCTATCTTTGTCACTTATTAATAATCTAGTGCCGCGAATAAAATACTCATTAACTGCATTTACTAATTTAACCATTGGTTTAGTCAATCTGAATGTTTTAGTCAGCATTAAATGATTCCAATTATCGCTGAAGTATTTCTCAGGATTAAGTATATAATCGATATTAGAACCATTAAATACATTAATTTCTTGCATAAAATCACCTAATATAATTATCTTTGGTGTTTCTTTATTGTCTTTAATTATTTTACATACGAACTCATAATACAAATCAGTGAAATCTTGTGTTTCATCAATAATGATTATATCATAGCTGAAGTAGTTATTTTTGGGGCGATTCTCCTTGATTATCTTTTCTATATCACTATTACGCATGCAATCAGATCCATAATTATGATAAGCAACTGAATGATAAGTATGAACTTCTATATTGTTCAATCTGCGTAACTTTAATACTTTTTTTGTATCTCTTCTTTGCCTAGTATTATACATAAGCGCTAATATATTATCTAATCTATAAGCCATAGCAATCATACATAAAGTAGTGGTTTTGCCGCATCCAGCAACTGAATCAATAACGCAATTTGCATTCTTAATTTCTTTTAATATTTTTAATTGCTCGTTACTGGGATTAATCATTTCCATATTTGATTTATTTATTGAATAAGTATTAATAATATTCAATTTAATGGAAACTAATTATTTAGTTATCGACTTAGAAACCACTGGATTGCCAATAACTAGGAATTATGCTAGACGATGTGAGCGTTATCCTAACCCCAAATACAATATAGCATATGACCAATCCAGACTATTATCTATATCAGTATTGCCAACTACGCAAACTGAACCAATATTATTTATACGCGACGATGGCGAAATACCTGATTCAGCATACAATTATGAGGCAAATAGAGGCAAATATAAGTCGAGGAAATCGGCACCAATGACTGATATTATATGCAAATTATTACCATATTTCTCAGTTAATAATTTAGTATTTATTGGCCATAATATTCTATTTGATTTAAACATATTAGCAAATGAGTGTTTAAGATGCTCTGCTGAATCGGAACTTTTAATTGAAATAGGAACATATGACAGAGATATATTTAGTGAATTGCATGATATAATAATGCTTGCTATTAGTGAGTATCGCTATCGTTGCACTATGGAAATGGCTAAGATGTTAGGCATTGATGATAAAGATATAGGACTATCATCAGTAGTAAACGTGTTAAACACTGATAGTAATTATTGTGGTGAAATGCTGGCTTTGCAATATCATGAATCAGAAGATGATGTTAAGGCGTGTGCATATGTGTTTAAAATAATAAACCAATTTCTGAATCAAATACCTAAATCAATAGATGAAATTACTGATTCTATTTATGATCCACATATATTGGGTTCAACTGAAACAGCAACTAAATATAAATTAGAGCTTAAATTGAAATATAACACATTTCTATTTTATCATAAAAAACTAAACTCAGCAAGATCAGTATTATACGCATCAGAAAGAGCAGAATTCTTCATTGAAGAAATAAATGAATTGTTATTCAGCATAGATGGATTTTGCACTATAATTGATTTAGCTACTAATGAGAAAACAGTTAAATATGTGCCATATTTAGTAGTTGATTATGTTGATAAATGTATTAGTTGCAATACTGATACTATAAGTGATGGCAAGAATGTTAGATGTACTAATTGCTGCATTAATGATTATATATTTGAAAAAGCAGAAGAATTTAATAAGATGAACAGCAAAAGCATTCATATTACTGCTAGTGAATTTGCAGCAATGATACCTAAACATGGAATTAGACGCAGTAGAAGATTAAATATTGAAACAGGTAAAAAAGGCAGAAGTTATTCAGTGCCAAATGATAAAGCATCATTTTATATAAACAATAAGCTATATGAGTATTTCTCACTGAAAATAGGTTCTAAGAATTATTGATTAAGCCATTGGATGAAACTTTTTTGGCAGCGGTCTATCAGTGACTTTGACTAATTTAGGATAATCAGAATGCAATATTTTATTTTTGATGCTTGTTATAAATTTGTTATGATCGATAAAATCAACAGCCCATAAAATAGAAGAATAATAGCCTTCATTTTTATACTCATAACAGTAAATAGTTATATTTGCTGAATTGTGTAATCGCTCTACCCATTTCTCAACTACTGATTGCGAAATAATCAAATTGAGTTTTATTCCTTTAAATGATTTATATATTATACCTTCTCTATGTCTGCATTTGTCAATTTGATAACTGATATATTTTCTTGTTTCTGGATTAAACTCAAAGTATATTTTCTCTGTTCTTCCATGCTTAACTATTCGCTGAGGTGATTCTACAAATGGCAATATAATACCACATTGTAAATCATCAAATTTATAACTGTCTTTTAATTGCAACATATTAAGAGTAATATTAGTCACGCCTTTATCAATCATATCTTTGCATAAAGAAAGCACACTATCAATTTTGCAATTACCAGAAATAAATATATAACCGTTACCATAACTATTAATTATACCTTCTGTGTGATCTTGAAACGTATTTCTTGAAATTAAATAAGCATGACTGTCCCATTTAGGTATTAAATAACTTAAATCAGTTATTAAGTCATCTATATTTATATATTTTTCAGGATTTATATGGAAGAATTTCTTGTATGAATTAGAATATATGTGATTAATTTCAGAAATCATGTTTACAACATCTAAATTAACATTAGATGATTGCAATGGCATATTTATTAATTAACAATAAATTATTAATTAATATTGTTTAGTTTTAATTAATAAATATGGGCAAAAATATTAATTTCTTAGTCAATAAGGTTGAAGATCGCGTATTAAAAGACATGCTGAAATCATTTAAAGATATATATGATGACAAATCGCTACTAAATGAAAAGTTATATTTGTCATTTAATCATTTTATATATCTTAATAGATTCGATACTGTTAAATTATACGATGAAAACGAATATACATTTATGCCTGAAGGAAGAATTAATTCATATGGATATGCATTTTTATGGATACCACATATAGATAAGGAATCATCAGATGAATTTAAGAGTCGCGCTATTGTATACAGAACAATGAAAATCATTTCTCAATTAAACGAATTAAATCCTAAAGGCTGGGTAATCGATTTGCGTAATAATACAGGCGGTATAATCGAATATTTCATTGCCTCTATTTGCCAAATTGTGGACGAATTTAACCTTAAAGGCTATAATAAAGATGGTGAGCAAAATGCAACTATGGGTTCAAAAGGAGATAAATTTAAATTAATTATGGAAGAAGAAACAGTAGTTAAAGTCGATTATCCGTTCAAGGTGCATATCAATTTTAAGAATATGTATGTGTTAATTAATAATAACACTGCATCAGCAGCTGAAGTACTGACTATATTACTGAAAGAATACAGAAAGGCAAAAGTATGTGGTGAGGAATCATATGGTATTGTAAGTTTAATGCAATCTACTACTTATCGCGATTATACATTTGTTTATCCTGTATCTAAGATCTATTTTGATAACGGTGCTGATAGAATTATACCTGATATTAAAGGCATTCCCAAATACTTACATCCAAGAGCATAAATTTAATATATTGATGAACTCATTCTTTTGACTTTAGTGTAATCCGATTTGTCTAATTCTTCAATTAGATCTTCGTTAGTTGTACCCATAAATAGAAATCCATGTCCGTTAATGTCAAATCTAGATTTAATAGGTACGTGTAATATTGATTCCATAATAGTGATACCTTCAAGTATGTTAAATGATGGATTTTTGGTTTTATATTCCATCCAAATGCGATTTTCAATTGCACAATCGTTGCAATTATCGAATCCTTTCTCTAAATTAGCATTTTCATTAATGTGGAATAACCCCATACGTTCAATGACATTATAATACATGAATTTGTCTTCATATTCTTTAAGATTGTATTTAACTAATACGTTATTTTCTATGTCTTCTTTTTTAACTAACAAACGTGTTTCAGTTGAGTGAGGTCCTTCCCAAGCCTGTAAATTGATTATGCCTTTAAAGTATGGGAAATAGCCTTCTTTCCATGTTGGAGTGCGGAAATCACAACCTAATTCAGCTGCTTTGTCAAAGTCACTTTTAAATCTGTTGAAATCCATAGGGCGATTCTCACTGAAGAACGGCAATCGAAATTTAAGCATAGTATTAGTGGGATTCATTATTCGCAGCCAAGAATACATCCAAGCAGTGTTTAATATAACATCTAAATCGCTAGGACTGTCACTCATGTCTAAATTAGTGCGGATATCACTCCAAAATGCAGTCTTAATATGCGGATAGCGCTTACTTGCATTAGCGATATACTCAGCAATATTAGTAGTGAAATATTCTTCAATGAAAAACACTCTATGCTGATAGCTTGATGATGGAGTCGAATAAACATCTCTAAATAAATCTTCTTCGCCTTTTTCACCTCCCTCATAAACTGGGGGCCTCGATACCTTAGTATAAATGTTATGTCTGGCACCATTAACACATTCAAATACATAATTAATTGATTGCTGATCAGCTCTTCTGGATAACATAGTGAATTCGCCAGTGTGATTACCAATATTACGTGCTGATTTTCCATATCCTGAATTAGTAAATGGTTTATGTCGCTGCTCGATCATGCGACTTTCAGGATCATAATATAAGATATTCTTGTACTTGTAAAAGCGACTTTCATACATATTAGAATTACTATAAGACAAATAAACATATTCAGCTTGATTGTCTTCTCGCTCAATTATATCTTTATAAACACCCCACTTATCACCATTAGTGATGTATTCGCGATCTTGCCTTACATAATGCGGCAAATCATAGCGACCATCGTAAATAAAGAATTCATTTGGATCAACTAATAGAAATTTAGCATTTGGATATAGCTGCATCATATACCACAACTTCATGCTTGGAGCTGAACCAGCATAAATTATTAAACCTGAATCATACATATTGTCAAATAATGCATTCATAGCTTGTAATTCGCTAATGAATAATTTACGTTGACCAATATGAACAGTTGATTTGAGTAAACTCAAGAATTGCGAATATTCTTTTGGATTCTCTCTTGCATATGCCATATCTAGCTTAATATCGTCATAAGTGATAGTTGGCTCAAGTACTTTATCTTTATCAATGTTCTTATTGTAGAATGGCCAAAACTTAGGTTGTATATATTGTTTATGTATGTCATCTGTATCATAATATCTAACATTCGTACTATAATAGCCAGTATTTTCTTCTTCTTTACCACCAGTAATATTGACTCGATCAAAATCACTTGCTGTTGCATGAGGTAAATCATAATTTGATGTTTCAATGAATTTCATGAAATCGCGTATAGTAGTGTCTACCATTAATCCACCATGAGTGAATACACCTCTACGCATTTTAATAGGCACATGTAACAATCCTTCCATTGTTTTAATACCAGCATAAATATCAAAGTTAGGGTTTTTACGCTTATAGTCGCTCCAAACAACATTCTCAATTGCACAATCATTACAATTATCAAAGCCAATTTCTAAATTGCTATTTCTGTTATCATGGCATAAACCAATACGATCGATAATATTATAATACATGAATTTCTCTTCGTATTCTTTCAGATCAATAGGGACTAAATTATTAGCTAAAACGTCTTCTCTAGTGACTACTAATCGGGTTTCAGTTGATACGATTTTAGCCCATGGTTGTATCATGAATTTCCCTTTAAAGAAATAAAACTTTCCTTCTTTCCATGTTGGAGCGCGAAAATCATAACCCAATTCAGCTGCTTTATCGAAATCATATTTGAAATCATCAAAGTTTGGCTGTGATTCTGGATCATTAAAATAAGGAATTCGGAATTTCAGCACTGAGATCGTAGGCTTAATAATACGCAGCCAAGTATACATCCATGCTGAATTGAGTATGATATCTATATCGCCTGGAATAGCAGTAAGATTAACTGTTGTGCGCACATCGCTCCAAAATGCAACTTTAACTTTTGGATATCTTACACTTGCATTAGCGATATACTCAGCAATCTTATCACTGAAGAATTCTTCAATGAAATATACGCGATGATTTGGTTTAGCAGCTGAATCGCCACCTAATCGCATATGTCTGTATGGATTATTAATAGTATTAACTACTCCATCAAACACATAATCAATTGAAGCCTGTGTAACTTTATTAGTCAGCATTTCCGCTTCTCCTCGCTCTTCACCAATGCGCTTAATGCTAATACCTAATCCTGAATTGTCAAATGGCTTATTTTTCTTTTCGAGTTTTCCTGTTTCTGGATTATACCAGATAATATTCTTCTGCTTGTAATAGCGACTTTCGAACGTATTGCGTTTACTAGCTGATAAATATACATATTCGTTTTTGTTAAATTCGCGTTCTGATTGATGTTTATATACACCCCAGCATTGTCCTTGTGCAACATACACATCATCTTGTCTTACATAATGGGGCAAATCATAGCGACCATCGTAAATGAAGAATTCATTCACGTCAACCAATAAGAATTTGACATTCGGATATAGCTGCATTAAATACCAAATATGGAAATTAGGGGCGCACCCAAAATAAATAATCAGCCCCGATTCTTCATAATTACTAAACATAGCATTCATAGCTTGCAATTCGCTAATGAATAATTTGCGTTGTCCATTAAACATATCGATTTTCAATGCTTTGAGGAATTGGCTCATCTCGCTGAAGTTCTCTCGTTTATAAGGAAGTCTATGATTAATTTGATCATATGAAAGAGTTGGTTTGTATAATTCTTCGCCATCTATGTTGTTATCGTAAAATGGCCAATAATCGCTTGTAATATATTGTTTATGAATATCATTTGTTTCGTAATATCTAGGTGCTTTTTTCACTATTTCTTCTTCTCCACCCTGTATATCTTTATTATCTAATACAGCTGGAAAATATAACTTTACTTTATGAAAATTCATCTTCTAATAAAATTTTATATATCGAGATAAAAAAATAATATTAGGCAGCTATTTATACCCGTTTTTTCATTTGTCTTACTCGCTTCATCTTAGTGCGAACATCTTCAACTTCCAATGACAATTCAGGACAACAATCCTTAATCATTAATCTGACATTAGTATATACGTTATTTTTAATCAATTCGAGAAATTCCTCCATTTTAAGACCAGTTACTAATCCTCCATGAGTGAAAATGCCTCTACGCATCTTAATAGGTACATGTAGTAATTTATCCATTTTCTTAATGCCTTCTTTAATGTCAAATTGCGGATTCTTAGCCTTGTATTCAGTCCAAACAACATTCTCAATTGCACAATCGTTACAGTTGTCAAAGCCAATTTCAGGATCAGCATTTGGATTCTCATGTAATAATGCCAATCGCTCAATGCGTTCATAAAACATGAATTTATCTTCGTATTCTTTCAAATCATATTGCACTAATTCATTATTGATAACTGATTCTTTAGTGACAATTAGACGCGTTTCAGTAGAAATGCTTCCCATCCAAGCTTGTAGATTAATAGTACCCTTAAAGAATGTGAATTTACCTTCTTTCCAAGTGGGAATGCGAAAATCACAACCTAATTCAGCAGCACTATCAAAGCTGTCTTTGAATCTATCAAAATCTAGCTGAATGTCTCTATCATTGAAATAAGGAACACGGAATTTCAGCATTGATACAGTTGGTTCCATAATCTTAACCCAAGAATACATCCATGCTGAATTAAGCACAATGTCTAAATCACCTGGTTCTCTATTACCATCGACATTAGTACGGATATCGCTCCAAAATGCAGTCTTAATATTCGGATAACGCTTACTTGCATTAGCGACATATTCAGCAATGCTATTAGTGAAATATTCCTCAACAAAGAATACTCGATGATTGGGATTATTGTTGCCACCACGAATATGATCATATCGGTTATCCATTGAATTAGCAGTTGATTCAAATACATAATCAATTGATCGCTGATTAGCTCTTTCAGTAATCATTGGTGCTTCATTCTCATTAATATCAAGGCGTCTTTCTGATTTACCAATTGCTCCTTTAACACATGGCTTATATTTCTTTTCGAGTTTTCCTGTTTCTGGATTATACCAAACAATATTCTTCTCTTTATAGTATTTGCCTTCATACATATCAACTTTACTAGCTGATAAATATACGTATTCATATTGGTTGTATTCTCTTTCATTTCGATCTCTGTATACACCCCATTTGCCGCCATCTCTTAAATAGCTAGGATCTTGTCTCACATAATGCGGCAAATCGTATTGACCATCATAAATAAAGAATTCATTTGGATCAACTAATAGAAATTTAGCATTTGGATATAGCTGCATCATATACCACAACTTCATGCTTGGAGCTGAACCAGCATAGATGATAATACCTGCTTCACGATAATCACTAAACATAGCATTCATAGCTTGCAATTCACTGATAAACAACTTTCGCTGTCCTACATGAATAACACTACGCAATCCAATAATGAATTTGGAATAACCACCTAAATCAGTTTGATAAGGCATACTACCTCTAATATCATCATAAGTCATAGTTGGCTTTAATAACTGATCTTTATATGGTAATGCTCTGTAAATATTCCAAATAGTACGTTGAATGTATTGCTCTGATACTGATTCAGCATCATCGAAGTACAGAGGTAATTCGTCTTCAATACCAGACCCTCGAATTGGTCTCTTATTGCTAACTGGAATATAAAAATGTGTATTGTAAAACCTCATTTATAACTTCAATTAAAGCTTTAATAAAAAACAAAATCAAAAATTAAACCACTGCTTCACCTGTCTGAAATGCGAGTAAATCAGACGCAGACCTGAATCGCCCCTTGGTATAAGCAAATAGTTGAGTTTGAGTGGAACCCGATATTGACGATGATCGTATGTAATAGCTAAATAAATCCTTGCAATCGTCCTCAAAGATAAGCATGTTGAATGATCTAATGCTTGGATCGTAGTGATTGCTCACCAATTCAACCAGATAGACTAAATTATAGATATCAGCATCGTTTCCCCAGTTGAATTTATAGGTATTAGATAACCTATTAACCACACAATTATCCGCATAATCTATATGTTCAATGAACAATAAACCAGAATAAAGCTCTTCAATGACTACGTACATAGTCAAGACTTCCAGTTCTTCACTAACCCATTCGCGCTTAAGCACTAAATATCTTGGTTCTTCAGTAGAGGCATAAATTCTAAATTCATACTTGTCAAAAATTCTAGCAAGATTGGCAGTCATGTTGGCATAAGAGCTATAATATTCAAATAATTTGAAATAATTAATTTAAATATATGAGTTTAACCGTAAGTAGTAGCAACTCTTTATTACCTATTGAGGGATCATATGTGCTATTTAATAGGTATACAACTCATTTAGGCAATAATGTACATAAGATCGAAAGTAAATGCTGCGTCAATCAGCTATTCTTAGAATTAATAGTTACAGAAGAAAAGATCGATTTAATAATTAATTATTTTGGAATACCTATTCCATACAAATACAGTGTTGAGAATTTCACTGATAGCTATTTAGATAATAGCAACCTGTTTTGCGTATTGTTGAATTTGGCTATTCATTGCTATAAGTCCAATATTCCAATAAATAGTCTTATTGATAATCTTGAATACTATTACAATAAGAGTAGTGGAATTGGTCCAACGGTCAAGGGTGAAAGAGGATTGGCAAAAGTCACATATGTCGCTAATATGGATAACAAATGTGTGTTACTTTACTACTTCTTTGCTAAGAAAAAAGTATCTACTTTGCCATTTATAGAAATAATTGATCGAAATGATGAGAACAATCGCATAAAGATCGTGCCAAGCAAAACAACTGTATCTCATCAAAATGTAGAGATTAATTTATTAGTCACATTTAAAATTGTTGGTTTAGCAACTGGTTTATTATCAATTGATAATATCACTGAGAATGGTATGTATCAGGATATTTATGAATTTTCACGCTTGTTTTAGCTGCAAAAAAATAACTATTTAATTAATTTTTTATGTTCTTTCAACACGATAACAGCGATCACCATCACAATGAGTATCGTATTCGATCTCATCACTAGCAGCAATTATTTTACTTTTGACACGCGTAATATTGGCCATTAACTCGTTATAGCGTTCTTCTGTAATACGTTCATTCGGCATACATTTATATGCTTTCATTAACGCTACTCTTTCATCATCACCATTTTTAATGTTATTAAGTGCTGCTTTCTTAGCGAATGCATCATCATCAAAATATGGGAAACACGATAAACCTTTCAGTACATCCTTATTCTTCCAAATCAATTCACGCAATCTAGGTACTTCATGTTCTTTGAATGTAATAGTGCACGATACTTGATTATCAGCCCAGAATGTCTGCAAATATAGTAAAATCTTAAATTGTAAATTAACATCAGCTTTATCTCTTGAAATAACATCTTCGTTAATCTTGCAAGGGAATGAAATAGCAATAGTATTAGGATTATCAGGTACGACTTCTGATTCATAACCAGCATCAACATATCGCTGAATGAGTTCTTTTTCAGTTGAATTAATGCGAACACGTCTAATATAATATTTAGAATATGGGAAATGCATTCCAGCAGGAACATCATTACAAATGCTGACTGTGCCTGATGGTTTAACTGTTCGTTTCTTAATTGATTTAGGAACGCCAAGCATTTGTGAAATTTCCACATCATTATCATCAATAATTCTGTAGCAGTAATCCAAAAATACTGCAAATCGCTTAAAGGTAATGCTTTTCTCGTCATAATAATTATCAGCAATTTCAGATGCAAATTTGTCATCTATTAATCCCATTTGAGACAGCAATACTGAAATACCTGTAATTGAAATGCCAATACGACGATTGCGATCCTGAATAGCTTGAGTACTCTTCCAATGAACTGGTACAAGTGTAACAGTCTTAGAATACAAATGTGCTCTGTATAAATCATCAGTATATTCACTAAGTAATTCTTTCAGTTTAGCCTTTTCATCATCCAACTTAATCGATTGAAATTGATCTAATTGAACATATCTACCAGTTGATTTAGCATAATGAGTATTATTCAGCATATCTACGTAAAGTAAATTCCAATCAATATCAGCAGATTTAAATTTAATATTAAAATTAGATGGCTGAGTTTCAACTAAATTACATGTTTCACCTCCAGCAGAATAAGCAACATCTCTAGCGATTCTGATATCAGTACCTTCTAATGAGATTTCACCACATGGATTAGTTCCACCTGATTCAGTATCATTGTTTTGTATTCCATCAATATATCTTCCATAAATTCTAGCATTACATAATAAGAATATTCCTGGTTCACCATTCTTAGTGAATCTATAAACTATCATATCTAATTGCTCTTCTGTTAAAGCAGTCTCAACGACATAACTGTTATTGGATGCCCAACCCCATGATCGTCTATAGCGATTGTTTTCATCCATGTAATTTTTAAATTCAAGAATACTCAAATCATCAGATAAGCAAATTTCACTACTTCTGCGAACATTACCGGCTACAACAGTTCTAGCGATCATATTAGCAATATCAATAATGAATCTGGGATCAATAGCATTGCCAATATAGTATTCTTCAATGATATGTCTAGTAGCACACAGCAATTCAGCCAATGGTTTAGGTCCACTAGAACTGCCACCAAACTTCTTAAGAATCGCTCCTTGTGGGCGAATCTGCGAATAATCAAATACAATAAAGTAGTTATCTGGTTCAATATAAGCACGTAATAAAGCACATAAAGCATCACACCAGCCTTCACGACTATCTTGAATAACATGTACGCGATATCTATGTTCATATGCAATTTGCAAATTATTGATATAATCAATTTCACATAAAATATATGGTTTGCCTTCATTATTGCAGAAATTCTTATCAGTAAAGTTAGTAAGCTGATCAATCAGTTCATAATACTTATTATATTGCACATAATTAGATGCTGTTGGTCTGCGAAATGAGATTTTACCAGCGCCTTTAGTATCGAATCCAACACCAACACCAAGCATTAATGTATCAGCGATATATCTAAAGAATTCCCATTTAATAACGTCAATATTCTCACTAGTGATAAATGTGCAATTGACTAATGGCATACCCATCATATCTTTATTGACTAATGGTGTACCCATAGCCCATAAACCACGACCAGGAGGAGTAATACGCTTTTTCCACATAGAAATATACATTTGAACAGCATTATGATGAATTAGTTCTTTATATTTATGATATAATCCGTTACGCTTAACTCTATCTTTAATTAATGAAAAAGTGCCATATACAACACGTGTAAAGTTCTCTTCTTTGGTTTCTCTTCTAATAGGATTGCCGTCACCATCAAAAATATTACGTAAATAAGTACGTTCAAATGTGAAATCAGCAATAGCATTTACCGATTTACTTACATTAGCGAGTTGGCTATTGATATAAGACCAATCGTCTTCGCTAAACTTAAACGATAAATGTTTATACATTTTTTATTATTACTATAATTTCAAATAAAAAATAATTGAATATACTTTTTAAAATCAAAAATATGGTCAAATTAGTATTGCTTGATGGTAACAATGATCCAATCTACTTAGACGATACTATGCTAAATGATGAGATTGCTATTTCTGAAATATATGGCGACAGGTTTATACTAATTAATGATCAGTATAATATATCTATTATCATTGCTAATGCATCAGGTATATTAATATCTATTCATATGGAATTTGTTGGTGTTGCGACACTTGTATATATGAAGAATCTAATTACTGATGAATCTGATGATCATAATAGCATTCTTCAATACGTTCATGATAATTCCGAATTCATAGCCGATTACTTATTTGGTATCATAGAACATAACCCAACTAATATGACCAAATTTAACGATATAATGTTCGCAGTGATAAATTCCATAGCCAGCTCTAATGAAGAGTTGCCCTATAATATCTGATTATATTTTTCAATTAGAGTTATAAAGTCGCTATAAAATAAAATTATTTTTAATGTTAATTGCTCATTCCTTTAAAAGAGAATCATATCAAATTGAGTTTATGAATACTGGCCATTACCCATGCATATTGCTCAACAGAAAGTATAAAGTAGTCAAATTCATTTGTTCAAATAAGAATAATCAAACTATTACATTAATAGTTGATGCAAAAAACATACGAATATTTAGACATGATGGCTATATTAATGATAATGTTTTGTATAATACTGGTAACCTAATTGGTTGCGATGCTGCATTTAGTGATTTTATCAAAGATAATATTTCATGCATTAGTTATAGTTTGCTATATAAAGAGAAAAGCGAATCAGATAATATTAAATTAGTCGCTATAGTTAACAGAATATTTGCATCAATTAGCGAATCACGTGACATGATCAGGCTGAAATTTAATTAGAGTTTTTTTATTCCTTTAAATAAACTATGAATCCAGTTCCAATAGATGAACTCAAAACATTAATAGAAGAAGCTCAAATAGTTATACGAGAAAGCCGACAAGATACTATTTTTAAATATGTAATTGAAATAGAAAAGTTCTTATCTAAGCATAATATACCAGTTAATTATTATTATGAAGAGAAGGATTTCTATACTTATAACGCATATCCAATTACTAGTTTCATTGATATCGGCAATGCATTTAACACTGAAGTCAAACCATTAATAGATGAAACTGCTAATTGCAAACCATTTATTTATAATTTCATTCATAATGCATACTATAAGAGATTCGAATTATTCAAAATGTTCAACATATTCTTTCCCAGTTACAACCAAAACTTCTCATTTGAAACTTTCAGTGCACCAGCAAGACTGAACAAATCTATAAATATGGTTTATGTACATCCCAAATATATGCTTGAAGAAGCATTACATCAAGCATGTTTAATTGAAAATATAGGAAAAATGGACAAAATCAGAGAAAAAATAGGACTTATAATTGCTGATATTGAAAGAATTAATGGAGGCAATTTCATACCTGATGTTGGCGACAATAAAATGTTTAATAATTTCAATTCAACTCAAATCAACTTATTAAGTATACTAAGCACTTTAAATGCTCCAATAGTGAGATGTTTTTATGATAGACAACTGCCAATATTAATTACTGATTCAGTTGGATTATCTTTAATTGAACAATCGCTAAAAGGCATAACTGCTAATTACGAACGCAAAGACAGTACATCTAAATCATTCTTTGATAATCGCATTGGTAATGTCATATTTAAGATAGATGGTAGGCAAATCGTTAAAGTATTTCCACTACTTGATTATGAAATTGTGCCAATTATAGACGATGCGATAGTTAATATTCCCAGCAGTAATATGCGACATCGCATTAATCGCGATCAGATGAACAGAACAGATGCGATATTCGATTGTCATACAAATTTAGCATTGCGATTAGCATATAACGAATATATCACATATGAAATAGTCGGTAATGCAGAAATAGCAAAGATAAAATTAATGCTATTTGCGTTTCTGTATAAAAAATACAATATTACTAATATGGAAATTAGTGAAGCTAGAGTAGTGGGTACCTATTACCCATTTGAAATTTATATTAAAGAATTGCGAGTTAAGTCAATTAAGAAGGCTGCTAATCGTCGCAATTAATTATTGAAATGAGTTCTTCATTGCGTAAGCTGCAGCTACACCAGTAGCAAATACAACAACAAGTAGCACAACATTAGTAGCAAAGCTGAAACCTCCTACAATCAAATATGCAATTAACATAATAATCACTACTACTACTAGAATAGCAAGAATAACTTGTGAGTGATGTAGTTCATATCCACCAAGGAATGTCATTTTTAATTAGACAGATAAAAAATAAATGAATTAATAACAAATTACCAACTGCCAAACATGCCAAATGCAATAATTACAATTACAATACCGATAATGATAATAATTACAATGCAAACAAGTGCGATCATTCTAGTGATGACAGCTAAAATGCCTGTTTTTTTGGATGAAGCCGATGCATCTAGAGTATTAGCGATATCGGCTGAAACCTGTTGCACTTGAGCCATTTGGGAATACTGATCATAATAGAAATTGTAAACATCATTATAGCTGCCAAAGATAAAATTAGTGGAATTTTTACTTCCATAGCAAACTTGAATACTGATATTAGTGTTATTAATACTGCTTACATAAGACATAATAGTTGATGTGGTTAATGTATTAGCCAGCATATTTTGTATAGTTGCTGCGATTTGTTGTTGAGTACCAGGGCCAAAACCACTACCAGTTACATCGCTATCTAATTCAGCGCTGAGTTGATTAACAATGTTAGCATACATGGTTTGCACTGTTTCTTCTGATGTGAAAACAGTACCAGTACTTACATATGTATCTTTTTGAAATGTTATACTCCTATTTTTGCAATTATCTGAATCTTTATTTAACTGAATTATAAGATCATTATTACTGACTAATACTGCATTTGATGATTCCATTGTAGCCATGACAGTTGAAACAATTTTAGTTATTTCTGAAGCAGCAATACTTTGATCAGTCCCTCTTCCCATTTTAATTAGAAGAATAATTATTTTTCTAATATAAAAAATGTGTGACTTGGCAACTGACTGTTATACTGTAGATGAGAACAATATAATAAATGGCAATAAGTGTGGTGATCCATATAATTTCTGTGTTTGTGGTGGTTCTGATGGATGTATATCTAATAGTTGTACTACTGATAGCGATTGCTCTAAGATTGGACCAGGATCAGTATGTAACAACTTAACATGTTCGTCATTGGCATGCCAATCCACTAGTGATTGTCCACAAAATATGCAATGTACTGGTAAAACTTGCAGTTCTATTGTATGCAATAGTCGTAAAAATTGCGCATTTGGAAGCGTTTGTAGAGGAAGTGGTGCATCTAAATATTGCCAATTAGCTGATCCAATGTCATTATGGGAAATATTAGTGATTATTATTGTCACTATTGTATTGGTGATAGTAGGTTCGTATGTTTATAAAAGGTATAAAAAATAAATATCTAATTAATTTCTAGCTGATTTAGTTCGTGAAATAAGTCTTGCTTTAAATGGACAATTAGTATTTCTGCATTCATGTATTTGCACTAAATCGGGTATAATATAGTGCCCTATTGATTCATATAACTTATTAGATCCACAAATATGTTTAAGCATGTTAGTTGATTGTATGCAATAATGCTTATCAAAGATCATTTCAGCTAACCAATAATCATCAGTTTTTTTAATATATTCGAACAATCTGTCTAATGTATTTATGTTAATTTCTGTTTTAATGCAATACTTATAGACTTTATATCTTATATATAAATATGAATTAATTGAACATGCGACAATTGCGTCATACATAGCAAGTTCATTTCTGCTAAATGACTGAATATGTGATTTAAGTGGTAATTCGTCTGATGATCTGTATTCACCAAATATGAAATTCCTAATATCATTTGGAATGCGATTAGTGATTTCATACAATCTGCGATTATTGGGATCAGTATCGTATTCACTTAATCTTCTAATAGAATGATCTACACGACTAGTAGATGCACCATATGGTTCTAAATACTCAAGAATTTGTAGTCTATGAAATATATTACTGATATTGTATAATCCATTAAAATAGTAATCTGCAGGCAATAAATGTGCAATAACTCTATAAGCACCATCACATATATGGCTGACACCCTCTAAGATTATTTTTACTGATTCTTCACCTAATTTATCACAGAAATACTTAACAATTTCAGTGTTTGGATTAGAGAATAAATAAAGATAGCGACTTTCATCAAATGTAATATCTTCAGGAGGAATATTATTCATATAAGCTAACTCATATTTACCACTTTCGTATTCAATTTCATCAGAATATTTACGTAAAATAGTGTAAACATCATAATATTTAATTTTTCTTCCCTTCAATAATTCCCTAATACGATCTTCTATTATATCGCTTTTTCTTGATACATTAACAAGATTAAGTATATAATTAACTAATATTGGAGAACCTGATTTAACTAGAATATTAACTGTTTTCTCAATTCTTAATTCATCGTGTACTACTCTATTGATTTTACCTACTGAACCTTCACTGAATAAACTTACTCGCATATTAGGTTGATTATCGAATATAGAATTAAGAATTTTTATCTTTTTATCTATAGGAAGCATATTTCCATCATATTCATTGCCTTTAATTTTTATCTCTTTGCGCAACATTATATCATGTATATCACTTAATCTGTAAATCCTACCGGAATATGATGTGTGTACATCACGCGTACTGATATTGCCTTCAACATAAGAGCAATAACCATCGTCATCATACTTAATAGATTTGCTGATATTTATTTCATTATCTGATCCAGTTCTGATCTCGTTTGGCCTTACAATTCCTAATTCTTTCAAAGCTCTAATTGATTTTACACCATGTTTAGCCTTCAAATCTAAGTAGTATTTTACTGGTTTATCATGATTAATATCTACTTGATGTACTGCTGGATAACGATACATATATTAAACAAATAATTTATAATCTTAAATGAAAATCAATTTTTCAGATTTGCTAAAATTAAAGCAGAAACATGGCTATAAATCACTTGCAAAATGCCTATACAAATTACGTGGTACTAAAGATCTTATGTCTGATATAGACCTATTTATCACTCATAGTATTTATAATCTCTTACCTAATGCTGAGTTTGATAGCAATGGTTATTGCATACTTGGTATAGATGATAAGTACATAGCGACTTGTAATTACTATGATGAGAATTTTCTCAGTAAAGCCGCTGACATTGAATTGCTACATTTATTATCTGAGTTGAAACAATCCAATAGAGCCCAATTTAACTTATTAATCACGCAAAATAAGATATTCAAGCAGCTATTACGTAAAAAATACATACCAGGTGATTATCCAAATACATTGAAATTGTTGGATGACAGTTATTCTAGACTATTCGCTAAATTCAAACCTGAATTGGTTTATCCTAAGTCAGTATTAGTGATGAATAAAGATATTTATAATATATTGCATAAATATCCAAGCATAAATGTCAGACTAACTTATGTGGATTATAAATATATTACATTAGATGAATTCAAATCTAGGCAAGATCATAACACAATTGATTTATGGAGGCTATGGGCTAGTAGCGATAAGTCTGTTATTCGATATGCATTAGCGACTTTAGATGAAGAATTAATCAGCAAAACAATAAATTCATGTTCAGAAATTAGCGATAATGCATATATACATGTTTATAATTATATTGATTTTGCTAATTTGCCCCATGATAAACTAAAACTATTCAACAGATATAATATATATCATTCATTGCAAATGACTTATGGTGTTTTTCCCGGTTATTCAAATATATTCAAATCATTTGGAAGTGCTACTGCATTAATAGGCAAGTTCAGTAAGCGATCATTGCAAAAAGAATTACTCAGTTCAATATTAAATTATATAAAATTCTTATTTAGTCATGGAGCAATTAGTTGGTATTTAGTGCAAAAAGCAGTTAAGCATTGTGAGCGATCTCAGTTCTCAATAATGGATGACGATTTGAAGAGAATGTTGATTCAGCCATTAATTGTCAGATGGAATGACGACAATAAGAAACGCGAATACGCTAATAAAGTATCAGAGATTGTAGATGATATTAATGATCACATAATAATACTGTTATGTGATAAACAAAAAGAACACAATTTAGAATATATACATATGTTAGCGACTCGTATTAACCCGAACACATTGACAAATCATAATTGCAGAAAGCATAACTGTAAATTGAATACTATTTATCAGCGAAACATTAAGAGGGCTATACATTAAATTTGAATTAAATATATAAAAATAATTAATAAATCAAATGGATATTTTACAGGGAATTAACACTTATACTAAAGTATTAGATCACGGATCAGTAGAATTGGTAGATTGTATGCCAAGATTACGTAACGCAGAAAGAGCAATTGTAGAAGCAGCGAGAGTGTCAACTGGGAATGATAGAACGTCTGATAAACTCACTAATGCAGATATTAAACTAATTAATCGATTATACATGGATAAACATACTTCCCCATTTGAAATGGTTGAATTGAAATTTGCTATTGATATGCCTATTTTTGTAATGCGTCAATGGGTGCGTCATCGTACTGGATCATTCAATGAATTCTCAGGAAGATATAGTCAAATGAAAGATCTATTTTACATTCCTAAAACTGTACGTATGCAACATAAGTCTAATAAACAAATGAGTAGTGATGAAGCAGCATCAGATAATGTAATTAATGATTTCTATGATTACATAGGTATGAGCAATTTCCAATATGGTCCATATAAAGAATTATGCGATGCTGGAGTCGCTAGAGAATTAGCCAGAATTGGCTTACCAGTTAACATCTATACACGTGTATATTGGAAAGTTAATCTGCATAATTTCTTGAACTTTATGGCATTGCGATTAGCATCAGATGCGCAACAAGAGATTAGAGTATTCGCTGAGGCAGCATATGAAATGGTTAAGCAAATCTGTCCTATTACTTGTGCTGCATTTGAAAAATATAGAATTAATACTGTTTCATTTAATGCTGATGAAATTAGCCAATTAAATCAAATGATAGATAGCGAAGAGAATGATGCCGTTATGAATATGGTAAAAAGTAAATTAAAATCAGCAAATATTTAATTAAAAAACTACTGATATTTTTTATGCTGATTTGATCGATCTAGAAGCAATTACTGCTTTCATTTCATCTACCACACTACAATCGATATTATTGTCATCACAGTTAAGTAGCGCATTCATTATTTGAGGCGCAATACCCATATCTAAAAGTTCAATTGCAGTTTTGCATTTGATTTTACCAACAGCTGAGTTAGCGTTGATGTTTAAATATTGCAAATGTTTTAGCGATGATAGCGGAGTAATATCGTTAATGCGATTATTATTTATGTTTACATGTGTTAAATTGCTAAATGAATCAATACTCTCCAAGCAATTTAATCGCATTCCTTGTAGATGTAAATAATCTAAATTTATCAAATCTTTAATTGGAATTAAATTATTCATTAAGCCATCAATCAATATGAGTTTTGTAATTGATTGCTGAGTCAGTGATAAGTTATTAAAATTAATTGGTGATTTGATCTCTAATGAATGCAAATCCATTTCATTTAAACTTTCAATATTTCTCAACTTACTAGATTCAAACCCCAATTCACCGATATTTAAATTCAACAAATCCCTAATATCAATTACTGATTCAGCAATATTTAATTTCTTCAATTTAATATTTCTAATAGTGTCAATGTGATCAGTATAAGAACATCTATTAATTGTTAATGATTTTAATTCTGAGAATTTGTCTAAGTTTTGTAATCCCAGCGATTGTTTCAGTGATAGTGATTCGATACTATGAGCTTCAAAATCCATGTCGCTAAGATCCGCATATTCCAATTTCAGCGATGACATTTATTTTTTTTAATTGAACTAATCAAATTTATCGCTTCTTAATAAATGATTCATATGGACTATTGCCTTGTATTTGCGTATTATTTATTCTTAATGCATTATATTTGCTACACAAGTATATATCATATTCGCATATAATATCAGCATATTTAAGTGATGGGAATCGCTCTAATTCATTCAGCTTCATTTCATTATTGGATTTAAGATAAACAATTCCTTTAGCAATATCATCACTGATTTCACCATTCAATACCAATCCACTGAAACGTCTTAATATATCATTTGCATTATATTTAGATCGAAAATAAAGTATATCTTCAAATAGAATATCAAATGAGTTTAGTAATCGGCTTGACAAATCGCTGTAAATATTGCCTTTATTGTATACACGAATGATAAAGTCCTTCTTTATTGCCTTATTACTGATGCCGACTAGAAACAATATTTCTTCTACACTACTGATAGCTTGATATTCTAATTTATTGAAAATGCTATTATAAATATTAACAAATACATTAACTAATTTAACGCTATTGCCATTAACGTAACTGCTATCAATGTTACATTGATAAACTGGATTATCAGTATAAGCAGGTAAACTAATTATTATTTTTCCATTTGTTAAATTGATTTTCATTAGCGTTCTACCATTAAGCAAATCAATTAATCCAGGACGTTTAATTGCATAAACATTAATGCAACTATTGCTAAATGTGACTTTATCACAATATAACAATAATTGGTATATCAGCGATTCACATACGTCATGTTGTAAGTGATGTAATTTGTTTAGTATATTATCGCGACATGACATATTTATTATATATTAAATAAATTATTGTTAAATTTAAATGAATAAGAGAATTGGTATTTTCATTTTTCATAATGATTTGCGACTTAGAGATAATATTGGTTTAATACAATTAATGTCTAGCTGTGATTTAGTTGTACCAGTATTTATATTCACACCTGAGCAAATTGGCTCATCTAATAAGTACAGATCTATACCTGCTATTATGTTTATGGTATCGCAATTAGATATATTAGATGCTGAATTGAAATCACATGGGTCCAAATTGCATATGTATTTTGGCAATACAACTGCTATTGTTAGCAAATTAATTACTGCTACTGGTGCATCAATTGTAGCGAATAATGCAAATTATACACCATTTGCATTAGAGCGTGATCGCGATGTAGAATCAATTTGCAATAAGCATGGATGCGAATACATATTAACTGAAGATTATGGTATGTATCCAATTAATAAATTCGTTGCTGGTACTGGTGGAGTATATAAGAAATTCACTCCATATTATAATACTGCTTCAAAGGTTAAACCTGAATTACCACTAATCAATAAACACAGCAATTATTTCAGTGGTACTATAAAAAATGTAATTGGAGCAGTTAATATTCCAATGATAAAACGCAAATTGAATATTAATAAAACAATTGATGTTAAGAATGCTAATACTGTTTTAAAATCAATCAGCAATTTTAAATCATACAATAAGGATCGCAGTTGTTTAGCAATACCAACTACTCATATGTCTGTTTATATTAAATTTGGTGCTGTATCAATGAGAGAAGTGTATTGGACAGCTAAAGATACACTTGGTAAAGGCGCTAGTGATTTAATTAAACAGTTATATTGGAGAGAATTCTATATGAATGTTGCATGGGCATATCCTCATGTATATGGACGTAATTTTAATTTAAACTTTCATGCAAATTGGAAAACCGCTATTACTAGTCCAACAGATAAAGCACAATTAACTGCTTGGTGTCTTGGCAAAACTGGCTTCCCTGTTGTAGATGCTTGTATGAGGGAACTAAATAATACTGGCTATATGCATAATCGCGGAAGATTGATAGTAGCTGCTTTTCTTACAAAAGTGCTTGGCTGGCATTGGCGATTCGGAGAACGCTATTTCGCTACTAAACTATTCGATTATGATCCTGCTCAGAATAACGGCAATTGGCAATTTGTTGCTGGTTCAGGAGTAGATCAGCAACCATACTTTCGAATGTTTAATCCTTGGCTTCAAGGTGCCAAGCTTGATCCCAATTGTATATATATTAAGAAATGGTGTCCAGAATATAAAGACTTCCCAAATGCTGTATTACATGATCAGAAAAAGCTGACCAATTTCATAACTTCAAATGGAATTAAAAATGTAATACTGCCAATTATTAGTTATGAAACAGCGAGAGATAAAACACGCAAACGCTATTCACGTAAAAAGACAGGAGTGAAAGCAAAAGCAAAAGTAAGATCTAAAAGAAAAAACACAAAACGTTAAAGGCTATTAATTATTATGTTCATGAAATACTTATCTAGTAAATTAGACTGATAAAGTATGTGATTATTGCACATATAAATTATCATCGGTTCACAAGAAGTAGTATCAATTAGTAATATTGCATTAGCTTTAATTTCAATGATGTAAATATTATCGCTGAAATAATCGGTAATGGTAAATGCCGATTTGAACATTAACTTTTCCACTTGATATAATTCGCAATCATTAATATGATCAGTGTTATTGACAGATGGTCTTATACTATTAATCAATCTAATTAACCATCTTTTAACTGACTTTTTGCTATTTTTTGGTGAGCTAATTGCTATTCTTTTGATGTTTAATTCTTTCCCAAATGCAAAAAGCTTCATATGTTCAAATGGAATGTTAAAATTTGATGGCAATGAACTAACTAATAATTGGAAATCATGGTTATATATACTGTAAGTATTCTTATCGCTTTTAACTAATACTAATTTATCTAGCAATTTATTGTACATATTTTATGCGTAAAAAATAATCAATTATTTACTGAATGGTTTTTAGCGCTCTGATCACTCTAATAATATCTTCCTCAAGATAATCATATGTTAAATATAAATAATGAATTAAATCATATAAGCTGTGAAAATAGCCAGATGATCCAGATGTTTTAATGTCTAAGAATTCTTCTGTGCTATTAATAATTGCATTTAAGCTGTTAGTATATGCATTACGACGCTTATTGTTTTTAATTACTCGTTTTTTCTGATTAATATTGATTCTACTCATAATTGATAAATATTTCCAGCAAGTAGTACAGCAATGAATAGGGCAACCTCTAGATGAATCTTTACAAATAGGGCAACAATGTTTGCAAATGAAATACTCATCTTGCTTAGGCTTTAAGCGATTACTATGAACAATGCCAACATTAACATCTTTTAATTTTTCAATTTGAGTTTCCATAATTGAATCGATATATTCTTTAGCAGCGCCTCTAAAACGTAATTGGTATTTACCATATGGTAAATAATCAACATAATCTTTAAGCAATATATCATATTTCATATTACGCTCACTAGTATGAACGCTTCCACCAATCGCAGTAGCAAAACTCTTTAATGCAAGATAATCATTATAGATGGGCGAATCCTCTAAAGTACTACAATTGCAATAGAGTCTTTCAATAATCATACGCACTGTTTCCTTCATTATTTTTATTTTACTTGCATATATTCAATTAAAATCTCTTAACACGTCCTTTAGTAGCCTTTGTACGTCTAGCACGTTTGATTGCCTTCTTGTCTAACTCACTGAATGTTTTAGGTGTTTTAGGTGTTATGCGTTTTGTAGGACGATAAACATCACTTTTATATTTGTAGCCGATTTCACCTCTTTGATTGCGCCAATCTTCAGCAAGCCAGCGTTTCAATCCTGCTTTCTTAGTTGGCTTTTTACCGATATAAGCATCATCGCTACGATATTTGCGTTTATATGCTGCTTTATAATTTTTAACTAATATACCAGATCTATATGCTGAATGTGTAGGCATTTTCTTATATAAACGCTTTTTCACTGCTTCATATAATTGCTGATCACGCGGAACAGGCATTATATTATTTTTTCATCGATATAAATAAATAAAAAATAACAAATTTATTATATTCATTGTCCCACTAATCTAACTGTCATTGATGTATTAGCCAAATCAACTGGATTAGTGCCTGATGAAACTATTGTCTTACCAACTACAATTTCAATATAATCATTTGCATTAAGATTAAAAATTCCATCGAACATATATACTCCATCTGCGAATGAATTAATTGTACCAGGAGTAATATTAAAACTGGTTAAAAATGTAGTTCCGTTTAATAATGGCCTGATGATTGTATTAGCTTGAGTACTGCCGCCTGAATTATTAATGCCAATAATGCCGGAAAACTTATATGAACCAGTTGCTAATACTGTAATACGAGTATTATTCGCTATTGTATAAAAACTAGAATCGAAGAATTGACCTGTTGGATTAATCCATCTAAGTGGTACACTAATAGATACATTAGCGTCAATTGGTGTACCGCTTGAAATATCACAGTAAGAAAAGAAGCAACAAAATATATTATTGCGTAATGATATTCCATTAGAAGTATAAAGTGGTAACAGATTGGATGTTCCATATAACGGCAGCGAATATAGTGATACGTAAGTTGTGCTATCTATAAGAGTTATATTTACTGATGCTCTTTGTCTTGCTGTTATTGTATTACCATTTAATTGTGCAATATTCGAAACACCATTTAAAACTGTAATTGAACCAGTTCCAGTATTTGAAATTAAATCAATGCGAGTATACCATCCAATATTTAAATTTGATGATGTTGGTAAAGTTACTGTAATTGCTGATTCTGTTTGAATTGTATAAGTAGAATAATATTTAGTTAATAATAATGGTGCAATACCTAATTCTAAACTAACATTAGTAGTTACATTTGTAATAGAAACTGATTCACCTAAATAACCAGCATTAACATCTAAATCACCATTAATATAATTAATTATATTAGCTGGCGAATATACTATAGACATTTATTATAGATAAAAATATTCAGCAAATAAGTATGTTGATATTCTATCTACTAGATTTGATCCAACCGAAGCAGTGGATTTACCTATCATAATTTCTATATAATTTGTTGCTGTTGATGCTGCAAAAGCCCCACATGTTAAATATAATATTTGAGATCCAGCAGGTGAAGTACTTGTAACTGTTGAAGCAATTGTAAAACTGCTTCCATTCTGTCTTACTGATAATGTATTAACATTAGTCGCACCTCCAGTAGAATTTACATATACACATACATTAACTCTTACAACTGCACTAATTATAGTGGGATATATTCTAGTGCTAACTGATGTATCGAAAGCAAATTGATCAACATATCTACCCGGAGTATTAGAATCCCAAGGTATAGCTACAAGAGTAGTTGTATTGCCATCTATGCTTGCAGAACCTGCTAATCCAGAATAAGAGAAAAACTTATACGCGTAATATGGTCTAATAGTTGGTACGATATTACCTGAAACTATATTATATGGTATTAAAAGTTGCTCTCCTGTTGTATTGCCTATAAAATATGTAATTCTATATAATATACCACTAATATTAACTAATTGAATTTCTACGCCTATATATTTTAAACCCACTGATGATAATGTACCAATATTAGAACCAGCACTTATTAAATTTATAATTCCTGTATTAGCAGCACTTACTAATATTATTCGCGCTTTCCATCCAGTAGTAACATCTGTTGATGATGGTAATGTAACATTGATAACAGAATCAGTTTTAATTACATAAATAAAATAATACATATTGAAAGTTGTTGGTGGAACTAAGCTGAAATCCGCTGATGTAGTTATATTTACTAATCCACCCATAGAACCACTATTTACATCTATACCACATCCATTATTAAATCTTTGCCTTGAACTGGAAAGTTTAAATGTAGTAGTCATATTTTATGATGCACCGAAACAAATAATATTTAAAACACTACTATTATTAACAGTAAGTGTCCCTATAGTTGTCGAAGTTCTACCACCAGTTATTTCTATGTAATCATTAGCTGCTACAGTAATGAATCCCTTTAATACATATTGAAATGATCCAATTGAACTATTAGTAGTGCAATAATTAGATGTAGTGGTTATTCCTCCATTTTTTCTTATTGCAAATACGCAATTTGAAACTGTAGCACCACCAGCAGCTGAAAGATTCACATCGAGACTGACATAATAAGAACCAGATCTAACAAAAGTTATTCGTGTTGACGGAGATGAAAATGTGTAAATGGATACATCATATTGGAGAATACTTGAAAAAGTATTGAATACTATCGCTACTGGTGTAGAAGATAACACATTTATATTAGGTGTTCCTGCCCCACTTAAATATAGTTTAGTAATTGTGGGAAATAACTTAGTCTGAACACCACTATTAGATGTTAAATGACTATCAATCATAGCAGTTCTAGTTGGCGATGGTGTATCATATTCAATATAATAGTTTGATATACCTGGTCCTAATGCTGTAATGACAAAAGAAACTCTAGATGGTGTAGAAAAACTGCTATTAGCCATGCAATTGATTATATATATAGTTGTGAATGACACATTTTGTATAGTTAATGTTTGCGATGATCCAGCTTGAATAGATGACATTGGTATAGTGACTAAAAACCTAGATTTCCATCCCATTCTAACACCAGTAGTAGTATTTATAGCAGGTAATACAATAGTACTATTATTTGTTGCACTAGTGAATACTATATTATATGAAGTATAATATGGAGATGCAATAGTATATGAAGAACTAGCTGATACATTTGCATGCAATCCCAATTGACCATTATTAGTATTTATATCACCTGTATAAGTTATCCTACTTGAAGCTTTTCTCGTAGTAATAGTAGCCATTTTAGATTAGATAGATAACTAAATTAGTATTATTAAATATAATAAACATTTTTCATATCTCTAAATGGATATTAGACTTACTAATTTAACAGGAAGATCGCTATATTATAAGGTCTTAGATTATGAAGGACCTTACGCTAGATTTGATGAGGATTCGCTACCAGGTATGTATCCAAACGGACAAAGCAATTACACCGATTCAGATGTTTATTTAGAGAATCTCAATACAAAGGTAGGCAATCAGCGATACACATTATCTAGTCGCTATCCTAAATTCAATGCTCCACAAGATTATATGATGAATTTCAGCACAGGTCAAAAACCAAGTCATAGATCTTATAATGAATTAAGCCATAATTATCCTCCACAAGTTCTTAATGGTAAACAGCTTGATGGTAATTACGAAGGTATAATTCCAATTGGAAAACATCGCGATTTGATGCTGAAAGATCTCAATTGCAATATGTATTTTCGCACTATTGGACCACCTAAGAAATCTAAAATGAACACTGATGACAATTATTCTTATATTAATGGTGCACCAGAAATATATGGACATGTTGGTGGTGGTTTTCATGGAATACATGACAAACTTAATTATGATGCAACTATTAAAGCAGCTAGATTGCGTGAAAATAGTGTAATGCTAGTACTACAATACGACAATCAATATCATATGTTTAATGAAACTGGTCAAGAAATTAAAGTTGATTATCCATATGATAGTACTGTTATTCCTTTAATTGCTCAAGTACCGTTTAGTATTAGAGCTCCCAATGTTATTGGAAGCGCTCCCAATACCTCTTCCAATAACATTGGAAGCGCCTATAATTATTCAAATGAACGATTCACTAAAACAAATGCAATTGCTAGAAGTCGCAATTATCCTTATGCGAGTGTTAATACTGAACCAGCTATTAATGGCACTTATATTGATTCATTATATAATGAATCAGTTAATCGTAAAAAATCATATGGAAGTAAATATGTTAATATGACTAATAGCAATTATTCTGATGATTATGATTTGCCTCTATTAGGTTATTTCGACAGGAGATTCTTATATCGCCAACCTCCTGGTTATCTTCATCAGTAATTAGCGTTATGATAAATGCGTTTATATCATTATTAAACGAATCAACTAATGCATTTATATATTTCCATAGTTTTTTATGCGAATAAATATATCTGACTGGATAGTACTTAGATATGAAATCTATAATACTGTCTATCAAGTTGATATATACTGTTACTGGGTTAGTTACTAGATCGCCACAATTTCGTATTTCAATTAGAATTATGAGCTCATCTGAATTATAAATGTCAAAATAGGATTTGCGATACTGAATCATTTGCAATAATTGCTTGTTAAAAAATCAAATTAACTAAACATTAAGTCGACCATGCGAGATAGCTTTTTGTGAAATTCCTTAAAATCTTTATCACTCATAACATGCATGATCTTCATAAAGCTAAGCATTATCAGCGATATTCTTGTTTCACATATATCAGTGGGTCTATACGACTTGCAAATATAGTCGCTATAGATTATATCTCTAAAATAAACTGTACGCAACTCAACACGTGTATATTCCTCAAAGTAAATAATATTTAGCATGAATTTGCCATAGTCATTAACAATTACCCAACCGCTATTACAAAGATTAGCTTCCATATAATGAATAAATAAAATTCAAATTATTAATTCCTGTCTAATAAAATATGTATATTCCTTATACCACCATTAAGAATTACACTGATGAATTATTGCAGTATCGCATTAAGATGAAGAATGGCTCACATAGTGGTGAAATACCTGCTGGCAATTTGATTGAATTTACTGATGTAGTGGTTGGTGATCCAGTGTATCTCAACAATGATGAATATCACGCTACTCATATAATCAATCATGCGCAAAATCCAAAATATATTATTAGTTATGAGAAGAATAGAATACAAGACATGAAAGATAATAGAGGCTATAATGTTATTGTGTTGATGAAAAAACCAAAGAATGAAGAAGTGAAGCATGTAAAGCAAGCAATTACTCAACCAATTATGGACGGATCCGAAAGCTTTAATTGGAAAGTATTTATTGTGTTTGCTATGTTCTTAGTGATCATGATAGGTGCACTAATTGGAATTGTCTATTACACTGTTGGCAAGAAGAATAAAGGAGGGGAAAATGTTTTACCCCAACCAATGACTAGTAACATTGAAAAGATAATGATTTAATAAAAATTAATTTCCCAATTATTAAAACTTAAATGGACGGAGAAAAATACACTAGCGTATGTAAAAAGTTGGGATGGACAGCAGTAGCGATCATTTCTATCTTTGTGATCTTGACATTTATCTTTATGATTATTGGATTCGTACTTGGACTGCTTACTGTTGGAAGTGATAGTTCTAGAGGCGGTGCTAGTAATATGCTTAAAAAAGTATATGACCATAATCATGGCGTTCAAGTCTAATTCATTTTCATAATAGTATAATGATATAAGCTAATAAATTGCCTATCATCATCACTTAATTTAGCATTAGTCATAGCATGCTGTGTTTTCATCAACGGGAAGAACTCAGCATAGCTACCAGATTTAACTATTTGCAATCCCATATTAGTAAATACCTCATTAACAAAATCAATATTAACTAAATTCTCTTCATATAATTCATCACCTGTAAATGGTAATTTAACTTGAATAGTTTGACCAAACTTATGAAACTGATCACCCTGGTATTTTTTAATGATTCTGTATTTAACAGCAGTTCCTTCTTGCTTTAGCCATTCACCATTAGGACTACTAATTAATAACTTATGAATTGCTTCACCGTTAAAAGTAGTATACATAAATAAGCCATTTGATGGTAATAGCGACTTTAGTATAGTAGCGACATTAGTCAATTCTTCAAGCGTTTTAATGAAATAATGAATTGCCAAATTGCATACGATTAAATCAGGATAGACAAAATTACCATTTACTTTCCATAGCGATTTAATCTTATCGACAATTTCTGCTTGTGGTTGAGAAAGATCTTGCTGCATAATATTAACGTTAAGTTTGACTTTCGAATCGTATTTACTGGCTAATGAATAATATCTAGTTAAAAGTTCATTTAAAGCTACTCGATCAATATCAATACCAAGCAGTCTAGACACATTATGAGTAACATATTTATTCAAATCTTGTCCTTTACCGACTGCTAAATCAATAACTGCTGGTTTTTTATTCTCGATCATATCAAATGCGATACCAAATAGTTCGTATTTAATGAATGACATAGTAGTGGTTTGTGCTTCATAGAAATTCTCTTTTCCAGTTTTAAAATAATTAACTACACTAAGATGCATATCTTCAATCTTTAATGGATCTTGAATAATGATCCAAGTAGGCAATGCAACTACGACATAATCGTTACCAAAATAATTAGGTTCATTTAGTCGATCAACTCTAATACGCATTAAGTGCCATGTACTCACATCATTTGCAAATTCGTAATTCAATTCAGCAATTACCCAAGGCCTATTAGGATCAGCTTTATCAATATATTCGCTTAATTGCTGATCTTCTGCTTTAGTTGCATACCAAATAAATGCATATGGATTATCAGGAGGTGCAAAATGAATTGGGAGTCGTCTTCGGAAATCACATCCTCGAAATAATGCATCATAAAATGGTAATTTAGAAATACCCATATTTTCCATTGTATTAGTGTTCAAACCACAAAACAGCAAATAAATTGTTGAATTCTTAGCACGCTTAGCATCAATTGGTAATTGCATCATATATTTAGTTGGCAATTTCATCACTAAGAAATCAATAGTGTTATGCTGCTTGATCTTATAGCATTTAGTGTTAAAATAATCATTATGATATTCAGTCATAACATAACCATCATCGGGATAACCAAATTTATCAGTCTGAACTTGCTTGAACACGTCATGCAAATTATCAGTGATTTTGTACACTTTTTTAGGCAACACTTGAATTGCTTTTAAATCTTTAAAATAATTACAGCAATTAGAAGCAGTAATGATTCTGTTCTCATATGATTTATCAGTTACTAATTTACCATTATCCATTAATACATCGTACACTAAGAAATGATTGGTTTTGCCGCCAATAAACTCGCCTTCAAGAATAACCATCGGAATGAATGCTCCAGACATATGAGATTTATCGAAGCCATCTAATTGCTGCAATTTATCAGTAACTAAATAATTAATATAGTCACTAGTGCTGACTAATAATGCTCTGTCACCATCAGCTTTACGAGAAATGTAATAATTAGTTGGTGGATAAATGCGATTATAGTCAGCCTTAGATAATGTAGTTGCAAATGGCAATAAGAGTTTAATACTCAATGGACCATTTGGATTTTTGCCAATTGCGACAGCGATACTCTTAAGCATTAAATCATGATAGATGCGATTCTTGAATTCTAAGCTGTGTTTAGAGCTAATACAATCTAAGAATGAATGACTGGTAATATGTTTCAGCTCAAATTTGTCAATTAACTCAATCTCTAATTCAAATTGCTTAATAGTTACATCATATGAAGTAGCGATGAATTCTTTAACTAATGCATCGCCCGATAATACAGCACAACTGCTAAACATATCTCTGCATTTAACTCTTACAGTATCAGTAGTATAAGTAGGATCAGTAGGATCAATTTGCACTACTTGTGTAAAATCATATCGCCAACTTCCACATTCAAATGAAAGTCTGTTTTTGATTCTGAACATTGAAGCTTTTGCACTTACTCCAGCAGGTTTATCTTTATCTAATACAGTTTCTAAGCTGATACTTAATTTAATGTTCGGAAAGTCGTCTAAGAATGCGTCAACTAATCGCTGTTTGGTGTATTTAGTAATTGTACCTGAAATATAATCTTTACTGATTATATAATTATACATTTGCTTGATACCCGAAACAGTTAAATCGATATTATAAATAGCATTACTGGTTTGCGATATTGATGGCGTTAAATCAGAAAATATAGATAGCAATTCAATGAATAATTTCCTATCTACTTTAATCTTGTATTCTACTTCGGGAGTTTTACCTGCTAAGTATTCAATCACAGAATGAAAAATCTCCTCACCCGAACATGAGTCCTTTGAAGTCATTATTTATCAATAATAATAATATAATTTTAATTAAAAATCAATTTTAAAATGGCTTCTCTCAAATCCATGCGAGTTATTCTTGATGGCAAGAAGAAACAAAAACACAGAAAAGAAACTATTAAATCAATTAAAGAAATACAACCAGATGAACCAAAAGCAAAGTCAAAACGCAGCAGAATTGATAAAATCAAGAAGAAGTTCGATTGGAATGATTATTTGCGCAAAGAAATCAAGCCAAGAAAGTTAGTAGACTTCAATACTGCAGTTAAAGAATTACCGATTAATGCTAGAATTGCTTATGTTTTAAATAAAACATATGTCGATAAAAAGTCAAACGAAGAAAAGAATGTTTATTGTAATAGCGGATTTTACAAAGGTTCAATTGAAGTTACAAGTCGCAGCATTTGTGAAGGAGGTCAAATAGCAGAAAAGCAAATGATGGTGTTGGTCGGCAAGAAGTTATACTATCTTAGCGCTAGTGATATTAAGCAATTTTATGTTTACATTGATCAAGGTAACTTAATTAAAGATAAAGTAAAACAATGCAAAGATAATATTAAAGATGTTCGCGGTAATAGTTTACCCAATCTTGAAGGTGGAAGCCGATTACGCAGCAATAGTAGCAGTAACGATTTGTTGAAAAGAAATAAAACAAGCGCTAATAGTTTATTGGATAATCGATCAGTTAGTGCAAGCGATTTGCTTAGAAGATCTGACAGCAAAACTAAAAAATCACCTAGCAATATAATTAAACGTACTAAAGCCAATTCACTTTTGCATTAAATATTTAGTAATAGAAGGCTTTAGCGTATGCAAATGTCTCTTCAAGATCTGGATCTACTTGTTTGACTGTTTTATATGCTCTAAATCCGTGCATAGTGTAAACTCCCTGTGGACGTTTGCGTTCATTAATATGGCGCATTTGTGGGTCTCTAATTAATTGAACAAGGTTTCTATCAGCAGCATTATTATCGGCTTCATATACTCGTCTCTTATTACCTGATACAGGTGGATAATAGCCTTGCTCAGGAGGTGGAGCATAAGGATTAGGCACTGTTAGCCGATTAGGTTGATCGTATTGGAATTGATATGGAGGAAGCAAGAATTCAGGAGTAGTACCGAAATAGCACAAACCTGATTCAGTAATATTTGGGGCATAATAAAGTACAGGAGTTTCAGTTTGAGGACCCAAATGATAATGTTTCTTCTTAATCAATTTTCTATTAGGAATATTAAGACTGTCCCGCATTTATTTTATATTAAAAATTATATTAATTAATAAAATGTCAAAAAAGTCAGAATCATCATCCATTAAATCTATCAATAAAAGAGCATTAAAGACGCCTGATATGCGTGACCCAGTATATTTCTTAGCGAGATCGCTAATGTACACAATTCATATTACTCATGCTACAGAATTATCGATTAAGAAACATCGACTTGGATCAGGTATTCATAAAGCATTAGAAGTTAAGATGTATGAAGCATTATCGGCAATTAAAAATTCAGCTGTTAAATATATTCAAGACTGTCATAAACTCTATGCTGATTATATTGGCGAATTTATCAGCTTCAATCACTACATAGAATTGCTGCTTAGTCCATTTGTCGATAAACGTTTAATGAAGAAAATGAAATCAGAAAACTATGATCAGTATTTTTCAGCAATTATTAAAATAGCTGGTTCCAATTATATCAGTGAATTGAAACGTGTATCAGTAACATTTTATGTTTACGATTCACTCGAATTATATACTGAACCATGTAACAGGTTAATGTACGAGAAGTTGTTTAGCGCATTTGAAATTTCATCGCATAGATTAACCGATGATTCTTGCGATAGTGTCCCATTAGCTGTTTATGAATCACTTAGAGATGATAGAGATAGGTTAGTAGAAGAAACTAAGCGATTACGCAAGAAAATACGCAAATTAAAACGTAGACTTGAATTAGAATAATAATTTTTATTTATAATAATAAATGTATCTACCAAGGAGTAAAATCGAGGAGATTCGATCGAAGCACCCTGATAGCATTCCAGCAGTTGTAACCGCTGATAAGCATTTCCGACATACATGGAGATCTAGCAATGGTGAAACAGGTACAGTAAAATTGTTAATGCCTACATCAGCGACTTTGTTCAACTTGCGATTATATATATTGAAGATACTGAAAAATAACAACAAGAATGTCACTGATGCTATTTATATCTCTGATGCGTTAACAGGTAAGATAATCAACACTACATGCAACACACGTGTTGCTGATATAGTTGATTATTACGGACGCGATGGAGTACTATATTTGACTTTACATGGAGAGAATGCCTTTGGTTAATAAATATTAAATTTTTTCTTATCTATAAATGGTCTACAAGATCACTAATGTCTTCCAAATGATTGGTGCAGGAATACAAAACACGCATTTAATCAATGCTATCGGCAATCCGCTATTTCCGTTGATCGCTATATCGCTGATGTTTATTATTATTTTAGCGCTAATAACCTATAAGTCTAAATCAAGTTGGAAGCTGTTCTCAGTAGCAGCGATAATAACGCTATCAGCTACTGCAGGTATATTATTTTTGAATCGCTATATGGCTAAGAAAGGTAAAACATCTTCATCATTTACTGGTGGTAATACAGTTAAGTTGCCTGATTCTAGTTTCTTTACTGATAATTCTTCAGTACAAGCGCATATCGGTGGTGAGACAAATGAGTTCCCAGCAGCTTCATTTGATGATATATTTGCTAACATTTAAGTTATTTTGTTCTTAAAAAAAAATTGAATTTTGATTTAAAGATAAGAAAAAAACTATAAAAGATGTCCGGCGGTAAGAAGTCTACTAAAGTTGAAGCTAATATTTTCGCTAAGGCTAGTACTAAAATTAGTACTGGTGTTAACTATTTCTTGCAATTCCTTATGGAAGAGCTTATGAAAAATGAAATTTTATCATTAAATATTGGCGATCTTAAGACTTTCTTATCGGATAAGACTTTTGATGTTGAATCTAAGAAATCATATGAATTAATTAGTCCTAAATTTACTAATTTTATTAGAGTTTATTTGGAAGCTGCAAAACCTGATTTTGACGCTAATAAGTTTGATTCTTCATATGCTAAATTCTTGCAAAATGTTGTTAACAAACAAACTAATGTTGGATTGTTCAATTTGTACAAGACATCAGAAAATCCTACTATTCGATCAATTAATACTCATGTTTCTGATTCAGCAAGTATGATTTACACTGATTCTGCTGGTGATAAGGCAGAATATGTTAAATTTGTTGAATTAATCTATGTTGGATTTGCTATTTTAATCTACAAGTCTTCATTCATCACAGGTACTACTTTGAAGGATGAACAACAATTTAGACGATTAATCGCTGGAGAATTCTCAGAAGGATCATTTAAATTTGGTGCTACTGACGATGTTGAATTCTTAATTACTGTTCAAGGATTAGTCACTAAGACATTTGAACAACAAAAAACTGTTAATAAGAAGGGTGCTAATAAGAAGCAAGAAGGCAATGTTACTACTGATAAGAGCGACAAAGATAAGAGCGAAGTCGATGATTTGCTCAGCAGTTTATAAATAATTATCAATTTGAGTTTTGAATTAAAACTATTTTTTTAATATTAAATGGATTACTTCACAATTGGTGTTGTTGTTTCAGTGGTAGTAGTATGTTTGCTATTTATCATGTTAATGTATGTACTGACTACTTACTATTTGCATCACGGATTCTCATCTGGTAATTGGTTTAATAAAAAAGGTGATGTGTTAGTAGTACGCAATAGAGGTGTATTGGGTAATTCCCAATTGAAGATTGGTGCTAGAGATGATGGCAATTATGATGTTGTGAAATATAATTGTAGAATGCTAATCAACCCACTAAGTATGCCACATAAGTTTACAATGTATATCAGAGGTAGCGATAACATGCATGCTGTGATTAATATGCTGACAGGAAAAATGAAATTATATAAAGATGGTGTGTTTTATGACGAATTTGCTAAATCCAATATATTATAAGTGCATATAATTAATATGCACAACTGGATATTTTTTATCAGCTGTAAGTAGTCTAGCATTGCAGTACTTACTATCGCCATGAATATAAATAATGTTTTTCATCGGTAAAAGTGTAATTGAACCATTGCCGCCACGATACCTAAAACCATATACTTGCTTCATGATGTCTGTGATTTTCAGCACCAATTCGAAGAAGCTAATATCAGCAGTTTCTTTATTCTTGAATTTACCGTCAAAAGGTAAATCAATCATTGGCAACAATTCTATGATTTTAGATCTCATTAATTCAATATCATAGTTGTAGCCTAAATCACATAGTACAACACCAGTCTTAACAATGGATAGTATATCGATGCCATTGGGAAGAGTAAAATAAGTAAAATTGCTAAGAATCTCATGAATAATCATGTGAATCTTACCCTTAAACATTACTGAGTCTTTTGACCTATTAGTAATCTTCTCGTATTTATATTTGTCGTAATTGTTAATAATATCAATGCTATCTTGCCATGAATTTCCATTAAAGATATCCCGATTGGCAATTAATGCTTGCTGTTTTTGCTTCTTACTGAACGATTTAATAATGTCAAATTGCACATCATCAAATTCTAATTTAGTTACTCGTTTAATGATATACTTATCGATAGCGGCATGTTCTTGTTTATTAATGTCACCCATATTACGCGATCTATCAATTAATTCATTGTACTTTTCTTCGTCTAAATTATCAGCAGAAACGATATTTCCAATTAAACTTTTCTTTGTTTGCTCTGAAATCTTAATATAACTTCCTCTAGCATTATCAATATCTGATTGATTACAATTCAATTTGTAAATGATAGGAGATAAGATATTTAAGCTGTTATATTCGCCACTGATTTGTTTACACATGCGATCATAGAACTTATTACGAGAACGATTATCAAATGCAATATTTTCGAGTATAATGTTCAATTGAAGATTATCATCGTATTTACAATCACCAGTAATTGGATCAATATGAAAATTCAGCAATGTGAGATTTGAATCATATCGCTGAATTAATTCAGTGCGATTACGTGCCAATGCCAACTTGATATGTCTAATATCAGTTAAATATGGTTTTACATTGCTAGAATCAGCAACACTAGTACTCATAGTAATATAAATCTCTTTGCAACCGATATCACGTACTCGCCCCAACATTTGTCTACAAGTTTCAACATTACAAGATTTATCAGTGAAATAACCAAATACATAATCGAAATGTTTAGTTTCAAATGATACTCCTGCTGATACAGTAGGAGTGCAAATCACACATCTATATTGCGACCAGTATTTATTAACATCGCTGAAATGAACACGTTTAGTAGATTCTTTTGTCTTGCTTCCATACAGCTTAATCTGTTTAGGATCGATAATCGTACTAATGAATGTTTTTAGTATCTTTGCTTCTTTCAGCGAATTGCTGAATATTGCGATATTGCTTTCTTTGCTTTCAAGCGCTTTAACGATCTTAGCTACCCATTCGAATTTGCTGATCACATAATAAGTAATATCCCAATTAGTATTATATTTGTTAATATAGATATTAATTGTTTTAGGTGTATTTGCATATAATTGAGCAAATAGTCTAGAAGATCTAACACTCAGATTGGCATCCATAGCAATGATTTTATCTGATTTACGTAACATGAATTCAAACATATTGTATGAGCCATAGAAATCCCTAAAATTATTAGAGCTGATTTGCGACCATATTGATTCTACTTCATCCAAAATCATCAAATCTATCTGTTGAATTGGATTTTTAATTCTGTTTAGTGATTCAACTTGCACAATTACTCTATTATGAATATTCAAATCTATTGATCCATCAATATCATTATATGCAACAAATCCCAATTTTTCATATTTGCTTTTAGCTTCAGATGAGAAAGTTCGTCTAAATGAAATAAAAACTATATATTTAAATGAAGTATTGTTCTTTGAGATGTAATCAATCAGTGATTTGGATTTACCCATTTTCATTTCTGCTTTGATTAGCAATAAGTTGTCGTTAGTGAATGCTGAATTGCTGATTTTGTTGCAATTATCGTTAACAATGTTAGCTCCAATATCAGCTAATGGAGTATACCATTTCTTATATTCTCTTGGTTTAGCATTAATAACTACTGCTGGTTTTTCCTCTTCTTGCACAACTTCTTGTACTACATGTCTGTAAACAAGAATCTTATTGCTCTTATTTTGCAAACAACCAGCGTAAACGCTAAGTGAATCACTAATGTAATAGTATAGTGTATTGTCGTTATGATGAACTTCTTTACACGATTCGCAATAAGATGGTCTTGCACGATCAAAGTAAATGATTGTTTTATCTTCATTATTACTGCGATACACAAAATTAGGATGCCATACTGATTTAGTATGCTCTAATACATCTTTGATAAACGAATCAGTGATTAATCCAGGTTTAACTTTTTTGTATTTATTATTACATTCTTTATCAGCTAATCTGTTTAATACTTTAAGCTTTTTACCATTAATGCCAATATCAGATTGCAAGATAAACGCATAAAACAATTCTTTTGTTGGTTTTGTAATTACTTGACCATTAACAACTGGATATTTGTATCGCGTTTCTCCTGACTTACTGCTGAAGATAATACGATTCTGGATAAAGTTTGCAGATCGAACATTAAAGAATTTATCATCAATAATTTTAGTTGATGAGTTATTCTTTTTGTATGATTCCATAACAGCATTACCGAAGTTAGCAAATTCAGTTTGGTCAGCAAATAAGTATTTATCTAATATAAGATTCATACTCAACTTCATTGTATTATCTTCACCAGCTACTAATGCTGATTTGTCAGTATGCGAAACCACTTCTAAGATATCAGCCTCTTCAATAAAGCAGCCAATATACATAGAATTAAATACAGATACAACTAATTCTTTTAGCGACTTGATATGCAAAACGTATTTGTTTAATTTAAATTCATACTCATTAATGTCTTTAACATTCACTTTGTAATCCAAATCAAGAAAGAATTTCCTTGGCTTATCAGTGAGTATTAGCTCATGAAATATCGGCACTAAGAATGTCTTTTGATATTCAATATAATCATCGATATTGTTTAACAAGATAAACGTTCTTGGTTCATCGCGCTGAATAATAAACATATTCATCAATTCCTTCAATTTGTAATTATTGAGTATGCTATCGCTTGAATCATTCTTATTGAAAAACGAGTATTCCATATTTCTGTTAAATTTACTTTCAAAAAAATACGTAATACTTAATAATTAACAGATACTTAATACCTAATATACTAATAAATTCTATACCTTTAATTGATAGCAGTTTTAACGATGCTATCACCAGACATGATATGATCGTTAAGAATGCTTCTAAATACAAGCAATTCATAGGGATTAACTAGAGATCCATTTCTGTTAGTTGGAATAGCATCACTAGTTGCATATTTTAAATAACTATATAGCAATTTGCTCATGTTGTATAATGCAGCAATGCGTTTAGTATTAACATGAGGATTGAAATTGAAATAAATCATTCCAGTTTTGCGTACTTGATAATCCAAGTAGCGATAAGATTTACTAAATGTATCAATAATTTCCCAAATAGCAGGATCACCAGAACCGTCTTTTGTTCCATCTACTAGCATTGGCACTCCATTATTCATTAAATTGATATATTTGAATGGTCTAACTGGCACTCTTGCCTTTGCACCAGCAATAGCGACTTTCATAAAACCTGGATTTGCTGGATCATCGACTGCAATTGGAACAGGATAGCAAGCATCATTAACAGGAGTAAATTCAACCCACTTTTCAAAATCAGCAGCATATGAAACAGGTCTACACATGATTGCCATTTGTAATACTTCACCTTGGCCGCGAATAGATAAATTCTCATGTTTGCTTTCAGTGATTTCATATCGCTCATGCTTAGTGTAATCATACAATTTGTTATAGAACAGACCAAGATTCATAGCATACATAGTATCATCGACAGCAGACATTAAAGAGTACAATTCACATGATTCAAATTTAAGTGGACTAACTGCTAATGGTACTGGTGGATCAGTTAAAGAATTAGTGCTGAATGCAGTAGCGCGAACAATGTATTCGCTATTATTGAACAATCCCTTAATGCTGAGAGTGTTTTTGTTGAAAATAGCTAAATTCAACTTATCATTTAAATTGCGATTATGTGCAAACAGTAATGGAATATAAACAACTAATTTACCTGGTTGTTCTTTTGGAGTTTGGTAGCCAATCTTAACAGTATGAACTTCATTTGATTCGGTAGATGGATTATATACAACTGACTCAATTCCCAAATCTTGACCAATTAAGTCATTCCACAACTTGTAAATGTTATCTGGCAAACTATCATTTTCGAATTTCAACACATCGTCTTGTTCATATGCATCAAATTCAGCAATATCACTCATGGCTTGAATACGTCTAATTAAACGAATACCTGGTTTTGGACAATAGTCAAACTTAGCGACATAATTTCGTGGCACTTGTGTTGGATCAGCGAGTTGAGGTTCAGAAAATACACATTTGATAAATTGGGATCCAACAAAATTGTAATTGACATTATAAGGAATATCGATTTCAAATTCAGTTGGTCGACCATTATTAAGCATTTGAGATGGAACATTAATTGGCTTAACATCGTAACCTTCAACTTCAATTAGAGTTGGCGAATATGATGCATTTGGATAAGAAAATTTATATTTCTTCTCTAAGAATTTAATGATCTTCTTCTTCTCAATTGCATTAAGCATACTGACTCTTTCAACAAATGATTTCTTGCTGATATCTCTGCTTGAGACAACACCCATTCTCAATAGGCAATTTAAAATATCACCTTTTACTGGATCAAAGATGATCTTGGAATAAGTTCCAGTATCCATAGCTTCAAGGAGCTGACGATATCCACCTTCTGCCGACATATTTAAATTACACAGAAAATAATAATTAAATAAATGGATACTAAAGCTGATGTTCTTAACGTCAATGTTAAATTGCTACTAATTAATGCTGGTACAGTAAATCAGTACAAATCAGTGAAAACGATTATCGATTTAAAACAAGCAGCTAAATGCTTAGAAAAGCCTAAATTATTGGGTTTAATGAATTACATTACTAAGGGTCAAATCGCTGTTTTAGATAGATTCAGTGGTGGTCAAGAATTATACAAGCCATATGTGCAAACAGAAGATGGTACTACATTCATATTTCCCAGATTTATGTATCAAAAGATTGAGGACTATTGCAATGAGAACGATATTAAATATGTAATTAATCACAACACTCATAAACCAATTGAAGCTTACGAGAAATTGTTAACAAGTAAATTTGGAAATCTCAAAATAGATATTTTTCCTGACAAGCTAAAAGTGATAGACATGATCATTGAGAATTTGCGTGCTAATAAAGGTCTGATTGTTAAATTGGATACTGGTAAAGGCAAATCAGTAATTATATCTGAAGTCACTAGAAAGTTAAATGTTAAAACTCATATGATCACTAAAGATTCAACATTGCAAAGGCAATTATATGAAGAATTGCACACTAATATGGATTTAGATTGTGAAGCTGATTGTGTGAAATGCATGACTGAAAGTGGCGCATCTAAATGCAAATATATAGCATTACTTGGTGGTACTAAATCACGCAGCAATACTGAACTACTTGAAAACGGTAATTATAAGATTCTGATTTCCATTATTAACAGTGCAAGCAAAAAGCCAAGTGAATATTGGAGGCTATTTGGGTTGACTATTTTTGATGAATGTCATGGCTATACTTCAAACGAATGGAGTAAAATATTCGATTATTGCCAAACACCATATATGTTAGGTACTTCAGCAACACCAGAACGCAGATGGAATAGCATTTTAATTGAGCATAACATTGGACGCATTATTGATTTTGATCCATACGTAGAATCAAATGGAGTAATTAAAGGAACAGTTTATAAAGTTACATATAAGGGGCCACCAGAATATACTGCTCGTATTTGCAATAAAAAAGGAATAGTATCAGTGGCTAAAATGGTTAAGCAATTTATGGAAGATCCAACTCGCAACAAAATTCTAATTGAACTTATCATTCGCGCTGTTACCAACCACAAACATGGATTCGTATTTGCAATGAGAAATGATTTCTTGTTCATGTTGAAAGAAATGCTTGATGCTGAATCAGCTAAACGTGAATTAGATATTAAATCAGTAGTATTGTGTTCTGGTATTTCAAATGAAGACAAAAAGATAGCTAAGACATCGGCCAATGTGATATTTACCAATTATGCATTTAGTGAAGGCGTTAATATTGTTCATACGCGTTTTGAAGTTCTTGCATCTCCATACAAAGAGAATGGCAAGCAAATTACAGGTAGAGTAATGCGAAAGAATTATGATGATGAGCGATTCTTTTATGATATCATTGACGCTAATACATCACTGAGAAGCCAATACACAGAGAGAAAAGAGAACTATAATAAAAGAGGATTCAATATTGTTAATTTGGATGTTGATGAGATAGTATAAGTTGAAATCAGTATTGATTTCAACCGAATCAGTATTGATTTCAATTAAATATATCCCGAAAGTAATAAATATGTCGGATATTGTAATTGGAATACTGTCACTGTTGCTTGGGATTGCTACCTATTATGTTCTGGAAGTGATTTACAGTTATGTCAACAATAAAAAGCGATTTGATCCATATGATCCAAAAAATTACACTAAATGCAGATCTTGTAGGCCTTTATGTGTTCCGCTTGATGGTGAATTTGCTATGCATGATATACGAAATAAACCATTTAATTATATATCAGCGATTAATAGAGATAAAGAATTGCTTGAATCGCTGAAAAGATTGCTATCATGTAAGTATATCAAAAGCACTACTGTTACGTCTGATATGCTGATTACACCCGATGTACGCATTCCTTATAATTCATCATTCCTTGCTACTGCTGATTTCTTCAAGAAGTCATACATTATTGATCGTGCTGGTGATTTAAACATGGAAATTAAATTAGGTGATATTGTATTCACATATGAATTTGATGATGGTGTTCATATAGTAGCAATTACTGATATGCAACTACTAAAAAAATTAGTAGATAAGATTCCATTCATTAATGCATACCAGTCGAACCGAATCCAGCGTGATTGCCGCTCTGATCAAGAATAAACGAATTATCAAATTGGTAATTCTTATAGATAACTAATTGAGCAATACGATCACCTTTTTTTACTTCAAAATCAGTATCGCTTTCATTGACTAAGTTAACTTTGATAGTTCCTCTGTAATCGCTATCAATTACACCATTAAATGCAGTTACTTTGTGTTTGAATCTTAATCCAGATCGTGCTTTTACTTCTGCGTGATATCCATTTGGGACGTAAATCACTACTCCAGTATCTACTGATACAGTTCCATTTGCAGGAATAACTTTTTCTTCTCCGCTTGGTAAATCATGTCCTGCTGATCCAGTAGTTCCTCTTGCTAATGCTGGTTCACTAATCATAATAGGAGTACTTTTATCTTTATGAATTTCAGACATAGAAGGCAAAGCACTCATATTAATATTGTTATCTCTGTCTCTGTATTTATGCTGTACTGTCGTTAGCTGTTCATAGCTATACTTTTCATTGTCGCATAATCTAGTTTTTTCATATAGATTAAATCGGTTAAAATATCTACCACGCAATTCATCGACTACATGTTGATTGTATGTTTCTCTAATATCAATTAACCAATTAATGATTTCCTTATTTGATCTGTTATCTTCATTAACGATACAGTCAATATCTAGTTCTTCTAATTGCTGAGAGTTTAAATTATTCAATGCGTCATAAGCAGAATAATCACCCTGCATGACTTTATCAGCAATGTATTCGACGTCTAATGTTCGCAACATATTTTATATTTTTTACATATCTTAAATTCAATTATTTTAAACTGCTCCTTTTTCACGTGCTAATGCCCAGCCCTTTTGCATTGCATCACGTAATTCAGTTCTAGTTGGTTTTCGCTTTTCCTTCTTAGCCTTTTCCCATACTTCTTTTAAGAATTTACCGGTGTATTTGCCCACGTGATGCGCTCCTCTTGGTTTTCCCTTTGCTGATCTCACTGGAGTCTTTCGCTTAACAGTTGTTCTGGTGGTCTTTCTCTTCTTACCCCCTTCAAGTTTTCGTGCTGGCTTTCTAGTTGCTGTGGTCTTTCTAGTTGCAGTGCGTCTAGTTGCAGTGCGTCTAGTTTTTTTCGCACCTCCTTCTACCATTTAAAAAATATATTAAAGATATATTTAAAAAATAAACCTCAACAGATAAGGCCTTCATAAGCGATACCTTTAATATATATTTATTTGAATAATATATTTTATATGTGGACATGGCAGGCTATTATTACAATTATTCTGCATTATTTAATTGCTATCCATTAGAGCTATTTAAGACTTCAGGTGTTTATAAAATGCTTAAATCGGATATAATTCCAATTGAAGATGATAATTTGGTATTTGAGCATGATCGAGACCAAAGCGCAGAAGACTTATACTACAAAGAAGAATATGTAGGTACTTATTATAATAGAATCGAGGTATTTGTAATTGATCCTGAATTAGATGATGAGTTATTTAACGAATTATGCAGCAAATATGATATTCCTGATTACAGCTATTATTTATATTGTAACAGATATGATGAAGCAGGTACTATTAAGAAAGCATTCTCCACATTCAGCATTGAAAAACATCGAAATAATAATTATGCTGAATTTAATTATTTGTATTATAATGGTGATCCAATAATTAAATTCAATTCATATGAAAACCGTGAAAAAGGTGGCTATTGCGTCATAGTGAGTGATTTGAAATCAATAAGCGATTTCTCTAAGTTCAGATATGTATTTACATATGCTAGTATTTATTCAGACACAGTACTGCAAATAGCTGAACATATGGAATATGCTGTTTTATATGCTACAAATAATAAATGCTATTTGATTAATCAAACTAATGTAGTTGAGAAGGATGAGAATTTCATAGATTTTGTAAAAACTGATAGCATATGTAGCGATATAAGATTCCTAAAGACTAAATCAGCCAAGTTTAATTGAATATTTTTTATCAATATAAAATGGATAACTACTTAATTGATAACAAATTACATAATTATATATTCAAAAATACAATAAGCAATGCAGTTGAATATAAGGGCTATATAATAAATCCAGTCAGTTATATCAATGGCATATCAGCATCTTATGAATTGTTATTTGAAGATATAGTTATTGCTAAAATCTATAAAACAGAAATAGTGTTTATTGTTAAGAATTGTACACGCGAATCACATAGAGATTGCTGCTTGCAATTTGCCATTAAACAATTTGGTTACAATGTCATTGCTAAAGATGTCATTCCCAACTATATGAATCCATACAAATCATATAGCAATAAGTCTGAAATAATTACTGGTAATTCTATAAAATCTATGTATGTAAATGGAAAATATAAACTAATAGAATATACAGGTGTTGCAGAAGTTGAAGACGAATCAGGTATTTGCATATCATTTACAGACCAAATAATATATTCATCAGCTGAGATAATAGTAATCAATACAGCATTTAATTCGAATATATCAATGCTGAAAGATTTAATTGTTAATATTATATCAGAAAAAACTAAAGTGCTGATACTCAATGATGAAGGTGTAGTAATATTGTTTGATCCGCAAAACATTGATTATGATGAACCTATTTATCCTGATTATAACATAAATTGGCGATTATGGGTAGGTAATTATTTCATGTAATTATTTTTTAATTGTCTAACAACGGTATTATTGCCCAAGTGATTCCTACTAGTAGTAACGCATAATCAGCGATGTCTGGTAAGATGAAATCTGAACCCTTATAAACCATCGCGATAGTCAGCAACACATAATAGCGGTTGATAATGTTAATAATTAAGTTCATTTATAAGCCAAATTATAAATTTAAATTAAACATATGAAAAAATTATACAATATGATAGACGCTGTTTCCCCAATCATCAATAGATGTTAGAATACTACGATCAGCATTAGTGACTATTCTCATCGTATGTGTGTATGTATAACTGTCAAATGCAACAATTACTTTTTTATTGGCTATTAATCCGAATTGTCCATAGCGAATAAGATCATAGGATTTATGTTCAGTTATTAATATTATATTAGTTAAATTGGGAAGATTAATTCTAGGATCATCTTGTAATTCTAATATATTATTCATAATGTGACATTTGATATGCGTGAATTTGCCATTAATGCCAACACACATTATGTTTTGAGTTATATAACTGCTAAACTTTATTCCAGTTTTATAATAATGATATTTATCTCGCTTACATAGATATTCTACTTTTATACTGCCTATTTGCTCAGCAATGACACCATCAGTTGTTTCTATATATGAGTGTAATGCAGTTATAGCAGTTGTATCACCAGTAAAACTATAACTCGTCATATTGCTGCCTTTAAACTCGCAAGTGTATATTCTATGCATAAATACTTTTCAAATCCTATATATTCAAATAAAAAATATTAACATACAATACGTCTGACTTCATCGAGTCTATTCTCCATATCTATAACAGCTGAATCAGTGAAGTTGTCAACTAATTCATATGCAATTGATTTGATCTTAGTATTGATGTTTTTAACAGATGACAATCTGATATTTACTGCTTTCTTGATATAATTCTTTACTACAATTGCTATTTCAGCTGATAGCGTAAAATAATCACAGCGCTTATGTGGTCTAGCATTAACGTAAATGCGATAATCCATAAACAGTTTAGGCATTTTATATATTTGTACATTAATACCAACTTTGAACTTTTGTAATTCTTTAACACTGTTAATATTGCTGATTACGATATCTGGAAAATTAAATATTCTGAATTCACCAATATCAACATTAATCATGTAAAATTCTAGGTTTGGATAATAGTTGCTATAATCGCTAATACCCAATTTAAGATATAGTTCTTTTTTAGCGTTTGCTGTATTAGCGACACTTTCAACTGATTTATTGAAATGAATAGTTTCCCATCTATCAATAATCTTAGTATATTTGGAATAATCAACGATTACTATGGACATCGTTTATGTTGAAATTATAATTCAAATTTCTTCTGACCTAAAAAATTGATTATATTAATTATCTATATGTCTATTCTCATTTACCCATCCGATATTCAAGACTTGCTTACGCTTAAGCCAAGCAGTCATGCTTATAAAAAAATAGTTAATTCAGTCATTAATAAGAGCGATTTTAACATTAATTCAATTAAACCTATGCGATATCTTAAGTATAAAATTCTTTATGGAGGCATAACTTCAATTGAAAAACTCGAACAGGAGTTGGCAGAACTTATCAGTAATAAAGTCGATTCTAGGGAATATAGTCTTATGCATAACACTCCTATGGGAGTAGTAAATATTGACTTGAATATTGAATTACCATCAAATATGAAGTTTAAAGTTAGTATTGAATTACCAGATAGGACAATTATCATTAATGATAATCGCGAAGAATCGGGTATCTCTGTTGAAATTAAGTTACTAAAAGGAGTTATTCAAATGATCAATGATAATATGATTGAATTTAGTCGTTTGCTTGAAGCGTTTACTGATACTGATACCAATACTGTTGAACCAGGTACATATAAGCTAGATTGTGGATTATTCATTATTGGAGATCGTATTAGATTTGTGGAAAATGGTACTATTGTAGTAGAATGTACTAAGAAAAATATCAACTTAGATGAAATGATAGTAAGTGAAAGGATGAAGATCTTAATGCATATACAAATGAAGATGACTAATTCAAAATCATGCATTTATAGAGAATTGTACGGTAATAACAAAGTAAGAGAAAAAACATGTTTTTATGATGATAGTTACTTTACTGAGATGATGAGAAAATTAGGTGAAATGCTAATTGGTTTCATTACTGACTAATCAAACTTCTGCTCTTTATAATTTGTTTTTTCACTCATTTCGATTCGGTCAATTATATATTTAAATTGAACAAATAGCTCTTGGAGATTTTCGTTGTAATCAAGTGGAACGTCAAGTACGATTATACCACACCAGTTGGGTATATCGCTGTTTGGTGGATATCTCATTAGCGACAATTTGTTGTCTGAGCAGCTAATATGATATTTGCACTCAGTGGTTGCTATATCGAAGCCATTGCCTGATTTGCTGATCTTGTTCTGACCTTCTGGGATAGTCGTACTGAATCTGTCAATTGACTCGATTACGATGCCTTTATAGGTATACCTTTTAGCCATCCTATACTTAAGAGAATTTAAATTCATTTTTATTTGCGTAAAACTGAATTTTTCAGTCTTTATCGAGGGACAATATATAAGTCGTATCGCCTCCTCTTCAAACCCCGTAGACTTAAGCTAAGAAATGATTAACCAAGACGTTATCATCGGTAAACTGTTCGGATCAACTGATTCCAATAAGACCAACAAAATTCTTAGACAATTGATAATCTTCTATGCAGATGGCATCGCCTACTCATTTAGATTATCCGATATGCAACTAACCATGTTGCATATCAGCGATGACGGATCGCTATTCATGTTTCAGGACAACAAGTATGTCCCAGTTGTCACCATCGACAACCAACCTATCAAGGTTCAACACTTCCCAGGAGGTGAATATTCAGCGGTTTACTATCGATTGGATAAAGTCTTTAGAACTGTAATGAGTACTATGGACACCCTTGGCACCAAATGTCAAGAAGACGCGAATTTCGTGTATACCTCTAGTGGAAACATTAGAGAAGATGGCGACAGTAATTCCAGAACTGTCAATTATGCTATTTGTAGAGTTGGTAAAGCTATCATCTCTCCAATGGAAACTCGGGCTGAGGTCGATCACCGATCTGGCTTCCTCGCTGGAAAGCGACCCACACGAGCACTTTGCATGGAACAAGTAATTGTTACTGTGCCTGGTCTCAGATACGCGATCAACGTCAATTTGATCTACCGAACCAAAGTAGTCATTGAAAGAAATGATTACATTAGTGATGGGGATTACCTCAGCACTAGAATTCCAGCTGACATCCCGTTAGTTGGTCTTATGCGTGACGCGCAAAGGTTCATTGCAAAGGGTGGTCGTAATGAGTTTGCTAAACTCACTAACAAGGAACTCTTTTCATACGTCAACAACGTCTTCGTAATCTTGATGAAGGGTTTTATCGACAGATATTGCCCTGAGATCATTCCTCACCTTGTGTTGAATGATCCTGTGAAAAAGACTTATTTTGTTGATGCTCCATATCGAAAGGTTGGTGCAGCACACAATATGATTCTTATTTACAGAATGTTTGCTAGTCCTATGGACAGTTTGTCGAAGCGTATCAAGGTGGCATCCAAAAGATGGTACCAAATTGAATGCGAAAAACAACTGTACAGAAACTGTAACATCGATAGCGAAGAATAATTCTCTGGTCTCTTAATTGAGCTGGGGGGTTAGATTCATGGAGTTATGTATATAAGGCTAATATACATAATGAAGTGGTCAAAATCTAACTTTTTTCTATTTTTTTAATTAAAAAACGAAAACTAATACTCTTCATAATGCTTAGATTCTTCTGCTACTGCTGCATCCCAGCCTTCACTATCAATGATAGCATCTACATCTTCCATAGTCATACCCTTCTTTATAAGTCTCTCATACATTCTCATTATGACCCTAAACTCATAAGCTAATCTATAACACTCATCTTGCAATTGTTTATCAGGAATTGTAATTACTTGTTGATTAGAACAAATATTAATGCTTGGATTAACATTAGCAGTTTTGCGATAAGCATTTTCATCAAAAACACAATGGCGACTACCTATATCCACCATCTTAATAGAAATTATAATTCTAATATCAAACCTGATTTTCTCTAATAGTCTATTTGAATATATCTTTTTATGACAGCTTTTCCTATTATGAAGTATGTCATAATGATTAATATGATCTTTTTCATATCCGGTAAAACTCATAAATAAACAATGATCACATGAGTTATGTGTTTCTAAGTGCTTCACTAATGATTTACCTAGCCTGCCAACATCAGTCAGCGATTCTGGGTAAATAGGATAATTGGCACCTACTATAACACCTTTCGTAAAATCACCATAAACAATAATATCGATTATGTGATTTTGCACAAACTCTTTAGCATGACTAACTGAAATTAAACCAGAATAAATAAGTAGTTCAGGATGCTTATATAATTTATCATGATTACTCAAATCCAGTACTTTATATAGCATAGATTTGCACATAACTACTGTAGATACTGTTGATATTCGTTCTGTGGAGACTAGTAAATGTGGCTTATTGGTTAAAGCCATAGCTATCATGCCGGATAAGTCCAAAATACAAAACATATAAAGATATGCTTAAACAAGGACAAAATCAAATTATATATTAGACTTTTGCCAATAAAAAAGAAAGATTTGCGAAAAAAATGAATTTATGATTTATTATTGCACACATGTACGCCTTTATCATCACAATCGCAGTCGGTATCATCGGATTCATTTCTGGATTATTAGTATTATACATTTACGCCATGTACAAGATGGTTGACACTTTCAAGATGCGTTAACCGATCCAGCAGCGGTATGTTTTTACCGCTTATTTCTATTTTCACTACACCAGCATCAATACTTACATCATAAAGTAAAAACACATCAATTGCAATTCCACTTATATAATCGCAACTAATATATAAATATGTTTTCGTTTTTAGCAAATCTACTTTCACATCGCCACACTCGATAGTAGATTTATTTTTTATATTAGTTACGTTTTTACAGAAGCAACGAATATATTTCATATGAATACTGTTCTTAGCTGCTAATGATTCAGGAAATCGTTCAAGTATTAATGCTTCAGCGACTTCAGCGACAGTTTCATTAGTCTCAATATAACTAGTAAGATTGACTATTAGCTTGTTGAATTTTTCATTTAAAGATTCCATTTTTCTGGCAAATAAATTATAATTTTTGTCGAATAGCGCCTTCGATTCAGCAAATACATTAGTGCAAGTGTTAATGCAACTTCTAATTTCATCTAAATCATTAATTGCAGTCACTAATTTATTGCAATTTACTGATGTATAGCAGCCGATCTCAAACAGCAAACTAGTCATAGCCAGTAATGTGTTTGTATCTGTAGCCGATAAGAATATAACATATTGATTATTATGCTTGGTAAAACTAATCGCTTTATCGATTTTACTAATTTTGGATTTCAGCGATACAAATATTCCTCCAATATAACTAGCATTACAATCTAAATCACTATAGAATTTGTCTACTTCTGTATAAGGAACTGTATTAGTGTAATTCTTAATTTCAATCATTATTGATCTGCCATCTTTCTTAACAATCATATCACCTTTATGCGCTGCATTAAATTGCAATTCATACAATGGCGACAATACATTAATTACTTGCTGTTCTCCTTCAACACCTAGGCTGACACTTGACTTGGCAGTTGATTGTGCAATCGATTGCATACCCAATTGCGTAGTCTGTACAACCGGTTGCTTTACTGTTTTAGTATTATACTTATCTTTCAGTATCGCTATTATTTCATCATCGCTGATGTTGCATAACCAAGTAGCAAAATCAGCAGCTAATTTGGTCTCATCAATAGTAATAATCATTTAGACTAATAGATATATATTCAATTGAAAGATAAATTTGAATTATTATCGCTAATAAATGAATAGCTTAGAGGAAGGTATTTATGAATTATTGGCCAATGAATTTAGTTCTAGTACGCTGATGAATTTCATATCTTTAATTGATAATCACTCTTATCTGTTTTTAACTGTTGCACCAAATGGTAGCACATGTAAAACTGATAATATGAGAATCATAAAGCTGAATTTGTTTTGTGCACCATATACAATCATTACTATTTGTTTTGATAATATAAAACGCAAATTAGTTATAAATCCATTTGGTGTTACAATCAGCACTTATGATAATACTTTAATTAGAGAAATGAGTGTGAAAGATGAAATAAATGTAAATATTGGCAGCGTGTTATTTAAGTATGGTAAATCGGCTAATAAGTAACATCAAGAATTGTATTTAATAACGACTTAGCCAATTTCATGGATAATTCGAATTGATTTTTTAAAAAATCAGCATCAATAGGATGATCAACTAACTGATATATGAAATCAATCAGCACTTTATCAGTTAATTCGTATTTATGTTCTTGGTCAACATTAATCACATAAACAACTATTCCATCATCCTTTCTATATATGATTTCTATTTTTTCGTATTTATTAACATATGTAATATTTATATAATTACCAGTTATAAATAAAGAATTATCTTTATTTCTACTAATAACATTATATTTGATTCCTTCTTCAGTAATTAATACTGCTGTCATTTTTTATAATGCAATAACCTCTTAAATCAAATATTAAATATGACAATATCACTATTACCATTAGAGAAATTAACAATGCAATAGCCAATATAGCTATAAGCACTAAATAACAGTTTGTGTCTACTACTACTGATGTCATGATATTAATGATTTAATTTTTCATTTAAATATATAGGCTTTGCTAAAAATGGCGACTAAATATGCAACTGAAGTAAGCGAATTCAATCATGATGGCAATGTTTATTATGTAGAAGCATCAATATTATCTATTGAAAACAGATATGGTGGCATCGAATTAATGGTTAAGAGTGAGCGCTTTGAGATTGAACTGATTGATTTAGTGGTTAGAGATCATAATTATTGGGGTCCATTAGATTTCAGATTAGCAGGTGAATACGCTACCAATTACGTATTATTGTTAAATTCCAAAATTACAGTTAATGGTGGTATGCTGAAGTCGCTAAGATTGCAGCAATTTAACAGCCATAATCTCAAATATATTGATTGCCATAATGATTGGTATGCTATTTTCAGAATTACTGTGCAATAAAAAATGATTTTTTATATTTATTATATATCATGCTGCGTTGGGAATATCACGATAATATTGTCATTAATACAGACAAATTAGTGCCATTAAACGATATGAGAGCTATGATGGCAACTACAGGCAGTTATACTATTTACGAATCTGAGGGTTCATATAGCACTAATGAAGCACCTGAAGAACCTGAAGTATTAATTATGGTTAGAGAAGAGGAATCAGTAGACAATAATGCAGTTACTTATTTAGCATTAATCATGTTTCTCGGTGATGATTTCTATGAGATTAATTTAGACACTAATGATTACCGACTCCATAACGAACATTACAATGTTAAACTTCATGGTTTCACTACTGAGCATGCAAATGCATTAAGAGCTGATTTAAGCAGATCTCATGAAATCGCTATTATGTTTGTTGAATCAGTTAACCGATTTGAACGACAGATTTACTTAGCATTTAATCCTAATGTTGCTAATCATGGTAGATTTGTACGTTCTAATGAACCCTATCAGTATGATAGTAATAACTTTAATAGATGTATTGGCACTGCTGATAATCCAATCATTACATTTGTAGCTGATGTAAATACTGAATTCGAATTTGGTAATTATAGAGTTGTTCATTTTGCTCAAATGAATGAGTTTTATGTTTATCATAAATTAAGTAGTGGTAGCTCCGATAGCAGTAGTAACAGTATTGCAAATGAGAACATTGACAGTTATACTTTTAGCTGCAATAATGCTCTTCAAAACGATCGCACTGTGACCGACAATAGGCAAATTATGGATATTGTTTCTAATAAGTTGCCTAGATTTGCTGGTATGAGATTTGGCTACTAATTATTATTTTTTAATTAGAGTTATGGCGCTTATAAAAAATAATTATGCGTCATATTTAATCGCTAATGCTTCACACATTTTCTTTAATAATCTTTCTACTGAATTATGATTATCTAATGATAATACATTATTATTATTGCCACCTAAATCAGCTTTACTGTAAACAGAAATAATGGGTTTATCAGGACATACTTGCTTAAATTCTTGTGCTAATTTTATAGCAGTAGCTAATCCATTTTGCTTATCACATGGAATAAATACAACGCATAAATCAGCTCCAAAATAATAGCCACTTCTTAAATGTTCCATTCCGCAGAACTTCTTTTTCCCTCCTATATCCCAGCAACATAATGAATTGCCAACAGAGATATTATCAATTACTTGTAATTCAGTGCCAAACGTTCTTCTATATTTTTTATCATAGATACCAGTTTTAACATAATTTATGAAGCTAGATTTGCCTGACTTACTACTGCCCACAAAAACCACTTTATAATTTGTCATTGTTTTAGTTTTATCCAAGCAAAAAATCAATTTTAATTAGAGATATGAGATCGGGCATTCTTGGTCATCCTTTTATACTTATTCAGGAAATAATAACCTACATAATGCTCCCAATTACCTTTATGTTTAATAGTTCCTGATTCAGTCACAACATCAAAGTTTTCTCTACTATCATCACCAATAATGCATATTTCAGGTTTGCTGATTTCCAATACTTTTGCTGCTATATTAGCTCTTGATTCATCGCTATGGCATTCATATGCAATATCAATTGTTATTATTTCAGCTTTTAAATCCCAAAAACATTCATTATATTCTTCTAATATAATACATGATTCATATATTTTACTGCATTCAAAATATATTCTAGCCATACCTTTTACATACATATCTCCGTTACACGAATTATAATTTCTATCAGGATTCATATAATCAGGTACTGGCTTTGAGAAATCAATATGATAAGTAAATGGTTCAATGCCAAATCGGCTACAAAATTCCATAAACAGCTTCTCTCCTATTGGTTTTGAAAATACTAATTCCCTATCACGCAAATGATAGTCACATACATAATCTCCAGATATGTAACGTATATAATAATATTTTTCATGTTTTTCTCTTCTGAAATTACCTGATTTGCCTTTATTTAGCAACTTCACCAGCCTAGAATTCATATTTCAATTAAAGTAATGCAAAAAATCAAATTAATTTGGCTGATTTAGTGTTGCTGTACCTGTATAAATCCAAATAATAATTGCCTATATATAATTCCCAATCACCTTTATGTTCAGTGATACCAATTCCATCATACAACTTAAATGAACCAGGTGAACAGAATATAAAGAATCTGGGTAGATCATTCTTTGAGTATTGTCCATTAATTACAGAACTAGCAAATTTTATCATCTTTTCATCGCTGCAATTATCTTGCATGCAAATGAATTCAGTATTGAATTTGATATTAATATTTGAATAATCCGAAATAACGCCTATATAGCTACATGACTCATAATCATCAGTTGGATAATAATGGACTTTGGGTTTGCCTCTGACGTAAATCCCATTTTTGTAGTTTTTCTCATTGAATCTTGGCATCATATAATTTGGTACTGTATCACTGATTATATTGTAACTAAATTGTATAATATCGAATTTAGCAGAAAAATCAGCATAAGTTGATTCATCCATTTGTTCTAAAATTAGTGCATTATTGCGTTTTACTATATAACCAATATATAACTGATCAGCGTATATGGTATAAAATAGTTTACTTTCCACTACAGAATAGCTATCAATGTTGCTTTTTAGCACTAATTCTCTCAATTTATTGTTCATTCTCAATTGAAGTAATGGGAAAAATCAAATTAAATAGGCTTATTTTTGAATTAAATATATAAATACAAAGATAAATGGAATTTGATTTTGCTATTAATCACGATAATTGGGATTCAGATGAATGTTTATATGAGTATGCAGATGAAGCAATGGTTTTGCAATGTAAGTTTTTCAGAATGATTGCTAAAGGTTTACATATCTCATTTGTAATAAATGATAAGAATTCAGCATTGTTATATAAGCGATATAACTCAATTAGAAATCGCGATGATACGTTCAAATACTTAAGTCAAAGATTATATAATGTTAAGTATAACCATAATTTTCACACTGATAATAATGTATTAAACAAAGAATGTCGCGTTATTGCTCCTACTAATGTTGCATTTTATTCGTTAAATATAAAAAATAAGATTACTGATTATGGGACAAAGATTCTATATAATGTTAAAGGTGATAGTGTTTATTATAGACATATCAGCAGTAAAGAACATGATAAGGAACATAAAGATTGGTTAAGCCGATTAAACTTAAAGCAGTTTAATATTTATTTGGGAGACTACAAATTCAAGTCTTATAATATGAGAAATATGGAAATATTAATATCTAAAAGCAATAATAGCTTAGCATTTCTCAATAATATGAAACTATTAGATGAGTCAGCATCACTGAAAAATCAAGTCGCTAAAAGAATACATGAAGAATTGTTCTCAAATAATAGGCAAATTGTTTATGATAGTGAACCTCATAATAAGTACGAAGAAGTTAAAATAGGTATAATTATTCATAATCGCCTTAATTCTATTGCTATATCAGCAAACGACATAATTAAAATGTACACAGAATTAGGATTAATAAATGATAGACTATCAGAAAAAAATATCAGATTAATTAAGTGTGATTTTATAGAAGCAGAAATAAAATATCATTCACTTGATTTTGGTGTTATCGATGATACACTTTTAAGTGCTTATATTGACTTCTTATCAGTTGCAAGTGATATGGGCTATGAAGATGCTAATTCAGCTATATTAAACACATTTGAAGAGATAAATAATAGGCGATTTAGGAACACTAAATCAGCCAGAAACTAATTATGTTTTTCAATTAAATAAATAAAATAATTAACTAAAATTTATGGAAGAAGTTAATAGCAGAGAAGTTAAATTCAGTGACGAAGATCTATTAGACAAAGAATGGATAATTAATATTTACATGTATGGTATAAAGATAGAAATCATATCTAAGAATTATGGGATTAAATTCATTAATCGCAATGTTCGTGAAGGATATGGATATGAAGGCAAATCATATATAACTAAAAACAATCAGGAATATGATGTGAGTAGCTTCATAGATGATTCATTAGCGATATCAGCATTATCAGGTGATGACGCACACATACTACCACTGATTAAAAAGATAGACACGTTTTGCAATCCTAATATCAGTATTGTAGTTAATTAAAACAATTAAAAAATAATTACTTTTTTATTTACGTGCTGATTTAGTTATCATTCTATTATCTTTCACAAAATCATTCAATAGTCGCATAAGCGAGACTTTATCTATTTCAAGATCTTCAACAGCAAAGCCTTCTCTGAACTTATTATTTTCGTATATATTCAATTGATAATTTATTTCATGTTTTCTAGTTCTACGTAAAGCAATAACATCTAATCTAATACTTAAACATTTGGTGCCAATATGAAGGCGATACTCGACTTGAGATGTGCCAGATATTATACGCGAATGTTCATATTTAATCAGCAATTCACTCACATCGTTGTATAATTCTTTGGCATTCTCTACTTCTCTAGAAAAGTCTAATTCTATGCCATACATAAGAATGTCTAAATCATAATTTAGACTTAACACGCTAATACGTTCCATATGTTCGATTTATAAATCGAACATCCAATTCAAATTATAGTTTTAGTACTAAAAAACTATAAATGAGAAGTTTATACTTGTTATCAATATTATTTAATTTTAATATAATGACTATTGGCTCTGTATATATTTATGCTATGAATACTAGAAATCCAGCCATAGTTATGTGTCTAATTGGGTGCAACATTCTACTAAGAACTTATCTTGATAATGTAATAATTAGCCTTATCGAGTAACATAAACATCGAATAATTCCAATTAAATGATTTTTTGATTATTCTAAATTGATTAGAAAATCAATATAAATTGATTAGAAAATCAATTTGAAATGAGAATCGAAAACATCATCAGAAATTATTACAGTGATAATGTTATGGATATGATAACACCAATACTGATGTTTCATAATACAGGTTTAATTGAAGATATGGATAATTATAGGTTTGAAATCATAAATGGATGGTTTCATAGGATAATAATGCTATTGGTTAATGATGTGTTGTTTATAGTATATGAACCTATATACAAGTCATTATTAGGACCATATTTGACTAAATATGAAAGTCGCATAATGAAGTTATTTAATGAAAGTGATTTTGATTATATACATTCTGAATTGGAGGCAAAAAGCATAATAGGAATTATGCGTTTAATGAAATCACATCAATTATACTTATTCTTTATGCCAACTAAAGATCAATTAGTTTATAATTCCAATTTAATATATGACAAAACTGAAAGAATTAAAAATAAAATATTAGAGTGGTACAATGGGAATAATCGAACAAAAAGCGAATTGATCAATAAAATATTCACACATAGTGATCTTGATATAGTTTATTTTATAAGATATGATTGCGCAATAAATTATTATGGTTTGTCTATACATATAAAAAGCAAATATGGTTCTGAGGATATATATCATTATAAACTTCGCATAAAAAATCTTAATAGAGTGATGATTCTTAGATGGGAACAATCAGATGAGTATCAAACAGATATAGAACAAGTAATAGGTGAAATTAGACAAGAAACATATTATTGTGGATCTCAAGATTATGAGCGCAAATACGAAACTAGATCAGATAATAAATCGATAACTAATGTAGAAGCAGCAATTTATTGGCTATTTAGTCGTAAATCAGTCAAATCGGCAAGGTATTAATTACTTTTTTAAATGGCTGAATCACTTGCAACACTTCAAAAGTCAAATCATTAATTCTAATGCATGACCTGATTTCATCAATACTAATCGGTATGAATGGTTCTAGGAAGTTGAGTAATGCATATAAAATCATTGCTATTTTACCATGACTGGTTGGGTTATAATTCAAGTACTTATTACCTGCTGTACTGATTTTAACACAAATGTCTAATACATCGCTGAATTTACTATTTGTCATTAATTCATTATAGCGAGATGCGCATTCATCTAAATCCAGCAATAGTTGATCACCACACATAATGATTCTGCTGACACTAACTATTATACTTCCATATTTATGCATCAATGATAAACTTCTAGTGATGAAATTGCCAATATTGTTGTTTAATTCGTTATTAATTACTGATTGAAACTTGTCAAGTGATAATTGTGGGTTATGAATTCTAGCAAAGTAGTATCGCCAATAGTCAGAATTAATACTTAATCGCTGTGATAATTTTCGCAAATCTTCAATTGAAAATCGAATATTGAGTGATTGAATTGATGTCGATTGTATCGACTGTGTTGATACAATATCTATATAATTATTAAACTTAATACCTAATATATCTTCATGAATATTTTCAGTATCACCACTAAACACAACATCCATACCAATTAGTCTGTAATATCTGACCAAAATATCACTCATTAATGCGATATATGGTTTCTGCATTGAAGCGATAATCTGCATATTTTTATAATTAATTTTGAGTGATAAATATAATTCTAAATGAAATATAATATAAGGGGATCATTTGTAAATGACGAATATAAGCCATGTGATATTAGTGATGTGATTAATTATCATATTATTCATCCAAATGTTCCTAGTATATACAAATTACGCATTAGAACATTCGATTTAACAATAGAAGACACTCATCATAGATTACTTTATGTTGTATTTCAATTCAGTAATGGTGTGAGTGTTAAATTACCAATACGCATGAGTTCAGCATTTGGTATCGATCATTTAATCATAAAAGGTAAATTCAAGGTTGAATCTAATATTCCATTTGATAGAGTTAGAGTGTACGGTGTGACCCAATATAATGGCGATATACCTCTTATTGTAAGGTATAGACATAGTTTTATATTGGATATGACCTATATTGATTAACGTCAACACGAGTCATGATAATGAACGTACTAATGAGAATAATTGAATATTCAACATCAACAAAATGAATTGTGAATCGATCGTAGTGTTAAATGGAGAATATATGGAATGCGATATTGATCCTTGTAATGATTATAATTTTATAGAATTACCTAATATAAAAATGTTAACAAAAGTATTAAATATGGATAATTATCACTTAATGAAAGGGAATGCGTTAATAGTCAATAAAGATGGAGAAATAGTATTTGTATTTCATAAATTTACTGTATTTCATTTCTACAAAAGATCAACAAGTATTCGTCTATCAATTGAACCATATTCTCAATTTTCATTCGATTTGCCTGAAATAGCAGCTGAGCAATTAGATGCATTTGTTGGAGATATTAGTCGCGATTCAATAATGATGTTGTACTACAAGTTTTGCGATTATGAGAATGAATTCAATGCTACAATTAATATATTAAAGAATATATGGCCTAGAAGCAATACTAAATCAGCAATAAAAAATAACTCTAATTAGATTTTTTAGCTGCAGATTTATTATTGCCAATCAATTGCATTCCAGGTAATGTACTAATATCTTCACCATTAACATATTTCTGTAGTAAGTCATGCCTCTTATCATCTTTGATGTTAATCTTATATTTGTTTTCTATAACAATAAAACAGTTGCCTTTATCAAAATATCCCTTTAATATAGATTCATTATGTTCCGTATAGATAAATATATTATCTAAACATCTATCTTCATTAGCAATATATTTCAATATATTATCAAATGATTTATCATCATAATAAAATTCTGCCTTGATGTATTGATAACTACTACCACCAATATTGATGTTAGTACTAATATCATACGTACAAAGTTTAAATTCTATAATACGTCCATAGCAAAATGAATCCTTATATATTAATTCTTTGTCTTTAAAGCTACTTCTTAATTTAATTCCATTAATTAGTGATTCTATATTAGTATATTTCACATGACGATAAATGAACTTACCATATATTATTTCAACTGGGTAACAATTAAGATTTGGTACGATTGAATTAGTATTAATATCATATGAAAATCTACCTAATTCAATAATTGTTGAGTCACATATTTTGCAATTATCGAATACTACTGGTGGTATGTTACTTTCATGTCTTACTAGCCTTTCATACTTAAATACAAACATAGCATCTCTTAAATTGAAAATATCATCACAAAATGACAAGTTGTTATTTTGAAACGATGATTCATCGTTACAAAGTTCAACCTTATAATAGCAAATATGTTTACAAATATTCTTGAATTCATTAATTTGCTCATTATTCATGTCTACCAAAAAGTTAACTTCAAATGGAAATGAATGCCTAGTTAGGGTATATAAGCCAGGGACATGATGAATTATTTCCGTATCCATTATTATTTTTAATTTAAATATTCATTTTTTTGGCTAAAAAAATTGAATATCATATGTATCAAAATCATGGCTGAATTATATCATAAATTGCTGTCTATTAAAGATGAAAATTTAAATATTATGAATATTCAGGGTAAAATCATTAGTCTTATGCCTGAAATACCTATGGGAACAAGCAATTATAAACAAGATAAGTTATTCATTTTAGTGCACAAATATGATGAATTTGATGTTGTTCTTAATGATGATTACGATGATGACAATTATCCGTCTGATAATGACAATGATCAGACAGATAATGACGATGATGGATTTTGTGCATATGATCCTACTCAAGAGCATACTAGCTATCATTCTGTACACATTACAATCACTAATTATGAATTTATTGTATTTATGTATATCAGCAATTATCGCAAAAAATCAGCTAATAATAGTTGCAATATTTGTTATTATAATAAGTCGTTAGGTGAAATACCACCATATTATGAACCTGGAACAATAATTTCTGATGATGATCGTGCTAAATTATTATTTACTACACATGCTGGTCGTTATGAAGGTGATTTGACTTTTGCAATGATGCTACCTAAGATGACTAAATCAGCCCGTAATTAATTAATTTTTTATATCTTGAATTAAAATATAAATTGAATATATAATGCCGATCAAATCAATATGAGTATTTATGATATTTTACTGAAGATTAAAGATGAAAACCTTAATCATGAAAGTATTTATGCTAAAATCATTGAACTTATGCCTGAAATACCTATGGGAAGTAGCTGTTATGATCAAGAGCAATTATTTATTTATGTGCATAAACACGAGGAAGATTATGAATGTGGATCCTACATTGATGATGAAGATTATATGATTTGTAATTGTAAAAATTGCAGATATGGAGAAGTATATAATTGTTTACATATTATAATCACTAATTATGAATTTATTGTATCTATGTGTGTGGATGATGGCACTGATAAAGAAAATGATAATACTCGTATTATTCGATATTACAATAAAAAGTTTGGTAAATTAACAGCTGATATCGCTAAAAATATACATATGAATTCTCATATAAAATATTATGGTGGAGAAATTACATTAGGAATGATGCTGCCAAAGATGACCAAATCTGCACGCAAATAGAGTATTTTTTATATCTCGAATTGAAATATAAATTGAATATTTGGATGTAAAAAATAAAATATGTCATTGCTAAATATCTTGTTGCGAATTAAAAATAGATCATTAACAGATAAATATACATGCAAAATTATACAGAATAGAATGCATTCATACGGTGAACCATATGAATACAAAGATGATAATTTGCACATACATTGTGAATCAAGATATATACTTTACGCAGAAGATTTTGATACATATACAACTATTTGTATTATCACTAACTATAAATTAGCTATTGTTATATGTATTAATGACGTATTAAATTCATATGAGATAAATCATAGAACATTTAATTATGATACAAAAGCGATAAATAATGTATTGGTATATATACGCAACATTAATTATCTTAGATATTACGAAATCAGCGATATCGCTGTATTATTAGGTGTAGAATCAAACAATGATGAATTGACATTTGGAGCATTCTTGCCTAGCAAAATTAAGTCTAGCTGTTCAACAATTAATTGATTTATTTTTTACATGAAAAATGCATCTAGAAGATCAACTATACGGGTGCTTATTTTGCGACAAAATCACTAATTTACACTCACTTATGATTGAATTAGTTATTATATTAAAATGTCACTTAGGTAGAGATTATGTGAGATTCAGAAATGTATGTCAGAAGGAAGATTATAGTGCGATAACTACTAACTTTGTTGTATCTATACGAAAACATTTCTGCTCTTATACATTAACAATTATATATAAAAACAGAAAAATAATAGTTATTGATAATGGTTGCTATTCTCTATATATTATGCCAGATCACTTATCATATATGCATGAAAAGTTTAGAAATGATCTTTCTTCATTTGACTCCGGATTATCATATACTGGAACCAAAATAGATATTGCACGCAATACAAATCTAGAATTAGGAATTAGACAGTTATTAGAAATAACAAACACTAAATCAGCAAGGAATTAATTTGATTTTTTATGTAAAAAATAAAATATGTCGCTACTGAATTTCTTGATCGACAATAAAGATGTACCACTAAATAACTTTAATGTATGTAGATATATAATGGACATCGAACATGAATATGACAAACCGTATAAATATGAAGATAATAATTTATTTATATATTGTATGTCACTAGATGTGATTCGTAAAACTATTTTTATTATTTCAAATTATAAAATAGTTACTGTTTTACGTATTGGTTATAATCTAGATTCATATAGAGTGATTATGAGAACGATCGATTATGATGGGAAAACAATGGACAAATTGATACGTTATACAAATAATTATGATTGTTATGGTTATAAAAATAAAATAGATGAACTATTGGCTAATTCTAGTTATGATGAAATAACATTTGGTGCATTCTTGCCTAGCAAAGTTAAGTCTAGCTGTTCAACAATTAATTGATTTATTTTTTGTATAAAAATGGAAGAGATCTTTGCATTCATAAACTCATTAAGAGATATGGATTCAGATAATTTTATTGAGTATTGTGATGAACTAAGAAATATGATAATTAATGCTGATATTGATGGTGCAGAGAAGAATCTCAGCATGAATTATTCGGCGAATATTGATATAAAATCAGTTGGTGTATGTTTACACTACTATAAAAGTAGTTGTTATAATTTATTGAGTGTATCTATCAAGAATAAATTTTTATACTTTGATGGTTCGGAACATGAATATTATTTGCTTTTTAGATTACAAGAAGATGTTGATAATGAAAAATTTGCACCTAGCAAGTACAGTTCTAAACGAGTAAAAAATGGAAGTATTGATTGGTTGCTTGATCAAAAGCCAACCAAATCAGCTAGAAATTAGTGTTATTTTTTGGCAAAACAGATAAATTTAATTGAAATATTATTTGTGAAAAACATGGAACTCATAGACGAATTAATGGAAGTTAAGCACTTGAATATTAATGATATAGATTTCACTAATAGGGTTCGCGATTATATGTTTAGACGAAAGCAAAATTATAGATTTGAATTAGAAGGATCGCAATTGCTTATGAATTTTGTGTATCATGAAACTAATATAAATTATAGACATGATATTTCTACGTTTGGATTTGTTACAAATTATAATTTATTATTTATAATAAGTATCTTATATGAACCCTGTGTTTTAAATTTTGTTGATGTGAAAACTTATTATGTGAATACGGATGCAGAAAAAGTAATTACGGAAATGGAGAGGATGATGAATAATCACAATTGCTACTCATACGATCTTGTACGTTTGTGTAATAAATACATGGATATATGTAATGATGAAGTGATTTTTGCATCATTAATGCCTAGAATGACTAAATCCAGTCATTCGTTGACTAAATCCAGTTGTTCTAATTAAGTCTAGTCAAAAATTAGTATCATTGAAGTATAATAATTTGATTTTTTCGATTTGTTTAATTGAAATATGGAACTCATAGATGAATTAATGGAAGTTAAGCATCTGAATATTGATGATCCAGAATTCATTAATAGGGTTTGCGATTACATAATTAAACGAGAGCAAAATTATAAATTTGAATTAGAGGAATCTCAATTGCTGGTAAATTTTGTATACCGAGCATATGGCGAAAATAGTAAATATGTTGCGGCTTTTGGATTTATTACAAATTATAGCTTATTATTTATAATAAGATTATTATATGAGGATAATATTTACACAGCTATTGAAGAGAAAACTTATTATGCAAACAATATTACAGAAAAAGTAATTGCAGAAATGGGGAGAATAATGAATAATCACAATTGCTTTTCAACTGATCTTATAAATTTATGTAATAAATACATGGAAGTATGTAAAGACAAAGTAATTTTTGCATCATTAATGCCTAGAATGACTAAATCCAGTCATTCTAACTAAATCTAGTCTAAAATATCATCAATAAATCACAATAATTTGATTTTTTCGATTCGTTTAATTGAAATATGGAACTCAAAGATGCAATAATCGATTACGTAAATAATATAGATGAAAAGCTAACATATAAATTTATTGATTGCTTATTTGACTTGATAGAGGATAGTATACCATCACCATATATAAAAACACATAATGAAATATATTATGCTGTAATTGTAGATAATATAATTATTGGTATTGATGTATACAAAACACACATCGCTAATACTAATATTTATGGACTCGGTATAATATATTCTGGCAAAAGATTAGCTGTTAATCGTCAATTTACATATTATGAAGACAATAGTGATATAATATATTCTGGCAAAAGATTAGCTGCTAATCGTCAATTTACGTATTATGAAGACAATAGTGATATAATAGACAAATTGCATCAATATTTTAACTCAGGTGGAGTCGTTATGTTTGTAGATACAATTAGAAGTACTGCACAAAATGGTAGAACTGATCTCGATCTTAATTGGTTATTTACAACTACGCAATGTAAATCAGCTAAAAAAATATCAATTAGTTGATTTGCATTGATGATTAAGATTTATGTTATTCACAGCCCGGACTGATTGTTCACGTATTTCAGTTATGAGTACCAATAGTTTTTTCATTCGTTCCATTGTTTGATTGAATATTTCAGTCATTAACTCAATACTTATTTTATCATCTATGAATTGCTTCATTGATTCTTGTAATTCCATGCCATAACTCAACATTTCAGGATTTGTAGTATTAATATTAAATGAAGATAATGAACCTTCTTCTGGTGCAAATGATATTCTCTGAAGATCATGTTTATATAACATATACGATATACCACAACAGCTAATAAATAAATTCTTATTATTATTATCCTGATGATCGACATAGCATATATTGTTCAATTCTATATATTGTGTATTTTTGACCAAAACACCATCTTTAATGTAGATATACATTTCTTGTTGGTAAAAAATCAAATTAATTAGCTGACTTGCATTGAGGACCAAAATTTATATAATTCATAGGATGAATTGATTGATCATGTACTTCGGTTACATATGCTGATATTTTTTTCATTCGTTCCATTGCTTGATTGAATATCTCTGTCATTAATTCATTACTCATCTCATTAACCCTAAACAGTTCAAGTGATTTTCGCAACTCTTTACCATAGCTTTTCATTTCGCGGTTTCTAGTATTAATTCTAAATAAAGTTCCTTCTGGAGTTAGATTAAGAGTTATTCTTTGATAATTAGATCCGATTAGTTCATATCTTGTACGACCATAGCGAATTCTTAATCTTGGTACGCCAAAGATATTATGCAGAATATAATCTACTCTAGGTTTATCACCACTATTAGTTAGGACACCATCTTTAATGTAAATATACATTTCTGATTGGTAAAAAATCAAATTAATTAGCTGATTTACTTTTGGGTTTAAAGCTTAAATTCTTTGCTTCATCAATAGAAATCTCCTCTATTTTAGTGACTAATCGCGATAATCGCTTCATACGTGACATAGCTTCATGAAAATAATCAGCAATTATATCATCTAGTATTTCATCGTTTAATGAACGCCAAATTAATTCCTTTAATTCAAATATGAAATTGTTCATATCTTCATCATCAATGCCAATTGTTGTTTTCCTAGAATTATCTCCATGCAATAGTAGATTTGATAATCCACTAGAAGTGGTTTTATAGCATATTAAGTAACCTGATTCATTAGTAAATAATATTCTGACTAATATTCTGTTCTTCAGAATATTAACATTGAAATGCATGTGATTTAACTTCTTGGGTTTCTTGTTGCGAACTGACAATTCACCATTATTAGAAATATAGCAATAAATATTAAAAGTCATTTAGACAAATACAAAAAATCAAATTAATTGCGTGCAGATTTAACGCTGATATTGGTTCGATCAATACCAAAATAATTAATTATGTATTCAGTATAATGACCAGATATGACTTGACCTTCACTTGGCAATTCGCGATCAGTGACTATGTATTCATCATCGAGTTGTCCATAATTAACATAAATTACTTTGTCTAGATTTTTCATCTTGAACAACTCCATTAATTTCAATTCGAAATATGGAAATTCTTCAATTCTATATCCATAAAAATCAATGCATAATAATCGTTTGGAATAGTTGACCAAAATGTTGTGTATAGTATTTACCTTTTCATAATAGATATACATACATGAATCAGTATCCGATCTACTTTCATTAAGGTATGATTTACCATTGTAAAATAATAAACCTTTTTTACCATAATGATTATATGGTCTACACATATTGCATTTTGTAAAATCATACTTATACCGTACATTATAAGTGAATGGTTTTAAATTGAATATATGTAAAAGTTGCATAAATTCATCTTCTGTTATTTTGCCAATAAATGTAGCACAATCATGTCTTATATCTAGAGATTTTTTGCCATTATAATATACAATAAATTGATACTTTTGATCATTGTTCCAGGTATGCACATCATATGTAAGAATTGGTTCTTCATGTTGACTATTCAAACCATCAAGTATTGCCTTGACTCTATCAACTCCATAATTCCTAAACGCTAACATAGTTTAATTGAATATATAATTTCAAAAAATAAATATGTCACTATTTGAGAAGTTGATAGAGTTTAAGCATGTTGATTTAATGACTGATGATTTGCATGATTTATATAATATGCTAGCACATCATGAATTTTATGGATTATATAAGTTTGAATTAGATAATAGATTACTTATATTTGCAGAGATGTGGAATAGCGGAACAGGTAGTGACAGCGAACCAGAAAGAGACATAATTACTTTATTGGCAACTAATTATGAATTTACAGTTGTAATAGAAATAAATACTTACCCGTATATTACAATAGATTCGAAAATAAATCCCAATAATTTCAAGCAAACATGTTATGTGTTTAGTCATGATGAAGCACTAGATATAGGATTAACTGAGAAATATTTTAAAGCTTCTTATATTGCAACGTATCGCGACTTATATGGATATCAGAGAAGAATAACTGATTCGTTTACTATTGGTATGTTATTACCTAGAACGGCTAAATCTAGTCGCAATAGTTAAAATTTAACTATTATACGGCTAAATCTAGCCGTAATTAATTTGATTTTTTACTCTATTAAGTACAAGTTATGGAAAGGGAATTATTCAGACAATCGTTATTATATAAAATTTCATACGATTTAGAACCTGGAAAGATCGAGTACGAGGGATTTCAATTACACAAGGCTGAATCTGGTACTGTAGAAGTATCTCAAGTCGGCACAAACATCGTTATCGCAAAGGTAAGGAAGTTCTTCATATTGTCACTATTTGAACCAGTTAGCGACTACGACATATTTAGCCAGTTTTGCTCTGTGTTTCAAATAGCACCATTCAGCTATAATTGCGACTTTTTGGGAGATCGCACTGATTTGACGCATATAAATTCTTACACTGAAACATTTGGAGGTGGGATCAGATCGCTAAGAATTGATGGCGAGTATAAATTATTCGTTAATCGGTGCATCGAAGACAAATATAACGTGTGCATTAATTATGATTGCAGCAGATTAGCATTCGCAAATTTGGATAAGTTCACAACTGAATTAGTAGCTGTGAATTTTATCGATTTAGGTAACGATACTATGCCTTTATTGTTTAGTAAAATAGACAAGGAAGTGACTAAGTTCGTTATTTTATACATTAATATGCACTGCTATCAATCGATCGATACAAGTACTGGTGAAGTGACTAATTCAACTGGTGACTGGGAGTATTTCGTGCGTGATTACTACTACACCGGCCATTCACGTTTCAGCAAGACCAAATCAGTCAATTAATTATATTTTTTATTTGAACTTATGAGATTAAAAAATAAATATTTTTTATCCTTCTAATTGATTTATATTTCTTGCTGATTTAACCTGATTAGTAGTAAATAACCACTCTATATTATTGACATAATTTAATGGTTTAATATCACAACTCATATGTAAATTAAATTTATAAAAGTCATCTTGCTGATAATAATAGCGCAAAGCCTCAAATTCCTCTCCACACAAATATGAAAATATAGGTTTACATACATAATAATCAATATCATATGAAAATTTACGCAATTTATATATTATGTCAGTTTTCCAACAATTATCACTAGCGGTTGCACGAATTATAAAATTAGTAGTGACCAAATAATACAAATATGCATTACTATGGGGTTTTACAAATACTCCTGGGTGACATTTTAATATATTAAATAAATCAGCTATAAATTTCTTATTATAGTCCCTATTATTAAGTAGGAAATCTATTAATTGCTGTTCTAGTTCTGAGTCCATATGTATTTGTATTAGTGATGAAATCAAATATATTTGAATTATTATTGTCATTAATAGCAATGGAACCCTATAATTGGCATATTGATCAATACACAAAAATGGGACTTGTTGCACCTCAACATTTATTAAACAGAGAATATCTAGTTATACTAGATGGTGTAATTCATAGAGTAAATTCTATTAGAAATATATTAGCTAGAGATGCATTTGCTCAAGAATCACGCAAAGGATTAGCTGAATTTATTGGCGTGCAAAATGTTCCCGAATCATCCAATTATTTAGTTGTTAATATTGACACTCAACAATTCATGTTTGTTTTTGATAAATTTCATATTTTCATCACTTACGACTATGTGGATAATCAACATACAAATGGTAAATATCAAACTACATATGCAGTCAGAAAGTTTGATGATCAAATGATTAGGCCTGATATAATTATGCGATTGAATGAATGCGCTCTTGACGAAATTTACGAACTTCTAAATGAAATTAATGATAATTCAATGTTGATGTTATACAAAAAATTATGTGATTTTGGTGTTGGTTTTGTCGAGCAATATTCGCAACTCAGTGATTGGTGGCCTGCGACTAATGTTAAATCGGCAAAGGTATTACCTAATTAGTAATTGTATTACTAATTAGGAATTATATTTGATTTTTTATCACGTCAAAGAATTATTCTTTGCAAATGGAATTAGATGGTCAACTAATTGAATTTTTGCACACCAGAAGTATCTATAATATGCAATTTGCAATGGATTTACTCAGTTTACTAAAGTTATATTTGGGTAAATATGTAAATGAATATTCAAAAGAATATAATTGTAAATTTTATAGTTCATTGACTGAAAATTTTATCATTTGTGTAGTGTTGAGATTAAATTATGTTACTATACGTGTTATATATAAATTGCGTAAATTATCTCTTGTTATATTTAGTGATATAGCAATGCCTCACTTTAGAATAATTACTCCTGAAGAAAAAGAAGATATCATGGATAAATATCACGACAATCCTGTAAATTTTGAATTATCTGTGATTTATTCTGGTATAGAGATCAGTAATAGTGAGGAAAAAAACATAGAATGGTTATTCGCAACTACTCCAGTTAAATCGGCAAACTCGCTTATTGATTTAATCCAGTGATTATTTTTTATTTTGATTTCCATTTGTCTAAATAGAAATAATGTCGCTATTTGAGAAATTGCTAGAACTCAAAGATAGAAATTTCCTTGATGAATATCGGTATGATATATTTGATATGTTAGCGAATCATGAATTTGATGGATTATATAGATTTGAGTTAGGTGATAGATTACTTATATTAGCAAATTCATGCAAGTTTAGCGTAAATCCAAATGAAAATATAATCAGTTTATTAATAACCGATTATAAATTTATAGTTTTAATAGAAATAAATAGTATCCACTACGCTACATTTAATTCATATGATTATTATGAAGACTGTTTTGTGTTTTATTATGAAGAATTCATGGCTGAAACGCTAACAAATGAATGGTTTAGCAGGGGTTCGATTGGGAGATATTATAGATATTTTAGTAAAGCAAAAGAATGTGATGATAATGATGCAATAACATTTGGTGATTTATTGCCTAGAATTACTAAATCTAGTAATTCTGTTGCTAAATCTAGTAATTCTGTTGCTAAATCTAGTAATTCTGTTGCTAAATCTAGTAATTCTGTTGCTAAATCTAGTAATTCTGTTGCTAAATCTAGTAATTCTGTTGC